CCCATCCTGTATCGTGCTCGGACTTGGCAAGGTCGCCTTCGGCGACCTGCCTTACATCCAGGTCCTCGACCGCAATCGTTTGGTTCTCGCGAATGAGTCGGGTAGACAGCTTGTGGAGGAAATCCTTGCGTTGGCTAGCAATATGCTCGTGTAAGCGGGCGATGCGCTTGCGCAGCGCCTCGCGACGAGATGAATTGCTTGTTTTCTTTGAAAAAGCTTTCTGGAGGACAGCGAGGCGGTCCTCGGCATGTTTCATATAGCGAGGGTTGGCGACGGCTTCGCCGTCGCTCGTCACGCAGAAGTCCTTTATTCCGATGTCGATGCCTACGGCATAATCGGATTTTGTAAGCGCCTTTGGCGCTTCCTCCTCGACCAGTATCGAGGCATAGAACTTTCCCGAGTGCGACCGGCTTACGGTCGCATGCTTGATGTTCTTTCCGGACCAGTCAATGTTCCTATAGTCCTTGAACTTGACGAAGCCGATTTTCGGCAGGCGCAGCCTGCCGTTTTCGATTCGGATATTTTCCTTTGTCCGATAAGTGGTATAGGAGTCCCGGTCGTGATGCTTGGCCTTAAACTTCGGAAGCCCGACTCCATCGGCCTTGCGTTCAAAGAAGTTCTTGAACGCCATATTCAGGTTAAGCACCTCGCCCGTGAGGGCGTTGCTGTCAACTTCCTTAAGGAACGGAAACTCGGCATAGTAGTCGGTCGGCTTCGTCCGGCACTGTGTACCGGTTGCCTCGTAAGACTTCACACGAGCTTCAAGCATGCAGTTATATACCTTGCGGCAGCAGCCGAAGGTCTTGCCTAGCAAGACCGCCTGCTGCCGGCTAGGATATAGCCTGATGTTGTATGCCCGTTGAAACATGTCTTAAATATACTCCATTTTAACAGTTTATTAAAGGGGCTTTCATCTCACCGCCTAAAAGGCGGTGAGTTTTCCCGCCACTATACTATAAACTGTGTGTTATGGCGAAGAAAATTAAGAAAATCGAAATGGTCAATCCGACCCCTATCCAGCCGAGCCCGTCCGCCGAGCCGACCCCGAAGACCCCTGTTGCACAGCCGCAGGCAACCCCGACGGCAAAACCGGCAGTAGCGCCGAAGAAGAGAATCCGGGTACGCAAAAAGGCGACGAGGCATCTCTCCGTCGCCGTCCTCTGCACCAACCCCGGTATCGGACGCTTTAGTTAGTCGGAATCTTCCGGCGCCGAGTAGACTACCGGTTCCGGTCCATTGTCCCCAAAGATATCGTCGTTATCGCCCTCGTCGGATTCAACGGGGGCGTTTCCTATTGTAAAGGACTCGCATTCCTTGAGGATAATCTTGAATGGCTTCGGCTTCTTGCCGGAAACAGTTTCTTCCTTCTTGTTGAGGAAGCAGCGGCAGAACTTGTCGTCGAAATCGTCGCCATTCTTGACAAAGGTGAATGAAGCAACGCGGTCGTCGCCGACACGCTTGAACTCGATTGCGGTAAGCAGCGCCTTAAATACGATGCCTGGCTCGTCCGTATGGATGTCGTGGCCGAAGTCGACATCGAAGTAGATGCCGTAATCGCGCATATCGAGCTTGATTGTCCAATACCCGTCGTCGCCCGGGATAAGATTTTCAAAGTTCTGAAGCTTTGTCACCAAACCGTGGGTCGCCCACTTGGAAAATTCGCGGGCGATGCCGTCGATTTCGCTGTCATTGGTATTGCCGAATGTCTTTACCTGAAACTGGCGCACTTCGCCATTCTTGGTCCCGAACTTAGTAAGTCCGCCCATAAAGTCGAGGTTAATAGCACCTTCTTTAGATTTCATAGGTTCCTCTGGGTTAAATTGTACATTAACAGTTCAAATATAGCAATAAACTACGGATAACGAGGTATCAATATGCCACAAAATAATGCACTTTTAAAATTTTCAAAAGAAATGACCCAGTATGACCCGTTGCTCCAGGAGCGCGTAGAGGGCCTTTACCATAAATTCTTCGAGGGAACGGGTACGCTGACGGCACTTGATAACCTCCGCAGCGAAGTCGGCGACAACAAGTTGGAGACAGAAGGCGACGGCGTATTCGGCCTAGCAAATGCACAGGGTTACAACGACGGACTGACCCCGAAAGAAACCATTGACGACAAAATCAACCAGGGTATAGAAAACGGTAACCTGGGCGACTTCGGAACAGCAATCGCAACCGAACAGCCACCGACCGAAAACGACCTCGGCCTTGGCGGATTTGAAACCCAGCCGGCACCGCCGCCTGATATGACCAATGGGCCGGTACCGCCGCCTGTAGATGAACCTTTTGACGACAGCATGTTCGGTGACAACGGTTCCGCCAGCGACCTCGGCCTCGACGGTCTCGATGACGAGCTCCCGGAAGATAAGCCTGTAAACGGCGGCACGGTAGACCCGAACGCAAAAACGGCAGACCAATTCTAACAAATTTAAACTTAATCATCAAAAAGGCCGCCCTTTAGGCGGTCTTTTCTAATTCGGTTTGATAGTCGGATTGTACTTTGCTCTCTCGCGCGTCTCCTTGCGCTTCTCCGCCTTGGCTATATCGTTGGCCACGCGGTGAGATTCCTTGTCCCTAATACGGAGCTTCTTGATTACGGCCTGCCGGATTTCCTTGTTGTACTCGCGGCGCTGGTCAGAAACATTACCTTCGCGAACAAACTTCTCTATATCGCCGATTACCTTGCCTACCTTGATTTCTTCATCGTTCAAGGTATTCAATGCGGTAAGACGGGCGGTAGACTGTTCACGGATTCCCTTGACCTTTTCGTCGATGGTATCCCATACGCCATACAGTGATGCGAAGTTGTCTGTAATGTAGCTAAGCAAGCCCCTTGCCGACATCGGGTTCCGGTTGACATTGCCACTAGGAATCGTACGGTCCGCCTTCCACGCCTTGCCCTCGACATCAACCGGCTCGATACTGAACCGGCCATCGGCGCCGATACGAACAAGCGTCATGTGTTCGGCATTTGCCGCCCACGCGATGCACTTGCGGCGGTTCACCCCGTTATCGTCAAAGCCAAGGCTGACCGTTTCGGGACACTGGAACACCACTCCCCAGAAATAGCCGTCGGTATCCTTCGGAGTAACCTCGCCCAACTTGGATACATACATATATCCGTTACGGCGGCCACCGACTTCTTCCGGCTTGGAGTCCGTAGAAATCTTCCAGAACGCATCAAGATTCGGGGCACCGTGGTAAACCTGCTCGCTGACAATCTGACGCGCTTCCACTTCGGACTGCATCATGTCGATATACCAGCACTCGTCATCCTCGGCCTTCGGGGAATCGGTACGATAGAACAAGTTGAGCGTACCGTTGACGAACTCGAGCCAGTCCTTGTCGGTATCATTCTGAAAATCATATGATTCGAACCACTGCTGGTACTTCTGCTGGGCTTCAGTAGGGAGCTGGACAACTCGGAACATATTGCGGAACTGATACGGGGTATACCCGCTTTCCTGGCACTTCTTCATAATCCAGAAGTCAAGAATGATGTCCTTATGGGACTTCCAGGTGATTCCGTCGTTAATGTAGTTGATGAGACGGATGCCGGCAATTTTCCTCGCCTTCATTTCCAGCAGGATAGACTCTTCAAGAACGACAGGCTGTGCGCTGTGTCCTTTCAGCATATCTACAGTGTTCAGAAGGATACCCATCTCATAAACCTCACCCTCAGTTTATGCTATTAAACAATATTTGAAAAGGCAACGGCCATATAAACTACCTTCAAACAGCAACCAGAAGGTGCCCAACATGAGTATCCAAGAGTCACAAATTGATATGTTCGACTTGCCTACCGAATCTCAGCTTCTCGGACAGGCCACGCTTGAGGCCAATGAACAGGCAAAGAGCATGACTCCGGAATTTGAATCAGCTACATTTTTCCCGTTCTGGAAACCGACTGGGCCGCAATCGGCTGCCGTCAAGCTCGGTGACAAGAGCGGTGCCGTCAAGCCGAAGGTAGATTTCAACCCGTCCGAAACCCGTATGGACAAGGTATGGGAAGACTTCCTCGCCGGCAAGAAGGCTCACGACAAGAAGAACGCCAAGCCGGTCACCGAAGTCGATGCATTCGGCAGCGTAGTCCTCGACTCGTTCGCGCAGAAGCCAAACCCGAAGGAACTCGTCGGTTCAATCAAGGCCCTCAAGCGGATAGCCACGAAGGAACTCAGCGGGAAGGCCCACAGCAAGACCGAAACCCTCGGCGTAGCAGAATTCATTGAAGTATCCAAAGCAGCCGACCCGAACAAGAACCACCTTGTCGGCATCGTTTCCCCGAAGGCAGCTATGGGCAAGCAGAATATTCCTGACTTGCTCAAGGGCAGCAAGCCAAAAGTCAACGATGTCAGTGGCACGGTAACCACGCTCAAGTCCTACGACGCCAAGCTCAAGGCTACCCCGAACGATGTCGAAATCAAGTCCAATGCGGCCAAGCCGGGAAAAGGCGACCATACAGGTATCATCTCCCCGAAGGCATCCATGGGCAAGCAGGCAGTCCCGGGCTTCCTCTCTGCAGGCAAGCCGAAGCTCAACGATGTCAGCGGCACGGTCACCACGCTCAATTCCTACGACACCAAGCTCAAGGCTACCCCGAACGATGTCGAAATCAAGTCCGACGCGGCCAAGCCGGGCAAGGGCGACCATACGGGCATCGTTTCCCCGAAGTCCGCACTGAACTCCGGCAAGAAAGTGTTCAAGCCGATTGACGGTTTCAAGGGGTAATCGATGCCGGCTCCGGTCACTCCATCGACTCCCGAGAGCGTGAGAATATTGCGGCAGTCCCCGGTGCCAGTGCACCAGGGGTTCTGGCGCTGTTCCATCGGACCGCTCCCGGTGTCATGGCATGACGCGGCGTTCGACTCTACCGACACCCCGATTCCGCATACCGCGCCTCCCCCGGCAATCATCAACGCACTCATCAAGACATACATCTGCAACGGGCTAACCGAATCTTTCGAGTTCGAGTACCACTACAAGTTCCGTACCCGAATCCCCACGCAGGAAGACAACCAGTATGACGGCGCATTGACGATAACGATGCTTACCGACCAGGGATACGAGAACTGGTGGGGCATCCACCGGTATATGGATACGGTCATGAGCGGGTACACGGGGGGCTTCCCGACAGAAGACCTGCACCACCGAGTATTCGGCACGGACGGGCGATACCGGAACAGGCTGACCTTCATCCCATACATCGACATCCACTGTGCGGATGACAATTCGCAGGAACGGATGATTGTACGGTACAAGAGATGCCGAATTTCCAACCTTTCCGACCTACAGCCGAACCCCGGTTCAATCGACCCGGTTCCGTTCAACATCAGCGTCCTCTACGAACTGAAGGACATCATCCGGCTTCCTGACCCGAACAGCTACATGAGCGCAATCTGCGTCAGCACTAGCTCCAACGCATACGACAACCAAGCATAAGGACCGATATGGCAACTACGAGGAAATCATCGCTCACCAGAGTAAACGCCGACTGGCGCTCAGGCGCTCGCGCCGAGAATATGATGGGTTCGGGATACAAGAAATCCCAGAGGGCGGATTCACACCTTGGCCTACTCGACTACTATATGCCCAAGTTCTACGAGCTTGCGCGTGGTCATGTTACGAACAAGTACCATGTCGGCCTGTACGGTCCCTATGTAGACGAAGCGTTGCGCGTAATGGACCAGAATGCGGCTGGCGACAAGTACGATGCCGGGCGCAAGAAGTACTTCCCCGACACGAGCGACAATTTCAGGAAGACCCTATTCGACCAGTGGCTCAAGCTGCATTACGAGGAAACCAGCGGTGTACTCAATATGTTCTGGGCCTCCAAATCGGTCAAGATTCCAAACCCGACCGCAAAGACAGAGATGATTTCGATGGATTCCATCAAGTCAATGCAGTACCCGGTAATCACCGGCATCAACAGCGACAATACGCTGGCAATCGATGTCGTCGACGACCCGTACCTCATGTGGTACAATTTCTTCAATGCACTGTTCAATGTGCAGTTTTCACCGCTACTTCTAAAGCCGCGCAGCTCCCTCCAGAAAATCAATGTTATCGTCGAGATGTTCGCCGAGGGCATTACTGCGACAAATTCCATGAAATCAATCGAGGAACGCGATGCGGGCAATATCTGCATGACCGACCTAGTTATCGGACAGATGTTCGAGTTCAACTCCTGCATCAGCACATCCGCACCAAATGTAAACCTTGACTTCCAGCAGGCTACCCCGTATACATTCACGGTAAACCTCAAGTACCCCAATGCATTCCAGGGCTCGTTCAAGGACCAGCTCCGGTATCTCGCAGACGAGACTACCCTCGGCGTTGACCCTGACAAGCGCGAAGTTGCGGGTCTCACGAACTGTACGCAGACGCTTAAGAAAGTCGGGTGGAACCCGTATGGCGACTACAACCGCGGATTCTTCGAGGTGCCCCTATCAACCTGGACTGGCCGTTACAACGATTCCACATACGAGGCATTCCAGCCGAATGCATATATGAAGCTGGTCAAGAACGGGCAGGCCGCCTTCAAGAATGTGAAGTACAACTACGACCTGCACGGCCACCGCCGCTAATAAGTAATATCGTCGAGTGTTACCGGATGACCGTGCGACAGATAGTCGCGCAGCTTAGTCACCTGCACATCGAGCCGTTCCTTGAATCCCGGGCCATACTCCGGCATCGGGCGAGGATGGTCCATATGTTTTACGGCATTCGCGCGATACGGCAGGAAAGCCATCGGCACACGGTATGTCCACGCTATGTAGGCAAGGAAAGCATCCTCGCCTCCCCAGTGACCATCAAAGGCTGGATGGAAAAGGCGTTCGTGCCCGGAGAACTTCTTCATTGCGCGACGGATGAGATGTACCGCCGGCCAGTTGATTGCAAGATTGCATGTCCATGTAGCAAGACAATTATGAACCCAAGTGACATTCTGTATCACCGAGCCTTCCCCGTCAAACACATGGAATTTCCCGGCATCGCCGAGTTCCCGAGGGTCCTTCCACCCGTGTTTCGCCTCAAGGCGGCGCCCGATTGAAATGACCGGCATCTTGCGGGAAATCGCATGCATATGGTCTTCAACAAGAGTTTCCTGCGGAAGGCAATCCTCGTCGACAAAAATAAGCCCGTCGACTTTCGTGTCACTGACTCCCAAGTAATAATCGATGCCGACATCGCGGCAGAACCCGGCATTAAAACATCCGCCGCTCTTCACGTCGATTACCTGAGTGGCACCCTCCACCTTCACATCGCAATTATCGCGGACCACAACCGTAAGGACATTCTGTTCGTTCAGGCGGGACACGACTTCGTTGATATGGTCGCCCCGTCTACAGGGAATTACTGCACCTACCATACTATGACCTTATCAAAGTCCTCGCAATCTGTCCGAGCTCAAGCTTCTTGTTGCCGTAATGCTGGATAAGGTCGCAATAATCATTGTGCATCTTGATGTTCACCTTGGTCGACGGAATTTCCGAAATGAATGTATCATACAAAGTAGTCACCGGCTCGGCAAGGAACTTCTTGCAAACTCCGCCAAATGTAGATACTCCCCATACCGAGTTGAGCGGAGTATTGTAGAACCCTTCCGGGGCATAGCGGAGCTCGGGGGGCATATCGTCGGTTTCGCACCACATCCTAGTACGGTCGAACTTCCCGGCAACATAGTCGAGATACTGGTCGACTCGATTATCCATAACGATAACCTGTCCCGGGATACTGCGGTCGGTAATGTAACAGTGAGCGGTATCCCCGTCAATCTTCCGCACCAAAATCTGGAAGATGTTGGATATTGCGGCGCAAATCTCGTGGAATGTATGGTTCGGCTTGTAGTAGCATTCCGTATAGGACTCGTCGCCAAGATGCTGCATGGGGAACTCGTAGTCGAACCCGTACATTGTCAGGTGCGACAGTTGTGTACCGCGCCAGCGCATATTCTGCATAGCCTTGCAGAATGTATTGGCGAAAGCTTCCGGCATAATGTCCTTCATCACAGTCACGAGCCGTGACGGTGCGCTCGCCTTGTCGTTTACTATTTTCTGCACTTCCGGATTGGCATAGGCTTCCACCGCCGCCTTCCATTCGGCCTCCTCAGCAAAGGACTTCTTCGATAGCGGGAACTGGATTACGCCGTTGGTAGTATTCTTGATAGCCACCTTGTCGAACGGCATGTAGAAATAACGGGGGTTCAGGTACTCCTTATATTCGAGCATACCCGGAAGCAGCGCATCAAGAATATCCTTGCACGACTCTGACACCAGGTCATTGTAATCGTCGAGCGGCGAACCCACCGGTGCAGTCTCCAGAAACTCCACCTCATTCCCATTCGATGCCAAGCTGGCCGCCTGCAGCATAGCATCAAGGGTATAACCGATAACATAAACCTTGTCACTCATAGTATCGTCGAATCCTTCTGTATAAATGGTAAGATATTCTTGTCTAGCCAGGCCTCGTCGGGAAATTCAAAAAGTATATCGATTACCTTGCCGTCGCCGTCGGTAAAGATGTTCACCGGTGCGAAATCGATATGCATGTCATCGAGAATGGAACTTGATTTCGCATCGTCGTCAGCCACGAGCCCAACCGAGCGGACCGGATTATCGACAAGCCCATACTTCGCAAACCAGTCATGCAGCCGTTCAAGCCCGTGCTTGCACACCGGGCATTCCGAATCGGCATTGTAGAAGCTGAAAACCCACATCACGAACCGGCGAGACTTGGCCTCGTCGCCATAGGTCTTCAACCCTATATCCCTCAAATAGATACTTAGGGGCTTATATGTCCCGGTAATGTCCACCGGTTCCCCGCAGCATGGTTTCGGCATAATAATTTCCTCTTCAGGAAGAAAACTATACCAATTTGACTAGACATTTAGGTTTCCGTTGAATAGCCCGCGCGTGTTCATCTCGTTCGCGATGAACCAATTCACCATATTCCGCTTGCACCAGCTCTCAGCAGCCTGCCACTTGGCATAATTGGTGGCGATATCCATGCTTTTTTGCTGGAAGGAACTCATTTTCTTCTTAAAAGCCATTATTTTCTTGTCATCGGCGCAACCCGGAGGCAACGGCTTTGGCGGTTTCGGCACTACCGAGTAGGAAACCGGCTTGATTTCAATCAGCCACTTCTCTATATGGCCGTCATCATAGGAAATCTCGAGGTAAATATCCGGCTTGTACAGCGATTGACGCATCATCACGGGCGAAGAATAGGGTATTTCGAACGGTTCATACGCCCAGCGGATGATTTTCTCGTTTCCGTCGCACAAGACACAGAATTTGCGCTCCCAATCAGACTTGTAGTGGACAACAACTTGGTCAATTACACCTTTTCCGCCGCATCTAGGGCATTGCTGCCCATTAATAAGACCAGTCCCGCCGCATTCCGGGCAATCCACCCGCACCACAGCATCACGCAGCATATACTTTTCAGGACGGATGAGCGTATAGGCTCCTTTCTTGGTCCCATTATAGTAGTCGGTACGGCGCTTACGGCGAGGCTTTGGTGGCTCGCCCTTGATATCCGCCTCAGTTATCTTCTTGCGCCTTCCCATAATTAACCTACCGATGCGTACATCCTTGCGTAATAGCCCACAAGGGATTCATTGCTGCGCCGAGTATCCCACTTGATGTCCTGTATCTTGGCCACGCGGGCCGCATCGTAATCGGAATCGACCCAGTAATTCGCCCCGCGTTCCTCCGGCTCGATTTCGACCGGTTCACGGACGGTAACGGCAGGGAAATTCGTCTCGTACCCGCCATTGAAATCGGCAGAAAGGCCGTTGGACTTGTCCCGGACCTCGCGCAACTCGGAAACCGTCTTGTTGCTGATTGCGTAATATCCGGCAAACCTGAGATACTGGTACCATTTCTCGGTAAAATACGAATCCTCGTTACACCCGGCCGCAATCGAAAGGCCTATGCCACGGATAAGCTCGTCTTCCTGCTTAGTAAGCGGGTAGTCGCCGACATTGATATCGTTCTCGCGCTCGGGAGAATCGGAGAATTCCGCCGCCATGCGCACCGGGTCCTCCTCGATTCCCGAAGTAGCCCCGATTGAACCGTCAACAGGAGTCACGTTGTACGAAGTGTTGCGCATCATATCGGTGTTCCACGCGACCCCGCCCGTACCGTTCAGACCGTAGGTTACCTTGGCGATATCCACCTTGTTCTTCGCCCGTCGGTTGCAAGCGCGCAGACGGTCGTAAAGGTCGTACCACATCTCGCCGAGTTCCTTGAGGCTAAACGGGGAGTTCCCGACCGCATCTGCCCTCATACAGCACTGGTAGATGTCACACTCGAATGCCCGGTTCCAGTAATCCCCGGTAAGGCGCATCTCCTCGTTGAACTTCTTTACCTTGTTCTTAATACGCTCGGAAAGCGCCGGGCAAGGATACTCAAGACAGTTGACCCACATCTTCATACTGGTCATCATATCGAGTACGCTCATCCGGTACACGGTCTTCCCGTCGACCACATCCTTCGTATAAAGGAGAAGGCAATCCAGATGAGACGACTTCAGCGGGGAAATCATAAACGATACATCCCACTTCTTGCGAAGCAGGTCAGCAAACTTCTTGATGAGCCACCGGAACGGAGCAATGAACAGCGTGAAAATCGTATCGATAGCGAGACTGATAGCATCAAAGAACAGAACGATGTACTTCTTGATGTAGGTATCCATGATAGCAGACAGACCGGTAGCCAAGTTGAGTCCGTCGATAAACCAGAGCTTGTTGCGGATGCAGCGGATAACCTGGTCAGGGTCGTCTGAAATGCTATTCCCTTCGGAATCGGTATCGCACCCGGTCACGAATGCGACAAAGCGGCAGATGCACGGGCAGTTCCTGAGGAACCTCTCCATCGATTCCCAGTCGAAATTAAGCGATAGAGTCAGCATCCCGGAGAAATACTGCTCAATCATATTGTAGACATCAAGAATACACTGGAGTACAGCATCAGTCAAGGACTGCAGCGCAGCCTGCATACGCTGGCGGGCATCGTCAATCTTGTCGAACAGCGCGAACGCCGCCTTAGAGATAAGTTCAAGCCAGGAATTCACCGTGCCGAACAAGGTAGTGATAACATCGCAAATCTTCTGGGATACGGAGTTGTTCTGGATAAGGTCGCCGACCTTCACACCGGTCGTTATCGAGTTGAGCATACCGACAACATTGTCTATGGTATCGCCCACGCTACGGAGCGACGGGCAGACAGAATACATCCACTCGATAAGGTGGTCGGAACAGTCGTAATTATAGATGGACGCGGCGGTAGCATCAATGGTCCCCGCGGCCTTGATAACGCTGTCAAGGAAATCACCACCGCCAGTGCCGCCATCGCTGTCACGGGTCACCTGCTTGCCACCTTCGGTACCGGCAAGCGACTGTCCGTTCAGGATATCTTCACACTTCTTGATAGACATCAGTACGCCCCCTCCAGATTCTTAAGGTTGATGTAGGTAATGAACCTGCTGTCGGCAGGGCTTAACGGCTTGTAGGCAACGACCTCAATTTCATCAAGCTTTCCCGCCAGCTTGACATGGTTCACGATGTCAAGGAACTTGGACATCTGGTACTTATTCAGGTTGCCGTCGCCATAGAACACGACACCGACCGCATCGATATTCGGCTTGCCGCGCATATCGGAACCGAGGGTACAGTCATAGGTAATCTCCGCGCACTGGATGAACCCGAGATTCTTCGCCTGGGAACGGTCATCGAGAGTAGAAAGCACATCAGGGTTGCCGTCACCGACACCGACAAGGTAATGCGCGCAGTTCTTCGCGCTGTCATCGGTGTAGTTGGACAGGAATTCTGCCAGCGGGGACTTGCCCGTAGCGCTGACGACAATACGCACATTGGTCTTGCCACCACGGCGCTTTGCAGCGGGCGATTCGAGGAACGGAATCTCGTATCTCGAATCCTTGCCGACGATTTCCCGTCTCTGCTGGCCGTCAACCTCCTCATCCTTGACAGCCTTGACCACGGTACTCGTCGCCCCGCCATTGCCACGGATGGCATCCACGGTAGCCTTCGAGATATGCGGAACCTTGAAATACTCGGAACCAGCACGGGCTGCCGTGCCCGAACCGCCCACCGGACGGCATGTGAATATATCTATCGTCGCCTCGGTAAGCACAGGAATAGGCCCGGTGCCGGGTTCATCGGAAGCATTGGATGATGACAGCAGGACTTCTCCCGCGGCGTTCCACAGGAGTTCCGAATTGTTGCCCGGGTTCTTGACCACGGACATATGCGAACGCCTGTTATGCACATAGGTATAGTTGGCTTCACCAAGATTCGCCACGGCGACATCGGGATAGTCAGCAACATATTCCGCCGGGAGGAAATCCCTAGTCTGCGACATCGCATAGTACATCCCCTGGTTGATATCCCCGTTGTTGAACTTGACCAGAAGCCAAAATCCCTTCTGAGGAACCTGTATGAGCCCGTCATGAAGTTGCGGGGCGAACCAGGGCTGGTTCTTGTCCTGCCACGAGTCGGTAACGCCGCTCACTCGCGCCTGCACGAAGCCCGCGCGGTTTGGGTCGACCGAGTTGCCGACAACCTGTGCGTAATAGTATGAAAAATCAAGACGGTTCCTGGTCTGCTGACCCGGAGCAAATTCCTCTTCCCAAGGCATCCTCTGTGAATTATCGCCGCTCATTAGGTAGTACCGCCTTTCTTCAGTTTTTCGGTGATGGACTGAGCAAGCGTCAAGACCGACTTGTAATCGGGGCTAAGCATGCCAGCATACCCGTTATTCGAAACCATCGTAATCTCAGTAACCAAGTTCGTAGTGTTTTCCGAACGGGCCTTCCCGAGCATACCCGTGGCCACCTCGGCAGACTTCGCTATGCGCTTTCCGACAACGATGTACCTTGCCGTGTAGTTCTCGTCAGGGAGGAAGTCCCCGCTTCTCAGCTTGGCCGAAGCCGCATAGAAATGTACACATTCCCCAAGTGCCGGGCCCGGGTGGTTGAATATCTGCACCTTGACCATCTTGGAGTATTCCGCAAGGAGGTAACTACGGACAAACGGTGCAATCGCATAGGTCTTGTGAGTGTTCGCAGGGAACGGCTTCACTACATGCTGCTTGCCGAAATCAGACTTCTCCATATAGCTCGCGTCACCGCCCATAGCCCCAAGGATAGACCTCCAGCATTCACCCGTGCAGTCGCCGGTTTCTTTTGCAGAACCAGTAGCGGTACTGTCGATAATCAAGTTAGGAGAACGGGCTTCACGGGTAGCGCCGGCAAGGTCGCTCGGGATGTACCCGGAATAGTACCAGATGTTGGTATCGGTACCTTTTACCTTTGCCGTGGCCGATGCAGTAGTGGTTACCGCATCAGAGGTATACATGAAGAAATGCTTGGTCTTGGCCGCCTTGGAAACATTGAATGTACCGATACGGTAGCCGAGCGCGGCATCGTCGTACGCCCAATACAACACGTCGCCCGGGATGGAAGCGTGTTCCACGATATCCTGCAGATATTCGTCAAGACTCCCCTCCACAAGGCGCCATGTCATATTGTCGCTTATCGAGCCCGGGCTCTTGCCTGCAGACGCATAGTCCACCGGCTCGATTCCGGCAACCTTGAACACCTGATTCATGGCCTCGACACTAGTCCCGTCTATCGCAAGGGATTCAAGGTGCTTCTGCATCTCTTCAGTGCCGATGATAAAGGTAAGGTCAATCGATGCGAGGTCCTGCCCGATTTCCGAGCGGGTGGCCGCAAGGATGTATATCGGGAGAGTCAACGGGTCACCTGGTCTCACGCCCTCAACAATCATCGAACCGTATGTACCGCTCCCGGGGTTGCACGTGCTGTCCGTAGGGCCTACTATGGTAGCCGAGCCATAAGGAAGATGGTTCAGTGGTTCATTGAAGAGAAATGAGTGAATAGAGGCATCGTTGAACACAACGGTCTCTGGTGTTTCGCCTTCCTTGACCACCTTCGGGATGGCAAAACTTATCGAATATCGCTCACCTACCTTTGACTTAGCCATTAGTCTTCCTCGTCATCGACATCCTTGAGTGTATTGAACCGTTCGTACCAAGCTACCGCAGTATTCGGCGTAGGGACAAACATAATCCTTCCCGGCGTTACATCGGTGATGTTTCCATCGGCCATATTGCCGTAGGACTTCCAGTCCCGCTCCCCATTTACGCGAAGCTCGTCGATTAAGTCGGCTTCCTTCTTCACCCTGGACTTCTTTACACCCCTTAAAACTAGCTCATTTTCAAGGGCTTCTCGTGCCGGTCGGATACCCGGCCGAGTACTGAACGCATCGACAATCCCGTTGGCCGCAGCGAATATCTTGTACGCGCGAGGTTCACCATACAAGTCCTGGACGATATAGTCCAGCCGCCCCGCCTGATAAGATGGGACTACAAAAGTATCAGCATATTCAAAATTCCGGGTACGAATCCTCGGGAAACTTTCCTTAGCCATATCTTATTTCCCCTTCTTCATTTTAGGTTTATTGGCCGCATTGTTGGCTCCACCGGTCACTTTACCACCCGTTGAGCGAGTAGTGTTCGGCTCAGTCTTTTTTCCCTTCGCTGATTTGGCCTTAGTCGATTTGTCGTCAACTGTCTTCTCCGATTCGCCCACGGTATACCCGACATTGAACACATCGTCGCCAAGCCACTGCACAAATCCCTTGTTCGGGTCAGGATTCATCCACATGGCGAATGTGATGTTGGCCGTAACGAACAGCGGAATGTTCGAGCCATCGGTCGTCATGAACTGTTCCTTGCTGCCGGTAATCTGTACATTAGTAATGACCAATGGTTCAATATCAAGGATATGCCCTAGAGTTAACCGGACAGGCAACGGGGTAGATGTAAGAGAACCACCAAAGAACGAATTTAGGTCGACCGCACCATTGATTACATCATCGAGGAAAGTACCATTGAATACAAAATCAAACATTCCAGCACCAAGGTCAGCCGCTCCACCAATAGCCCCTGTAACCAATCCTCCTATTCTATTCGTTATGGAGCGGACAGTGCCGCCTTCTACATTGTCAGTAGCCTTAAACGATTCGGTAACATTCCGGCGAATTTGCCTTAAGGCTTCAGCAATTTTTGCGCCATAATCTTTCCGGTTAGCCAAATCAAAATTACGCACATACGCCATCTTCAGCAGTCGAGAAATACCAACTCGAGCCTGTGCTTCCATTTCCGGCATATACCAAGAACACTTGATTGTCTTATTGAATGCAAAGGTAGACTTGCGGAAAGTCTTCATCGTACACGACCCGGTACTGGAATTATCAAGTCCCATAAACCCAGCCAGCTTATTGCCATATTCAGCAATTTTAGCTGCTTTGCCCGCAATCCCGCCAACCAGCGGTACATTTTTAACAGACTTGGCAACGCCATCCAAAGTAGCCTTGCTATCCTCTTCCCAGCTAGCCTGTAAGTCAAAACCGATATCACCCTGCTGTGCCGGGTCAAAGAAAGCATAGAACGGAGCGATAGCATCTGGCGTCGACAACGAACTTGTCAACTGTGAACGGAATCCGTCCATAATACTATGGAACTTCCCAAGATACTGGGCCTTGGCGTTAGGTGACATAATTTCAATACGGACAACATTCGGCAACGGAAGTACATCCGAATGATACTGCTGACCAAGGACATTTCCGTGGTTCGGGAACATCTTGTAACGGGTTATAGTACTCGGCTCTGCCATTATTACTTCCTCCCGACGAGAGACTCATTTATCATCTCGCCTTGCTTTCTTGCATTCTGTTCGTTCTGGTCCTGTACTTCACGGTCCATCAACGCTCGCTTTGAACCATTGTACATAGCTTCTTCAAGACGCTTAGTCTGTTCCTCGTTAGTAATCACCTTGCTTGTGTCTACATTTGCCGCCGGAGTAGCTACAGTATCCTGCTGAGTCTGGGATTCAGGATTTGCGTTTGACATTACCTTCATGCGCTTCCTGTCCTCGTATTCCTTGCTAAAGCGGTTCATCTTAGTGGTATCATTAACATCCACCCCAGCCTCTCTAGCAGCATCGGTCATACGCTTCAGCTTACGATTAGCCAATTGACGGTCCAAATTAGCAGCATCGGCGGCTTCCTGCTTCTCATCAAGTTCAGTCCTCACACCAACCGCATGGCCTATCGAATTTTTAAACCCTACCCACCAGCTATTTTTTGCCTCATCCAACTCCTGGTCAGCCTTCATGCTCTTTGCAGTGGCATCGCGCGCTTCGTCATTCCACCCGACCTTCTTTTTCTCATTAGCGGCAATTCCATCAGCATAAATCTGTTGGCGAACTTTCTCAGCTTCTTCGGCCGAAGCTATCCACTCTTTGGCCAGCATACTAGCCTGTACGATTTTTGCACCGGCCGCCAAAGTAGCTGCACCTAGAGCGGCATACGCGCCGCCCTTCATCATAGACATACCGGTACCGCCTGTCCCAATCGAAGATTTCAAATCTTCAAGCAAATCGCCACCATTGGCTTTCTTAAAGAACTTGGTACCTTCCTGATAAAATTCAGGGCGCAACCGCGTGTCAAGATTGCGTTGAATATCCTGAGCTTCCTTATTATCGCGAACTTCCTTAACGGCACCACCTTCAACAGGACGGGACATTTCCACCGGCTCGTTAAGGTCACCGGTAACATCCTGTGTTCTTCTGCGGTCATCACCTATTACACTCTGTATAGAACGATTCGAAGCTAGCATTATCGAATCTTTACGTCCAACAATGCCCGGCGCAAATTCGTCCGGCTTCTTTGACACCGTACTTTCAAGGGAATCCATTATCTTCACCGGTAATGGCAACTGCAATCCCTGTGGCATCCATGTACCACCCTGAACAGGCCCTGCATTCGGTTGCCCGGGCTTGCCACCAGGAACCGGAACCTTTGCATTACCCTGCCCGACTTCAACAAGGTCAGCAAATGGGTCCGCCTTGCGCTCGTCAATACGCTTCTCAGCATCCTTGATTATCTGAGTGCGCTCCTGGAGCTCGGCGAGAATCCGCTGCATCTTCTCGTCGTTCTGGCCATCGATATTTTTAGACTTCAAGGCACGATACTGTGCCGACAGCTGGTCGACCTGCTTCTTTTCGCGCTTGATTGTTCCCTGGTCCTTCTGGATAGCCTTTTCCTCGGCCTTCTGCGCACGGGTACCCGCGGAGAACCTATCCAGTATACCACGAACATCCTTGGTAACACCCAAAGTAAGGGTATCGAGGACCTTCTGGCCTGTAGTCCGCTCATCTACATCACTGTTGGCTGCACTCCGGATAGTTGCCGAAGAAAGAGAATCCTTCAGCAACTTCTGCACACCGCTATCATTGAATGTAGCCTTAAGAGCTTCAGTCTGTACATCTATAGGCGACTTGCTTACAGGGGAGAATGCCTGTGACCAAAAATCGGCCTGCCCCCTGACAGGTTCGGCACCGCTACGCCGCATCGCATCGGCATTCTGTTCCTTGGCGTTTTCATAGATGCGACGGTCGGATTCGGCCTTCTTCAGCGCGGACTCCATCGAAGACGACAACGCGCCCACCATGCCGGCAAAGAACTTGCTCTGCGGATTGGTAAGGGTATCCTCGATATCCGATAACCCCTTGTTCAGCGTCGATGCGGTACCGGAAATACCCTGCAGTTTACCGTTAAGTTCCTGCAATGCGGCAGTAACCTTGTCGTATCCGCCCGTGTTACCATATGTCTGTGTATTGTCGGCCATAGCGCTTCAAACCTCAATTACACAGTTTATACAGCAACGGCCGCCCGAAGGGGGCGGCCGCATGCCATCAGAGAAGCTTCAGTATGTCTTCCAGCGCCTGCTGGGGATTCTTGTAAAGCACCCCCAACCCGCCAGCTTCACGGAATTCATCTATGTTTTTAGGAGTATCGTCCACGAGGATGCGCCCGGGAGCAGCAAACCGCTTCTTATCCTCTCCCTTACGGACGATGATGAGGTGTTCGTTATCCAGGTCGGTATTCCAGTGAACCCAGAGGCATTTCCCGCGAACACCCGCCGGAATCTCAATAGCGGTCAGGATACCCATCTCGATACCTGCAGTATGGCAAAGGTCACGGCAATTCTCGTAGAACTTGTCCGCACCCGGCATCCACTTCATGTTAGCCCAGAAGTCAGGACCGATTTCCCTTGCGATATTCCAGTCGATGGCATCCGGGTTCTTCCCGGGCGCCTTCCGTGCGCCGAACTCGTCGACCCGAGAATCGAAGTCAACAAGTACGCCGTCCATATCAAGATAAAGTCTGCTTACCTTACTCATATCATACCAAATATAGCAATTACAAATTTTCCAAGTCAACCATATTGTCTTCCTTCTTGCCGTAAAGGTCGACAAAGCGGTCACATGCATACTGTGCCAGCTCGAGGAAGTCCGGGAAGAACATCCGGTCGCAGTCGGCAAATGTATGCGATGTAATCTCCGAGATGATGCACTTGTCCTTCAGTATCTCCTTACGGCTATAGCGAGGCCACAAAGCGGCGATAATGAAACGGATACGGCACGGATGCCGTACCTCCGCAGAATGGACACCTGATGTTGGCTATAGTATGGGAAACCACCTGTGCATCGCCGATAGCCTGGAAGAACTCGATACGCTCCTCAAGAGGATAGTTCTCGATGAACTCCAGCTTGGCGTTCATATCCTTACAGTCCTCAATCTCGATAACCGCGGCTGCAGCAAGTTCCACCTTGCGGTGCTTCGGGAGATAGGTATGGGTAATCTCTTCCCACTTCTCCTCGTATTCCCGGATTACCGCATCGTGCTTGCGACGGCGGAGATAGACATGGACTTCACGACCGTCATACGCAGTGAACTCAGCATAGCCATTCCGGGAATGCTTCGCGGCCACTTCCATCGGGTCGCTGGCGAGCTTGAAGTCAAGGTCCATGAATGTAATCGGCTGAATCGTAGACAACGACTGCGCATCGTTGAAACGCTGTTCGCAATGCGGGCACTTGAACTTTACCTTCGGCAAGCCGTGACCGGCCTGTTTCGGATATGAAGATGCACGCAGCCAGTACATCAGGTATTCCTCGTCAGCGGTAAGAATATCGCCCGGGTCGATTCCCTTGATACGGCGGGCCAGCACATCGTCGAGGATATCGGAGATTTCATCGTCTTCAGCAAGACCAAGCTGGATTGCATCAACCGTAAGCAATGACTGGCCGTATATCTTGTTCGGATAGAACACCGAGCGGGAAGGCCACCCGGAAATAAGGCCAAAATCCCCGTATTCCCTATTAGGACGGCTCGGGTCGGCAACCGGCGGGCGCACAACAGGAGTCTGCCGCACCTGAGGCTGTGCAAACGAAGGCAACTGCGGTTCATCACGGAGCGGAGAGCGCGCGAATGACGGCTGCTCGACGACCGGGGGAGGTTCCTGGGTCGGCGGCATAGCGGGAGCCCTCTGTGTGCGGCGCTTTTTCATCCATTCCGCTCGGCGGGCCTGTTCATCAACAGCCCCCCACGATTGTTCAGCCGGAGCAAACTGTGGCCGCACTGGAGGAACCTGGGCAGCAGCCTTCGGGGCTACCGGAGGGGCTACATTTGCTCGCTCCTGGAGCATCGTGTGGTAATTAACCGCATCGAGCCCAAGGCTTTCAAGTGAAGGAGATTGTGGCCGAGATACCGATGCAGTCGATGCCGGGGCAATGTGCTGCATTGCAGCTTGTTCCATCGCCGACATCAGCTGTTCCTCCGTAGGTCTTTCGGGTGGAGAAGGCAATTCCGGAGAAGGGGTAAACTTAGCTGCCGGTTCCTCCCATTCACCGTTGCTATTGAACATCTGTATTGGATTACGATAGGTATCGTTAACGTATTCCGGACGCGCATCGACCGCACCCGGATGCACCGAGTCGTGCTCCGCAAAGAACTTTTCACGGGAACGCATATGGGACTTCTTGACATTCTCGATAAGTGCCATATCAGCCGCTGTAAAATTCGGCGGGAGCGGGTTTACCGGAGTAATCGGAGCCTGTTCCTGCTGGGCAGGAATATTAACCGTAGCCGGTGCATTTACATTGGCGACTTCAGGCATCTGTGCCTGCTTACCCCGTCTCTTGCGACCGGTAAACGGCTTCTGAGCGCCTGCCATACCCGGTGCACCAGGAACCGGTCCTTGACCGGCGACCAATGCCGCGCGTTTCTGCTGAAGCTCCTTGTTCAACTCGACCATATCATCATTCAGCTGCGCCTGCTCGCGCATACGGGTCTTCGTCAGTTCCGGGTCAGCGGAAACCATCCCGATAGACTGCGTAACCGCCGCAGTGCTGAGACCCTTGGCCAGAAGCTCACGGCTTTCGTCGTCAAGCCCGGCACTCAAATTACTCGTCTGGCTCATCTGCCATAACCTCCCCTACCACATAGGTAAATCTTGGACCGACATAGTGCTGACCGTTAGCCAGCGTTATATCAATCATTTCACCCCGTTTACTCAAATCGGCATTCAACGCCGCGACAATACCTTCAACTTCAGCCCTATCGACAAAATACTTTTCCGATGCCAACGGTGCATTTACATCAGGGTTGTCGTAAGAACGGGAATGACCCGGACGCTCCGGGTCACCTTCGAAACTCAGGTTGTCATACTTGATGACATTGTACTTAAGTTCCCTTCCCATAGATTATTCCTTGGCAGTTTCACCTGCACCCGGAACAACGGACAAGCCTTCCTTAAGCGGGGCGTCAGCCTTCTTGAGCTTTGCCATGCCTTCGTCGAACTTAGTCTTGAGTTCCTTGCTGACGCGCTGGCCGAGCATTGCATGGAAGAACCCGGCAAGAATCTTCGGGTCGGACACAAGACGGTGTTCAAGAAGAGTACGCTGGGCAATGTAGGCCTCATCCCACTTGGCAACAGAGCGGCGCTGTTCGACCATTTCCCGAATCTTCTGCACCGGAGACTTCACGCTGAACGCAAAGCCGTTGCCGCATTCGTTACAAAGGTGGATACCCTTATCGAACTGGGCTTCCGCAATCTGGGCGAACACGACGGAACCGGAAGCAACAGCGATGATTGCATCGGTGTCGGTGTCGGAAATCAAGTAGATATCATTTTCGATATCCATCGGGGAAGTGAGAATGACGAAATCGAAAGCGGCATCGCGTTCCATAGCCATCGTCTCGGTAACATTCTTGCCGTTGACATACGGGTTTGCCCAGTGATAGATATGGCGGACGACCGGAGATTCCTTCTTGCTCGGGGCAATAAGGAGCTTTTCGAGTTTCGGGTCGAGTTCACAAACGGTGGAAATCGTAAAGTCGTAGTCATCCGTAGAGTGGATGATGAAGTTCTGCACATTCGGCGGAATCACTGTACCCTTCACGAGGATTTTCGGACGGCGGATAACCGTGCTGCTGCCGGAAGACCGGAGGAATATCTTGTGGACCGGATAGAAGTTGGATACGAAGGAAGGAATCACGACGATTTCCTTGTCTTTTTCAACAAGCTGTGTCTGCTGGATAGCAACCATAAGCTCGGTGTTCGGGACGACAATCGTATCTGCATAGCTGAGGCAGTTAGAAACCATCTTGGCATCGATGATTGTACGGTTGCGGCCACCCGGGGCATCCCAGTAGAATTCGTCGAGCGCATAGACGACGCGGAGAGTCAACGAACGGTATTCATTGGCCTGCTTCATATATTCGTCGTAGGCAGCCTGGTTGCCCTTGAGGCTTTCGGCTTCCTCGCGCCAACCCGGTTCGAACTTATCGAAAGCTTCGCGCATGGATTCCATGAGCGTGTCGTTGAACGAGCAGCTGATGACATTATCAACCCAGACCACATTGAATGCGGAAAGGTCCGGTTTCATCCGGGTAAATGTCTTGCTGTCCATCGTGGTCAGCGTGACATCGGTAATACTGCTGTAGAAAGTCTTGAACTCCTGCATTGCGTTCAGACCGCGCACACAGGAAAGCCTGGATGTGTTGTCGGACACATAGAGTACATTGAACGAACGCTTCGTTTCAAGAATCTGTTTGAGTCTAGCTTCAATTTTTGCTTTGAAATCCATACTTAGTTTCCTTGCTCTTTGCTCAGGAAACTAATGCTTTTTTGGATTCAAATCATATTCTGATGCGATAAGTTTTCAAAATTCCCAAAATTTTTTCCTTCGGGTCCTCTTTTGACCAGAATGTAGGGAGTCCTTCGGGGTGCTTGTCCATATACATTTCCGCAAGAGTAAGGCTGTCGGCGCTCAAAAGACGGCGTGTCTCCTCGTCATCGAGTTCGAGAGCCTTCTTGATACCCACATCATCGCTATACGGAACCGGCTTCACATAAATCGGGTTCGCCTCGTTGAGCTTCTTGCGGCGGTCACGGGTTTCATCGGCAGAACGGCTGTTCAAGTAGCAGTAGCGGACAAAACAGTTGGAAAGGTCACCGAGCCCCTCGAGATGCTCGTCATCGACATCGACAAAGCGCGGGCTAGTGGTATTCTCGATAAATTCGACCGAGAGCTTCCCGTTCTCACCCTCGTCAACGATGTAATAACCGCAGTCGGTACCGGAGTGGGCAAAGCTCAGCTGATACGGGGTACCCATGTAAAGGATAGAGGAGTTAGGATTCGGGCCCTTGTTATAGGACCGGCAATGGTAGTGACCGCTGAATACATAGTTGGCCGCATTATAGAGCATTTCAGGCGATAGCCCGTTTTCGGAAAGCTGGCCGGCTTCCATAAGGCATCCCATGATATCGAAATGGCCGAACAGGACAGTCTTTTCCTTCTGTTCATCGGATTTCTTCGCGAGCTTCTGCAGCCACTGCTCCATCGCGGGCATCTTGTCCGGGAAAATCCAGGGAACCATATACCAGTCGCGACCGACGAGAGGCACCTTCTCAATTCCCATATGCACCTTCACATTGGACATAAGCTGGAGAACAGCCATATAGGATATCGATTCCTTGTTCTCATAGAGGAAGTCGTGGTTGCCCGGAATCACATGGACTTCAAAATCCTTGAGGTCTTCAGTGAACAGCTTGATTGCGTAATTGAGGACTTCATTCGTGATGAAGGAACGGTTGCTGAAAATGTCACCGCTGAGCAATACCGTCTTGATACCACGCGCTTTCCATTCAGAAATCATCTGCTGGTGATACTTGCGCATACCCGGCAAAAGAGCCGTACGGATACCGTCACGCTCACACTTAGGACCAAGATGAATGTCTCCCACCACTGCAATAGCCATAAATTCTACCTCTACAAAAAATGCGGGGAAGATTCCCCGCATTCAAATATAGCAAAATTATGGAGCCGGCAGCTGCGGAGGTTCCCCAGATTTCACCTGTTTTTGCTGCCGCTCGTCGTACTCGCGCTGAATCTCGGCATGGATATCCGCGTCGAGCTCGGCCACCCACTTTTCGATGGCGGCATTCGTATCCCGGGCAGTCATCTCCATAGATTCCTCGTTCGGGTCCAACCCGGGTTCGGTAGGAACACCAATGGCGCCACCCGGAGCACCACCGAATCCACCCGGCTTTCCGCCGACGCCTCCCGTACGCTGAGAATATATCTCCTCTTCCTTGCGGAGCATCACCAAGGCGTCCTTGACCCCGTTGAGCGTACTGAGAAGAACGGCATACTGTCTCTGGAAATTCCCGTAGTCGTCCGGACCCGGATTTACGAGGTTCTCCATCTCCTGCTCTATACTGTCGAGCATCTTCTTGCCACGCTTGAACAAGTCGATGTACTCGTCACGGAGCATCTTGCGGTCTCGCGCAAGAGTATCCATGTTGAACGCTTCGCCGAGTTCCTCATCAAGACCCGCTTCATCCATATCCTTAGCAAGCTTCGTCTTCTGGGAGACGCTCTTTGCACGAACACTGAGATTCTTGGCCTCGTCCTTAACCTTCTTGACTTCCTCCTTGGCAAGCGCAAGTCCCTGCTTGGTAGAACCATTCGGGAGTCCAAGAACCTGTTCGACTCCAGCAAACGGGTTTTCCGGGGTAGCCTTGACCTTAACCGACGGGTCATCTAGGGACTCCACCGATTTTACCTTGACCGGGTTATCATTAAAATCGACATCGCCGAACAAGTCATCGGCATCCGTAACATCTTCTGGTATTTCCTCTTCCTTCATCCGAATAGCACCTTTGCCTTTACACGCGGCGATGGCCCGAATACCGCTTTCTTTCCCCTCGCGAGTTTCCAGGTAGTTTCTTCAGGGCGTTCAGGCGAAACATCGACCTGACGCTCATCGTCGACTGCCACATCGGCATCGACATCAGTACTTATTTTTGTCTCTGACACCAACAATTATCTGTCCTATTTCCTGCCCAAAGTTATGCACACGCACCAAGGCGTCCGCATTCCTCGGATAATACCTAATCAAATCCTGCATACTCTCAAGGAACTTCACGAATTGCTCCTGGCATTCGCACCGTTCCTTCAACGCACTCAAATCAGGGTCACCATCGACCATAATCGATTCACCCTGCGCGCTCGGAATCCACTTCAGCTTTGTGTTATGAATCTTCTCATACGCATTCTTTTTTGCCTGGCGATACTCACTGTTGAGCGCGCTCAGCTTAAGTTGGTTCTTGAACGCGAGCATACCTATATGGATGGCGTTTTCACCCATATTATAGGTACCCTGATGATAAATCACCTTAGCATTCGGCTTTCCGGACTCATCGCAAGTCTGCAGAGCATTACGAAGCCACGCCCTAAGGCGCTTCATCTGCATCTCGACCGGCGAGTTCTCGTCGCCAATCATCTCCTGTATTGCATCGGGGTCAAGCGAAAATAATGACATAGGTTCCTCTATTTCTGTGTAAGGAAACTAGAAATTTTTTATCCGGTGTGCAACATAAAAGGGGGCGGACCGCCCCCTTGGAATAACGGAAGTACCTTCCGCGTTAAGCCTGTCCAGCCTTGATTACCTTGTAGTCCGGGTTGAACCAGATGTTCCACCGGTCATAGGTAAGCGTAAAGTTGAACTTCATAAGCGTTGCATTCTGATAAGTCATCTGAGTACCAACGCCGACCTTTGACGGCCAGGCATTGATATAACGAATACCCATAATGACATTGCCGTACATCCAATCGTAAAGAACCAGCGTAACATGGGAGTTACGGAGAAGAACCGCCGTGGAGTTCAGGTAGTTCTCCTGCTGGCCGAGACCGAGGTACAGCTTGTTGGTGCCATCCTCGATACGGTTGGATTCGCTGTTAGTGTCGCCGATACCGGTCTTGTTGAGGATACCGGAGTTCAAGCAGCACTGGTTCCAAGCCAGCATCGCTTCATAACCCCTGCCATCTTCAAGAAGCAAAGCATTGAGAGTGGTATCACCCGCAAGGTTCTGCTGCTGGACCGGATAGCGCTTTTCGTAGCCCATGTACCAAATGCTTTCCCACTTAATTGCGGCATCCGGAATCTTCGCACCATCAGAAATGTGGATGCTGAATTCCTTTGCCGTTTCTGGGCTGATGCCGAAATCGGTACCGTTAGTCGGCTGAATACCGACCGCCTTGAAGATTTCATTGCTAACGAGGAGGTGCCAGCGGGTGCTTCGCACCGGGTCCGGCAAAGTGTCCACCATCGAAGCATAGAAAATCTTCTTCTTATCAGAGAGTTCTACTTCATAAGGTTTAGCCATAATTCAGTCCTCCTTTATTAGCGGCTACCCGTGGTGAGGTCCGTGGTAATTGTATTGCCACTGGAGCGGCTCAAGACATTCGTCCTCAAGAAGATGTAACGAGTGCTCGTAGTCGGGTAGAGATAGAGGTCGACCATAAGCTTATGGGCCTCAACAACTTCCGGCGGGTTGTTCTCGTTATCGCACTTGACATAGCTACCCACTTCAAGGCCGGCCGGGCGTTCACCGACGATTGCGTCAATCTTGGCCTGGAGGTCTGTCGTGATGGTGGACCGGAGTTCAGCCGTGTTAAGCTGGAACACGCGGGCATCGAGGTAGTTGTAGAACGACTTGTGAATCTGGGCGACAAGCATCGTCACGTTGATTGCGTTGAATGCCGTGTCTTCCATCTGCATCGTAAAGTCACCGAATGCGTAGATGCCACCCTTCTCGATGCACCGGAACGGGTTCACATGGATATCGCTGAGCTTAGCGATATCAGAATTCGGAGATTCCGGGATAAGGAAGGAACGGTCGTACTTCATTTCGGAGCACCAAGCACCCGGAACCTTACCCATAATTTCGCCAGCCGGCACATGCCAGTAGACGGAACCACGGCGGTTAGAGGTAATGAGAGAAGCCATCGCGATGGACGGAGCCAACTCAACCTGGGACTTCGTGATGTAGGTATCATTGAAAATCGGGCGGTTATCGTAGATAGCACCCCAACGGCCCAAGGTAGAACCAAACTGGCTAGCCGGGGCGTTCAACTTGAGAGCCTGCTTGATACGGGAATCGCCAGCGGCATCGAACAAGGCGAAGCAATCCTTGCGGAGTTCGCAGATGTTGAGAATAGCCTGCATCAACTGGGTGTTCAAGGATTCGTAACCCTTGAGGCCGAAGTTGTTCACATTAGACCCTGCAGCGACAAAGAAGGACACATCGGACTTATCCTTGTCGAGGTAGAGGTTGTATGCGTTGCTGAGCGTACTCGTGCTCTTATTGTTGTTCGGGTCATATACCCAGACACCGTTGTTGATGATTGCCGGGTCATTCTCGTTGAAGGACGGGCAAGTCATCACGGCGGACGGGATAGCCTTGTAAGAACCATCGTTCTGGAGTTCACCGACGACCGTGTTAGAGAGGTCGTAGGAATTGTCCTCGCGGAACATTTCGATAACATCGTCCTCGTTGAGCACGAACTTAACGCCGGAGCCCTCGAGTTCAACCTTAGCGGTATCACCGATGTAGAGCTGACGGTCGTTGTACACATAACGAACGATAGTACCATCGAACTCATAGAGTGTGCCGTTATACATATAGGCAACAGAGAGGTAGAGGCGAGCCACAGCTTCACCATCGTCGGTAAGGTCGTAAACCTTGACCGTATCGCCGGTAAAGTTGATGTCCTCGTACTTCAGGGTAGCAAGGCCGAGGCTCACAAAAGTAGCACCAATGCTCGTATCGGTGAGAACCTTCTCAGTCTGGGCGATGAGCGCACCCTTCTTCTTGTAGTTGCCATCGTAGTACTTGAACGGAGCAGAAGCGCCGACAAACACATCGTCCTTTTCGACCACAGTCGTAATCGTCTGGATGGCGCTCGGGACGCTAGTCGTGAAGTTGCCGACGAAGTAGATGTCACCAAAAGACTTAGTATCATCTTCGTGTTCGATAATACCGTCGTAAGTCAAATCCGACACTGGACCGATAACCGGAGCAACCGGCTGGTCGCCGTCAAATGAACCCTCAAGTTCAGTAGGCTCGAACGAGGCTACATAGTGCAACGGGAGGCCACCTTCAACAGCCTTAACAACCTCAGTCACCCGAGCCGTATGGCTAGTGCCATTCCAAGTATACTTCACCGTATCACCGACGGACGCGATAGCCGTACCATCACCTTCGAACGATACAGAACCACTTACAAGATACTTCGGCATCTCCGGCGGAATAGCAGAAGGATTTCCTTCGCTAGTCTGCGTAGCGACCAAAGCAGTATAGCCTTCGCCAGTCTTTACCGTGCCGGAAACATCGATAACACTTTCATACTTGACTTCATACTTAGAGACAGCAGCGTATGCAACCTTGTTCGTCTGGGTAAGGTTCAGGAGCTGGAAACCGACATAGGTATCCTGTGTCAATTCAGTAATGCCGCTGATATCGGCAGAAAGTTCAATCGTATCGCTAATCGGGTCAGAATTCCTGACCTTCCCAACCCAGTAGATGTTCGTACCGTTGAACTGAGCAGCACCTTCCGGATTCACCTCACCGCTATCATCAACTTCGACACTAGAACGGGTAATCGCAACGATATCACCCGGAAGGAAATCGATAGCACCACCCGGAACGACCGTAATAGTCACACCGTCGGCATCAAGCTTAATCTTCCCATACTTTTCAGTGCCAACCGGGTCATTCTTGGCAATATCAGTAACAATAGAGCTGACACCAAATTCCAACAAGTCGGAGCGAACTGCAGCAAGCAAGTCCGTAATCACGCTTTCGACCGTAGAATCCTTGTCAATGTAAAGGTTAATCGTATTGGTAGAATCAACCCATTCGGCAGACGGAGCTTCAAGTGCAATCGCACTAGGTTCCGTAGCAAACAGGTTGCCGATGTTAGCTGCGCTAACTGAATCGATTTCAGCAACAGAAATATCAAAAGTCTTAGCTTCGGTATCTTCGCCGGTTACCGTAAAGACAGCGGAGTAGACACCTTCGGCCGGCCAGTTAAGCTGAATACGGTCACCAACCCAAATTGCATCCGGATTAGCCACCTTGATTTTGGCAGTTGTCGCATCGGCCGCCGCGCTCGGGTCACTCGTACGAGTGATTTGAGTAAGTGCTGTAGCCTTCGGAGTAGCCACACGGACGAACACCGTATTGGCATCCTGGTCATTGAATACGATTGCAGAGCCTGACGGGAGAAGCTTCAAGGCAGCAAGGCCATCTTCATCCAAGTGCAATGCACTGAAAGTCTTTGCACCTTGACCAGCCACGGCCGTCTTCACCGTCAAATAGTCATAGTTATCGACAACGACATTTTCCGTATCGCTATAGAAGATAACTTCAGGATTAAGACCGGCAAGAATATTCTTCTCGGCATCGGTACCGGGGCATGCTTGAAGGGTGATTTCCTTGTCGTCAATATCCTTCACAATGAACTTGCTGAGAGTCGTAATGCGGCCAGTTGCAGGAACGCATACGATATCATTCACAGCAAACCCAACCTTAGTCAGGCTAGTAACCGTGATTTCGCCCTTGTCACGAGCAGAATTATCAAATTGATTCGTATCAAGCCGGTAGCTAGAGTATGCGCGGTTTGCAGAGCTCGGGTCAGCGTTCATGAGGGCGAACAGCACCACATCATTCTTACCACGGGCGACACCGCCGTTAGTCACCCAGTTCTTCTTGTCAGAATAATCGGACCCGGCGCTGAGACCGAAGTCAACATTACTGCCGTTGACGATAGTCTCGGCAATGTTGTTAATCTTACGGGTCATCCCGAACTTGGCGCCACGGTCGCTCTTATAGCGGGTAGCGGCAAAGTACTCGATGTTGAGCGAAGTCTTGTTCAGGTTTTCGGTATTCTTGGCCGCATAGCGGTCATAGGCAACAACGAAAGCATCCGTCTTCAAGTCGCGCTTGAAATCATCGGTCTTATCAATCTCTTCACCGTACGGGCGTACGTACTCAACGAAACCACCCGCGTTGATTACAGCGCGCGCGGCGTACATCCCCTGGTTATGGCGAGGATTGTTGAATCCTCGGCCAAAATACAATTCCTGCTCGGCGATATTCGTAAGGCGCTGAATCTTATTCAACTCGCCCTTGGGCGCAAACCCAACCACAGCGCCGACAGCATTCGGGCTTTCGACTTGGCTATAGCCAGAGTCGTCATTGAGTTCTAGACGAACACCACCTGCTCCCATCTTCGCCATATTCAACCTCATGGTTTGTTAAACATTCTGGCGAAAGTTTATTCAGTGGCCACAATTTTTTCTGGTTTTCGGCAAAAAATTCGATAAACTTGCAGAAAAGTGAAAATCCAGGGTTATATAATGGACTTAAGGAAGCTTAATAGCCGAATAAACGGCCTCAAGGACGCCTATCCGAACGAACAGGCGCTCATCGAAGGCATACAGAACCTCATAAATACCAAGATTCAGGTAATTTCCGAGAAGAACCGGCATGCTCTCCGGCAGTTCCCGATGCAATTCACCCGCCGGGTCAGCCTCGGTGACGGCGAATGGACAACCACGCTCCATATGTGGGCAGAAAATATGGTCGACACGCTCCTCGAAATCGACCCGATGTACCTCACCACGAGCGATTCGATGGGCTACACGGTGCTTCATGCCCTCATTTTTGCCGCTACCGGCAAATTTACACAGCTTGTCAACTATGACCTCATCCAAAAAATACTCGACAAGAACATGGGCTTTATGAAGCTGACCGTCCCGGGCAACCCAAACTCAAAAGTCGAGGACAATGCCTGGACCTGCAAGGATGTGATGCAGAAAACCCCGATGGACTACCTGGTCGAGTTCGCCAACGGGGACCCGGAAGGCGGTATCGCCCCGGACGAGACCCTCCAGCAGATGCTACTCGAGTTCGGCCAGAGCCCTACCGTGGAAGCCCCGGTGGACAATACCCCTCCGGTGCCGACTACGGACGAACAGCTCGCCGCGGTTGACCAGGCAAGCGGCATCGGGCCGGACGGAAAAGTCGATACGCAACAGGCAATCGCCTCTTCAGAACCAGAGCAACCCGGGGAAAACCAGCCGGACCTCACCATAGCCCAGCAACAGCAGTCCGCTGCCGACGCTACGCAGAATTCCGAGGGGCCGACCACCAAGGAAAAAGAAATACAACCGGCGGAACCGGTTGCACAGGCAGCTACACAGGAAAAGGCCAACGAGAAATCGGATGAAAACCCTATCCTCGAGACTTTTCTTCGGCTGATTTAGCCAACATGTCGATATCCCGCTTCATCGACTCGACCCGGGCGCCAATCCCGGAATCACCGATGAAGCGGTCAAGGGCAGAACCATTCATCAGGGCTTCCACACGGAAGCCCTTTTCGATTGCCATCCGGGCCTTCTCCTCGTCCAGCCCGAAATTCTTCATCATGAACTCAATTTTTGAGCTTGTCGAAGACTTCGGCGAAGCACTTGTCGATTTTCTGCTTCCTTTCGTCTGCCCAGTCGCAGAAATACTTGAACTTTCTGTAGTCCTGTCCGATTTCTCCGGCGAGTCGCTTGGTTTCGTGTTCATAGTGGTCTGCCTTTTCTTCATAGTATTGCTTGTGGAGGATATAATACTTGATTTCCTCTTCATATACAGCTGCCAAAGTTTGATTGGCGTCTACCAACAGCCTATCCAGGTCGTTCCTGGTTGTCTTGACTAGCTTAAGATACATTTTCTTGGCTACTTTGATAAGGAATAAAGTCGCCAATAGCTGCACGAGCATCATAAGCATCATCAATTCCACCAGAATCAAGAGCGTATTGTTAGAAATATCAGACATGAGCCGAGTCCTCCTGCTTACCGACCTTTGCAGCATGTTCCTTCTTGGTGCCGCCGCGCTTCTTCTTTCCGCCATACATCTCGAGCAGCTTAGCCGGCTCGTAAATACGGATGTACTTCTCCTCAATCTTCTCGATATCGAGGAGCTTTCCGTACTTCATCGTAGCAACCACATCGTTATGGCTGAGACCAGTCACCTTCATTATACGCTCAATCTGCTCAGTCTTCTCGCGGAGAGCCTCGGTCTTGGCACGGCACCACCGATTGTTCATATGAACATGGTTCAGACCCTGCATAGTGATTGCCTGTATATCCTTCGGGAGATGGGAAAAGGTCAGCTCGTTCAGCTCATGGGCGACCCTACGCATATTCGGGTCCATCGACACTGACTGCACCACATTGAACAGCTGAAAATTCCGCTTATCGTCATCGGTAACAGGAAGCCCCTGTGCACGGGCTCTCATAAAGGCAAACGGGTCGAACTTATACTCCGCCATTTGGATACCCTCCCGGGTATGTCGCCTGGGCATACTGTACATTGGCGGCCGGAGTAGCCTGGGCATTTACCGTCGGGGCAACCTGTGCGAACTGAGCCGCATTTGCCTGATACTGAACCGGCTGTTGCTGTGCCGGGGCAGGATTAGCCTGATGTGCCGCCTCCTGTTCCTCGACGATATCATCAACGGTCAACGTATTGTTCTTTTCATACTGCATCTCAACCGGGTCAACCCCCATCTTCCCTACCATCTGGTACTGCCCGATTAGCATCATGACATCGCAAAGGAATTCATACAGGGCGATTTCCTGGTTCACCTGAGTATTCGATGCACGATACGCCTTGCCAAGCATTGACCCAAATTGGATATACATCCAGTCGATTTGCCCGGTGACCGGTAGAGGAATCCTGGAGAAGAAATACAATCCGAACGGGACATACACGCTCTTGCAGTCGTGGAATTCCTGCGAGATGAAATACCGGAGCCTTCTCGGGTCCATTGCGATTACATTCCGATAGAGCTTCGCGATTGATTCCTCGCGGATTACATTCGGGTGGCCGACAATGCTGCCACCGTGTTCAAGGAAGGTAAGGTGCATCGCGTTGACCATCGCGCGGACATCCGGATAGCAAGCATTGATTGTTTCCACCAATGTTTCCTTGGACACCTGTCCACCAGTAATTGCGGTTTCCTTCTTAGCAATTTTCTTTAAATGCTTGTATATACGATTCTTGTAACCCTTGTCGTCACCCGGATGGTCGAACGGGATTTCCTTACACCGTGAGCGAATTGCCGCCGGAAGACGACCAATATCATTACAGGTCAAGATAAAACGGAGATTACTGGATGTCGCCTCGATAAGAGACTGCAGCTTACGATAGAAGGAATCCGGATTGGACGGATTATCCGCCTCGTCAATTACGAAGTATTTAGGCAACCCGTTACCGGAACGATACATTCCGCCTTCGGAAATTGCATCGATAATCTCGGAATCGCGCTGTGCATAGAGAACTTCTCGTTCGGCACCCATCAACAGCGGGAGCGCTTCGGCCAAGCTAGTCTTTCCAGTTCCCGGCACACCCGAATAGAAAATGTAGTTATTGTAGCCACCGAGCTGAAGCATACCGATAACCCAGTTCCGCATCTTATCCGGCAAGATTATTGCCCGGACATCGGATTCATCAAGGGTAATCCCACGGTACTTTTCCACCCATGCCTTGGTAGGGTCATCATCGGCAACCGGACGCCCCGTAATAGTAGACTGCACGGGAAGGCCCGTAATAAAATCAATTTCGTCGTTCATAGCGCACTATCCATAGGTTGAAAGATATCTTTACCTACAAATATAGCAATAAACTTCGTTTTATGAAAAGCGTCATTCTCGAATTTATCACCGCATCGACCAATGAGCAGCCTGTCCTGCAAGAACAGGTCACCACCATATACAAAAAACTTTTCGAACAGGCCGCTACCGACATCAACAAGAAGCAGATAGCGGCGGACCCGGGCACCTGCTCACAAGGAATCGTGCAAAACGAAATCCTATCCAACGACAAGTCTGTGCCAGACGGAGTAGTGGGTGACCTAATGAATACATCGTACGCCAGCCGGTTCGGACAAGAGAAGAGCGTGGTGGAACCCGGGCGGTCTTCTACAGGTATTGGCGGTGGTCTCAATAACGAGAATGTCAATGCATCAGTATCCGGTTCCAATGCTTAATTAACCGGCTAGGCCCCGAGCCAGTTGATATTTTCCGGATGGTATTCGATAACGAACTCGCCATTGGTATATTGCATTTCGAATTCCATTCCGACATCGAGCATTCCCCGTAAAGTCCGGGAAGAATCAATGTCGGAAATCACCTTGAATGTCATCATGTAACCCCCGTGCTCGCCCGCCCGGAGATTCTTCATCATTCCAACTATGCGACCATCCATGAACTTGACAGGGTAAATGCCCTTGGAATACTTTTCAATAAATTCGGCATTAGCTTCAGGCTCTTCTCGCTGCCATGCCGGCCGAGGGTTGCTGAAAGGAATATCTATCCAGTCGCCATACAGGCTAAGCGAGCGGTTAATATTCCCGTAGCCGCACGGAACAATCCGATTACGAATACGGAAACAACTTTCATACTCATTATCGGCATCCTTCTTGACAACTTCTTGGTTTTCAGAATCGACATCATACCAAATTTTGGTGTTCAGATAATGCTTCATACGAGGCGAAAGATATACCGTACCTTCATTGCTCAACTCACCATCGTAAACAACAGTTTCGTATATACGGTCAGTAACCACAATAGCCTGTTCAAACAGTGCCGCGCCACCAATGAAGAAACACTCGGTTTCTTCGAAACGCTCGGCCATCGAAAGCGCTGCCCAGATAGAATTCGTGCAATAAACCGGGCAATCTCCGGTACCTATGGTTGCCAGTTGCAAATTATGCATATAAGCGTCATCCCGGGTAACCACGATAAGTTTCCTACCAGGAAGCTTCCCCGGAAGCGACTCGTAGGTCTTCCTGCCCATTATAAGGGTATGCCCCATAGTAATCTTCTTGAACCTAGCAAGGTCCGCCTTGAGTTTCCACGGGAGCTTACTGTTGATTCCGATGTGGGAATCAGTGTAGGAACGGGCAAGAATCATCGACCTAATCATAGTCTTTCCTCAACAAAAAAGCAGCGGCCGTAATTAGCCACCGCTTCAAATATAGCAATTTCGGGATTCTATACCGCAATCGGCGCCTTGATGACCGGCCACGGGTCATAATCGACCAAGGTAAAGTCGTCAAAGCTGAAATCGAATATGTCCTTAACATCAGGATTGATAGCCATCTTGGGCAACGGACGCGGTTCACGGGTAAGCTGAAGCTTCGCCTGCTCGAAATGGTTGGAATACAGATGGGTATCCCCGAGAGTATGGATGAACTCGCCCGGTTCATAACCGCAAACCTGAGCAAGCATCATCGTCAACAAGGAATAGGACACGATGTTGAACGGAACACCGAGGAAAGTATCGGCCGAGCGCTGATACAACTGGCAGCTAAGCTTGCGCTTCCCGGATTCGCCAACTCCCCCGACATAGAACTGGAAGAGGCAATGACAGGGAGGCAATGCCATATCCTTGATATCGGCCACATTCCAAGCGCAAACAAGATGTCTACGGGAATCCGGGTTATTCTTCAAGCCCTGCACGAGTTCGGAAATCTGGTCAATCGTGCGGCCATCCGGAGCATCCCAGCTTCTCCACTGCTTGCTGTAGATTGGACCGAGGTCGCCCTTTTCGTCTGCCCATTCATCCCAAATAGTAACACCGTTATCATTCAGGAACTTGATATTGGTGTCGCCCTTGAGGAACCAGAGCAATTCATAGATGATACTGCGGAGGTGCAGCTTCTTGGTGGTCAAGCACGGGAATCCCTTGGACAAGTCAAACCGCATCTGGCGCCCGAACACGGACCGAGTACCGGTACCCGTGCGGTCGCTACGGTCGACCCCGTTTTCCAATATATCCTTAAGCAAATCAAGATATTGCTTCATAACAAATCTCCTTAGATAAATTCAAGCATTGCGTCAGTTTCGTCATACTCGAGGTCTTCCGGCCATCCGACAGCCTTGAACAGACGCCCGAGAATGTTGGACACTGACTTTTCCCACTGGTCGTTCCAGTCCACATAGAACAGCTCGAACAGGCGCTCCGGGCATTCCTCGCCGGTGTAGCACATGATTGTCACATCATATTCATTCTCGGCAACCTTAATGAACTTCATCTTCTCGCCGGCGGCGATAGGTTCATAGGTACTCTGAGACAGAACCGGGTCAGTATCGATAAGGTAGTTCCAGACGGAAGCCGCACGGCGACGGAAGTCAAGCTTCGCGTATTCCTCACGCGGCAAACGGCACTGAAGAGGATACGGAATCGGCTCTTCCTTCATGCCGGACGGAATGGAAATATACGAATACTTGTGCTTATCGACCGCCTCGAAAAATTCCTTCTTGATTTCAAGAACACGGGAGCGGACGACTTCCTTGTCCATCGTACGGAGCATCAGCTTGACGGTATCCATCATGCGCTCGCGGCTGAACATCGTGGTAGAGCTTCGGACAATTTCGAGACCCGTAACGGCGAAGTCCGGGGTAATCTCGAGGGTACCGGTCTTGATAATCTTACCGGTCTCGTCCTTCACAGGTTCCTTGTCGAGATACACGATGTCTTCGTTGGATTCCACTTCGCAGATGTACTTCTTCTTGGCAGTGACGATTGCCTTGTAGATGCACTTTTCACGCTTCAGGAAGAGTTCGTTCGTAAGGTATCCCCACCGGGTAGCATACGAAAGCATGAACTCGTCGAGCTTCTCCTCGAGAATCACGGCGTCCATAATGCGGCAGAAGTCGGTGATGCGGTAGCGGTTATAGATGATTCGGTAACCGTCACCCCACACAATTCCATCGTAGAACATAATCTTGACCTTGGTGAGGCCGCTCTTCTTGTCCACCGCGCGGTTTTCCGGGTCATGCCAGGTGGAATGCGCATACTTGTTGCACATACGGTTGAAGCACTTACGGGACTCGAGGTCCTCCTCGTCGGTCTTACCGAACGCATAGCGCTCGACCTGCTCGTGACCCTTGAACACGATGACCTCGGTACCGGTACCCTGCTTCTGGCGGAACTGTTCAAAGAGGTCGCCGACCTTGCAGTAGAACGAGTCGGTATCGCCGTGTGACATTCTCTTGTACAGAAGCTGCCCATCTTCATCCTCGGTAGTCCCGAGGAATTCCGGGTTGATTGTCGGGCTGTAACCGAATGCGTTGATAAAGCGCGGGTCGGTGGCGACTTCCTCGTTGAGATACTTGGCAAGCTGCTCGATGGTGTACTTGATGAGGTTTCTTCCGTAAGCCGTAATAGATGCGGCGTTGTCCACATCGTACAATGGGAAGAAGTTGGAACCGAGAAGACCGTATAGCGAGTTACCGAGGACCTTGTAGACCTTCTGCATCATATCGTAGATGGCAGTCATCTCGTGGTCGCCCGCCTTCTTGGCAGCCTTCATCTTGTTCTTGAGGCTTGCACGGCCATCGAAGAGTAAACGGGTAACCTGCGGAACGATACCTTCCTTGTCCTTGCGGAAATACACCTTGTAACGGCCATTGTGGTCCCACGGGCTCTCGATGAGGTACTTCCTCTCCTCCTCGGTAAGCACATAGTCAATCGGCTTGGTGACCTTGACTTCCGGAGAAGTATTGAAGGTCATCATAATTGACGGATATAGCGAACGGTAGTCGTAGGACACGAGCCAAGTGTAGAAGCCCGGGATTGAATAAACGAATGCACCTGGGTATTCTTCCTTGGACTGTTCGCGGAATGCCGGGAACACAAGGTTATGCTGATGCAGGTGGTTCATCACGAACCCGACGAGCATCTTCTTGCTTTCAAAAACAAACGAGAACGGAACATGGGCTTCCGAAGCAGCGGTCACACAGAGCTGGAACATCCGCTCGTGCATCTCGATGAGCTTCAAAAGGCGCACGTCCTGCCAGTTATACTTGATGAAGAGAGTCCAATCAGTGCGCCAGGTCTGGTAACCGTCCTTCAACGGCTCCTTGTGCTCACCGGTAACCTTGCCACCAATGTAGTCAAGCTTGTAGGACGGTTCTTCGGAGAATGTATACTTGCGATAGAGGGCGAGGAAATCGATAACTTCCGTTCCGGCAATCATCAGGCAGTCTTCGCGTTCGTCCCACCACGCCTTCTTGAACTGGGCCGGGAGGCGGGACATAAGGTTGAGCGGGACGCCGAGCTTCTCCGCGCGGTTCACCATGTAGGTGGTATCGTACGAGAAGTTCCAACCGGAAAGAATGGCGACTTCATTACTACCAATCTCGGTAAACAACCGGCGCAGGAGGTCCGCCTCGTCCGAGCAGAGAACATAGACAGCATTTTCCTTTGCCATCTCGTCCTTGAGGGACTGGTCGATGTCCTGTCCGACACCGTATGTGATGTAATTGTCAGTCGCCGAAAAATAAATCGTTACACAGTTAATCGGGTATTCGGCACGGTGGGCTACGGGGAATCTTCCGGTAGTAGCCACCTCAATATCAAGGAAGCAGATATTGATTTTCTTCATGTCCGGCTTGAGCATCCCGGACTTCGCGTAGTGCTTCTGGAGGAACCTTGCACGGGGGTCGATGTCGATTTCGGCCAGGTGGTTCTGTGGGCCGCGCGCATCGTTGTATATCTTTCGTTCGGCTGTCGTATGCCGCTGGACGGCATACATCTCTCGACCGTAGATATCCTTCATGCCACAAGGGACTGCGCCGAGTTCTCCCCGGTTCGGGGTATAGAATGTGTTGACGATGCGAGTCTGCTCCATCGTTCCGTCATCGTACCACAGGAACAGGTTGTCAGTATCCCTGTCGTGATAGATGGCCGACCACATTCGAGTCTCGGCGGTCTTGTCCGCCGGGCGTGTTATCGTAGCTTCCATAGGTTCTTATTGAAATATAGCAAGAAATTTGTGTTTATCAACAGAAAATCCCAGGTTTCCCCGGGATTTTTAATAACCGTGTCGAACACTGACTTAATAGAGCTACCGTCGACTAGGTTTGCTGATTTACTTTGAGGTTGTTTTAATCTTAAAGTGCTTGTCGATACGGGTGCAAACCGCTTCGGCAGCATCCTCAGTCTTCTTGTCTACCGCGAGGCTCCGCATAAAACCCTTGAGAACTTCCGCCTTGCGCTGATTCTTGGACTCCTCGCTGAACTTCTTGTTGCTCTCGGCCTTAGACTGGCTAGCCTTTTCGGCACTCTTTGCAGCAGCGTCGAAATTGCCGCTCTTCGGCTTCGGTGCCTTCTTGGATTCCTCAGTGTTATCCTCGACGACCACCTTGGTCACCTGGCCCTTTTCCTTCTTTTCGGTCACGGTGTCGTTTTCCGTTTCCTGCTTGCTGGAAGCCTTGGTAGCCTTGATGATTTCATCGGTATTGTTGTTGCCCTTGGTAAGGTCCGGATTGGAAGCCGTCTTTGCCTTGCCGACTTTCTTGGAATCGGTCGACCACTTGTTAAGGTCTACCTTAGTACCTTCGAAGAAGGTGGTGGACTCTACAATAGGCTTGGCAACGCGGACTTCATTGTACGGACGCTGTTCCACAATAGGCTGGTTAGCGATGCTTTCGAAAAGCTGCTTCACTCTATCTTCTTCTTCGATACTGTATGCCATATTCTATACCATCCAACGGATTAAGATTTACCGGTAAGTTTATATTATAGTGACGGGAAAACTCACCGCCTTTTAGGCGGTGAGATGAAAGCTCTTTTCATAAACTATTAAAATAGAGTATATTTGAGATATGTTTCAACGGGCATACCACATCCGGCTATATCCAAGCCGGCAGCAGACGGTCTTGCTAGGCAAGACATTCGGCTGTTGCCGCAAAGTGTACAACTGCATGCTGGACGCTCGTTTGAAGTCGTATGAGTCGACCGGCACACAGTGCCGGACGAAACCTACCGACTACTATGCCGAGTTTCCGTTCCTTAAAGAAGTTGACAGCAACGCCCTCACGGGTGAGGTGCTCAACCTGAACGCGGCATTCAAGAACTTTTTCGAACGTAAGGCCGATGGAGTCGGGCTTCCGAAGTTCAAGGCTAAACATCACGACCGCGATTCTTATACCACTTATCGGACAAAAGAAAATATCCGAATCGAGAACGGCAGGCTGCGCCTGCCGAAAATCGGCTTCGTCAAGTTCAAGGATTATAAGAATATCGACTGGAGCGAGAAAGATATCAAGCACGCGACCGTAAGCCGGTCGCGTTCGGGAAAGTTCTACGCCTCGATACTGGTTGAAGAGGAAGCGCCGAAGGCGCTTCCAAAATCCGATTATTCCGTAGGCGTCGACCTCGGAATCAAGGATTTCTGCGTGACGAGCGACGGTGAAGCCGTCGCCAACCCACGCTATATGAAACAGGCTGAGGACCGCCTAGCGGTCCTCCAGAAAGCGTTTTCAAAGAAAAATGGCAAGTCTGCTCGTCGCGAGTCGCTGCGCAAGCGCATCGCCCGCCTCCACGAGCACATTGCTAGCCAACGCAAGGATTTTCTCCACAAGCTGTCCACCAGACTCATTCGCGAGAACCAAACGATTGCGGTCGAGAACCTGGATGTAAGGCAGGTCGCCGAAGGCGACCTTGCCAAGTCCGAGCACGATGCCGGATGGGGAATGTTCCTGAACATGCTTAAGTACAAGGCTGATTGGTATGGGAGGACCATCGTCCGTGTCGGACGATGGTTCCCTTCCTCCCAAATCTGCCACTGCTGCGGCTTCAGGAATGAAGTTGTTAAAGACTTGAATGTCCGGGAGTGGAAGTGTCCACAATGCGGCACTTCCCACGACAGGGACTTCAACGCCGCCATCAACATCCTTACCGAAGGTAAAAGAATTCTCGCCGCCGGAACGGCGGTTCAAGGCGCGGGCGCCCCTACGGGGCTAACGCGAAGCGCGCAGCTTTCAAGCTGCGCGTAGTTCACATATCTCCGATATTTTTTGAACACCAACCGCGACCAGTATAAACTCCTGAAGTAAGAACACGGATAAAACTATGGAACTCAACATACCCAAAGCCACGACAGCAAGCCACGAAGTCCCTATCTTCAACGATTTGGCAAAGGAAGCTAACCTCCCGGTCAGCGAAATAAAGGCACGATTCCGGAAAAAGATGCTCGAGCTTCACGAAAAAGCAATGGACGACCCTTCCATACTGAGTCTCGGCGGCGGACATGACGAGCTCGTTGAAAAAGCGATTACCGAACTCCGTACGGAACTCCAGCACCCCGAAGAAACAAACAGCGATAACGACGAATACAGCCAACTGATGGGATTCGACCCAAATGAACCTTCTCCCGTCGGAGACATCTTCGACGCGCCGAGTGGCGACGGCGGATTTGGCGGTGGAATCGGCGGTGGTGGCGGAGGCAGCTTTGGTGGCGGCGGTGGCGGACTTGGAAGCACCGGCGGCACCGGCGGCGGAATTGATAACCTTGACCTTGGATTCTCCGATGAAGGAATGGCTGCGGTCAACAGCGTCGAAAACAACGAGAACAATGAATCGCTGGATGCCGGTAGCGTAAATGCGATATCCGAAACTGAACCGGGCGGCGCCGAACTGTCCGAAAATAACGAAACGGAGTCCGACAAATCGCCGAACCCCGTTGAAAATTCAAGCGGTGATGACCTAGCTGAACTTTAACCCCCGAAGTACATACACTTGCGGGAGAACTTCGGGCACGAGAATGTCATGAAGATTCTCCCATCTTCAGAATAGAGCATCTCGAGGACGGCGGTCGCGGCATAACGAACCATCATCGTACTCACATCCATAGGGAGCGTAAGGCTCTTGTCCGTTTCATTCACCAAGACGCCGCTCATCGTAATGACACCAGAGTAACGGTTCACCTTGGTCTTCTTCTTAGTCTTGCTCTTTGCCCTCTGGACGACTACTTCCTTCACATCGTCGTAGGAATAACGGATTTCTACCGTCTTCTCGTCAATCGGCTTGATTTTGACCGGAGCTGTCGGGTCAAGGTAGTTCAACCCGTAGACCATATCGATAGTAGCCATCATGCCGAGGGTATCGAACTTCATATACGGCTTCATCCCTTCAGTTGTACCCGTGCGCAGCTTGCCTTCCGCAAAGGAATACACGATGCTGTACAGACGGCCAGCCACGCGGAGCTTCTTGCGTTCCCAGTCGAAATCGATGGTGCAATAAGGCATCATGTTGGAATCAGCCGGAGTTACATAAGAGAAACACTTGAATACATTGGACGGAACGGCAACCGCGAAATCCCTTAGTTGTTCGCGGTCTTGAGCACCGAGCTGGCCAATCTTTGCCGGGAGAGTCGCAATGCAAACCCGCTCATCACCGGTGCGGATAGAAAATGTACCTTCAGTACGAACAAGTTCAACATTCTTGAAGTTATAACAAGTTTCGAGGACGGAACCGACAATCATCTGTTCCACCTGGATAGTCTCATCCGGAGTAAAATCGAGATTGATTTCAAACGGGTCGAGGAGAGGAAGGCTAGCTTCGGACTCGAAGCATTGCAAAGATTCGTTAAAAGAAGAACCGACATAGATGCGCCCACCAGAAACCCACATAGCAACCAAGCCGTCCTTGACGCCCTTGTCACACATCACGAAGAAGTCCTGAAGGCGAACATAGGCATCACTGTCAAGACACTGGGACTTGAGAGTACTGTCAATAAGGACGCTGAAACCGGTATCGGTCGTAATCCGCATATAGACGAGCCCGTCCTCCGCTTCATTGGAGAAAGTCTCGATATGAATCTTGCTGTCCGGAGACTCACAGGACTCGCCAATAAATGAAACCGCTTCACGGAACCCTGTGACCGTGTTGAACATGATAAGATTTGGTGTTTTTGCTTCTTCGCTCATAGAAAAATCCTTTTGTACGATTAGGAAACTAATGCAAAAAGCGGCAGCCGAAGCCACCGCCTTCTGTATCTCATCGTAAATTTCGATTAAAATATGTTGCCAAGACCGCCGAGCGCGAAGTCTGTCTTGTCCTGTTCCCCGGAGCCCCCGTGGGTTTCCCCGGTCTCGTTCATATCGACACCCGGGTTGGTCACATTTTCAGCAGCCTGCCCGAACTGGCTCTGGGCATTATCCATCATATCGCCCATCTCGCCCGGATTGTTGAGGTTAACGCTTTCGTCAGGAGAAAGTCCGCCGCCGACACCAGTCTGGTCATCAGCCGGGAATATCGTAGAAGCAGCTTCCTTGGCAGTATCGTGCATAGCAGTTCCGTCAGCGTTGTACACTTCCGGGAACCACTTCCCGAGATTCGTCTTGAACTTGACGACATCGACATTGCCCTCTTCAAGAGCCTTGCCCATTTCCTGCAGACCCTTAACCGGCAACGGCTGTTCACCGAGAGCCTTGAATTCATCAAATGCCAAGAACTGCTCGACAAGTTCGCTAGCAATCATCTTGTCGACACCCGGGAACCCTTCGCGCCATTCCTTGGCACTGAGCTTAGCACCGGCTGAACCATTTTCGGTCAAATCAGACAAGCCGTCGGCAACTATCTGAGACAAACCGTCGAGCGCAGCCTGAGAGAACGCCGTCTGAGCATATTCAGCAAATTCTTTCATATCTTCGCCCTTACCGTTACCATCAGATACCCCATTAACCTGGCCAGCATTCTGAGGAGCGTCGGTACCGTCGCCTGACGGAGGCGGCGTCGGCGCATTACCATCAGCGGGTCCGGTAGAACCATCAGCTGGAGCAGCAAAATCAGCCGCACCGAAATCATCAGCTTCATTCAGTGCACACATCTCGCAAAGGTTACGGAGCTGATGGAGACGCCAGTCGACTGACTCGTAAGCAGTAATGTTATTCGGGTCATTCGTAGCAATATTCAACGTATCGTTAAAGTTGTTGCCCGGAGCCTTGATGACTTCCCCGCCATAGATATTGTTGTTTCGAAGTTCATCAGCATTGCGCGCAATCAATTCCCTTGCCTGCTGGAAAATGAACTGAGAGAAGTTAATTCGGAACTGGTCCGATTCCGGGGACACATCGATAAATGTATTGGCATCGTTGCTCAAGGCAAGCTCAACCGTGATTTCGCCCTTCGGAGTCGGATACTTCATATTCATATCGACATGCTGGCCATCGCAATCAAACTCTCCGTGCATCGAAGTCTCGTTGAAATCGATACCGTCGAGGTTAATGCGGATGCCGGTATTCTGCCGAGCCGTGGAAGTCGCCTCTGTAAGGAACTTTATCCCGATATCCTTCATCGAGAGATAGTTCTTGTGTCCAAGAAGACTCTTGTTTTCGTATGTACGGTGGTCAAAGTCTTCCTTGGTCTGGTCGCCTACGGGGCCCAAAGTCCCCTTCATCATAGAAATAGACGCGGTACGAGCCGGAGTAACCGGCCCGCTCTTGGTCGTAGTATATTCGAAGGTATTCCTAAAATCCTTCAACGAAACGCCTTTACTCACGGGAACCTCGTAGAAACTGTTTTCCGCAAGTTTATATGGCGAGCTTTCCTATTCTACCAGGAATTCGTGGTTAATTTCGCCACCGTCACTTTCCATGCCGGCCACATAGAGGGAAATCGGGTCAGCCGGATTGGCACCCGGTATCGAAGCGAATCCCTTCAATGCAATCTTGTCGCGCTTCTCGTTCTTTCCGTGGCGGATGTCAATCTCGTAGTCGGTGTCGATACCCTTCAGGATATTAAAGTAAATGGCCGGAATCTTGCGGAACTTGTCATGCGAGCTAGCGTAGGCCTGGTCGATGAAATCGGCAGACCCCATACGGGTTAGGTTCCTCGGCACGGTATTGGTAATCTGCTGGCCAGTACGGCCTTTCATATAGATGTTAATCTTGGTATGGGTAAGCACGACGGACACGAACTGGCAACCCGGAACCATCCTGAGTTCATCGCAGGTAGTCTTGAGCTCATCCTTGTTCATAACGAATGTAGCAAGGAGGTGCATCGGGTCAACATTCCTGTCCAACGGGCAGTGCCTAGCCCTCTGGTCAAAGCGGGTAGGGTCGGCGCATATCGTACGGGCCGTCTTAGTCGCGGTCGCATCGGTGCCGTTCATGAACTTAACCATCGGGTACACATGACCGTTGGTAAGCATTTCGTCAAGCACGGTAATGTTGGCTTCCGGATTGTTCGGATACCCGACCAACTCGCAGAAGCGGATAAATTCCATTAATGATGCAATACACACTTCCCTCCCACCGAAATTGAAATCGTCCGCCCCGGCAGATATGTGGAGGAAGGTAGCCGTCGTAGGTACCGTGATGCGGCAACGACCGTTAGCCTTGAAGAAAACAGTTGACTTTGACTTACTCACCATCGTAAGTTTCTTCAACAAAGAGAAGAACTGTGGCGACATCTTGATAATCTGTGGTTCCATAGGTTAGACATCCTTTAATGAGCCAAGCGGCTTCTTGATAAAGTTAGCAATTCTTTCGACACCGAGGTTCATTTCCGGTGTCCTCGGGCGCACGACATACTCCAAACTCCCCCAACTTTCGACCGATATCTGCATCATCGGTATACTGAACTTCAAGCAGAGCGCAGATACCGACGGACCGAGAAGCCCCCTCTGGTCGCCGAGCTGCTGGAAAAAGCTGATATACCCAAGTTCCCTAAGGTATTCCCCGCGAAGCGCGACAAACGGGCCGTCCATCACCTGCACCAGGTGCATACCGTCAATAGCCCTCGTACCGAAAACCCTGCGGTGCTCCCCGGTTATCTCGCTGTACAACCCGTAGAACCCGTAGGTATTCGGGCATCCTATCCAGCTGCCGTCAGCAAGACGGTACTCGTAGCCAAACGGGGCTACCGCGCCTACTTCGGCGGGAACTTCGTCGAGGCACTTGTGGAACATCGGGTCGGAAATGAACGAAGTCGACGACGCGAGAATTACCCACTTCGGGGTAAACCGCACACTGAGGGACTTAAACTTGGCAATCGCGTTGTTAATGGCACGGGCGAACGAAGGCGGAATCTTGCGGCGGCCATAGACCTTCCCGCAGGTCATCCGGAATACACACTCGTCCTTCACATGCGGATATTCATCGTAGCGCCCATGCAGCCCGTCCGAGCTGAACAGGAAGGTGACAATCTGGCGCTCGTCGGAAAGGCGGAGAATATCGTTTCGGGTAGCCACGGTACGGCGGACCTCCGGACCGGAACTGAGAATGTTCCTGATTGCGTTGAGCTGTTCGTACTCACGGTTAACCTTGTCCAGCACCGCACGAGACTTCTTCTGCTTTTCGGCCTCCCGTTCCTGTATGGATGCGGCGATTGCGGCTTCCATCTGCTCGACCGGATTAGCAAATATGACCGGCGGGGTAGCCAGCGCAGCCTTGCTGCACCCGGTACGGACATAGAGCTTCATCGGCTGCTTCTTGCGAATCTTGCACTCGACACCCTTGGCGACAACCTTCTCCACATCGGCCTTCACCCATCCCCTGATGACCATCCCGGGTTTCGCGGTAGGCGGCGCTATCGAGCCATCATTCAGGACGTACCGACACTTGCCACTGATGAACTCATCAATCCACCGTTCGGACTTCAAGAACTTATACTGTATTGCACGACGGGTATAGTAGGTATATCCCTCGCAATAGTACACCCTGTCATTGTGGGTGTCAATAAGGTCGTCAAGGAAGGCCCGGCTATATAGATAAGTGTGCGCATCCTTGGTTTCCGGTGTCGGCTTTACCTCGTGGTACTCGCGCATCTTACGGAAGTAGCTGTTAGTCCATCCCATATAGATTGCGGCGATTTCCGCGGGAATCGATTCCGGAAGCGGAGTCTTCCTGAACCATCGACGCCCGCTACGGTCAGGATTCAAATAGGCAAGCATGGCAGCCTTGCTATACTTGTACGGCTGACGGCGCTCCCTCGGCTCGTGGTGTATCTTCCCTTCCTTGGTGAGAATCTTCAAGCGCTTTATCGAGATTCCCATAAGCATCGCGGCAACCGAGCGTCGGACTGGCGCAGTCATCTGCATTATGAGGTAGTACGGGTACCACTCGCGGTAGAACCGTTCGATATCCCGGCGGTAGACCACGGTCTTCCCGGTCTTCTCCGACTTGTGCGTACGGAGCTTCCCGCTCTTGACAAACCTAATGTACTGCCCGGGCTTAAACTTCAGTTCAAGCATCGCTTCAGCCTGAGTGAACTCGTGTCGGGGATGCAGGTTGTCCGGCGGCGTGATGCGATATTTTGCGACAGCATCCATAGCCGCAGTAAAGCGGAACATCTTCATCCCATTCTCGTTGTAACGGAAAGGAACATCGTCGAACATCCGGCTGCTCTTCAACTTGGATGTCGGGATGTTGAGGTACTTCGACAGGTACTGGAACCCGACGAACTCCGGAGTCACATTCCGGTTCTTGTAAGCCTGATGCAGAATAGCCGGCATTAGAACACTACCTCCGCCCGATTGCTTTCCTTCTTCTGACGGAACGCGCGGATTCCCTCGTAGCGCTTCTTTGAAGCTTCCTTGCGCATATTCCCGTATTTCAGAGCGAACAGGATAGAAGCCCCGTCCGGCGCCCTAGTCCTCGACTCAAGGACTTCCCGGCACACATACCCGTCACGGTCAAGCGGCATTTCTCCCATCATCACGGCCTTGTTGATATCCTTGCTCTGCAAACCTTCCCAGGTGAACCAGCGGAACCCCATGCGGCAAGTCGCTTCACGGGCTTCACGCCCCTTATCATCGTTATCCCAAAGAACCACGATGTTGTTCTTGTGTTCGGCAAGCCGCGGATTCTCGTTGATAATCTCGAGGAAGTGCGGAATGCCACCGATAGCGATTGAATTGCGTATAAAGGTAGAATCTATCGTACCCTCAAGGATATAGATAGTTTCGTCGTAGTTGATAAAGTCAATATTATACGCAGTGCGCTTGACTCCGGCGAAGTTCAGGTAGCGCAACGGATTCTTCTCGTCGATTGCGCGGGCGTCGAACTGCCCCCACTTACCCCCGAACTGGTAAAACGGGATTATAATGCGGTTGCGGTACTCGTTCCCTCTCGGGTAGCCCTTCTCGTTCAGTACGAGATTCCCCATAGCGTCACGGTCGTAGAACTGCTCGCCCGCCTGGCATACGAACCAGTCGTGATACACCTCCTCGCGGATTCTACGGTATTGGCAAAGCTGCAGACCGGCAATCGCCAAAGGATGATGCGCTGTTATCGGAATTATTTCCCCGGGCTTGAACGGGAGTACGGGCTGCGGAGGAGGTGGAGGGGGTGGAGGAAGCTTTGCTTCCCCATTATGCGTACCAACCTTGAAGCTCTTCTTTTCCGGGCCGAACGCATTGAACAGCAGCTGCCTATAGGCATCCTCGTCCCGCTCCTTCAGCCACATCGCATACGGCTTGATTGGCGTACACTTGTAACACACATACATCCATGTATCGGTGTATATGTACGCCTTCTTCTCGTTAGGCCGTGTAGGGTCGCCACATTCAGGGTTCGGACAAACAAAGTTGAAGAATCTCGGATTAGAGTCATCAAGTGTATTTGCCGCCACCTGGTCTGCCAACTGCTCGTGAATAGAGTCGATGTACACGGCGGCCGGTATGTCGGAAAAATCATGCTGCATGTATTACAAATATAGCAAAGAAAAAGGAGCCGACTGACGCCGACCCCTTTCTATTGTTGCGTTGTACCTATTTAGAATGGCAATGTGTCGTCACCGTCGGTTTCATAGGTCGGAACTTGCTGCTGTGCAGTGGCGGCCTGTTGCTGGACCGGAGCGGACGGAGATACACCTTGGCTTGGGACCGTGAAAGCCGGCATTGCCGGTGCGGTTGCTGGAGCCGGAGCTGGCCTATAAGGTTCAGCGGGCTGAGCTGCCGGGGCGGCTGCCGTGGCTGCCGGGGCGCCCATCTGGACACCCTGCAGGGCAAACTGGGCTGCGGTCGGAGCCTTAAACTGCGTAGCCGCCGGAGCTGCTACCTGTACACCCGGCTGTGCAAACTGAGATGCCGCCTGAGCAGGTGCTACAGAAGCCGGAGCGACAAATGTCGGTGCGGCTGGTGCAGCTGCCGGCTGACCAAACTGAGGTGCGGCGGCGACAGCCGGCTGAATATTGTCCGGCTGAGTCGGGTTCACCGGAGCCCGCATCACTGCAGGAGTCGGGGAATACGCGGTTGTTGCCGGGGTATTCGGGACCTGCCCAAAGGAAAGACCTGTCTGAACCTTAGTCGTAGGCGGGACCTTCGGGATATTGCCCTGCAGCACATAACCCTGAGCGCCTGTCTGGAACGGCTGAGCGGCGTATGTCGGGTTGTACGGGGAAGCTGCGCCCGGCATCTGCTGTGCGCCCAAGCCGAAGTTGCCTGCGGCAGCGCTCTGCTGCTTACTTGCAATGTCTGCGTTGACTTCCTGCCAGAACTTAGCCAATGTTGCACGAGCCTGTTCCGGAGTCGGTGTATCTTCGTAAACGATAGTCAAGTCATGGCAACGCTGCAAAATGTCGTACATTTGATTTTCGTCAAATACGACTTCCTGCATACCGGTCTGCGGATTGACAACAGTCTTTGTAGCAAGCATAGAGGAATAACCGGCAAAGCCACTACCCTGATAGGTCGGTGCACCCTTCTTGCCGGTACCCATACTCTTCTTTTCGTCCCAGACGCCAGCAATCTGATAGTTTCTTCCCTGAACAGGGTCATACGGAATGAAACAGTTACCCTTATCGAAGTACTGCTTTCCTTCCTTGATAGCTTCGGCCCTCTTGTTATATTCGGTAACCGGTTCCTGAAGCGTATTGTGCTGGAACTTATTCATTTCCCAGAGCTTCACCTGGCCAGCAAGTTCATTATGGTTTTCATCGGAAATAATTAATGCATTTCCATACCATACATCTTCAGGCAACATCTGAAGATATTTCTTCAATGTATTATCATCGGCGCCGGCTTCCTTAGCAGCATTGCGGCGATTCCATACATCCTGGCAGTACGGGCAGCTGAACTTGTCTACACCCGGAATTATCTTGCCATCCGGAGTCTTGGTCGGATTCTGGCAGCACTTTGCTATAAGAAGCTTACCGGTGACCAAATCACGAATATAGTGGAACTTTACGCATACATACGGATAGCTTGCGAAATTAGTGCCATTCGGAAGCGGTCGGACCGTAGCCGTATAAGTCTTGTTCTTTTTAGTAACGCGCGGACGATAGATTCGCGGGTCTGGCGGTGGTTCACCGTTACCGGTATTTTCAGTCGGTTCCGGTTCAGCGGCCGGAGCTGTAATATAAAGCATACCGCCATTGGGTACCGCCGGATTACCCGGGGCAGCACCCGGAGCCATACCCTGGGACATGCCTTGCGGCATACCCTGAGCCATACCCTGAGCCATACCCGGGGTCATACCCGGCGCCATCATCTGGGCCGGTGCGGATGGGTCCTGACCCTGTGCATATTGGAATTGTGTCGGCCGAGCAGCCGCCGGATTGGGCATCACGTCCTGCATTTGTTGCATTGATTGTGTCATAAATAGGTTCCTTCAACTTTTCCTAAGCAGCTCACAAAATTAAGGGCATCTCATGGCGTTGTTTCGATGCCATGAAATGCCCGATGAACCGCTACATATCAAAATATAGCAAATGTTTTGACACTTAGTGTCAAAATTAAGATTTTTTATCCCCGGTTTCTATATTTTTTACGGCCGAGAGATTCGGAATCGCCAACTTAGGACCGGTATCATGCCCGAGAAGTCGCATATGCTCATACTTTTCGAGAGAAGCTTCGACCAACTGGTCAACATCTTCAGGAACCTCATAATCGGGGTCATTCTTAAACGCCTCGTCAAGTTCCTTGACAGCTTCGTTGAGCAAGTCCTCGAACTTCCAGTCGATGCACTTGGCAACCGTATTGTCGATTGTACAAGCCTGGACAAACCGGCGGGACATCTCGTCATGGCTGAGAGCCTCTTCGGTGATATTCGGGTTGTACTCGTCGTCGATATGCTTGACGCCTTCGTGCTTTTCGTCATTGACGGTAAGAATCTTCCCGGCTTCCTTGTCATCCATATAGGACCCGGCATTGACTTCTTCGCTGTCACGCTCGAATTCCGGCGCGCGCATCATATAGTCCTTCCCGAGGAACTGGTTATGCCTTGATTCGCGCAAATCGGCAAGCCACTTCTTGCAGGTTTCGGTCTGCACAAGCTGGCCGTGGGACGACTTACTGAAGTCAGAGTTGACAATCAGCGCCGAAGTAGTCTCAATCTCCTTTTCACGGCTAGCAAACTTCTTTTCAAACGCCTCGTTTTCTTCCCTCAGCGTTTCAGCGTATTTCGGAAACTTAAAGTCCGACATTTTCTAAACCCCCATTCTTCATATCCTTTGCTGCCTCAAGAACAGTCTCAATCTTCTCGATATCGATGTCCATAGAGTCAATCTGTTCCTCGACAGATGTGCCGGCCGCCTCGTCCGGAATATCCTCGATAATTCGCTGGACGAACCCACCACCGAGACACATCGGGCATACTTCCCCTGCATCGGTAGTACCGACGCCGTGGCAAATCGGGCATTCGATAATACTGTCGGCAACTTTCTGCTTGACCGTACCGGTACCCGCACATAGAGGACAGACTTCATTACCGTGAACCTTTCCCATTCCGCAGCAAACCGGACATTCGACTTCGCCGGCCTTGCGACGCTTCTTCTTTTCCTCGTCCACCGGATGCTTGGCGACATATTCAAGTTCATCGTCGCTTATCTTGATATTCAGTTCCTCGGCAATCTTCTGCTTTATCTCGATATCGAGAACCTGTGCAAACTTCTGAGGGTCAACCTCGTTCACCAAAGTCATCACGATATCGTGCATCCCAAATCCCGGAACCTTATATACATTCCCGTTTCGGTCAGTACGCTCGACAGTCCTCGCATATTTCTTGTATGCATTCCACAAAGCCAGGTTAATCTTGTCCCTAGCCTTCTTGAGTACCGTATCCGGCATCTTGAAGGTAATGCAAATATCACCAGTAAACCGAGGTTTCATCAAAAAGCGCTTAATTTCGCTGGCAATGTCCTCGTTGCCAAACTTCTTCTGCGCATCGGAGTCCGAGGCCTCCATGTCGTCACCACGGTTGATACCGTCAGTCTCCTGCGGTTCACCGGAAGCGGCGTCTTCATTTTCTTCATAGTCGCTATTGTAGCTCATCATTCCACCCGATATTTCTATACGGTATGGAAACTATGGCTTTTTGGCTGCACTGCGCGGCTTGCGGACCGGCTTACGGCGCTCGGCAAGCTTTTCCAAGTCAACCGGCCAGTCACCCATCCTGACCATAGAGTAGTCCACCAGAGCCCGCCGGTCGAACTGCTTCTTTGGCGTATGGTAGGTAAGCATCGTCAGTATGTCCGGCGGGAGACTTTCCGGACCGAGTATGTCGTGCTTGATATGATTCCTGAGAATCTCGCACATCCAAAATGCATCGCAAAGGTCAGAATGAGGACTTTCGTACTGCTTCGGGAATTTATCGAATTCCGGATAGTAGAATTGCGGGTACAGTGCCCTCATCGCCTCACACATGGCCGGCTTCCCGGCATCGCCGTCACCGGTAGCAAAATGTTTAATCTGAGTAATTCCATAAGTAATAATTCCCTTGCCCTGCAAATAGAAATGACGGCGATAAACACCGCAGAACTCCCCTATCTGGAAAATCGAATTACTGTTTCCCTCGTTAGCCTTTTCGTAGGCATAATCTTCAAAGGACACATACTGCACATCCTCCATGTCCCGCTCAAGAATCTTTATCGCCCGCTCCTGTCGAACAAGCATAGGAACCTTGACGTAATCCGTACCGCTGCACATAATATGGACATGCTCGGTTTCGAGAATAGCGTTGATATGTGGCTGGAACCCGTAAAACTGGATGTCCTTGATATCAAAAGTCTCGTCGTCGAGGTCCATTATGACTTTTCCTGACGAGTTCATCGAAGGGTCAATACCGGCAATCTTCATTTGTACTCCTATGATAAAGAGGGTGGGAACCCCCACCCTCCTATCCTACCTACCATGCAACAAACTAATCTATTTCGCCTCGGCTTCCTCTCCGGGTGCCACCAGCATATCAAACATTTCATCGCTAGGGCTAACCGATACCTTGGGCATTTCGAAACCAGCCGGTATGTTCTGCATTTCAGGAGCCTTGCTATTGGCCCGCTTCGGCCCGTTACCCTTTCCTGAACGCTGCGGAGCATTTATCTGCGGTTCGGCGTTAGCGACTGCAGTCTTGTAGGCATTAGACTGCTCGTCAGTCGGACTGTACCAAGTCATCGTCTTGAAGTCGCTGCAGGTAACAAACGAAACATTTGCCGGTCCGAGACGGGACTTCAGGATGCAGTTAAGGTACATACTGAGGCTTCTTGCGGTATCGTCGGTCGTAATGGACATCAGGAAGTCCGCCGTTTCAGCATAACCGGAAGAACCTTCAATGGATTCGATACCGGCATCGGTATTGTGGTAACCGGTGCGGTTAAACTGCACAGCTGAAAGACAGGCGAAGTTACGGGCGATAGCAATATCCCTGAGCTGCTCGGCCTTCATAACGCCGTCGCTATACATACTGCTTTCGGTCATACGGCCACGGTATGACGGCTTCATGATACCGATGTAGTCAATCACCAAAAGGTCAAGCTTGCCGTGCGCGATTTCGAACGAATCGATGATAGCCTCGATTTCCACCGGGGTTGTCGTCGTCTTCATATACTTGACCTGCAACTGGCCGTGACGGTTGCCGACATTAGCCATATCAGCGCAGCTCTTGTCAATCTTGGCACGGATTTCTTCACCGGTCATCGTGATGACCTTGTAGAACTCAGTCCCGGTAATATTGGCCGCGATTCGCTGCCATACATAATCTTCAGCAAGTTCAAGAGTAATATAAAGGACATTGAAACCGCTCTTATATGCATAAGCGGCTTCACTACAAAGCGCCAACGACTTACCGATATTCGGCTGGCCGACAAGTAAAGATAAAGTCTTTCGATAGTAACCGCCACCGCATATCGTGCCGTCCGGATTCGGGCGTCCGGTATAATATCGAACTTCGTTAAGACCTGAAGGTATGCACTGTTTCTGCTCACGGAGCTTCGCGAGTGCCACTTCAATATCACTATAAAAGTTCAACCCAAGGTCAGTATGGAGGCTAAAATTGACCGCGGCATGCAGTCTGGGTACAAGGTCGTGAATCCCATCAACATGCTTGTCGTGGATTGATTCTGCGACACTAATCAAAACTTCTTCAGCAAGCCGTTCACGGAAGAAATTTTCCATCATCAGGACGATGAAGTCCTGGTGCATCCCCGGGAGCTGCGTATTATAGATAAAAATCAGCTTATCGCGAGCCTGAAGAGCATACTCGTTCTGCCCCATGCCTGTTATAAGTTCCTGCGCAGTCGGAAGCCGGGAATGCTGGTTCTCATAACGGTTAATGATGTCGACAATATTACGGTTATTCCCGTCTTTAAACAAGGAAGGGCGCAATGCATCCCTTATCTTCGGCGCCAACGCCGAATCCTGAAAAAAGACGCGCAGTACCAAATCTTCCTGCGTAAGCGCCACCACCTGCTGTGTAGGCTGCAGATACCCCGGCTGTACGGGCATATTGCCCTGCACCGGCATACCGACACCACCATAGACAGGCATTCCCGCATGAGCTTGCTGCATCTCAGGGGCTGCACCCGCCGTTACGACGGGCATCACCGGCTGGACCATCTGCTGCATAGTGGGTACCGCTACCGCAGGATTTTGCATAGTATATTCCATAGGTTCGCAAATCCTGTTATTTCATTTTAAATATAGCAAGAAAAAAGCGGCCCAGACCGGACCGCCTCGACTTTTTCGGGTCGAATTGACACTTCACTAGGTTTCCGGAGTGACAGGAGCCATTCCGTCACCGTCAATAAGTCCAAGAGCCTGAGCCTGAGACAACGCCTTCTGCTGCATCTTTGCGATTTCGCTGTCATTAGCGGCATCGAGTACAGATTCATCAAGGTCGGCGAGTTCCCGTTCAGTAGCTTCCTCTGCAGCTTCGTCACCGAATATGCCGAGCTTCTGGTTCTTGTACTTGTTCTGGATATACTCGTTAATCGGGTCGAGAATCGTACCGATATAACGGGCACTATGAAGCTGCGGTTCCGGTGCGACAAGCCAAGTGCTCTTGTCACGGCGCGGGTCGCAAATGACCCACTTCTTGCCCCTGAAAGTCTCCCCATTGACCTTCGGGAGTTCAAGACCCGGCCACTCTTCCTTCTTGGTGTAAGGAACGATGAGGCCAGCCTCTTCAGCCCAGACATGCAAGCCATAGTAGCGGCTGAGGCCGTTCTGATAGCTGAGGTAGAGACGGGTACCGAACCCTTCGTGAACCATTCGGTTCTTGATGTTGCTGACCTGAATGAAAATACCGCGTACTTCCTTCTCTTTCTTCTCCCCTTCCTTCTTCGGAGCGTTGGGGTCCTTGTCGACACGTTCGGCAATCTTGTATACGGACAAGATAACAGAAGCAGAATACTTCGCACCTTCACCGCCGGCGACCTTCTTGGTCTCTGTATGGGTCTGAGCGGCATTAGGGTCGAGATAGAGGTGGTTGGTGACATACATCGGGGCACCCATTTCGCCAAGGCGGAATGTAATGTCGCGGTACATAGCGGAAAGCTTCTTGGCCTTGGTAAGGTCAACCTTGTCCTGACCGGAAAGCACATCGTTCACATTCTTGTCGGTGGACAACATACCCTGTGAGTCAAGAACGAACGCCAGCTTGTTCGGGTTCACAAAGAGCTTATTCTTCTCAACGTAGTCCTCGAGCTGCTTCAAAATCACGGAGATACCGTGGTGGCACTGCTCGACCGTATGGAAGTGGAGAACCTTGAACTGTCTCGGCGGGAACGCCGCGTAGTTAATGAGGTCTTCACGGGTGGTTTCGTTTTCGGTGTCGATGTAGTAGATGAAGTATCCATCCGCAAACAATGGCGGGCAGAAATTGTACTTGCCGAGCAACGACTTACCGGAACCCTGCAAGCCAGCCGCCTGCACAATCTTGTTCTTCGGGAAGCCACCTCGGACATCGCCGCAAACCACCGCATTAAGGGCATAGCAGCCGCTGTCTGCGAAACCATATGTCGGACGCTCCACATGGGCATCGACATACCTATCCGTCGTCGTGACGGTATCAAAGAACGCCCACGGATTTTCAATCGCGGGGTCCGCGCCTTTTGTTGCTTTTTTAGCCATAATTATCCTCGTTAAATAAAAAACACTTGCCGCATATCCCGCGACAAGTACAGGTTAAAACAGAAATATTCTCGATAAAAGCCAAAAGGGCCGCACCAGAGATGGCGCGAACCCGAGCGGCGCGCCCGGCTAGCGAGCGTACGCAGTCAACAGCCGGCCGGCATATAGCACGGGCCAGTTTTGCACAAGTGGCTTCCATAGGTTCTACAGTCAATATAGGATTATTTTTTCGGGAATGCAACAGTACCATACGAATTATGCCTGGATTTGGGTAGTTGACAGAAGGTCAAACATATTGAGCATATTGCGCCAAGTACCGTGCAGGCACATTACGGGCATCAAGAAAATCGGGTGCTTGTCTACCACGACCCGCTTCCACTCGAACCTCACTTCCTGCCTAAGCTCGAACGGGCGATTGGCCACAAGGACATAAGGCTTAAAGGAATCATCCTTGGACCTATCAATCACAGTAACATCCTTCAGCTCGATTATCGCCTGATTCGTCCTCGGGTCTATCCCGGTAACCACCACATACGGCTCCTTGCCGAACTGTATATCGACAAGCGCATCGCCAGACTGACGGCTAAACATATGACGGCGGTCGTCCTTCAATACCTGGAGATAACGGTGAAGGTCAAAATATCCCACCGGCTGAAACTTGGATGGGCGTCCCTTCATATGCCAGATGAACCAGAGGTACCGGGCGATAACCGGATGAAATATCGCACCCCCGTCGTGGTCAAGGTTCGCCATCAGGGCGAATATCCCGGGCAAGTCCTTGAGCAAGTCCCCAGAAGTAGTCATCTTGCGCCCCATCTTGTCAGATACGGTATAGCGGTCGTCCGCCCCGCTGAACTTCCCTGTAAACACATAGCGGTCAAAGGTATATTTCGGGGAATTGAACGAATTTAGCGCCCTAGCGAAATCGCTCGACTTGGGCCCTTCAATCTTCACCCGGTCAGGAACCACCATAAAGTTGACGGTCTGACCGACAAGATTCCACGCATCGACGGCTACCCCGCAATCGGTAGTATAGCGCATCTTCTTCACTATAGCATGAAGAGCTGGCTTCCCTTGGATATCGCATATACCCATACGCTCGCCGAGCACGATGTGCCCCGCATCTATATCAGGCATATAGACTACCCGTGTCTCCCCTCTCTGCTGAAGAATCATACCATGCGGCCCCTATACTTGAACGGGAGCATTATCTCCCTTACCTCACCGGCAGGGACGATTACGCCAAGAATCAGGTAAATCCCGTGCGGACCCATATCCTGTATGTCACAGCGTTCATAGACAATGCGGATTCGCGGTTCATACTTCTCGATTGCAGAAACGCATTCCTTGAGAACATCGTTCGGGTTACCGCCAGCGCGGAGGGCAAATATGCGCTCCTCGATGGTAGTGCCGAAGTCCGGATTGAACAGGCGTTCCCCCTTCCGGGTCAACAGGCAATTATACAGGTTCTGGATAATGCTGTTCTCGTCGGTAATCTCGGTAAATCCGTTAAACGCGAAGTCCCTATTATATGACGCGCTTCGGCTTATCGTGGCATCGCTATCCCCGGGCTTCATCCGCTCATTCAGCTTGACCACCTTCGGCGCAGCATAATACGCGGTGAGCTGAACAGTCTCGGAACACGCCTTTGCCGTTTCGGCATCCCATTCCTCCTCACTACGCTTCGTCATCACGGTAAGCTGGACTTTACCATTGTATTCGTCCGGCATAAAGAATGTAATCTCGTTCTCGCTCATCGTGTAGACAGGAACCCACTTGTCGGCAGGGTCGCCATCACGGAGACGGATTCGTGTATTCCCGGCGAGTGAATTGAATATCTTTGCATTGAGCGAATCGATAGTGATGAGTTCGCCAGCGGTCAGAAAATCCGGGTACACCTTGATTGGTATAAGGGATTCGTCCCCAGCATCGCTAGCAGAAGTAAGCTCTATCCTGAAACTGTCGTCAGGTTCTTGACCGGCGGCATTCAATACAGGAACCCTAAGCGCCACCTTAGCCCCGGTGCGCCCATACAAGGTAAACCCAAGAGATACCGGGCGGCCAGTAGCAACCCACTTGTTCCCTATCGAAGACGGGATGTCAATGGTGAACTGTACACCAGGTTCACCATAATAACAGGTCTGCGGGCACACGTCGGAGTGCCCGTCACAAGGGTCAGACTTCACTTCGACCTTTCCAATCGGCGACTTCGAAATCTTGGCATATACATCGGAAGCCTTGCCCGTCACATCCCAGTAACTATCCGACAGCTGAGACATACAAATCTCGGTAGCTACCTCGGTGCTACGTTTGACACACAAGGTTATAACGAACCCGTTTGTATCGGTAGCATCAGTGGATACCGGAGGAACAAATGTAATTACTCCGAACTTCCGCGCAGAAATTTCAATCTCGTTACGCCATACGGAACCGGTTGCATCATTGTCCAAGTCGAAAGCCCCGAACTTTACCGGGTACATCGTCTTCGGATTATTTTCACGGGTGGACGAATTGTCTACCGAGGTAGTATCAAAGGTATTCCTCGCGCGTTTCCGTGTAGTAACCGGTGCCGCATTGACAATGTAATTTGCCGGAACATCAGATACAGGCGTACGGGGCGCGTAGATAACCGAATCAAATGACGATGTTATTTCGATATCCGGCGAACGGCAGATAAAGGAGTTCGGCGCAACCGACTCTATCACCGCATTGTACACTACAGGTTCGCCGCCTTGACAAAGCGTCACCCTATCCTTTTCCTGGAATGTATGCGCGGGCCAGGCGACAAGCGCCTCGTGATAGCTACAGTATACTTGTCTATCAACAATATATTCACATACTATCCACTTACTACTAACAAGTCCGGGAAAATCCTCGTAGGAATACCGAGGTTCCGCGCCAATGGCAAAAAAGCTGGTCCTGTAGGTGTAGGAATCAGGAGAAACCACGGAAACCTTAAATGTTCCGTTAAAGCGCTCGCCGTTGACCCCGCAAGAATGGTCGGTAACCGGGAACCCGGATACGGCAATCGCATCCCCATCGGAATACCCGTGCGGTCCATCGGTCACGACGGTCACCGTGTAGGTTACCGGGTCGAACACGGCAGACTTTATGCCGACAGAAGAATAGCGCCGTTCAAGAAGAATGCCAACCGGCAAATTGTCCGACTGATACATTCCATGCAAGGCGGATTCGCCATAGGTGGTAACCGCGCGGCCCTTGTAATCAAACAGTTCAATCGTGTGTTCAAGGCTATCGCCGGAAAAACTGCAGCAGATTGAAGTATTGAACGAGGAGTCATGCTTTCCGGGAGTCCTTGCGGCATCCGTATCATAGAACGGATGGCGGAACACGCCATTCCATTCCTCGTACGAAATCACATCGCACGGATTGTCGGATACCGCATACAGGCCAGTACGGGTAGCTGACGACAGGTCGTTGACCCCATCATAACGAAGAAAGAGGCGAACCCGGTAGTTCCCGGGGTCAGCCATCCCCTCTGTAAAGGCAAAGGAATAACAAGTATTGCCATTAGCGGCAACAAAGCTATTCACACTATCCAGTATCCGAGTAATTCCCATATTACACACCATTCTGCAGTGACGGGAAGTCGCCTAGACCACTATCGCTAATCGTCTTGATTGCATCCGGTATAGCGGCAAGTAAATCACGGTCAGCTTCCTCATCAAACGGTTCCTTGGCGGAAACAACCTGCTCAATCACAGTTACCGCTTTCGGAGAAGTCACTCCACCGATTACACTATGCGCAAGCGAATCACCTAATACGCTATAGACTGTCTCCATCGGAACAAAGTCATTCGCAAACGAATCCGAACCGGAATCGTGCATATACATCATAGCCAATTTTGACAGAATACGGTCTTCGGGCAACCCATACTTGAGGAAGGTATTTTCATACCAGTCACGCAACTCGGAATCATTGTAGTAGAACAACATGTTCGAATCGTCATAGTTCTCCGGGTCATCCGGATATATCAGCCTAGCAGGATTGGACTCATCAACCGTAGCGCTCAAGAATCTCGCACCAAGCCATATAAAGTATGACGACCAGTCAGGAGCACCGCCGCTAACATACTGAACAACACTGTCGCCGTCATTATCAAACTCAGCCTTGATACCGTCAACGAATCTAGGGAACGAAAGACTTGAAAGATTATGGTTCCGCATCAAGTAAACCAACGCCTTGTTCACAAACGCGCGAACATCAGCGGCCGATACGCCGGCGTCTGAAATTCCTTTACTGACATACCCATTGAGTGCCAATGTGGCTACAATCCTAGCCAAGCTGAAGTTCGGAATAAGTTTCCGACGCACCAGACCAAAATAGGTATCGGTCGTCAAGTTCACAACAAGGTCACTTTCCGTTGCAGAGACGCCACCCGAATATGAATTGAGCAATTCAATAAACGGCTTCACCGCGCTGGCAAAGCGTGTCGGAGGAATCGAAGCAAGTTGCCGCCCAATTTCACTGTTGGTACCCGGCCCATTAAATTTACCAGCAGCAAGCTGCTTAATCGTTTCAGCCCATACCCTAACGATATCCCGAGTTTCTCCCTTGGGGTCACCCGGGTCAACGCTCACCTGCATATTGAAGCCATTCGGGAATTCAACCTTGCTAAAGCATCCAACACGGGTAAACGCATTGGATATACGCTTCAAAGAACTAATAGCATACTTAAGTTTTGCATCAGGGCCATCATCCACAGTAGGAACATTTGGGCCAAGCAATCCAGCACGAAGCAAGTCACCCACGCCACTCTTACTTTCAGCATCGCCGGCACCGGCAAGAATATTATCAAACACCGCGTCAGCCATCGCAATAGCGTCATTGCCCGAATCGGTGTTTTCCATATTCATATCTTGAGCAGCAGTATCGCTACCCACCGTCTCGCCAACTCCACCGCCCTTCTTGTCATCGTCATCATCGCCATCAGATAATTCCGAGAATGATTTGCTACCCATCGTACGGGTACAGATATCAAAAAACGGTTCATTAGTTTTTGTTTTCGGGTTAAACCAAGTATATTGACCCCTGATAAGTTCGCACAACGCAGGAGACACTATGTCAAACTGTCCACCCGGCTTAGCCTGTTCCTTAATATCTTTCAGTACCTGAGCAATTACACTCTTACCCGCATTGCGCCCATTCTTCTTCAGGACGGCATCCTTATTAGTCATCAAAGGAGCCAATTCCTTTTCGAGGAGTTTAGCGCATACAGTCGACATGGTAACTTTCTTGGTAGTGTCCATCGATTGCAGGCCTGTTATGTACGCCGCACTCTGCAGACTCTTGTCAAGACCTGATGTTGCCGGCTTGAATTTATACTTATCGGAAAACCCGGAGAAGCCGAGCAATGCAAATTCGGAAGCCAAGTCCTTAATATCATGTTGACGGTCAAGCAAAGCCTTCATCTTTACGGCAGCAGCCTTGGGTTTTGCCGAAGCGATTCCACTATTGTAATTATCCTCAATATTCGAAACGATAATATGCGGAACGACAGCGACATATTCGCCGCCACCCTTAGTTGTTACCGGGTCCATCACATCACTAGTTCCGATATGCTTCACGGTCTGCTCGCCGAGCTTAGCCTTGATAGAACCATCCGCTTTTGTAGCCTTCTGTGTAGATGCAGCCACAGTCCCGCGAGACAGTACAGATGACTTATAGTTCGGTTCAAGCCGCTTGATAAGCGCATTTTCGGAATACGGGTGAATAACAGGTATTCCACCTTCCTTACCGGAAACATGTCTTGATGCGCGTTCAGCAAGTTTCTGCACGGCACCCTTGTCGAAATCCAGTATTGTATCGTTGCGCAATTTACTGAGTATAGCAGAATCACTCAGGCCGAGGTAGCACAAGGCCGATATAATTTCGCTTGTTATCAGATTATCCGGAATACCTTCAGCGGTAATCTCGGCATCGTGGCCAAAGATACCGACTTGCTCCATAATCCACACAAGGTCCTGCGCAGTATGGATTGATTCGGACTTATCGTCAAGAGATGTCTTGAAGAATTCAAGAGCTTCTTTCAAATCAGCATTGTCCGGTGCCTGTTCAGCCGCCTTGTTCCAGCTGTCATATACGGAAAGACCTATCATATAGACCTTACGATATATCGCAGCACGAGCATTGGCTATCATTATCTTTTGGTTTGCGGTCACCTTAAAATCAGAGGTCTCTGCAGTCTTTGCCTTACTTCCTTTCTTGGCAGGAGTCTCATCCTCATCTTCATAAGGCATACCCGGGATATCAACCTGAGCCGGCTCGTCAAGGTCATATGCTTCAGTGGAATCCTCATCCCCATCGCCAAGATAAGATGCCGAATCATCGTTTAAAAAACCATTACCAAACTCGATTTCCTCGGTATCGTCATCGATACCCTCAAGTTTAGGCTTGCCGACAGGCTTCTTGGCAATCTGTTGAGACAATAAAATCCACGATTCAAGCAATGTTTTGGGGTAGAGTAATTTCATCCGGACATCCTCAGATTAGATATCCGTAGTTTATACTTTTACGGCAACTCAGGGATGTCCTGCGCAGGCCGCTCGCCACGCTCCGAGGCATAGTATTCATCATAATCGAAGTCAGGAACGTCATCCTTTTCCGGCGGAACATCATTCTCGTCGGCCACCCGGGCATCTTCCTGGAGCTTCTGCGAGTACATATAGAACGCCTGTTCCAGTTCAACCTCGTCGATATACATTACATCGTGAGGAATATCCCCCTGCGCAAGCATACGGAGCCCGCACTCCACGAAACCAGTCTCATTCGGGACCCATACGGTAAACATCCAGCCATCAAGTCCAGTAATGACCCCGATTGGTACAATATCCGGATTTCCCCCTACCAGAATCACCTCGTAGCGCCCGTGCTGCCCCTCGGTATCATCCTCGGCATCCGGCTCGCCACCGATAAAATCCTTGTTGGAGCGGAACATAGCAGATTCGGTCGCCGATATTGCGTAGACATCAAAACGGGTACCACCCATACGCTGGACAGTACCGACAAAATCCATTGAATCCGGGTTGGAAGCAATATAGCTGTTGACCAATCCGGCATCTATACCGGAATCCTTGCTAGGTACATGCTTCTTGGTATAGTCGACCGCATATCCGTAGGCTTCACAGGGGTCATCCACATAGCCTATGCTGAATACGAAGTCATTGTTCTGCATGTACATTTCGGAAATGAAAGAACCGGTCTCGTTGCTAACCACGGCATCAGACACTTCTATGCCGCTTGCAACAATCCCGGGGTCGAGTATAAGCGGGACTCCCCCGAGCATATACAAAAAGACGACCTCGGTCTTGACAAGTTCTACAGAGCCCCTCATGATGTAAAAAGGTACCGGACGACCCTTGCATTCGGGTTCATCCGATATCTTGTCCATTTCGGCCTTAATCTCGTCCAGCATATTCCCGCCGTCGTAGTCCGAATAAAGTACGGCAAACGGGGCACACACGGACGAGCTACCGTTCATGTAGCTCTTGGAAGGCATCTAGCTTACTTCTTGATACCGTTCTTAATCAAGGTAAACACCGGATTGCTGGTCGGCTTCTTTTCACCAAGCTTTTCAGCCAAAGACGGTTCCTTCATATTGTTCTTGACATCGATATCGCTAAGTTCAGCATCGGTAAGAAGCTTCGAAAGCGTATTTACGATTGCCGTAAGGAGCGGAGAATCGGTATAGCCCTTGATATTCTTGTTGGCTTCACGAAGACGAGCGATTTCCTTCTTGTATTCGCCGACACGAAGACGGATTGCATCCATGATTCCTTCCGGAGCCGTCGTAATGTCGATATCGAACACCATGTCCGGTGCATCGGAAACAATCTTACCGTCTTCAAAACGGATTCCGTACTGTTTCTCTTCCTCATCGGTAAATTCGAAGAGCTCGACGAACTGGCCGAACGGGAAAAATGTAGCCATCGTGCTCGGCAAATTGTGAGCATACTTGATTACATCGTGGCGCTCGACGATATTGAGGGAAACGATACGCTTTTCAACCTGGTTACCAGCCGCATCCGTTGTCTTGATAATCTTTGCCATTTTAAAACCTCGTTTTGATATTGAAATTATGTCTTTTTGCTGTACTTGGCGGCGATTCTGGCATCTCTTATGCCTTCATACGCCTTTTTGAGCCATTCGGCAGGTTCCTCCGGGGCCAATTCGATATTCACCATAGCCTTTACCCCGGTTCCAAGCAGGTCATCAACGGCCTGGGAGTAGTAGAAGCCATAAGTTTCAGGCGGAACGGTAACCACGAATAGCCTACCATAGACATCGAAGTCCACATTGGTACCCAAGATAAAGTCCTCAGGGTGAATCTGCTTGGTCATGCTGATAAACGGGAACCCTTCGTTCGACATATAGGCAGCCAAACCGCGGGATTCATCGGGAATCGGGTTCAATTCGATATTCAGGTCACCATTCGGACCCCCCTTGAACCCATCGTTACCCTTTCCGACGACACTCAGGTTGGTCATGCCCGGGGTGATATCGAACGAGAAGGTACAATCCTTGAAAATCTTACCCTCGCCGCCACAAATTTCGCACACGCCGACCATTTCATGGCCGGACCCGTGGCATTTCGGGCACACCTTTTCCTTCTTTCGGAACACGATTTTACCCGTGGCGCCACAACGGGGACAATTTACCACCTTGGCGGCACCCTGCCCGGAACACATCAGGCATTCGCTGCTCTTCTGATAGTGTATTTCGTGCGCCTGCTTTCCGAAAATGAAGTCCCTGAGTGAAATTTCCTCTGTAAGGTTGATGTCATCGCCCCGGTTCTGCGAGCGGTCGTCCACTGGCGGCTTCCCAAAATTAGCCGCGACATCGGACTTACCGAAAACCTGCTCCATCCACTTGAACTTCACGGTAAATTCGTTCCCGTTGAAATACTTCTTGCGCAGTTCAGGGGTCTTGATGAGGGAATACGCCTCGTTCAAGGTAGCCATCTTTTCCGGGTCCCCGCCGTGGTCCGGGTGAAGCTCCCGGGAGAGCCGCTTGTAAGCCTTCAGAATCTCCTCGTCGGTCGCCTGTTCGGTCAACCCGAGTACACCATATGCATCGCTCATAAAAATCCTCCACTGCATAAACTACGATAAACTGTTAGAAAATTGAGGTATTCAGCATGACACCGGAAGATTTCATCAAGATTTACAACCAGCCAGCAGCAGAACCGACCGTTTCCGAGCCGGTTGACGGACTTACCGAAGCCAAGGACAGCATCGCAGACCCTAAAAATATCACTCATGCCGTAGACCTCAATAACAAGAAGCATCCGAAGACCGCCTGCGCTTGGGACGCAATGGGGCCACTCGCCGGTTCTGGGGAATCCGGCCCGTTCGACGGTCTTTCCGATGGAGAAGGAGCAATGATTGGCGAAACCGCACCGGCACCGGCCGGAGGCGGCGATATGCAATCGCTCAATACCAGGATGCTGAACGCCTGCCTCGAAGGCCTGCAAAAGACATACCCCTCATCGGAAGCAATCCCGCAAATCAAGAAAATGGTCGATGGGCTACACGCGGGTCACCCGGCGAAGCTCTACTGTGGGGCAGACGGGTGCGAAGCATTGGATGCCGACCCCCTCATGAGTGACGATGACCAGGCAATTTCCGCGGCAGCCGCTGCCGTAGAAGCTACACTGATGACATACCGGAAGCTAACCGGGCACGAGTACCCGGGATTCACCCGAATGAACTAAGCATTTCTCTTAAACCACAAATTGAAAAGGGGCCTTTCGGCCCCTTTGTTATTTAGAACTCATCCTCTTCAGGATTTCCTTCCGGTTTCGGAGGTTCACCCCCTTCAGGATTTACCGCCGGTTGCTCTTCGTCCGGTTCATCCGGATTGACATATCCAATCTCGGCATCAGGATTATGCCTGTTAAGGGCTATGTTTTGGTTGCCGGTGTCAAATTTAGGATTAGCGACAGGTTCATTGACGCGGGTAATCTTGATACCGTCGTCAGTCGTTACCGTACCGCCGGCGTGAGAAAGAACCTCACGCTCCTCATCGCTCAATCCACCAAGGGCAGCATTCAAACGAGTCGGAATACGGGTATCGTTAACAGACATGAACAGTTTAAGCAACTGGTTCTTCAAACGTTCGTCACCAATCGTTTCATCGATTTCCTTAGCACCCTTCAAGGTATACTTTGAAAGTTCCCGAGCAAACGATTCCCATTCATTAGCACTTCCGGTAAACGAAGTATCGTTCAATGCGTCGTCAACCAACTCGTGAATGATGGACGCCGGAACATCAAAGATGCAAGCATCCTTCTTACGACCCTGGCGAACAATTTCATTCTTCGGACGGCCCGCATTAGCGATATCGACCGTCCTCTTGATACGGACACAACCAGGTATCGGAGAAAGCGACAACATATGGCGAGCATGCAATGTGCCGATAAGCAATGCCGTAATACCATCAGTATTCATACTGATATCCGGCTTGAACGAAGTGCACTGATTCACACAAGCGATGAACTTGGCAACATTTTCATCCGCACTAAGTTCAGACATATTCGTATCGCCGGTTTCATCACAGTACTTCTGAAGTGCTGCCCTAAGGACCGCAATGCATTCATTTTCGGTAGCATATGAATCGCCGATAATATACTTGTCTGAGCCGTTAGAGAGTACATCGCTCTCGTTCTTGTTTTCCTTTATCGGGAACCCACGGACCTTACTGAAGGTACGAATCAATTCGCGGGCTTGAGCCCTCGTCAGGTTCACATCAGGAGCATACACGCCACGACTAGCACTGGCGGCGTTAGCCAAGGATTCGGCACCCTTAGTGTATAACCCGGAGTCGTTCGCAAACTCACTAGCGAGCACATCACGAATTTCGACAAACTGCTTAGCCATTTCTTCCTTAGCCTGCTGAGACATCCTCTTACCATAGAAGGTATTCCACTGTTCCAAACGTTCGCGGTTATCAGAATTTTCGACATTGCAGTAGGTATCGATAAAGCGGTTGACCGCCACATCGATAGGATTGTTTCCCCAAGAAATACGATGGGTTTCCGGGTCACTCTTTTGAGCACCGTACAAGTCAATCGACTTATCATTCGGATTCTTGTAGCCCAGCGAATCCTTGATGGAAGATACCACAGCTTCCAGTTCATCAAGAGCTCTACGACGAACAATACCAGTAGTATTAGTATCTCGGTCACGAGGCGTCGCTCCGATACGATACATCGCCGCCCTAGCAAGAAGTTTAGGATTCCCGGCTCCCTGCAACTTAGCCATCACAAATCGCACGGTCGCATCGTACAAAGCAAGAAGCTTGCTCTTAAGATTATTCACCTTATCGTTGAACTTTTCCAAAGCGCCCGCACCATTTACATGGTCAATAGAGAACTGCAAATCCTTCAATAGGCTTGCTTCCTCAGCGTCATTTTCAGACAAAATATTGTAGACCTTACGGTGCAATTCGCTAGCACCACCAATAGAGCCTTCATCAGTCTTAAGATAGCTCATATCGCTTACCGGCGAATAACCGTGCATAGTACGATATGCCTTCAAGTCGTCAGCTTCAGATGAAGTATGCTTCTTGATATACTGCCGTGAAAACTCAGACTCGCGGTTGTATAACTTGTCCAGAATGTCATTAGCAATATTCTTGCGAACGGCATCGTTGACCGGTTTCCCGCTGGCCTCATACCTATTGAGAGTGCGAGCGTACTCATTCAAGATGTTCTCGGCGACATCATCCATATTGCCATTAGGGTCAATCATTTCGCCGATATCCTTAACCGCAGTAGCCTTAGGTACGCTCCCGTTACCAAAGCTGACCATCGCCGTAGAAATCTCGTTAAACACACCCGTATTTTCTGTAGGCGCGTGTTCAGCGAATACCTGATTAACAATATGGTCAGCGATTTCATTTATCTGTTCTACGGTAAGGGCACCGGCATTTTCCAGCGGTATCCGGTCCATACACATCGAGATAAAGTCATTCGCCGCAGTATCGTTACCCTTGAACAAGCCAAGAAGATTAGTGCCTTGCTCGTCACGAGCTTTAAGCGCATTCCTCTTCTTGATTGACGGAGAAATACCGGTCTGACACATTTCGCCAAGAGCAACAGAAAGTACACTCTTTAGCTTTTCAGGTGCAAGGCCTTCCAAAGTATCGTCATCAATCTGAGGGGCATCGCTATAGTGGTTACCGAATACCCGGCGCATGATGTCATTACTCTGCGCGGTACGCTGTCTAGTTTTAAGCAAATCAGCGGAGCGGTCAGCAGTAGCCTTCATTGCATCTTCAATAGCACCGTAATCAACACAGCTATAGAGACGAGCCAATGGAGCATAGCCGGTTTCACCGCAAGTGCGAGCCGCGCTTGCCTGAATCGATTTTTCGAAAGCATTTATCCTTTCCTTGAAGAGAGGACGGCTAGTTTCGCTATCACGCTTTCTAAGGTCATCAAGAACCGGATTATTGGCTAGCATACGATTGATTACTTTAGTACGAATCGTTCTCACGATAGACATAACGATATCTTCAGTAATCTCAGTCGCGTTTCCCCCTTGATTAGGTTCAAAGGTACCAATAAACCCACCGGTCGCCTGAGCAATTTCGCCAATATTAGCGAACGGCTTTGCTATCTTAGCTGTCGTATCACGGCTGCCGTCTTCCGCAAAGGTGACATTTGACGGTTCATCTGAATCTTCCCGCTGCACACCGCTGAACACATATTCAGGGAAATCGATGGAATGCACTTGACCATCCTCATCAACTTGGCCAAGCAGCTTCTTGAGGAACCACCCAACACTAGCATATGCCCTGCTGTAGCCGCTCTCATCACGCATCAACATGTACACGAAGGCGGAGGCCAAATCATTATTAACTACCCCGTTATAAATCGCGCGAGTTTCTTTGTTAGCTTTATTGTCCAGCTTGCTAAGAATATCATCAAACGGAATCAAGGCACCACGATAACCCATCGTATCGCTCATGCCCAACGCATTATAGATACCGGCCAAAGTATCAGAATAATCTTCCTCTTGATACAAGTCTCTAATATGGCTACCAAAGACTGAATGGCGCAAGTCCGAAGTCTTTTCCGTATTAATACGAGAGCTACCGCCGGTCGCTACACCCGGAAGCATACCTACAGCAGCATACTTGTTTGTGCGCTCGCCAGGACGGCTAGCAAAATCGTTGAACTTTCCAAGACCATTTACTTCGCCCGAAACAGTTTCAGTACGCTGATATGCTTCCAACTTCAATATGATATTTGCCACGGCCGTACTTAACTTATGTGCAACTTCATATATCACCTCAGGGTCACCATTGTTGACCTCTTCACGGTTGCTCAACCCATTGACCAATTTATCGAAACTGTCGCGAACATCATTGACGACATCGGCAATAATATAGTTATTAGCCTTTGCCACTCTACTATCGATAGCTTCCTTAATAGCAGCTGCCTCAGCCACAATGTTACGACGATAGATATCCCGCTTAGATGTCATAAATACATAGAAGGCATCGATTATCTTGGTAATAATCGTATGGGCATCTGTATTCTGTGCATAAGCCGTAATCGCGGCATTCCCGCTCGACACGTCATCGTTAAGTTCCTTAGCATCCGCGTGGGCTGAATCAAGAGCAGCAGCAAGCTTCTTAAAGTCAGTCTGACTTATGCGGTCATTTAACCGAAGACGCCCGCTTCCCGTATGATAAGCATCATCGCCAAACAGGATATAGCTCATCATCGTGCAATCAGTTGCATCCTCAAAATCATTGGCATTATCATTAGACATCCGGAGCAACGCAGACTCGTCAATAGAATCCGTAGCTTCAGCCGTCTCATCGTCAGTACCCATATAGGATTCCGGACTCACCAACCGGTCGATAGCGTTTTCCTCACCCTCACGTCCAAGCAACTCGTCATCTTCATGACCGGTAACTCGGCGAGGGTCACTATGGCCATAACCCTTATTGTAATCAGTCTCCTGATGTCTAGACATATTAAGTTCATCAGGAACATCCTTGGCAGCCTGCATTGCTATGATAATATCACCCAACGAACGCTGCATAATGACAGGATTGCGCTTAGCATACGGCTCAATAATTTCAAGGAGTTGCTGCATAGATTGCACAGCATCCGGAGAAAGGGCTACGTTATCCAAATACTGAAGCAAAACATTGTATGCCGCGACATCAGCTTTCTGGTTTGTCTTGGCTTCTCTTGGAATAGCTCCCTTGATATGCTCAAGATGAACCCGAATCAAATCCTTAAGAGCCTTGATACTCTTCGCATACAATTCGTGTCGAGTGTCGGTATCGGCATTTTCAGGATTGTCCGCAATTTCCACAAACCGTGTAGTTATTTCGCGCATTGCGGTGCGAACGGAATCCATACCTTCATAATAGTCAAAGGTCTCACCAATATTTGCCAGAGGATGGAAAACATGTTCAGCGTCAAGCTCAGTATTATTAACAGTTATCGCATACGCATCGCGCTCTTTTTCACCATTTTCACCCACCACGAAACTGCCATCCTCGTTACGGATACAGTATTCGTTATCTTCCAGAGCACCCAATTCAGCCGCAGGAACTATCACAAACGGATAGTCGACACCATACAAATGGTTAGTGTCTTCGGCTTCAGTTCCGAATGCCTTGATAAGTCTCATTAAGCGTACAAAATTAGCACCATCGGGACCGTGTTCAACCCATTTAAGAACGGATTCCAATTTGCGTACATTATCGAGACCAATATTAAAGTCCTTATTCGAAGAATAATGCTTAATGTTTGCCATCAAAGCATCAGTAAGTTCGCTAACAGCAGTCGTGGCACCTTCATGCAGATTACCGTTCAACAAATTATACAGCTTCAAGTTTTCCCAAAGACCGTCAGGAATCTCATCGGCCAGTTGGCTCCGCTTTAAATCCTTGATGCCACTTCGTTCCTTATTGAAGAAGGTCAACGCATCAGCGATTGTCCCAAACTCGTTAACATCGATTCCGCTATGTTCAACGGCATCACTCATTTCCTGAATCAAGGAAATCGTTTTCGCTGAAGCCGTACCCATCGCCCAGGTAAACTTATTCATCGAAGGAGTAAACAGTTTACCCTGCGCAGAACCGCTATTGTCCGTAAGATGAACTTCGTTGGAAGCTCCATAGTAGTCATCGGACTTGCGGTAGGTGTTAGACGGACCGCTTTCGATTGACTTCGATGCAATAAACCGAATACCACGCCACACTGCATAGCACTTAGTAGAGTCACCCGGGTCATCCATATATACGGCACGAGGGAATACCCAAGTATCAGCAGCGCTTTCCTGAACATCATAAGTAGCACTAAGTTGTCCTGACTCAAATCGGATTCGATAAGTATTGTCGCCGTCATTTGAATGCAAAGCCTTGAGCACCGTACCGTGCATATACTTCAAAACCTCTTTACCAGCTTTGGTAATAGAGTCTTCGGCACCACCAGTCAGGCGAAGTCGACCACGCTCGCTCTTATTAATCACATACAAAGGCTGAGCATCATCCATTGTCAAACTAGAATCCAGTTCAACATTAAGTGACTGCTGCTTCACCTCAAATACATAGCGCAATATGTAAGCACGGATTTTGCCCATCCATGTCTCTGTATATGTTGTATTAAACGACTCGACATCATCCTTTCGTGCAGGCACATTACGGTTCCGCACAGTTTCAAGTACAATTCGAGCAATATTATACCATTCACTTGTTTCAAGCGTTTCAAGCCAACGGTTACGGAGTTCAATTGCGTTCGCGACAGAAGAAGAACCGGAAGCAAGAGTATACAAGTAACTCTCGACCGCCGTAATAACCTCATCTATTTTGATTCTCGGAGAAATCGACTGCAAAGTTAATGCATTTACAGCTTGTTCATCATCTTCAACAGTTTCGGTCGGCCTAGCGGCATCAATACCATCTATCTTCTGGATACGGGCATTAGTAGAACCTACATCGGTAACAAAGATAACCGCATAGGTAGCCAAAGCTATAGCATCCCTCCACATCGCCGTTTCAAAAGGCGATACATCAGAACCCGGAAACACCATTCGAGTGCAAAACAACGGAATTACGCATTCCGGAGCGACCAATGCATTAGTCACATCGTCTTCACCCGAATTCAAAGTTGCCATTTCCTGACCGGGCCACTTTAACGGATTGAGAGAATCACTATCAGTAAGACGCTGAGCATATGACCCAGCGTTCTCTGCCGGAGTCGATACATCGTTAGCTTTAGCAATAGTTTCACTGCTAGGAGTCTCAACCTTTGATGGCTTGGTACCAACATTCTCAGCGATATGCGTCAAGTCATCGTCAGAAGTAACACCGGTGGTAGCTTCGCTAGCATCAGGCGTCAAGCCAGTAACAAGACTAGCAGAAAACTCGCCAGAATGCATATTATCGACTAAGGTACCCACGAGAGCGGCAATACGCAGCGAATGATAGTAATTACCCGTCTTTTCCTTGTTGGTCAAATTTGTGAGCAACTTATTAACAGAATCGCTCAAATAGGACCCTACCTGCTTCGAAAGAGGTGCAAGCAATTCAGTATAAAGCTTGCTCGAGCGTTCTACAGATTCGCCATCACTATTGTATTCACCGCTAGCATTTTTGCCAACGACATCGCCAATTCTAGCCAAAGTCCAGTTACTTATACCACTCTTGTATATTCTGCCATCACCGGCGGAAGCTACCCTAAATGCACGGATTGCATCCATTGCAGAAGCATATTCGGCAAGGTCATCTTCAGTTGCGCCACTTTCGCGCAATACCTTCATCGCATAAGAGTTGTCGTTGTTATCACCGACCAACGGTTCCCGCTCGGGCCCGCAAGGCATAATCGGAGCAATAACCATCAATGCAGCCAACTGGCCGATACTATAATGCTTATTCAGTTCTCCGTCCACGGCGTTATCGTTAGCCTGTTCCTGAATAGTGCTGCTCAGTACACTATCGAGAGTCCTAAGCATTTTCTGCACGGAACCATTCGCGCCATTCTGAATCAAGTCAGCCAATTTTACCGTCAAGGCAAACACCGAGTTTGCTATATTAAGGTTTGCATCGGCATCGTTCTCATCATCACTGGACTTTAGCATAATTGATGCATAGAAAATATGCTCACGCAACTTAAGCTGCGCCCACTGCTCGGCGTTGACCAGTTTAAACCGGCCGTCCGCCTTAAGCTGAGCTTCCTGCTCCTCATCTTGAGGGCATTTATACCCAAACAAAGAATCAAAGTCTATACTATCCTTAATACGCCCAAGCATTTCGAGCTTAGCATTGGCGTTTTCCTTTTGAGAAGCCGATGCACGACCGCTTGAAGTAATCTTATTTAGCTTAGTCGACATGTAGTTAAGGAAACCGATAGTCGTATAACGAGTATCGTTAAGCTTTCGGTAAATGTCGCTCAGCTGATTGTTGACCATCCGGTTGCTAAAGGCAGTATCGGTTTCACCTTTACGGCCACCTTCGGTAACATGCAACAGGATACCGCCATAAAGATTATCCAACATCTTGCACAACGGATGTGCTTCCGGATTTATTGGCGTCTCACTCGGGATATATTCACTTCGAAGCGTATCGAAGGTAATACCCGGAATCTTCTTCACGGTTTCAGGTGACCTATCAGTCGGAAACCCGGTCGGGCGCCCAGCAGTGTATGTACCGTTGCTAAGCTCCGTATAGATATCGGCCACTTCAGGATGCACAAATGATACCAAGTATGCAACTTCAGTACCTGTATTGAACATACTGGGCAGCTGGGATTTATAACCATTCTTTATAAACCGAATGTCATTGCTTGCGTTTGCATAGTTTCTAAGCAATTCCTTCCTGGTTTCTGCATCCATCGATAGATTGGCCATCGGGCACCTCTAGACTAAAGTCGTTCATTTTGCTCAAGTTTATACACCGGGAACCATATTTTTAGCCCCATCCGGAGCCTTCTGAATACCCGGACGCCATATAAACTTGCCTAAATAGAGGGTTAAGAATATGGGAAACGCAAGATTTCAACAGTTAAACGATACGATAAAGGCAGCCATACCAGGTGTCATTCCCGGTAGCGCAACCTCGGGACCCATCCTACAGTTCCTTGTAGCCGAGTTACTCGCAACAGAATATGCCAAGATGAATCCGACCGGTATCGCACCGGGCGACTTTTTTACGCGAGTCTATAACGGAATAAAAAGTAATCCGGGCCTGTTAGCTAGCGTATCCAATTACAACTACCCGTTCAAGCATGTATACCCGTTTGCTTCCCAGCCGTTATCGCTCAGTCAAGCATCGGCCGAACTTTTCGCATTCTTCAAGGAATATGAAATTCCCGTTACACTAACCGGGGCTAGCATAAATCCAACACAAGCCGCGCAAATCAAGACGAATATCACTAATTTCGCTGCAGCCGACCCTGCCGATGCCCAAACATATGCCAATGCATTCAATCAAGTAGTAACACCTGGCTTAGTCGGTGTCGTTAAACGATTTTTCCCTAACCTAATCTATAACGTACTTGGTTTTGCCCAAGCTTCAACGGGAACCAACCGTCCGGCCCCGGAACTTAAACTCCTCGAGGTCAGCAACTTAATCTGCAACAATGACCAGCAGAAAGCGTTTGCTGCGATACGACCGCTAACCCAATATTGCTATCTATCCCAATTCGACACCGATGCGCCGAATTCTGTCCAACTGGATAGTTCCAAGCTAGAAGCTACCCTTGAATCCATCAAGACAGCATTTAGCAATGCTTCAGCCGCCGCACAAGATACCCTGCGAACGGCACTGAAACAACCGGCAATTAATATCAACAGTACGGCAGATTCAATTGATTCTTTCTTAGGGGCAGGTGCAAATCCTCCTCCCCCGGGTGGCAATAATCCGCCCCCAGGCGGCAATAACACTCCGCCGAGTGGTGACAATAATCCGCCGCCGGGTGGCAATAATCCGCCCCCAAGTGGCGATAATCCTCCACCGAGTGACGATAACACTCCGCCGGCTGGCAACAATACTCCCGCAGATAACAATGCTAACCAAGCAAACCAATCGAACCCACAGTTGAACACCTACGGGCTCCACCCGACTGCGTTCGAGATTCTACAGGGTATGTCCATTGACAATGCACAGCTCAAGGAAGCGCTTGAGGTATTGGCTGGGAGCAACTACTATGCCACCCCGTACTTTACCACATACATGCCCGGTATTACCGAAAAAGCAGCCGCGCAACTCCTGGATAACCAGACAGAAAAGGGCTCCCATAGGCCGTTCAAGGTCTCTGCAGGTGAACCCGGGGCTAGGAAAACTATCCTCATCCCGCCGGCATTCAAGATTGACAACTCGCAGACCATCTGGTCCCGCGCCGTCATCAACAACCTTGGATTCCCGTTCATCAACTTCAGCTCCCCTGCAGTCCTTGCCCTTATCAAGAGCAACGACCCGAAGGAAGTGAAGGCCGCATACAAGAATGTCAAGGCCCTGTTCAAGGAATGCCACCTGAAACGCCCGATTGACACGCTGAAGGACTTTGCCAAGGCGAAATACCGGAACAGCGCACTGAACGCCCTTGCCGTACAGGCCGACGAACTCTACAATGCGGAGTCCGGTATGAAGGTAACTGCTTCAATCATCGCACCTTACACAAAGAACCTGTCAATTAAGGGTACCGTCGAACTTCCAATGGACTTCCTTACGGCATTCTACACGGTCCTGTCCCCGGTACAAGCTACCCGGCAATATACCGAACTCTGCGAAATGGGGGTTACCGAGTATCTCAACTTCCTTTCCGTGAACGCGAAACCGCCAATCTACATCCTGAACCCGAAAAACCTAATTTTCCGTAGGGGACCCAAGGCAGGGCTCCTCCACGAGCTGTTCAGTTCCAAGACGGCACCTATCCTCGTAAGGGCTAGGGTCAGCGGACGCGACGGCGGCTTCATGATACCCGAAAGAGTAGCTGACAAGATTTTCACCACCTAAGGCAAAATAAACTACCATCAACCAATAAGGAATTTCAATATGTCATCATACCTCTGGGAACTACCTAACCGCGGCGGCACTCTTTTCGAGCAGGCTATATTTGAAGCTAACCAGCCTCACTGGGAGTCATTCCAGTTTACAGCCAAGGGTACACAAGATTTTTCAGCGATAGAACCCAATTTGAAAAATCTTGGGCAAAATGTGCAAGTCACCGCACCTTCTGCCAATAACCCAGGCAAGGTCATTTTCAATACCAATGCCCCGAATGTTCAACAGTTTGTTGACCAGTTGAAAAATAACGGAACGATTGAGCCAATTCAAGTAAATAGCCAGCAGGCCCAGCAAGGAAATATCACGTTCTCGCTGAAAGAAGATAATGAACAGACGCGCAACCTGATTAAACAGAAACTCGCTGACCTCGGGCTCAAAGAAAATACCGATTTCCGCTTCCAGAATCCCCAGAACCAAGGCGACCCGGCTACATTGATTGTACGAAAACCGAATGATGCATCTATCATTGAAAAGTTTAAGCAATCATGCGGTGCATTGGTCACCGATACCCGTTCCCAGGATGACCAGTCTAAAGAAGAACTTGGACAGCGCGAAAAATTCATAGCCTCTCTAATTGACCAGTACCCTCCAAAAATTAAGACCGATGTCGCTCTTGCGGTATACTTCCTATCTCAAGGCAAATGGTTCAACGGACAGAATCCGGCCGATGAAAAACAGGCGAATATTGTCAATACCTTTGTTGATGCAATCGGAAAGCATAATGCTGAACAGGTAAAAATGGCAATTCAGCACATAGTTTCGCTAATTACCGAAGGAAAAATCACGGTAGACCCGAACAATATCGGTCTATACTCGGTCCCTAATATCGAGAAACAGGTTACAGGCAATATCCAGATGCCGGCGATGTTTGAATCCGAACCGGACGATTCAATGTGGAACGAAATCGTCATTACAGATTTCGGCATCCCGATGATTAACCTCGGGCATCCGGCAGTCAAAAAGGTAATCGCATCAGAAAATCCGGAGGAAGACTGCCCGGGTGAACTCAAGATGTTCAAGAGCAAGGTCTACGAAAACCCAGGACTTCAGAAAGTATTCGGCAAGGGCGGGTTCAACCGTGTCATCGTCGACAAGGCGTTCAACCTTCTTACCCTCGGTGTAGCCGGTGCTACTACCGATGCAGGCAAGCGCGCTGACCGTATCGTGAAGGAACTCAAGGAAAAGGGTGGCATGAGCACTCACCGCAACCTCCTCCTTGTCAAGTATGACGATATTGTCGATGCTGACCCTGAAAATGCCGATATCACCATCAAGGCACTCGCTTATAACAGAGCCAACAAGAAGTTCATGGGTGAACTCGATGTTCCGGCCCGGACGCTCGCCCAGTTCTACAGCGCGGTAGACCCGGTGAAGTCCTCGAAGATTTACATCGAAATGTATAATAACGAGGATGTCGGCGACTACGGGTTTGCCGGCACTCAGAACTCCGGTTCCGGCACATACGACCAGAAGTCCCGCAATAACATCCTCTCCCATATCGGCGAAGCAAACTCTGTCGATAAGGGCGAACCCCTGTTTGAATATGCAGGTGCACCTGCACAATCCGAAAACAAGAAGCCGCTTTACGAATACATCCTCGCGACAGCTCTTGCCGTAGGCGCAACCGCTGCTGTTCCTCAAATCAAGAACCTCGTTGCCGGCGTAAGGGGTGGAAACAAGAATAACACCGTCGGTAACGCAAAGGAAAACAACGGCGAACAGTTTGCCCAGCTCAAGAAGGAATATGTCGAGATGCTTTCCAAGGAAGGCCATCCGCCTTCCTACGTCCTGAAGCCAAAGAGTGCCAACAAGGAAGTCGTCGTGATTTCCAAGGCAAGCACCGGCCATATCCACGGCGGAAAGGTCCTGATGGTTTCCCTCAAGATTGGCGAACACCAGGCAGCCTGCTTCATGAGCCCGGAAACGGTCAAGAAATACTTCTCGGTGTAATAATGAAGCTCGATACTTTCCTACATAACTCAAAGGCCATCGTCGAGAACAACATGGCCTTTTACTCCCGGAAGGCGGATTCCGGGCGCAAGCTCCGTTCCAAGTCAATGGTCCGGTATTTCCAGGGTATTACCCGGAATTCCTCGGGCCAGGCGGTTACCGAATGGAAAGTGCCGTCCGCTTCCGACCCCGAAAAGGCTTACCGCTGCTACATCTCGATAGAGCCACAGCAGGGTAACCTTTTTGTACTCGCCCGTTCGGGAGGGCGCATGAAGGAAAGGATGGAGCTAATCAAGACCGCAGATGTAAGGTGCTTCTGTACCTGCCCGGACTTCAACTGGAGCGGGATGAAATACAATATGAAGCACCGCTATGGCGGCTACGAGGAGGGGCATACATCATCCGACGGAGTACCTGACGGGTCCGATATCCGCCCAAGGGTCAGGGACCCCCGGGGCAGAAACACGGTATGCAAGCACTTACTTGCCTGCTTCAACGGCATAATGCTCAGTGCCCCAACCATCCTCAAGGCTACCCGTGAAGCCAAGTTCCCCCAGGAATACACCAAGAAACCCGAAACGCCGACAACGCTCGACAAGGACAAGTCAGCCAATGACAAGCTGAGCGGAAAGCTTACCGTAATGAATGACGGAAAGAAAGATACAAAGGCTACGGGTGAAGTCAAGACGGTCGGAGGCAGCAAACCGGAAGATACAAAGACTACAGGCGACATTACCGTTCTCAGTAAGGACAAGAAGGCGGTAGTCGACTACCCGTCCAAGGACGACGAAATCAAGGCGCTCGGCGAGTCTGCCCCAGTGAAGATTCCGGAAGCCCAACAGGCCCTCGATGCACTCGCAACCAGCCTCGGACAATCCAAAGGTGCTGCCGCTACACCGACTACCGGGGAAATCACCGCCGTCGGTAACCCGGAAACCGGTAAAGAATCCGGTGAAAATAGTGAAATCACCGTTCTCGGCAATGGCGAAGATGCCGATTTCAGCAATCCTCTAACAGATATAGAGGATGCCGCACAGATGCCAATGTTCAACCCCGATGACGATGACGACGATATGCAATAGTTTCCTAGCTGAAAGGAAATTTGCATATGTCTATTTATGTTGTCGGCTCATCAAAGAACATGTTTCCCGAACTAGACGCCGGGAGAGAAAAATTCATCGTAGATAACCCGCACGAAGGCGACAATATCGACCGCCTTAACAAGTGGTACTGCGAGCTTACCGGTCTTTACCATCTCTGGAAGAATACGGATGCCGGATATATCGGACTTGAACATTACCGTCGCTTCTTCGCATCCCTCAAGCACGAAAAACAGCGTATGGGAATCGAAGAAGCCCAGGAAATCCTCGAAAAGCACGACATTATAGTGACCGAATACCATCACGGCCCGCGCTATACCGCCCTACAGTGGTTCAAGGACTCGTCCAGGAACAGAATCTCCTATATAGTCTACCTACAGAAATTCCTCGAAGTGCTTAGCGAGGAAGACCGGGTGGGCTTCTCTGAATATCTAAACCGTCACTCCCTCATTCAGTGCAATATGTTCATCGGGAAGCGTCCCGTAATTGACCGTTGGTGCCGATTTATATTCGATGCGCTCGCGAAATATGACAAGATTTGCCCGCCGACGGAAAACAACATCCGCATGAACGGCTACCTGTCAGAACACATATTCGGGTACTGGCTAGAAAAAGAGAAGGTACCCTATTACAGGGTACCCAAGGTTGAAATCGAATATATCGTCCGTCAGGGAAACGGACCGGTCTCTATTGGACCAGCTTAATTGCCAATGACTCGGTTGCCGTATCGACCATGAAGTCATCCGGTTCCACGGCATTGTTGACAACGGAATACGCGGTGAGCTCATCCCCGTTGGTACACCAAGCGTAGCAGCCGAATGTATCGACGAGCTCGCCATTTTCATCCATACGCCCAGTCGGTTCAAAACCAAGATGCTTCTTTGCGACTACCTCAGGGTCATTACCGAGATGCTCGATTTCAGAAAGCGTCGGGAGACGCCATCCGGACGGCAACCCATTGGCAATATACTGACGAGCCTCGTCCATACTGAACAAGGTGGCATTCCGGCTCGTATTCATCTTGCCATTGTTCAACCTGACAAAACCGTCCATCCAGTTAAGCCCGTTAGCCACATGGTACTGAATCGAACCCTGCCCCTTAGATGCCGCAGCAACGCCGCCCGATACCGCAAACTGTGAAGTATTGCCGGCAAGCTCCTTTACCTTTTTGGCAAGAACAGCTGCCTCATCCGGCGGCAAGGTATCGATTAGCTTATTGATATTCATCTCGTTTGCCCGGATGAACTGACGGCTAAACAATTCCCACCCAGCCCGGGCGCCGAGACGGATAAGCATCAGCAATCCGTCGGATGTAGAACTCATCTTTTGAAGCTTGTCCGGAGTGATGTACTTCTGGCAAAGTTCTCTTGCGATATTGAGTGGTATCTTATCAATCTGTGAAAGCATCGCATCGGAATGCGTTTCCATAAAGGTCGCCAAGTCTTCAGGCTCGATTACCCGCTTACCAGGTTCAACATCCTTATCATATCTATTAGATATTTCAAACAGACTACTCAAGGCTAAATCTTGCGCTTTGATTGCATCTTCCTCACCACGAATATTTCCATCGTATAGAGGCTTCGTAAGAATTCTTGCCCCAGCGAAACATGTCCCAATGAGAGCAATCTCAGCTTTTTCATCCGTCGTTTCTAGCAATGTATGGTGCAGCTTATCATATATTCGCATCAGTTTCAGACGAACAGTATCCAATGGGATTACAACCATCTTCTTTACTGTCTTTTCGCCATTACCAACAGAGACATCTTTCAATTCACTCTTAGTACACTTGAATATACCAGTCTTTCGGTCAAGAAACATCTTTGTTGCAAGTACTTCATCTGCACTGAATAGCGCAAAATAAAACTTTAGCATCACAAGGTACATCTGTAAGATATCAGAATCGCATATAGCAAACTTATCCTTGTTAGGCTCGATAAAGACTTTGATATATTGGGTTTCAGTATACTTATCTTCAACCAGCAAATATCTATCATTGAAATTGCTATCCACGATATTACGGAATACATCCTTTAATCGACGCCCCCACACCGTATTCTTTTCAACATCATACAATACATCAGGTGAATCGGCATAAGTCTTAAAGATATATAGCAATTCATTTTGATTTATTACACCTGAATCAGCACGGTAGCGAATCATGCGAACCAAGTTTTTGGCATCAACCGATTTCATATATAAAGGATTATTATCATTTCCAATCTGAGAAAGCCACCGAAGTTTCGGCCAGACCTGCAGCCCGCGAACTCGAGTAACCAGCACACCAATCTCATGCACTAAATTATCAGTTTCATCCGTCGCATGTCCATTACCATCACAAGTTTCTTTATAAGCAATCTCCTGTAACTGCGGAGTAACCACACGGCGGCAATCATCCATAATCCGTTTAGCAAGAGCAGCATCTTGTTGTTCATACGTATTACCGGCATCGGTAAGAAACTGTGGAGAGAATTCAGTACGATTAAAAATATATAATATCCAAGAAGTAAAGTAATGGATAATAGCCACCGCGGTACCATACTCTACCGATGGTGACCCCATATCATAAATCGATTCGATTGCGTCATCAGATATCGATACATACTCGCCTGTTTTCTTAGCCATATCATTAAGCAAGTCAACGAAATACCCAATAGACGTATTCTTAATAAGAGCTACCTGATACTCTGGGTTATTCAACCTCCTGGCACTTTCAGTTGTTGTATTTGACCCAATCGAGCCGACCAGGCCACCGATTTTATGTCTAGCTGAAATAGTATCGCCTTCCTTTCCATCGGTAAGCGCGTATAGAGTCTCATCCGGATATTCCACTAGAGCAGCAAACCCTATCTCAGGTTCATTACCAAAAATATCCCGGACAATACTTTTCATGCGAGCATCGAGAATCGACTCCGCATCGTCATAAGTTGCGCCATTATTTACAAAATCTTTCAAGTCATCGATATCAAGTATCTTCGCCTCGAGACACTCAACAAGTAGAGCCAATGACTTCAGAACACTAATTCCGTATTCAAGCTCATTATCTTCAAATAACCTGCCACCAATATTGACTATACGACCAGTAGTCACATTACTAAGCTTCCCATAATAATCATTCTTTGCCAAAATCTTGGCCAAGCGACAGTACAGCAAGAACTTAATCGACTTATTATTACGAGCTGTACACGCTCTACGGACATCTTTAATAAATCCTTGCCAAACTGTATGTTCTGTTACATTATAGGATTTATAATAAATATCGCATTGATGCGAAATATTATTAAAATACCCGGCTTCCCCTAGCGTTAAAATAGAACTGAAGGCCTGAATATAATCAGATAACAGAGCGTAACCCTTGTCAGAAACAAACTTTACCCTCGCTAAAGTATTACCACCAACAGTATCAGTCCATACATCGGCATAACCGTCAGTTTGACTTTCATCGGTTATTTGATTAGTTCGACTATTACCAAAATCATTCATTATTAGCCAAGCGACCTTAGACTTAGCATTCTTCGGGTCACCATCTACAGTACCAATAGACGGAATATCCCACCATTCGCTCCCGTCACTATTTCTTGCAATGCATGATGCGCCCTCGCCGGTGATATTTTTATGTAACGGTGACACAATAGCATGGTCAAAAAAATCATCATCAGGATTTACCCTATTAGATGCCGATAACGCTCGCTTTGATATCAAATCTTGAAATCGATTCATTACACTCAGGCCAAGCCTACGACCAGCCACCTTGGCATCAATCCTATTCACAAATTCAACGGCTTCGTCAGAAGTGCTCGGCGATTCGTGGAATCTTGTCGCAACGATTTCACCGATTCTTCCCATCATTACGGTCTTAATATTTTCAATCGTATTCTGTAAATCATTATTGCGACGCACCTCAGGATAGACATATTCGATAGTGCCACCTGAGGTACGATACCCGATTCCACTAGCTTTAAGTCCAGCATCAACTATATCGCTGACTTTCTGGTCGATTGCCCGGAAACACGGGGATTCATTAAGCTTACGAATCATTTTTGAATTATTAAGCGACCCATCCTCATTCAGACATTCGGTAACATCCAGGTTTAACATACTGGCCATCTTGCCATACGGGAAAGGAATCAACTGAACACCCTTCGGAGCAGGGGTACCGGCTTCGAATAATACCCGGTAGGCACATTCAGTCAATGCGACCATTGCCGCGTCCACACCTTCAGAAATCAATTCCTTGTATTCACCTGCTGAAAACATATCGTACACCCGGGTTGCTTAATTATCCATAGTTTATATATCGAATCTTTGCCCCAATATGATAAACTATCGATTAACCAGATTCCAGTCAGGTACGGAAATGTCGGAACAGAAACAGTATATCCTCCCGAAAGCAATGGTTGAATGTGTCAAGGAAGCATACCATGAACTCTTTGGCGAACCTATGTTAGAGAGCCTTCTTCTCGAAGCTAATCAGCGTGAAATCGACGCCAAAACCCGCGAGGCTATATACAAGGCTATCGTAATCAACATTATCGGTCAGGAACCCGAAGACTGGAATGACCCCCGTGTCCAACAGCTTTACCAGCAAATCCGAGCCGACCATGCCCAGCCGGTAAGCCAATTCCTTGGCCGGGTGCAAAACGAACGCATAATCGAGCTTCCGGACTATGACGCAAATACCTTTACTAACCGTCGTGGCCATGAACTTACCCTGATGGAATCAACAAAAAATAACCTCAGGCAGACCTTCTTCAACTTTGAAGGTGCCAATACTGACTATATGCCCGGTGTTGCTAGAATAGCTGTCCTACGTACCGGTTTTGGCGGTTGTAGCTTCGGAACTCCCGAACAGGACCCCGGCGATATCAAGCTTCTCAAAGCTTTTATAAAGTATGTCTGTGAAGTGTGCCCGGACCCTGCAGCAGAAGATGCTCAATTTAACTTCGACCTTAACGGAATGACCCTTCGTGACATACGCGGTGGATTCGGTAATACACTCAATCAAGATATCGAAGCCCGAAAGGATGCCGTCCGCAACTATACCCCACAAGGTGAAGCTCGCGGAAACTACCGTATTGTCCATATTCCAGACTTCCAGACCGCATCCCAATACCGTCGTTATTTTACGGTATCCCCTTGGTGCATATGCACTTCCCAAATGATGTGGGACTCATACACCCTCGAAGGAGCCAATACAGTATACTTCTGTCTCCGAGACGGGTTCGAAGATGTTCCGCCCGAACCAGGTCCAGATGCTCCGCTTGATGACTACGGCACCAGCATGATTGCCGTCATTGTTGAACCAGACGGCGACCTCTGCACCGCAACACCAAGATGGAACGATGCCAACGGAAGCAGTGACTATCTCCTGACCGAAGAAAATGTGATGGATATCATCGGCCGACGCTTCTCGGAAGCATTTCCTCCGGTTGAACACGAACAGCCGGAATACCTTAGGAACATGCCGCCAATGCGTGACGGTATGCCCCCGCGCGGAATGATACCTCCAATGCGTGGCGGTATGCCACCCCGAGGAATGATGCCACCGCGCGGAATGATGCTACCTCCGAATGGCGCATTCGATGACGATATGCCGCCGCGTGGTTTCCGTCGTTAATTATCTCACACAGGATTTTCTATGAACGCATCAATCAACTTAAGCCTATTTGAAAGTGTCCGTATTCTCTTCGAAGCGGCCGCTACGGAAAACGAACTTTTCCGCATCATTGACGAAGATATCAGAAAGAACTTCTTTATTGAAGGCGACCCGACTATGCAGGCCGAGCAAGTCGACGAAGTTAACGATGTAGCCGAAATTTTCCGTACCGTAAGCGCTGCGGAAGCCCGACGCATTACCGGAAATGAAGAAATCCCAGATGTCGAAGATAACGATGCACCGGCCAACCCGGAAAATAATGCACCGAATGGCAACAATGGTACAATTTCAATCGTAGACTACATCCGTGCAAAGGCAATCGAAACCCTTACATATCCATCGAATCACCCAGGGTGCATGGGTATCGGTAATTCCCGCGAAGCAAAAATTAGACTTGGCAAATTCTATGGAAGCAAACAAAAGCCGAAACCGCTGGACCCGAAAAACCCAGCAGGCAAATGGATATTGCCGCCGGATGAACCAGCTGCATTATCACAAACAAAATATGCGCTCGTGTCCAATCCGGACCAATTGCCGCCAGACTTCAAAAATTATATCAGCCTGGTAGCTAGGCAATATCTACCCGGTTTAATCCGTATAGCATTTGAGGATTGCGGTCTTGCTAGTTATCTATTCTATACATTTGATACACTCAGACGAGCACTATTGGTTTACTACGGCGAGCGTTTCGACAATAATTCAAAAAAACTACAGGACTTCCTTCGAGTGGAATTTCCACGGGAATGGGACTACGACCGTATGTTCCACCTAGCACATATTGTGATTCCGCAACTCGTCATCAAGTCTAAATTAGCACCGATGGAAGCAACGCCAAATTGCGACAAGGGTCTACTAAAGCAAAATATCGATTACCTCGGTAAAAACAATGTCGAGCTCATCCAAGAACTCATCGACCCAATCGAAACGCCGGTCGGACCAAACATTGATATAGGCGGTTCCCGTCCATTATCCTACAAAAACCTACTGAAACTTGCCGATGTTAATGGAGTAAACCATTCTCAAGTTATTGACCAGCGAATGAAACGCCCTGATGGGACCTTGGATTATTATATTCCTCCGGAAAACAATAATGAGGATGATAAAAATAATGAAGATGAACAGGTCAAATTCCAGCTTGCCGGTCCGATAGTAACTGATGAAATGCGCCAATCTTATAACGATAACGCTCTTAAAGAAAAGTTAAAAAATGAAGCTAAATTAGAATTTCCTTCGATAAAGATAGGCGATTGGTATGTCGAACAAATCGGAAACGGCGTATCCGATGCAGAAAACTATCCAGATGGCTGGTTTACTTTTAATGAACCATCTGCCGGCAAACGACATCAATTCATTCACCGCACACCAAATGAGGAATACGGTGAAGGTGGCGTAGGATACTGGTGCTGGTGCCGCGGAATGCTCGAAAATTACCGGTCGTCTAAGTTGAAGGATGTCGCCTATGCGCTAGTCCATAAATCAGCACTTGACCCAGCAGTACTTAAAGACAAAGCATGGAACCATAAGCATAACGGAACTCGTTATGATGCATCAGCATTCGGTATTGTTATTGCCGGTGGTAAAGACCATAATCCTAACGAAGGCCATATCCCTGGACTTGTTAAGGCAGATTGCTTCGAATCTAGAAATAACACGACATACGAAAGCGGTCGTCCCGGCCGTCCTAGCGCTGTATCATATCCACCCGACATGGTACCTAATGGCGGAAAAATTCCTGGTCTTGTCCCCATTAGAGACAGTATGTCCCTTAAAACAATGAACATTGCACAGGCTATCAATAACTCAATCTTTTCATTAGCATTGATAGGCAAATGGGACTCCAACATAAATGTATACGATAGCGACGGAACACTGCACCCGGAAAATCTAGTACCCCTCATGCAAAAATGGTTCCCTGCCGATATTTCAGATGCCGAGCTTTTACCGGCACCGGAGAATATATATCATAGGCCAATTCGAATAAAGAGCATCGATATCAATGAAATGGCGAAAGATATCGAACATATTATCACGACAAAGGGAACGCGTGTAAACGGTTTCCACCGCAGCGGAAACGATACTAGCGGCGATATATTTAAGTTCGACGATTCTATTTTCAGAGGAAATGTATTTCAGTTTAAGGGAACCGACTATAGTGTATTAGCTAAGAATGATGCAACTCTTATTGCAGTTCCTACCGAAGTATACGATTCTACCCGTAAAAATTGTGATGGGAAGCTAGAAAATATCTTATTCTTCATGCAAGAAGATATTGACCCGCCGGCATTATTATTCCTCTATTTCAACTATCCTGGCCAGAAGAAACATGTCGTTCCATTCCAAACAGAGCCAATCGCCTTGAGCGATGCACTATCGCTTAACGTCGATTCAGTAATAGACAAGCTCCAGCTCGACCAAATGAATAGAGATAAGCAAAAGAATCCACGCACTCTTCCTACACCGGATGAGCATGGCATCACCTGGTATGCTCCTATATTAGGCGAAACACTCAAGAAAAATAGAATCGGCGTAGATATTAAGAACGGGGGAAAGGTATATCTTTCGGGACCGGATACAAATAATGAAGCCGTGCCTATCGAATGCAAAATACCCGGGCGCCTTCGGACATTCACCGCAAGAGGAAGTTTTATCAAGGTAGGTGACTCTGGATATAACCTATTTTTTAACGCACACCGCCGGAGCTATATCGGCTATGTAAGAAACAATAAAACTACTTGGTTCGAAGTCTTGTTCAGAACAACCTTCCCGGGAACCGATAATGCGCTTCTGAGCTACATCGATGATGAGGGGGAACGAGTCAAGAAACTGACGTTAGGCAACATCTATGGAAATCTAGCAAACCGTATGCGAATGTCCTCAAAAGACCGCTATACAGGATGCATCGACTGGGTATCCACCGATGACACTATAGATGATGTCAATATATCCGATGACTTCAAGAATGAACAGTACGAGAATCATCCAAAAGATATCGGTCTATGCGTAATCGCCGGCGATTTCAACGGAGACGCCCATAAGGCGGTGGGATATATCGACTGGTACAGTACCAGTACACTTGAATACCTCGATACGACTCCGGTATTCCTCAATGACCTATATCACAACGATTAACCAAATCAAAGACAAATAAGAAAGGCGGTCCGGTGGGCCGCCTTTCCCGTTTAAACCGTTAACTGAAACCTACCTAAATCTACCAAGAGATAGACCTATGTGATTTCCTACCTTGCCCATCGCTGGGTAGGCCGTAACGGCACTTAATCAACCGCATCTACGCCATATTCCTAATATGCATCAAACAACACGGCTGGCTTGCCTAGTCCTACTCCATTGCTGGAGAGCCTTAACACGGTCGGCATATCAGACTAGACATTTCTAAATATAGGTTATTTTCTATATATTTCAATAGCAGATTTCGCTATATTTAGTTAAATTTTGCTAACATTTTCGTTAACAGCTAGCAACCCGCACCATCTTCAGCGCAGACTTTCCGGCATTGTTCCCTACATCCCCCCAGTGGCTCTTAGTCCACCCGGCAAAGAACAACGCCATATCCACAAGAGATGCCTTCCACCGGGGAAGCCCGTTTTCCCGCAACGCGCCCCTGTACAGGTCATCGCATTCCTCGCGGTTCAACTGTCCGAACCCCTTCTCGCCATAGAGTGCATCATGCAGCAACGCCGCAACATTGAACCCGGCACCGCCATGTTCCTTCCAAGACGGGAGAATCCACTGGAAAGCCTTCGGGACGGAGGCCCCGTCAGACTCGAAACCAGCCTTGATGAGGATATGCATCCGGTAAGGTACATAGTTAGCATCGTGTGCAGTAATATCGATGGAAAGGTCCCGTGAAAGGATATACTTTCCACCAACCTTTTCATATTCGAGCGGACTATACATCATTGAATCGAGTGTCATAGCAAACCTTCCGATAAACAATCCACTAGTTTATAGAATTTACCACGGCATACCATTGGACGGCTTACTGCGATTAGCCGCCTTTGCGAGGTCACTCAGGTTTGGTGGTTCCCGACGAGCAGTGCTGAACGGTACGAATGCCTGAGTCGGACTTGGTTCTTCGCCTTCATCAGAATCCGGTTCAATCGCCTTGATGTCGCTAGGTTTCTTTCCAAGGAAACCACGGACAAGGTTAGGGTCAAGTCCACCAAAGATATCGTCGAGCGAAACAACCTCTTGTTCCGGTGCATTTTCCGGCTTACCAAAGGTCTCGTTCATTGCGTCGTTGTATTCCTTAGTATACACGACATTGACGCCCGGGTCTATCTGCATTATCGAATTATCGATGCCGGTAACCTGTGCGACAGTCTTGTACTTCTTCGGGTCCTTCACGCCGCAACGGATGAGAATGTCATAGTCAGAGTCGTCAAGCTCACGATTGAAATCGATGCCCTTCTGCGCGATAATGAGAGAACCCGCACGGGCGAGCTTCTCGCTTTCGGAATCGGCATCCATCGCATCCTGATAACCCTTCGGGTCGAACTTCTTGAAGACTTCAGTAATCGTAATCTTAGACGGGTCAGTGACACCGAAAATCGCAAGGAACTTTGGATACTTCGGAAGCCAGCTCATCTTCTCCTTATCGCTAACCGGCGACTTGTAGTAGAACGGTATGCTGGATGTATACTCGGCTAGTCGTGCCGGAGATACCGCACCATTGCTGACGACATCAGAAAAGTCATCGTATGTCGGCTTGGTAAGTTCCTTAGCCTGTTCACGGGTATAATGAGCGGCAATCATCTTAGCCTTTGGTGAAGCCGGCCAGTCGGATTTCTTGTCTTCATCGGAAGGTTCATCCTTCTGTACTTTCACCGGCTTCGGCGCTTTAGACTTCTTCACTTCAGGTGCGCCCAATATTACAGTACCGGTACTTTCGCCGGAAATCGTCGCTGGGCCACCCGCCTCTTTATCATTCTTGCCTGACTGGGACTCAATCGCAGCATCCCACTCGTCAAGCTCATCAAAAGCCTGTACTGCCTTCTCTATGGTTTCGTCATCAATCTTCTCAGCCATATGGCGTCTCCTCATTTTACAAATAGAAAACTATACCAAAAATGCCCGGTGTAACCGGGCATCAATATGGAACAGTATTCAGAAAATGCGATTAGTTCGCAGGGACCGCATTTTGAAGAACCATATCGGCAAGGGCGTCGTAATCGACTCCATCATCACCAATAGATTCCTGAAGGCTCTTCTCGCCGCACTCTTCTATCGGAGTATCGGAATTCGGCTTTTTCGAATCCTTTTCGTCTTCCTTCTTGTCATCAGACTTTTCGGAATCCTTCTTGACCGCATTTTTCGGGAACGGTGGCTTCGGTTTAACAACCGGCTTTTCGCCTTCCTTTTCACAGACTGTTTCGCACTTGTCGCCATCACAGACGGTCGTGCATTCGCCATCCTTGCATTTACCTTCGGCGCATTCCGGTGCACCGCCGACTTCCGGCTCGGCTACCACGACTTCGGTTTCATCCGCAGATTCCTCATCATCGTCGCTATTTCCAAAAAACACTTCGGCCGGATTCTTGCCGGAAGCGACAGCCTTATCGAATTCTTCCATCACGCCACCAACGATAGCCTGTTCATCAGTATCGAGAAGCGGCATAAACACCTGGAGAAGACCGTTAATCCCTTCCTTGAGATTTTCAGCGGTGAACCCGCCAGCAGCTTCGAGCTTAGGCTTAATGTAACCTTCACGAACGGCCATGTTATACTTGAACTTATTGAGTGCGTCATTGTTCGTCCCGTCTTTCAGGGAATCAGCAAATCCCATAAATGCTTCAAACTGAGCAGGGCCGAGAGTACGCTTAGGTTTGATGGTGGACATAAAAACTACCTCGTATGGTATTCAGTTATGTCCAAGTTTATATAAGTGGATAATTTTCGTTAACCGGCGGCAAATACGAATTCAGGTTCAGTAGCAATCCCAAGCATTTCAAGGTTGACCTCACGGTTGTACTGAGCGACATTCTTGTCGACCACGTGCTGCCTGAACTCCTCGACGGTCATGGTCGGAATGCTGAGAAGCTGCAGTTCATCATTGGCAAGGTCGTTCACCCTATGGGATAATCCCTCAGGAACGATAAGGGAATCGTGTACGGTACAATACGGGCATCCGACCTCTCGAGTAACCCTCGGTATCAACCGGTCGAACACAAAGAAACTTTCAATGCGCTGCATCTCACGAGCTAAAGCAGGGTAATTTGTAGACTTCATCTGTTCGATAGCGCATAAAAGTCTAGGGAAATGCTCGACCCAGACACGTCTTGTAGCCGCCCTTAGCTCATTTGGGTCATTTTCGATGTTAACTGGACCAAATAGGAACACGAAGAATGCCTGTTTTGCCTCATCTCGGTCAATATTTCGGTCGATATCGCAATCTTCTGACAGCTCATTTGCGAAAAACTCGTATAATTTACCATGTTTTAGGATTGAGTCGTACTTGTCGCACTCCAAAAGGTACTTTTCGGGGTCATTTATCTTGACTTTTTGCTGCAGCTCGCATAAAGTTGGTGATGAACGGAGGTCAAAGAAGCTATGATTCTCTACAATGGCCCGCAAAATTACACCAAGAAACGCACCCTGACTTGACTTGATATCGATTGAGCTAGTTGGGTGCCCGTCGCAGGTAAGGCATTCACTACGAACTTCCTTCTTCATCTGCGTAACATTGGTATGGATTCTACCGAAACGGTCCTTCTTCACGAACAGGGCGGTATTGCTTTTCCCTATCTGGTTAAAGCGCTCGACCTTCTTCATTTCAAGACGCATCTTCTTGGGTGTCATCTTCCCGGAATCCACCATTTCCCGCAAGAGCATTTCTGCCCTATCTTCCTCTATGGCGAAATGGGTCAGCTCATCATGACACTTCCTGATTCGAGGGTCTTCAAGCTGATGTGTCTTCACATCAGCCGCACAGAGCTCAAGCCGCTTGAGGAAAGGCTTGGACTTAATCATATAAGGACGCGTCCTGCCGAACTTCTTCATCGTCCCCGTCGTATCCGACATCCGGAACTCACGGGTAAAACAGTATTTGTCCCAATAGGACGCATACGGCTTGCAGAACCAGAATGCCTTGCTCTTTCCGGGACTCGATTTTGTCCCCACAAGGTATGTACGGCTTCTACCGATGAAGCCCCAACTTTCGAGGTCCTCGATGATTCTGTTATAGTCATTGCCTATAGCGTTTCGGAGATATAGGGAATGCAGATTACAGTGCCAAGTGTTGATATCTACCGTGTTTCCCGCCATTCGGGAATCGTGGTAGACCCGCCTAAGCTGTCGGGAAACTAAGTGAAGTACGAAAAGATACTTCTCCCTATTACGTACACAGCCGGGATGCTTCTCAAGCTTCTGCTTGAGAGGGGTCATCACGACCTCCGGAATGCGGATTTTGTACTCAAATTTGGGTAGCATGTCCTTAAAATTAGTCAACCGAACGCCTTCTGGCAGGAGTTTATTTCAAAATTGCGGACCCCATTGGTCCTTTCTATTCAAATAATAGCAAAAACTTACTTTCTTGGTGCATAGGGCTTACGCCATGTGATGGCCGATGCCATAAGCAACATCAGGTACTATAAATATGTTTCAGGATTGAGGGTGGTTTAGGTGCTAATCCCAGGTTCCCCTGAGGATTCCCCCATGATGCAATAATGGATACAGAGTATCAAGTACTATAAATATGTTTCATGATTTGAAACACAAATTCAAGCTATCGGAGGGGCTCGGAACGGCCTAAAGTCGGGGCTCCCGGGTTGCCCCCGGGGCCAATTTTAATTATATTCCATAATATGGAACCTATGGATATTCGGAGGCTGACGGCCTCCAAGCTAGAGCTGTGCCCAGCGCGGGATTTCTTCGCCGGTATTACCCGGTGGTGTACCGAGTTTTCCATTATGCGACCGGCTACGATGAGTTTCCAGTATGGGAATAAGGGGAGCATCATTGTCACACCGTATGGTGAGCCGTTGGAACTCGCCGATACCGTCACTGACCCGGAAAGGTTTAGGAAAGCCCTGTCGATGGCGGTGTTCGAGTATGTCGGCCAGTGTAACCGGGTGATTGCGAGGCTTCCGTATATGCCAAACCAGCGATACAATATGTACCGGGGTGCAGGTGAGCCTAGCAGGCCCGGTCAGGTGTATCGAGTAGTTCTCTGGACGGGGATAGGCGATGCCGGGGAATACAAGTTCTACTTCCTGCCTGAACGGGAAGCTGACCGCAAGACGATGGGTGCCGACAACGCCCCGAAGGTAGCCTATATGGTTCCCGAATGGGTCTACAATGACCAGGCCGGGGTCGGGAGGGGATAATGGGAGTCGCTCCGTTCAAGGTAGTATTCGACAATGTTGATGGCGTTCTAGGCAAGATGTATGTCCAGTGCTCGGATGTGTATACCCGTAAGACCGTGTTTGCGTTTGTGCTCGACACGATGACTTACCACAGCAAGGAAAAGGAGCGCACATGGGAAGGCCAGTTCGGGTACCACGATTGTATCGAGAAGTTCTTCAACGGGGTGGAGCATACCTTGCCGATTGGGCTTATACCCCGAGTCAAGAATTACCTTAAGGAAACGTTTGGCGAAAATGCCCATATCGGGATTACTGACTCCATCCGGCAGATGTTTTCGCCGCCATTCGGGAAGATTACCAGTGAGACCGTGCAGAAGTATGCCGACTCGCTCGGAATGTGGAGAAAGGCGGCGTATCTTAGGGATTTGGGTAAGGCTAATGCCGCGATTGCCCGCGGGGAAAGTGTGGAGGTTCCGGACAAGTCTAAGTATGGCCTCAAGCTGTTCGACCACCAGGAGCAGATTGTGCTCGAGGCGCTCAACCGCCGACGGATATCCCTGCTGGCCTGTACGAGTTCGGGCAAGTCGCTTTCGATGATGGTTATTGCCCGGTACCTTGTCGACCGGGAGAACCGGAAGGTATTGGTGGTCGTTCCGAACGCCGCGCTGGTGCAGCAGTTGTTCCGAAACTTTGCCGAGGACTATGGATGGGAGGAGGCTGGGGAACATTGCATCAGGATGTATGCCAACTCACCGGACAAGCTAAAGAAGAAGCAGAAGGATGAGTTGAAGCGCCTCAAGCTTGGCGAAGAGGCGATGCTGAAGGATATCACCATTTCTACCTGGCAGTCCCTCAGGACGAAGCCGGACGCCTTCTTTAAGGTGTTTACTGCGGTGATGGTGGATGAGGCGCATACGGCAAAGGGTAAGGAACTCCGCGATATTCTCGCCAAGTGTACCAACGCCAACAATCTAAAGGTAGGCTTTTCCGGGACTCTCCCGGATGCCGAGCTTACCGCCGAGATTACTTCGTCTCCCAGGCTCCGTGCGATGCTTGGTGATGTACTCCCGGGTCAGCAGATGGATGAGAGTGAAGTACGAAAAGCTGACTTGAGCAAGTATATCGACGCTGGCTTTATCGAGGGGGGTATCGGTCCCCGTAAGGATATCGTTCACCTGTGGGAGCTTATTGCGAAAGGAATCCTTACCCCTGTCAAGGTGAAGGCTATATTCATTCCGTATCCCCAGTCGGTGCGTCCAAGTATATGTTCGGCGAAGTGCCACTATGATACCGAGCGGGATATCGTGGTCGGCAACAGTTCTCGGAAGGATGTTATCGGCAGTATGTTCGACAACGGGTATGTCACTGCTGAACAGAACACGGTAATCCTCTACAACTTCAAGGAGAACATGTATTCTCTGCTGGAGCACCTGAAGGTGAAGCATCCTGAGTTCACTTATCATGTAGTCGAGGGCGATGTCGATGTAGACGACCGAGACGATATCAGCGTGAAGCTTGAGGACGGTGTTGGTAATGTACTGATTGCCACTTATCAGTGCCTCCGGCAGGGCGTGAACATAACCTTGCTCCATAACCTCATTATGGCTGAGCCGGTAAAGTCCCCGTATACCGTGATGCAGTCCATCGGCCGCATTGTTCGCAAGAACTCGACCAAAACTAGTGCGACCGTGTATGACCTCGTTGATGATGCGTCGTATTACACGAGTCCGTACGGGGGAGGCCCGGGTAGACTCAAGCTCAACTATATGATGAAGCATTTCTATATTCGGGCGGGCTATTACGAGAAGGAGAAAATTCCCATTGAGGAAGAACACTTGGATGGTATATACGAGGCGCAGGTGACACCGGACGATGTTAAGCAGCGCCGCGATGCTGCTATCAAGAAAGCGCAGGAGAATATGGCCAAGCGTCGTTCTCAGCAGCACTTCAGCGCGATTCAGCAGTTCGGGCCCCGTACGATGTTCACAAAATAGTGGGCAGGAAGATGCCACCCTTTAGGGTGGCTTAGGAATGCCCACGAGAACACTTTGGGAACACTTTCTTGGTTTCTTGCAGAGAAATGAGTACAAAACGGTTGCAATTAGCACTGTACTTTTATAAACTTTAAGCTGAACACGGGTGAAAGTATGTGTACGATAACTTACGATAACTTATAATGCAGAGCTCCGCTTCAAGGATAGAGCAGACCAAGAATACTGGTCTAGTCTTCTTGGAACGGCTAGACTCGCATACAATGAGTGTGCCAACATACTAGATTCCAACAAGATACACCTGGACTTGAAGTCCGTACACAATGCGGTGTACTATATATTACGGGAAGACTTTCCGACAATACCATCCCAAGGTATCATCAAAATATATAAGGAGTGCATATCAGCATTCCGTTCAATCAACTCCAATGGACATATAGAACACAAGATTCCGACCAAGAAGAACCTGTCTATGCGGTTGGACAAGCGGCTCTACTCCAAAATGAGTATTGATGGAATATCGCTTTGCTCGGAGAAATCCAATCGTAGGGCAGTTGCCGAAATAGTCAAGTTTCCCCGACTGGTTGATTTGTTCAAGAAATTTCCGACCCAGGACCCACTCATCTTCAAGCGAGACGGCAAGTTCTACTTGTCCATTCCGTTTGATGCACCAGAAATTCCAGTACAGAACGACACCTGCATCGGCGTAGACTTGGGAGAGCGTAGGTTTGCGATTACCTCGGATGGCATCATGTTCAACGACAAGGAATACAATGCCCGTAGGCGTAAACTCCGCTACTTGAAGCGTTGCTTACAGAAGAAGGGAACCAAGTCTGCTAGACGGCATAAACGCAACTTATCAGTTAAGGAAATGAACCAGTCCACAGATATGTGCTATAAAGTTGCTAATGCAATTATTGAAATCACGGTGGATAGCTTCATCGTCCTAGAAGATTTAAGCAATATCAAGAAGAATACTTCCAAGTCCAAGGAAGGGTTCAAGAAGAAAAATCATAACCGTAGAATTGGGCAGGTTCCGTTCTACAAATTCAAACAAATCTTGTCATACAAGGCACTACTCAATGGAAAACGGGTAGAAACAGTTTCTCCGTTTATGACAAGCCAAACCGACTGCACGACAGGCAAGAAAGACGGAACACGCAAGAACCGAAGATTCTATTGCAAGAATGGTACCGTCCTTGATGCCGACTGGAATGGTGCAGTCAATATCGCTCAAAAGAGCAAACATCCTTTCTCGTTCAAGATGCCGCTAGACGGTACTCTGAAAACCTGGAAGGCAGGGTGCAAGTCAACCACCCAATCGTGTATCAGTCTCCCTCTGGAAACACCGGGAGCCGTACAAGCTCACCGCCTTTAGTCGGTGGGTAGTTGACCCGTTAGATTTTTGCTATATTTGCTGATATGAAACAGAGCTTATTTACGAAGTACTTGAATGACCTGCTCAATGTCGAGCAGTTTGCTGGTAAGGATTTTTGCCAGAACGGCTTGCTGGTCGATGCGACTGGAGACCCCGACCATAATATTGAGAAGGTTGTTACCGGCGTCAGCCTTAGGGATGCCTTGATTGAAAAGGCTATCGAGGCCAAGGCGGATGCTATCGTGGTGCATCACCCGAATGGTTTCTGGAATTCTATCAAGGACCATCGGCTTGTCGACCGCCACGGCAATTATATGCGAAAGCTCATAAAGGCCGGAATCAGCCTGTACGGTTACCACTTGCCGCTTGATTTCCACGATACTATCGGGAATAATGCGGTCATTGCCGCCTTGCTGAAAATGCAGGTCGCGTCTCGGTTCGGCTATGCCGACATAGGCGTTATCGGAAAGTGCAAGATTACCAAGGCTCGTCTCGAGTCGGTATTTCCTAAGGGCGTTATTATTGTCGGTACGCTCGACCCTAATGCCCGATACGATGTCGCTGTTTGCAGTGGCGCCGGTGGTTCCGAAATCGAGGAATTTGGAATTGGGAAGAAGCCGTGTGATGTATTCATTACGGGCGAAGTCCACGAATCTACGGTAATATATGCTCAGGAAAATAACATTACATTGGTAATTGCCGGGCACCACCGTAGCGAAGTTTTCGGGGTACGGGCGCTTGCTGACTTGTTTAACAGAACGCGCGGCATTCGCCGTGGAACTTTTATTGATATAGACAACCCCATTTAGGAGGAAGTATAATATGGCAAATCTTAAGATTCAAGTTAAGTATCTTAACGAAACGGTAAATAGAATCGGCTTCGACGCTGAAGGCAAAGGGGATTGGATTGACCTCTACGCTGCTGAAGCAGTCGAATTGAAGGCTGGGGAACATAAGCTGGTTCATCTCGGGGTGGCGATGAAGCTACCGGATGATTATGAAGCTATCCTCGCCGAACGTAGTTCTACATTTAAGAATTACGGCGTTCTCCAGACCAATGCTATCGGTGTTATCGATAACAGTTACAGCGGTCCGGAAGACTGGTGGAAGTTGTCGGTCTATGCTACCCGCGATGTGACTATCCCGGCTGGCGCAAAGATTGCTCAGTTCCGAATCCAGAAGCGTCAGGGGCGCGATATCGAAATTGCCGAAGTTGCTGACCTTGAAGGCAAGAACCGTGGTGGTTTTGGTTCTACCGGTAAGTAATTCAACAATTTGGTGCATTGGAAAGGGGCGCGTACTAGTTACGCGCCCTTTTTGATATGGTGAACTACGCACCGCCTAGAGGCAATGAGCTTCGCGTTAGTCCCGAATGGATGCCCGCGCCTTTAACCCCGATTTCCCCGAGGCGAGTACCTTGCGATACACTAATAGTTTATAAATTTTTACCCAATGTGTCAAGGGGCTTTCATATCACCGCCTAAAGATGGTGAGTTTTCCGCCTATACTCTATAAACTAGTCGATATGAATACGCTAGCTAATATCATCCTCGAATCTCATCTTGGCACCCGTATGCAGAACCTGCTGTACGAGGCCTGTTGCATTTTGGAAGCAACCAATATCAACAAGGACTACTTGTTGCATGTTGCCGGCTCGCCCGAGAAACTGGCTGATGCGAAAACCAAGGTCAACGAGGCTTGGGCGAATGCTTCCTTGGCAAATATTATTCCGGCGAAGCTGAACCAGAAGGTTCTTAATTTTACCTACCTGATGGAATTGTTGCAGCCCGGGTTTACCGATGGTGAGTATATTGCCCAGATTCACGATTTGGCTATCCAGCGTAGTCTGGAGCAGCGTTTTATTAACAAGGTTAATTCCGATACCGTACCTGAGCAGGCTAAGGCAATCCTTTATTCGGCAAACGCCGATGCGGTGCAGGCTGCCAAGACATATCCTGAGCTTACTCCGGAGCAGGAGAGGATATGGAATCGCGTGAAGGTTTACCATGAGTTTCCCGATGGGTTCCGGTGGGTCTATGCCGTGGATGATAATGGTTGCAAGATTGGGTATATACCGTCTGCAATTACTGCGATTACGATGCATCATTGCGGTAACGAACCGTCCAAGAAGGAAGGAAATGAATATTGGGAATTGCGCGATGCTCGAGGTAAGGCTTATTTGACTGTTATCTTGAACGATGACGGGGGCATCGAGGAGTCCAAGTCTTGGGGAAACCAGCTTAACAAGTATACGGATATGATTCGGCCGCATGTAAAATGGTTGCTGAAGGACCGTCAGGTAACTGGCGTAGGTGACCGGTACAATGTCGGCTATGCACCCGATAGGAACTTTGGTGTTAAGGATTTCGTCGGAAAGGATGATGAATTCGTTGACTATGTGGTTGAAAATAAGCCTCAGCTCATTGGTAAGGCGGAAGCCCGTGTGTTGTTCTTGAAGGGTGCGATAGACAGCGGTGTGCTTTCTGTGCAGGATTTGAAGAATGCTTATGCGGAAGGAATGACTATCTCCGATTTGGAGGATATGGTTCCCGCATTGTCTGAATATGAGGAGCAAGCAAGGTTTAAGCTACCTACTGACGAAAAGGGCTGCTCTGCTGGTTCAATATTTGGATTTAACTCATTTGCTGTATTGTGTGCCGCGTGTGGGGGGAACCCGTTTAATAAAGAGGAACTTATATCCCTGATTATGGAGGATAAGATAAGCCTTGAAGTATTTGCGAACTATGATGTTCATTTGTTGACCGATGATATCCAGGCGGCTTTTGTTAAGGCTAACCCCACTCATAACTTAAATGTCTTGCAGGAAATCGCGGCACAGGTTGCAAGTTTCACAATTTCTCCTACGACTATTGATGCTTTGTTTCCTGAAGCGAACGAGAATAGCAGCAAGGTAAATCTAGGTAATCGGTTGTATACTCTTTTGCGTTATGTGGAACAAGGTAATCCGCCGTCGAAGATGTATAAATATGCGGAGCGTTTATTTTTGACAGAACCTTCCATTCGTGTATTGGAAGATGTTATTCGGAGTTCGGCTTACGAATATGGGTGGAATTTGGATTCTGTCGGGTGCTTGCAGCGATGCATTAACATACTTCGTATTCACGATATCCCAAACCGTGTGGCCATTGTTACTCATTTAGCGGAAATCTTTAGTTCGGGTGACTTGGATAGCTTTAATGTTAATTCGAGCCATGTAGCTGAAATGGTGGCATCATTTGATTTAATAGATAACGAAGAATTGATTAGTGGGCTTGGACGAGGATTGAGCACGGATGTTTTGCTTATGGCGTTGACCGGATTGAGCGATAATACTGAATATGATGTTATACAGCATATGATTCATGTTATCGAGCGGATGAAAGGCCCTGAGTTCTTGCAGCAGCCGGAGATTTTAGGGAAGTTGACTGATTTTCGCCTAACTTGGGCTTTGATAAATATACATCCGGATAGCGAGGGTAGTGAGGATATTGCGATTAAAACTGCCAATCGCTGTTGTGCTATACTTTCATCAGGCCATAGTTCAAGCGACTTGAAAGGTTCGGCAAGAAGTATTCTCCTGCAGACTATGGGAAAGTTCCCCTCGATTATACCGGCGGTGTATGAAGAAGAAAAGGGTGACTTTATAAAGGCTATTGAAGCTGTAATGTCAAAGGAGAACTCCAAGGAAATAAAATCGGCTGGACTGTCTGAGCCGATGGTGGAAACTATAATCGATGCAATTGCAGGTATGGTCGAAATAAATACTGACCGCGACCGGAGCTGGGATTATGGGAACTCCCGGGAGATGTGTTGCGACGACTGGGAAAGGCTAGGAAAGTCATTGTGCTATATGGCAAGGCTGTACAGCATTCACCCAAAGGTACTTTGCGCGAAATGTCAGGAACGCTTGCCGGCTATGATAGAGTACAGGTGTAATGTTCCCGGCGCGTGGGATTTTTGTGAGGTTCCGTTTGAACAATGGGAAGCTGCATTTAGGAAATGGGGGTACAGATTCCTGCGCTATTATGTTCTCCTTATGCCAGATGACCAGTTTAACGAAAGTAAGTTCATTAGTGACTTCGTTGTGAATAAGTTGGCTAATGCTGATGAAGCAAATGGTGATATTGTTGATGCGATTGAAAGAATGCGGAGTGGGATTGGACCCGGGAAGATGAGCCGCATCGCAAAGGTTATGTCATATAAGATTGTCCACAATGAATTGCCGATGGATGAACAGCGGTTCAATGCGCTGTATCGGTTGCGTATGATTAATTCTGATGCTTATCGTGCATATATGAGCCGTATAAAGGAAGCTACTGGTTCCGACATTACGATTTCTTCGCTTGAAGATGCTGAAAACACGAACCGTATGATAAAGAGCATGACCAAGTACGACCGGATGCCGGATATTGTGTCGACAACAGTAAAATATCTGCTTGACTATATTTATGAACATCTCGGCGACGGAAGGCATACTTGGAGAGTTGACGAAGAGGCATACGAATATGTCGATGTCCTTGACTCCATAATGGGCAAGATTCTTTCTAAGTATAAGACCGGAATGGTTCCTTATACTATCAAGCGTCTATTCGATGATGGTTCCTTTGCGCGCATCGATGGTTTCAAGAAGGCTAACTGGGATGCTTGTAATACCCCGGGAAAGCCGTTGTCGAAATTTAAGTGCGATGCCGACGGTATTATGGAGGAGATTGCCGGTCAAATGCATGCTGTCCGCGATACTGTGGAAGAGATTGCGGCAAAGCCAATTAAGAAGCCGAGCGCCAAAAAGCGGGCTGTTAAGGCAACTCCTGTACCTAATTAGTTATTTTTTCGCTATATTTGTGATATGGCAAAAAAGAGTAACAGGGCTGCTAAGGCGTTCAAGACGTTGACCTCGGAGCCGCCGGTCACAAGTTACCCGTACAACAATAACAGGGTAATGATAGTTGACTGGGCCTCCCTGTCCTATCATATGTTTTATTCAATAGGTTCGGATAAAAACCGTGCCAAGTACGGTTTGATGAGTTCCGAGGGTGAAATTGAACTGTGGCGTACCAAGATGGTCACTAAGTTGATGGATTATGTCGCCCTGTTCAACCCGAAGCACATCATTTTTGCCCTAGAAGGCAAGGCCGCTTGGCGAAAGAAGTTTGTCGAGCGTTACTACGACGAGCATGCGGTAATTTACTGGAACTCGAGTGAGTATTATGTGCAGGCGGACAACTACCTCTACATGGTACAGAAGGCTACGGTAGGCGATGGGTATGCCATTACCAAGCTGAAGGCGTCAGACCGTCTGAAACTCGGGGAACTTTCCCACAAGTTACTTGGAAAGATGCCCCAGAAGCAGCACGATATGTTCTGGAAGCTGAAGCTGCCGAAGGGTCAGCCAGTGCTGCCATCCTACAAGGGTCACCGCGCGTCGAAACCATGGACTTTTTTCACTGATAAGAAGGTATGGGCTGAGTATCGTGAGCAGTTTGCTCAGGAACTTGCCCCCTTGTTCCGCGCCCGCGCCATCCAGTGTCTCCATGCTGAAGGTGACGATATCATCTATGCGGCCGCAACACAGCTTGCTGTGGAGAGCGATGATATCATTGTCATCACGAAAGACTCGGACATGACGCAGATTAAGTACTCCAATGTTAAGATTTTCAATCACCAGACCGATACATTCTCTACGCTGGATGACCCGGAGAAATATCTTGACCTTAAGGTCTTGATGGGGGATAGCTCCGATAACATCAACGGTATGGCGTTTGTCAACCCGAAGGATGGGTCATTTGCCGAAAAGCGGAATACCCAGCTTTCTGATGTAGGCGCGGCAGACCTCCTTGCAAACTGCCCGAATGTCTACGAGGCTGCGAAGAAGTACGGTTGGGATGACCAGTATATGAGGAACCGTACGCTCATCGACCTTTCCCGGGTTCCCCCTGATGTGACACAGGAAATCGATATACAGATGGACTTGACGCGCGAGCCTGACTTCGTTGCCGGATTCGAACGCCTGGAATTCTGGAATATCCCCGAGCGCATCCAGTCGACCTACCGGATTATGCAGACGAGCGGGTTTTTCGCACTGAATAATGTCAATACGACGAATATTTTGGACATCGCCGCATACAACAAGCAGAAGGAGGAATCCGCCCATGTACCTCTTGAAGTGGTTGATTCGGTGGCTACGGCGGAGAATTTCGGCCTCGAAGACGACCTTGATGTGAATTTCTGATATAGTTTCCTCGGTAAAGAGGAATTTCTATGCAGAGAAATACTAGACTAGCAGTCAATTGTTTGTTACAGGTGAAGGACGGGAACCGTCTGGATGTCGAGGAATGGTTGAAGTACCATATCGCCCTCGGCTTTGACACAATCTTCGTATGCGATTCCGGGAACCATACCTGGCTCGAGGAAGTATGCGAAAAGCTCAAGGACAATGTAGTTCTTGCTCCCCGGAGCGAAAACTGGAAGTACAAGAGCGAAATTATCCGTGACTATGTGTCCCGCCGTGAATATGAGGAATGGTGCATCTGTATGGATGAGCATGACTTCCTCTGGATTTCCCCGGGAAAAGCAAAGTCCATTCTCCAGTATGTTGAAAGCATCCCGAATTATCTCGCCGCGGTTACTTTCTATGTCAAGCATCTTTCTTCCAAGCAGCCGATGAGTTACCGTGTAGGTACGCAGATTGACTGCTTTACGCATGCCCGCCGTGAACCGGAAGGCTTTTTGCCGAAATACAACTGCTTGCCGAATGACGGCGTGACCTTGTTCCGCGTGAGCAACCAGTCGATGCCGTTGCGCGACCCGGTGACTCCGGTGTTGACTAACCGTTGGGGCGACTCCGAGTTCCGCCAGATGACCCCGAAGCGTTTCGCCGAGGAAACGACCACAAAGGTATTCCGCCCGACTGCGTATTCTGTCCGTATCTACCGGTACGGGATTCGCTCCGGTGTCGAAGTCGGTTTTGATGACAAGAAGGTCCCGGTCGGATTCGATATTGTTGACCTCAGCATGCAGAAGGCCCGCGACCAGTACTGCCATATCCCTGTTAATCCCGAAACAGAAACATTGTTTGCCAAGTCCGAGCCTCCGCAGGAACTCGCCGAAGCGGCACCTGTTCAGGTTGAATCCCAGGGGCTTCCGGCTGTAAAGACGCCGACCCCGGAAGAATACGAGGCTTTGGCTCTTCCGATTAGCCGTTCGACAATCGACAAGTTGATTTTCAAGGGCCAGTTCTTCGATGACATTCTCAAGCATGTGTCCCTCAGGAGCAAGGAATTCGACCGTGGTTTGCTTGAACGCGCATTCCAGGAAGAACGCCGGGCAATCATCGCATCTTCCTCTTTGTATACGGAAATGCAGGAACTGTACGACCAGGGCAAGACCGATGACGAGGTTAAGCGTACCTTGATGATTACCAGTGATGCCACATTTGAGCGTATGCGTCGTGCATTGCCGGTACTTGACATCGAAACCCAGTACAGTGCAGCCAATCAGGAAGTTGTCGGCTCCGATGTGGTATCTCCGGTACAGGTAGCCCCTGTTCAGGCTCAGCCGGAAAGCGCACCGGTGACACTCGCCGCTCCTAAGGTCGTCAAGACTAGCAAGAAGACGGCTGCCGTCGCAACGCCTGATGTTCAGGAAGAAGGTACGGAAGATATGCCGGATGCCGGATTGGTTGATGAATTCGAGAAATCCGAGGCTGTCGCCGTCCCGACGGCTGAGGAACTTGCTGCCCGTGAGGAAGCCGTGAAGACGGTTGACAATAAGCGGAAGAACAAGGGTTCCAAGAAAGGCTCCAAGAAGGGTTCCAAGAAGTCGGCTGTTGTCGCCGTAGAATCCGATGATGTTGATGTGTCCGATATCGAAGTCGGTATGGTCGCCAGTGATGAACCGGAAGGCGCCGTTGCGCCGCCACCTCCGGTAGCTGAACCGGAAACTGAACCTGTGACCGACGATGAACTCAACCAGGCCTTTGCCGGCTTGGAAGATACCGGCGACGACAATGTTCTTGCCGATGTGTCCATCGATGCCGTAATCGGAAACAACAAGTAGTGCTTATACGCATATTCTACAGAAAGTCGGACGTGCTCGTCCGGCTTTTTGCTATATTTAGTATATGAATAATCTTACATTGAAGAGCTGTGTCTTTAACAACTTCATGTCCTACGGGAACAATGTAAATGAGTTTACATTCCCTCGTGGCGTGATTTTGATGACTGCGGATAATGGAAGCGGTAAGTCTACAGTTATCGAGGCTATTTCTTATGCCTTGTTTGGTGAATCTTACCGTGGCGGCAACAAGGGAGACCTTCGTAATACCCGAAATACCGAAGGTACTCTCCGCGTAATGCTGGAATTTGATTGCGAGCGGGTTCCGGGCGAAGTAGAATCTTACCGTGTTACTAGGACTATTGCCCCGAAGGGTAGCGGACGGTTTGATGTTGATAAGTTTGAGGGGGAACGGTGGGTTCCCCAGAACAAGCGCGCCGGGTATGCCCAGAGGGATTTCGAGGAGAATATTCTTGGGTTCAATATGGTATTGTTCAAGAATACCATATCGATGAATACTCAGGAAAGTATCCCGTTCATGGAAATGAAGACGGCGGCCCGCCGTGAACTTCTTGAATCCATCATTATGTGCAACCACAAGCCTTGGAAGGAAGAGACTACCCGACGGGCATCGGCGGCTGCTATGGCATTCGACTTGGCGGCGAACGATATCGAGCGCTTCAATGGCGAACGCGGTCGTCTTGTGGATTTGCTCAAGACGATGAAGGAAGAGCAGGTTACTGCTATCGAGAATCTCAAGGCCGATATTCAGCAAAGAAAGGAATCGCTTGGTACGATTGCCGAGCGGATTCAGACACGCCGAAATGAATGCTCGACAATCGAACAGGGTATCACCGCTAAGCTGAACGAGATTGCTTCGCTCCGTGCACAACTCGATAATGCAAAGGTAGCTTCCGCTGCCGCCAAGTCAAAGTTTGACTCTGCGAACGCCGAGCTTGTGCAGAAGGCGACGGTTGTCCAGTCGTATGCTGACGAGTGTAATAAGGAATCCGGAATAGATAAAGAAATCCGGTCTATCCAGAATGCTTGCTCGGAAATCAATATCCTTGCACAGTACCAGCAACAGCTGACTGCTGCCGAGGCGAAGTATTCCGAGGTTCTCGCTGAATACGAGAAGCTCGGCGTGGCTTCCCTCAATATGACGGTTGCTAATCTCAAGGCCGCTATTGATGGGATGACCAATCAGATTCATTCCCATGAGACTCGCCGTAGTGTTTTGGCCAGTGAAATTAAACGGTGGGGCGATGAACGCGAGCGAGTTAAGCAGGAAGGTCTGTCTTTGGTACCGGGTAAGCTTTGCCCGACTTGCGGAAAACCGTATACCAAGGAGGACATGGAACCTCATAAGGTCGAGTTGCGTCGTCAGTGGAGTGAACTGAACAAAAAGGTTGAGGCTTGCCAGACTGAAGACAAGGACATCGAGTTAAAGATTGCCGACTTGCTCCTTGAAAGAGCTAGGCAGGACGCCGACCTTGCAAAGGTGAACGAGGCGCTCGACGCTGCCGCTAAGTACAATGAAGCGTATGTTGCCCCGGCAAAGGCCGCCGTTGATAATTTCAATCAGTCCATCGCCGCATCCGAGAAGAAGATTTCCGATACCGGAATTAACCCGGCCGAGTTCTCTTCCCGTCTCAATACGCTCAATGCTGAAAAGGCTCGCTTGCAGGAAGTCCGTGCAAAGTGGCAGGCTTCTTCTGCAGACTACCAGACCACATCCCAGGGTGTCGCGGCAATACAGTTTGAATACAATAACGCTGTAAATGCCGAGACTAATCTTGGTTCCAAGATTGCTTTGGAGGAGAAGTCCGTCGAAAATGACCGTAAGTCGCTTGAGGATAAACAACAGCGCATTCAGGATGACGAGCAGGAAATCGTTCGGGTTAACGAAAGTATCGCCAAGGATGAAGCTACGGTTGCCGCCGGTGTGACTAAGGAATCTGCTGCCGGTATGGCTAAGGTGGAACAGCAGATAAAGGATGTCGATGATAGTATCGCTGACGCTGAACGTCGGAAGCATGAGGCGAGTGACGATAAGCTTGCCTATGATTATATTGGTAAGGACATGTTTGCTGATGATGGTCTGAAGGAAATGATATTCAGCCAGTTCGTCCCGGAATTTAACAAGAGTGTCGAGATGAACATCCGCAAGATGAACTTGCCGTATACGGTCATCTTCAATACGGATATGTCGTTCCATTACCAGGCTGAACCCGGCTATGCACCGACTTACGATATGCTATCCCAGGGTCAGAAGCGCAAGCTTGGATTTGCTATCTTGATGGCATTCCGTGATTTCGTGTCCTTGGTCGGCAACTTCCGTATCAACTTCCTCTCGATGGACGAAGTTCTTGATATTTCTACTGACGATGCCGGTATGCGCGATATGCTCGATATCGTTCGCGATATGAATGAGGATATTGGCTGTACTCTTGTGATTACTCACAGGGGAAGCGTCGTCGCTGACAAGTTCGACTACCGCATAGTAGTGCAGAACGATGGCATGTACTCAACACTAGGAGAATTGGAGAAACTATGAGTATAAAGCAAGTTATCAATCCGCTGCCGATGGGTGGCATCTATGTGATATATTCTGCCGGCGCTATCTTCGAGAAGCCGGGTGAACGCGGAACGATGCATCTTATGGAGCATTTACTTGCTCATCTCTGGGATGACCGCCGGGACCTTTTCATGGAAAAGGCTTTTAGGGCAAACGCCTATACTGCAGATGACCTTCTTGTTTGCCATCTTACTGGCCCGGCTGATGACCTTGAAAAGTATGCGAAGGAATTCGTGCGCCTTATCACGGGTGGTCACGAACGCATTACCGAACCAATGTTCGATAATGAAAAGTCTACAGTACTTAATGAATATAGTGATGTGTTCGCTGACCCGATGCGTGGTGCTTTGCATAACGGATTCCGCAAGGCATACGGCATGTATACCGCTATCGGTGAAAAGAAGGATATCGAAGCCTTTACTTACGACAAATTTGCCGGTTATTACAAGGACCATTTCTCTGTACCTAACCTTGTGGTGTGGGTTGGTCCGCACGAAATTGACCTCGATGGTATCGTTACCGAAGCTCCGAAGTTCACCGCCGTTAGCGATGCGACTGATTTCGTTGAAAATCGTGATATTCCTACTGAGCCGGCTCCTATTATTGACAAGGTGATGGTGAACTGCTTCAGCAAGAAGGTGATTGCGAACGAAGACGCCAATGCCATGCTTCTTGCGACGCTGGCTTTGGGGAAGGGCTTGAATTCTCCGTTGTATCAGGAAATTCGCGAAAAACGCGGTCTTTCATATTACAGCTTTGCTGAATGTGAACGCATCGCGCAGAAGGCAACTGCATTCTTCTGTTCCGGTACCGATAAGCAGCGTATCGTCAAGAATCCGGATGGAACGGAAACGATAATCGATTGCCCGAAAGAACTTATCGGCGTCTACCATGATGTGTTCTCTAATATCGATAAGTATCTTACTAAGGAACGCTATGACTTGTCCATCAGTTTCTTGAAGAACCATCAAAAAGAAGAAGAAGCACTTCGCTTTATGAACTACGAAGACTTCGTTATCGACGAATTCAACTATGCGATTGACCCCCGCAAGGCAATCGAAGTTACCTATGAGCAGGTTCTCGAGGTCGCTCATAAGTATCTCGACGATGAAAACATGTTCTTCTATGTAGTGTAGTCTTTGCGGAAAGTTGGACCTGTGGAAGGGGCGGCTGGTGCAGCGATGCGCCGGCCGTTTTTCGTTGTTGGAAGTAGTTTCATAGGGTGCCGCTACATAAACTACCGAATTGCGAGGTGCTATATGGCCGAAGGATATGATTTCGAGAAATATTATGTGAACGAGAAGGTGAAGACCGAGGCGGCTATCAACCGTACCGGGGTAATCCTGCAGAATACTACCGAGCCTTCGGAAATTGCGACGAACAATGTCGTTTACTATGTAGCCTCCCTCTATGTGAAGAATGTTGGAAGTTCGGAATTTATTCAGCTGACCGGCGAAAACTGGCGGATATGCATTATTGAGGACCCGACTAAAGACGAATCCGAGCGCAGCTATTACTATCTCCGCCCGTGGCATCGGTTGGGGGAGGTAGCTAGCCTTGGAATTTCGGATACTTGGGACCCCAAGGGTTCGCGGGATGCGGTCTTTGAGTCTAACGATGCCGATACAGATTACCAGTATGCCGCCATAAATGATGCGGTTGGCGGAAATCCGGTACCGGTTACCGCTTTCCGGGCAGTATTGTATCCTCGTTATGAAACCGAGGTAAACGAGGCAGAAACCGAGCAGTCCTTTATGTCTACCGGAGTGTCTACTAAGCCGATAAATCAGGATGTCGTCCAGAATCCCAAGCTGATGCGGCTTATGTACGGGGCGCTCGGCCTACAGGGTGGTCGCTGGAAGGGTCTCCGTTGGCTCGAACGGATATGGGATAAAAATGGCGGAATGACGGACAATGCGGTCATACCGTATGACCGGTTTGTCAAGTGCATGAATTACCTTGCCGATGTCTGTAAGGAGAATGATGTCGGGTTCAGTGTTATCTATTATGACCAGACATTTGCCAAGGAAGTTACCGTAGAGGATGCTACCCGTGAGGAATACCGGGCTAATCGGGCCCGCGCTCGAGCCAAGCATAATAACTATAGAATTGCATTGGCAAATGCCGATATTACCCGCACTGATTTACCTACCCGGATGAGTTTTAACGAGGCGTATGGGAGTGGACTATCTAAGTTTCTTACCAAGATGAAGAATGAAGGGTACTTTGAACCTACAGGTAGTGCATTCGGTAATGCTACGGCACTGTTGCCTCCGGTGAAGACTGCCGTGCAGGCATTCTTCTATGACCGGGAAGAACTCGAGACGAATTTCTCTTCCTTGTTCCGTACGGTGATGGAAGGGGTTACCAATATCCCCTATGTCTGGAGATTTGTTGATAAGGATATCAAGACGGCGATTGACAATGCAAAGAACAGGTATCAGGAAACACCGAAATCGTCCGGACGGATGCTGTTCGACTTGGATATTGCAGTTGCCCGTTTGACGAATACGCCCGAAGCCGATAAAGTGCCTTATGCAATTCCACGAGCGATTCAGGAAACCGGCAATGGCGATTCGGGCTATAGCTTAATTGTCGGCATCCCGGGTGAAAGCTCTACCATGCTGACGGCTTGGTCTTCCGATGCGGGACACGATATCTATACCGGCTATAAGAATGGTAACAATTCAAGGGAAAACTTGCGCAGAAAGAACTTTGTCACTACGAGCGCATCCGAAGTGGTGGATTACCTGGTAAATTCCTTTAACGACCAGGTAGATGCCGGGGCGATAACGGCACCTAAAGTCGACAAGATTTCCGCTGTCGATGGAAAAGTTACTATTCCTCAGGAGTTGCAGACTACCAATCCAATATTCTATAGCTGGGCTGCTTATACTGCTGCGTTCATGAATATCATACGATACTACGGTAATAATGGCGAGCAAATTGACGCTACAACCCTATTTGCAAATTGTTTTACTTCCAATGGTATATTCGGAACGAGTAATAATAGCGACTGGTCAAGCCGCTGGTTGGCGGTATCCCTTGGTATCATACCGGAGGCTGTAACTGAATTTAGCGGGGAGTATGACATTATCTCTTGGGAAAACGGGGTGGTTACCGGTAGCAAGGCATACAGCGATATGTTCGAGCCGCAACTGGCTGATATGTGGCGGGACATAACCACATTGCCCTATGAAAGTTTCGGGATGGTGATGGATGCGGTGTCCGCAATGCGCCGTGCGTACAAGCAGATGAATCGCGCGGTAGCTACACGGATTCTGCAGATTGGGCCTGCGCGGGCGTTCAAGGCGGCCATGAAGCTGGATGACCTGTCCGATGATTTCAACGAGTTCGCCGATGTATGCGATAAGCTTGTTTGGTATCAGCGGCTGGTCGAGGAATCGCCGTTCACTAATAAGTCTACAATTCCTGTGGGGAATAACCCGACACTCACTTCTTCGTTCCCGGCGCACTTCATGTTCCCCGTACATATGTATAAGCGTGTGCGCGTGAAGTATAAGAATTTCTGGGGACGCACCCGTCACCGTATGCAGAAGCGGTCGATTGGTGTCAGGTGGGCTGAAGTGACCTTTACCGATGCATCGGTATTCAATGAATATCCGGTGATTAACGATTTCCACGGTGAATCGGTGGGGTATTCCGGTAGTTACAGTATCGACGGGCAGAATATTTTACTGGATGAGCCATTGCCGTCGAAGGTGGTTGATGCAGGCGAGGGAATGGTGCAGTTTGCCTCGTGCAAGGTGCATGTCACAGTAAAGAATGATGTTCTGCTTGAGATGGACGAGGGCGCCGTTATCGCGGATATTCCGGGTGCAATCCAGTCCATCAAGATTCCTCTTCCTCCGTCACAGCCGGATGGTTCTCGGGAATCGGTCGAGATTCAGTACAAGATGCCGGGTCTCCCATATGATTCCGAAATACGCAAGCGCGCTTTTGTCGAGTACGGTTCGCTGAGTCAGGCATCGTACTTCGAGGCGGTGCGAAATACCGGTTCGGATGATGAGAAGCACGAAGGGTGGAAGATTTTTTACCCGTCTTCTGCAGAAATTTCTGCAATGCGCAACGGCATCGGGGTCCACGACAAGGTGGCAATGCTGTTGTCTATCCTGAAACACGAGTTTGGTGATAGCCGGGTCCAACTGACCGAAACCCGTCGTTCTATGGAAGACCAGGAGAACATGTGTACCGGTGGCCCGGAAAGCGCGTTCCTATCTTGGCACAACTATGGACTTGCCGCGCAGATTCTTATCCTCAAGTCGGACGGGAAGACTCCGCTCGAAAAGGATGATGAGGAAGTGAAGCGACTGTCTCAGGTTGCCCGGGCGTTTACCGAGGGTTGCCTTGATGGTAAGTTCGGGCCTCCGTGCAATGTGGTATGGTGTGCCCGTCTTGCCGTGGGACCGTCATTGTTCGACTGGGAGTTTCTCCCGATTGGAGTTGGCCACAAGGATGCCCCGAAGTTCCGCAATATTCTCATTTCGCAGTCCGACCCGGTACATGAACTGGGATATGTCGACGTGGATGGAGGAAATCTTGTAAAGAACACGGTTCCGTCCGGTAATGTCCCGTATGTTCTTGCTTCGTCTCCCGCGTTGGCTTCGGCGGAGAAGCACGGTGGGCACCGGTTCATGAATCCGAGGAATATCAGGAATTTCGAGCATATCGAGGATATCGTACTTTATGACGCTCGTGAATATGTCGACCTAATCAAGCTCAAGATGAACGCTAACGGTACTGCCCGACCGGAATCCGGAAGTATTTACGATTGGAAGGCGCTTAATCCGGTGGCGTGTGAACAGCTTATCCGTTATTACGCGATGGTCGGGAGTATTTCTGCATCGAAGGCTCTGCTTGCTGGCGATTTCGTCGAGCGTTACCTCCCGATAGAGGAACAGTACTACAATTCTAGCCCTGTTGATTATGTCAAGGGTATGCTTGGCGAGAATTATGCCGATGCCCGTATCTGTACTTCACGGGATGGACGGTCTTCATACATTACTTTGAGCGACGGCATTCTGCATGTGAAGTCCTTGGATGCATATCCGAACAATGCGCCAACTCGTCTGGATATTCACAAGCAGCAGAAGGTGGATGCATCCCATGTCACTTGGGGTATATGGGAAGACGGCGTGTTTTATTCGGAAGAAGAACTTGCTGAGATGGGTAGGGAAATCCCGTATATCGATTCCGAAGTGCCGGTAATTGCCGGATATGTCAACGGCGAGGCTACTGAGGGTGAGGCCGTGTACTTGCATCAGGTGGTCGCCGCGAAGATACATAAGCGCTTTGGTGAAATCCGTAAGCTATTCGAGGACTTCGGTGGTGCTCTTATGTACGACCGGGTTGAGGACGGGCCGAATGCGTCTATGGCCGATATGCTGGAAAACGAGTTCGGGCTGATTGCCGCTCAGGACCTCCTCCCGTTCGACGACCTCGACACTATGCTTGACGGGATATTGAGGGATGCCGGAAAGACTACGGGTGTTCTTGGGGAGACCGGGACCATTTACGAAAAGGTCGTGGACAATGCCCAGATATCGGGTTTCCGCTATGCTTCCCTTAAGAAGGAACATCTGCATATCAGGGATTTGCCGACGGCGAACGACGGGAAGACACTGTATGACCTGATTCAGAAGGGTCACGGGTATACAGCGAACGACATCGTATCTCGATAAACTATCGAAAAATGAGTTTAGGAGGCTGTGATGTCCGCCCAGGTCATATTGAAGAAATACACCGGGCTCGATGGCGAGTTCGGTACCGTAGTGAAGAGCCTTGGTATCAAGAGGGTGGATACCGCTGTACCTTCCGTCTATAGTTCCAATAATTTGGGTGGACGCCCGATACCTTCCGATGATGCGAGCGAGGCGAAGTATTACTCCATCTACCGCCCGGATGAACCGGATTGCTGGAACTACTCGATGGAGTGCGTGTTCAAGGTGCACTTGATTAAGGCGCCCGATATCCAGCTCAGTAACCTATGCATCTATCCAATCGGGGAACCTCCGAAGGACCGTTCCAAGGCGCCGCGACTGATGGTCGGCAACTCGATTTCCTATTCTAAGCCGACGAACGCGAAGAGTCTGAAGGCTGTTCATGACATTTGGGATTACAGTAAGGAACACCCGTTCTATCTTACGGTCAATGGCCTCTATGGTCAGGTCGTGAATCCGGCCGAGGGAAAGACTGAGTACACCGTTGAGTACAAGGACTGCGGGTACGGTAATGTCGTCTATCTGGATGGAGAACGCCAGCCGTCCGTTCCTGTTGCAGTCAGGAGCGATGCTTCTGATATCACCATCCGGTTCAAGGACCGTACATTCGCCGCAAAGACGGACGACCCGAAGCGTCGCCTGCTTGATTTTGTCGACCCGATTACTGGTAAGCTGATTGACTCCAAGTATACCCGGGTGATTCGTCAGGCCGACGCGCACGGCGATGGCGGTGCGATTGAGTTGCTCGTGAAGACTTCCGAGTGGAACCTTATGGAGATATTCCCGGGTGGTCTAATCTACAAGATTCAGGCGGACCAGGAATATGACTACGAGGGAAGCGGCTATATGGTCTACTGGCTGAATCTCTATGGGCAGAAGGCCGGGTGGAACGCTGTGTGCGATACCACGATGGCGACTGATGTCAGCTATGTTCCGAACCGTTGGTTTAAGAGCGTATATGATGCGACCGATGGCACGGTAGCCGAAGTTCCGGCAAGCCGTCCGTTCGACAAGGCGGCCGTTTATTCGACCGTCGAGGTGAAGTGTGGCGAAGATGGGATGCCGTGCTTCTATATCAATGGCGTCCGGCGTCCGACCCTTATGTTCGACCTGAACAAGGTGTACCATTTCATTAACAAGGATGGTGACCGCTATCCGTTGCGCTTCATTGGAAATCGGTATGCTCCGCTCGCTAACAATGTCGACGATGTTATCACGGATGGCGTCGTGGTGCTACACGGCGGGACTGCTCTCGAGGAAATCTTCGTGAACCCGGAACTCGTGCTTAAGTCGGGCCGGTGCATCGGTGCATATCAGTGTGTCTGCCATCCGGGTTTGGGCAATGTCGTCTACGAGCACCCGTTGGATATGTGCGGTAACTACAATATGTGCCGTGTTGGTGGCGGTATTTATAATCCGTTGCTTGCCGGCGAGAGTGACTATGTGTATTTGCAGATGCAGGTAAGTGGGCTTTGTGAGCCTGGTTCGGCGGCTCCGGCTTTTGAAATTGGATATGATGAGACATAATTTCCGAGAAAAAACTCGGACGGCTATGTGAACTACGCACAGCATGAAGGCTGCGCGCTTCGCGATAGCCCCGTAGGGGCGCCCGCGCCTTGGACCGCCGTTCCGGCGGCGAGAATTCTTTTACCTTCGGCAAGAATGTTGATGGCGGCGTTGAAGTCCCTGTCGTGGGAAGTGCCGCATTGCGGGCACTTCCACTCCCGGACATTCAAGTCTTTAACAACTTCATTCCTGAAGCCGCAGTAGTGGCAGATTTGCGAGGAAGGGAACCATCGTCCGACACAGACGATGGTCCTTCCATACCATTCAGCCTTGTATTTCAGCATATTCAGGAATATTCCCCATCCGGTGTCGTGCTCGGACTTGGCAAGGTCGCCTTCGGCGACCTGCCTTACATCCAGGTCTTCGACTGCAATCGTTTGGTTCTCGCGAATGAGTCGGGTTGATAGCTTGTGGAGGAAATCCTTGCGTTGGCTAGCAATGTGCTCGTGAAGGCGGGCGATGCGCTTGCGCAGCGCCTCGCGACGGGCAGACTTGCTCTTTTTCTTTGAAAACGCTTTCTGGAGGACCGCTAGGCGGTACTCGGCAAGTTTCATATAGCGCGGGTTGGCGACGGCCTCGCCGTCGCTCGTCACGCAGAAGTCCTTGAATCCGAGGTCGATACCTATGGCATAATCGGATTTTGGGAGCGCCTTCGGCGCTTCCTCCTCGACCAGTATCGAGGCGTAGAACTTTCCGGAACGCGACCGGCTTACGGTCGCGTGCTTGATATCCTTCTCGCTCCAGTCGATATCCTTATAGTTCTTGAACTTGACGAAGCCGATTTTCGGCAGGCGCAGCCTGCCGTTCTCGATTCGGATATTTTCCTTTGTTCGATAAGTGGTATAGGAATCGCGGTCGTGATGTTTGGCTTTAAACTTCGGAAGGCCGACACCATCGGCCTTCCTCTCGAAGAAGTTCTTGAACGCAGCGTTCAGGTTGAGGACTTCGCCCGTTAGGGCGTTGCTATCGACTTCCTTCAAGAACGGAAACTTGGCATAGTAGTCGGTAGGTTTCGTCCGGCACTGTGTGCCGGTAGCCTCATACGACTTCAAACGGGCGTCCAGCATGCAGTTGTACACCTTGCGGCAGCAGCCGAAGGTCTTGCCTAGCAAGACCGCCTGCTGCCGGCTTGGATATAGCCGAATGTTGTATGCCCGTTGAAACATGTCTTAAATATATACTATTCTAGCTGTTTATGGGAGTGGTTTTTTATCTAACTGCCTTAAGGCGATGAGAATTCTTGTGGCTATTATATAAACTTGCTTTCAAATCACCCCGATGGCGGGAATAAAAAAGGATGAATATACCATGGATGCGTCAGTAAAAGGGAATATGAGTGAATCTATTTTTGCTCTCGAAGATTCCAAGGACCTCTTTGAGGCCATCGGCGGCATGAACGATGACCAGAATTTTGGCAACAATGGCGGGCTTCCGCAACCGGACAATACGGAATATGGTGTCGATGACATGCTTACTGTTATTCCGGGAAGCACGGACCCGTATGCTGGACAGTCTGTTACGGCAAAGCAGGAACCGACCGCTGAACAGAAGCGTTTCGTTCTCGACAAGTTTGCCGAACAGATGGAAAAGAACCATTTGAACGAAGTCAACAAGGAAGCTATTGATACCTTGTCGCCTATCGTTCAGGATATGGCAGGCTCTTCTATCAATGTGAACCAGTTCCTCAATGATTTGCAGGACCAGGCTTTCCAGCGCATTAGCGCACAGAATGTTTCTGAAGCTCAGCCGGGTGGCGCTGTTCCGGAAGACGACGGTTTGGCCGGTCAGGGCGATGTTGGCGCACAGCAGCCGGGTGCAATGGCTCCGGTGACTGACCCGACGGCTCTCGGTCCGGGCGCTCAGGAAGCTCCGGGTGGCATTCCGACGGAACCGTCCCTCGATGCCAATGTCGGTGACCCGAATGCTATGGGCGGGCCAGATGGTCTCGGTCTTGATGGCATTACGGATAATACTGACCCTGCCGGTCTTGACAGCTTTGGCGCTGAACCGGGTGCTCCGGCAGGTGGTGACCTCGGTCTTGATGGCATTACGGATAATACTGACACTGCCGGTCTTGACGGCATTGGTGGTCAACCGGGCGCTCCGGCAGGTGGTGACCTCGGTCTTGATGGCATTACGGATAATACTGACACTGCCGGTCTTGACAGCATCGGTGGTGAACCGGGTGCCCCGGCAGGTGGAGACCTCGGTCTTGGAGGCCCCGGTGGTGGAAGCGCTCCTGCCGAAGGCGGCGATGTCGGTTCAGTTGAAGGTGGTGCAAGCGGCAAGGATGATGACATCCTCGGCGGCTCTAACCTCGACAAGATGAGTGATGACTCTTTTGGCGGCGATAGCGCAGATAAGAAGAGCGAAGACAAGGGTCCGAGTACTTCCGAAGATGACGACGATGACGCCGCGTTCGAAGCTGAAATGGCTCAGAAGATGCCGATTCTTGAATCTCTCCGTGAAAAGTACATGGACGATGTTGCTCAGGAACGCGCAAGCGCTGCTCTCTGTGAGTTCGTCCAGCGTCGGCAGATGGAGAAGAAGGCTAAGCTTGAAGCACAGTCAAAGGCTTTTGCTGCTGAACAGGTCAAGTTTGAAGCTGCTGCTGCTACGATGCGTAACGAACTTGGCAGCAAGGTTGGGAGTCTCATTGCTGAAGAGTCCAACAAGCGCGCCGAATCCATTTTGGAAAATGCTTCCCGTGCTTACGCAAATGCACAGAAGCGCAAGGCTGATGCCATGATGGTTCATCCGAAGCCGGTTCAGGTGGAAAGCGCAGCTATTCCTGATTCATTGAAGGCCCAGCTCGAATCCATCTCTAAGGATTACCACGCTACGGTCGCTCGCGAAAACAGCGCAAAGGCCGAAGCCGCCCGCGCAGCTGCTCCGGCTCCGAAGCTCGAATCTCAGCAGGTCGCCCCGAAGGCTGCTCCGAAAGCAATGACGGGCAAGCCGAAGACGATGCTTGAATCCCAGCTCGCTGGAATCTTGGCCAGGCACTAATTAAGATTAACCTCCTATGTTGATAGAGGGAAGGTCGAAAGGCCTTCCCTTTTTCGTCGGTAATATAGTTTCTGGAGGGAAAACTGAATATAAACTCTGAAATAATAAGGAAGTTTGGCTATGGGACATTTCGATGGCAGGCTCAAGGAAGCCATAACAAATGCTGTAGAAAAGGTAAAGGATAAGGTGTTTTACGAATGCCTTAAGGCTCATGGCTTTTATGATGTCGCCGACCCGGACAACGGATTGAAGGACTGGGAAAGGGCGAGTGTTCCTGACTATAATCAGAGCCGTATGACGGCCCTTGCGGAAGCTATAGCTGATATGTTTGCCAACATATTGGGAAACGATGAATACGGCATCTTGACCGTTGCGATGGAAGGTATCGTGAACAAGTTGGACCTCCGTTCTTCCATGACGGCATCCGAAATGGATGTGGTTGGCGGTGCTGTTGGCGGCTTGACATTTGGAGCAAGTGAGGGCGCCCGTCAGTCGATATCTTCTGCGGTCGCTGCCGCGATGGGTGGCAACAAGTTTGACCCCGATGTGATACCTCCGATTTCCTTTGGTCTTAGCGGGCTTCCGTTTTCTCTTTCCAATATCTACAAGCCCGGGATGCTTTCTCCGAATTATGACTTCCTCTATGAATGGGAACCCGAGAAGCACGATGGATTCTATGCGGTCGGAAACGAGTTGTATCTCGGTCCGGGAATCCCAATAGCGCTCGGGGGGACCGCGAAGATTTTGATTTTGCGTTCCGTGTTTGGTGTGCCTAATGTCGACAAGAAATGTCAGCCTGAAGGAGATATTGAGGGTGGGCTTACGCTTGAGCAGTTCGGCATCATCCAGAAGGTGATGGATATGAATGCTAGCGAAGCGCTGGAACTCGATGAGGTCAAGGAGTTCAAGCTGAACGACAAGCAGATGCGGGCTTCTTATTATAGATACATCCATTTTATCCTTTGGGGTCCGCTCAGCAACCAGAACAACTGGGGCTACTTGCACTGGGGCGCGATTGTGAACAATGCCTGTCCTGAACCGGTGAAGACGGCGGTCGCATCTTACTTGCGTACCGAGGGTCTTGCTATTGACCCGAACATCAATCCGGAAGCGTTCGCGATTTGCCACTGCTTGAATGCGGGTATGGCATATCATATCGGTCGGGATACCCCGGTGACACTTGTCGGTCTGGACGGGCAGAAAGTGACTGCGTACAACAAGACTGAACGGCAGACCATTCCGTGTGTGAAGGGTGTCGCCGAGCAGTATCCGGGCGTAAAGAAAGATTCGAAACTCGCTAATCTCCATTTCACTCTTATCGCCGATATTTTAGCTCACCTTACAAAGGGTTCTTCTGAGAACGACGAAGCGTTGCGCAAGCGCAGGGTGGCCGAGGCGAATCTCATCTATAATTATGTCGGACTACCAACGATTACCTACGGCGACCCGGTAGGTAAGTACAAGACCGAGTTGCTTGGGCGGGCTGCCGCGAAGCGCGGATTGGTTAGCCTGATGACTTCTAGGCTCTATGCCTACAAGAACGAGGTGGCTAACTTGGTTTCTGGCGCTGACATCAGGATTATTTATCAGAACAAGGATATTGACCCGAATAAGAACATCCTGCAGGAACGCACTAAGGATGTGCTCAAGTATGCCGGCGCTCTTGCTGGCGTGAAGACGATGCCGATTTCTTCCCTTTACCGTCCGCCCGAGAAACAGGGCGCTACTATGGCGGAGAACTGGCATTCGGGCAACCGTATTCATTACGGCCCGGCAGGAACTCAGGTCAACAGTGTCTATGTGGATGACGCCCGTAAGCACCCGGGTAGCAAGCCGGGGTTTGTATCGGACGAGAGATTCCGGGCAGAGACGAAGGCCGCGATGGTGAAAAAGTGCAATGAATTGTGCGCGGCAGGGCAGGTCGTTTCTCGACACTGCTGGGATTATACTAAGGTACAGGCCGTCGATATTTCGTCAAAGCAACTGAAGGTCGAATTCAAGTATTCCGAGGATACCCTTATCCGTCTTGGACAGGTGTTTCTGATGTTGAAACAGCAGGGCGTTCTCAAGAACTATATAGCTCCGGATGGACTGGGTTCCCCGGGAGCAAAGACGGGCGAACCGGCGTTCCACATCGAGGTGTGGACATCGGGAAGCGGAGCCGCAATCAATTTGCCTCTCGCCAAGGAAGACCCGGCGGCAATGTCACCTACTGATGCCGACCAGGTTGCAGATATGGCCAATCCCAATTTCATGAGTATCCCTGCTCTGGATGCGGTTTTCACGAAGGATAGTGTAGCAAGGGGAAGGGAAGGATAATATGGCTGAACTGTATCGCAAGAAAAAGGAACTTTTCGACAACATCGTGTATCAGGTACTCGTCAAGCGCCTTACCGAGCCGGTCCAGGAGACCGATGCGTTCGGTATGGGTCATGTCGACGAGGTTGGGAACGAGACCAATGACCAGGAGGATTGGTCTTATACCAAGCTGGATAAGCTCATTTTCGATATCCGTTCCCTTATTGGCAAGAATATCGGCTCCGTGGTTAAGGATTCGTTTGAAGGCGTCGACTTGATGAAGCTGATGAGTAAGCCGATTGTCAAGGATGAATACTTGAACAAGTTCGCGCCGGTTCTCAAGTTGGTTGAGGAAACCTCGTATCTTCCCGATGCATACCGCGGGCAGGTCGGCGGGCCGCAGAATGAAGTCGAAAGCGGTATGACGATGGAACAGCGAATTTCGTTCGCGCTTACCGTGGCGACTGCGATAATGTCCAGTATGCTCAAGGACCGGATTGTTTCCGATAGCGAATTTGATGAAGAAGTTCTCTTGAAGACCGAGGGTACTTTCGGTGTGCGTTCCATCGGCGATTATAAGGAGGTAATCGGATACCTCCGTACGGCCGGCTTGTCCAACGGTAGGGAAATAACCAACGAGGGTTTGCGCTTGGCGGCCCGCTTGGCAAAGGTTTTCGTCGATAATGGGCTAGTCTCTAACCGAGGCGGTGGTATCAACAATCAGGGCGGAAGCTGGGTGGAGATATCGCATGTCGGTTAGAAGTTACAATGGACAGCCGTTGTTTACGGTCGGGTTTGGCGATTTCGCTTCGGTAAGCGAGAGTGGGCTATTGAACAAACGCCTTCTTTCTCGAAATATCGAAAACCCTGAATTGAAGAAGTATTTCATAAACTCTCGGAAGCCATCGTTCGCCGTGGTATACGATGATGTAATAGTTTCTTATGGCGGAAGGTAAGGTAGAGCATTATGTTATGGCGACAGAACAAACACCCTGACACTGTAGGCGGACGGATTTTGACCCATCCGCGTAAGTATGGGATGGGCAATCCGAAGGGTGAATACTTTGACCGTGCCTTTAACAGGCAGGAAACCGAGCGTCAGGTAGAGCTCGCGAGGAACTTGGTCGGGCAGGGCGTGAACCAGATGATGTTCCCCAACGGGATTTCCCCGGACGGGTACAGTTCGTTCACTCCGCTCGTAGGCATTTCGGACCGGAACTATGACCCGGATGCCGTGCATAATGCTATTGCAGAGAACCAGGCGAATCTTTACTGGAAGAAGAATGTCGAGCGCGCGCTGAAGTACAATACGGTCGCCGGGCGTTCCGAGGTGAACGAGAGCCTTATCCAGATTTGTAACGAGGCTGTGTACGAGGACGAGAACGACGAGATTTGCACACTGCAGATTTCAAAGGACGCCGATATTGGCGAGGCCACTCAGACTCGTATGCACCGTATGTTCCGCCGGACTGTCTTGACGGAGTTTCTCAATTTCTATGACGACGGCGACAAGTATATGCACTACCTGTTGGTGCATGGCCGTATCTTCTTTGAAGTTTCCTATGACGAGAATACGGGCAGCATCAAGGGTGTCCAGATGTTGCCCGAAGAGAATATGATTGTGGTCGTGCAGGATAACCTCATTATCGGTTACCGGCAGATGCTTACGGGTGCTATCAGTATGCACACGGGCGGCAAGAACTATATCGATTACTCGCCGAATCAGATACTTTATTCTTCCCTTGGTATGAACGGTCCGGGTGGTATCAACGACCCGCGTAGTATCCTAGAACCTGCGATTAAGCCGTATAACCAGTTGAACACTATTGAAGACAGCGTGGTTATGTACCGAATCCTCTGGGGTTCGGAGAAACTTGTCCTCAAGGTCGATACTTCCGGTATGCCCAAGGACAAGGCCGAGAAGTTCATGAAGGACCAGGCAAAGGTGTTCAGCCGCAAGATTGACTATAACTCTATGACGGGCGAGGTGACGAACTTCGGCAAGGTTATCGGGTTGTCGGAACACTTCATCATCGGTCTTTCTCAGGGTCGTACGGGTTCATCTCTCGAAAGGATGGCCGGTGGCGACCAGCTTGGGAACATCGATGACCTCAAGTTCTTCAAGAGGAATCTTGTAAACTCCCTTATGGTGCCGCCGGGAAGAATTACTTGCCTTGCTGGCGACAGCCAGACTTACTCTCAGGGTAAGATTGGCGAGGTTACCGTGGCGGAAATCTCGTTCGCACGATTGATTCAGAAGTATCAGCGCCCGATGCGCGCTATCTTGCTCAAGCTGTTCTTGATGGTTCTCGATACGGACCGGAAGATTGCCGACAGGTACAAGTTGCCAATCAATTTCCGCATCAAGTTCAAGCGAGCAAACGGCTTCAACGACTTCATTGGTGCCGAAGTGTGGAATACCCGTCTCGGTATCTTCACGCAGATGATGCAGCACACGAGGTCCAAGGAGAATCCGAACGGTGTGCTCGCCAAGGAATTTGCTCTCCGTCGTGGGCTTGGCCTCAACGATGCCGACTACTTGGAGAACAAGGAATATCTCCGCCGTGAAAAGGCCGAGGAGATGGGCGAAGGCAACGAAGGCGGCGAAGGTGGCGGCGATGCCGTTGCCGGTGGTGGCGGCATGGGCGGCGGCATGGGCGGTGGATTCCCTCCGATGTAACCGACTGGAAATATTGAAGGCTCCCGGGTTCGGGAGCCTTTCTTGTACGGAAAATGGGCTGAAATCACCGTGAATGTTGTTGATTTTGGGTTAAAATCAATTTCAATGCACGTTTTTGCGTTTTTTAAAAACAGCTTTTCAACAGTCTATAAACAATATGTCAGAAGTCTAAGAGAGTTTGAGTCTCTCCCTGGCGGTAGGGTTACCGTACAGGTCAGACGGTAAACCCTATTTCAAAGGAATAAGAAAATGACACCTAACCAGTCTACATCTTATACCCGCAAATGGTCTGCTGTTCTTAACAGCAACTTGGGTCGTAAGATTAATACTCGGACCGAGGCTTCTGTTCTTGCTACCTTGATGGAAACGCAGAACAAGCTCAACCACGGTCAGTTGTTCGAATCCGCCAATGTCAGCTCTGATGTTGCCCAATATCAGCAGTATGCATTGCCGCTCATTCGCCGGCAATTCCCTGAATTGTTGGCTATGAATACCGTTGCCGTTATCCCAACGACAACTCCACATGGGATTTATTTTGCGTTGCGTTATCTTTATGATAACGAACCGCTTAAATCCACAGCATTCCGCTTCGGCCAGAAGCAGGAAATTGGGTATGATTTGGTCGCAGACCATACCGGTTTCGCTACGACTTTCAATCCGTGGCGTACTGCCGCTGGTGAAATGTTGAGTAACTTCTCTGAAGGTACTCAGGAACGCACCGGTCTCGCTTACCCGTACGGTTCTTCTTACGGTCAGCTCTACAACAACTTTGGCGGCGACACGATGGATGGCTCTGATGAACTCGGTGCTTATGCATACAACATCAAGAAGGCCAGCATCAAGGTGATTTCCGGCGCTATCCGCGTTGGTACTCGCGCTATCAAGAGCCATTACACGCTCGAACTCCAGCAGGATATGGCTGCTGCTCACGGTCAGGACGTTGAAGCTCTCTTGCTTGAAGGTCTCCAGTTCGAAATCCAGCAGGAAATCGACCGTGAAATCCTCATGGCTATGGTGATGGTCGCTCAGAACGAAAAGCTCGGCGGTGAACGCGTTATCACTGTTGACCTTTCCAAGACTGAATCCGGTCCGGCTAAGGGTCGTTGGTCTGCTGAAAGCATCGCTTCCGGCATCGTCAACACGCTTATCGCTGTGTCCCGTAAGATTTCCTTGACAACCCGTATGGGTTGCGGTAACTTCGCGATTGTGTCTCCGGATGTCGCTGCTGCTATCGCTACTGTCAACACCGGTATCTACAACCCGGGTGGCTACCTCGGCACGAATGTCGACTTCCAGCCGGCCGGCGGTGTCGCTGACGCTGGTACGCTCCTCAACGGTCAGATTAAGCTCTACCAGGATATCTACGCAAATGCCTCCTACGCTCTCGTGGGCTTCAAGGGTGGCCGCCAAGGTGAATCAGGCATCATCTTCATGCCTTACATCCCTTATATTTTCACGAAGACTGCGGGGCAGGAAGATGGTTCTCCGCGCCTCATCGTCAAGAGCCGCTACGCTATCGTGGCTAACCTCTTGGGTGCCGGCCAGTTCTACCGTCTCGTCCAGTTCCTCAACGTCAACAACCTCATTACGGGTATCGACCTCAACGAAACTCCGTGGCAGAGCAATGGCTCCTTCAGTGGCGACAGCCTTGAACCGGGTCTTGAATATGTTGTTGACCAGAACGACCCGATGGTCAATGCTCCGGGTGGCTTGAGCTTCGAAAACAAGCGCTGGTAATCAATCCAGTCTTGAAATAGAAGACCTATTAACGCAAGGTGCAGAGAAATCTGCACCTTGTTTTTTATTTATGACCGCTGACCTGCTATCTTTGTGAATATTATACCACAATATACTAATATATTCTGGCCTGCTATTTTGGTAAGGATGTCTATATAATTGAAAAATATTTATTTTTCTATTGACTTTTTGATTTACACATACTATATTTGTAAAAAAAAGGAAGTTAAATTATGAAATGTTTAATATGTGAATCTAACGGAAAAAACGTTGAATACGAAAAAACAAGTTCATTGGGTACCCATTTGTGGAAAACGCATAATATGAAACCGAAAGAATATTATGATAAGTATCTTGCAGGTCCAAATGACGGAAAATGCGCTGAATGCGGGAAACCTACATTGTTTAGAACTATTGGGCAGGGATATTTGGAATTTTGTTCTAAACGTTGTTCCGCCAAGCATATTGCATCTGATTCTGATAGAAATGCACACAAAATTGCTGCATACAATAATACAATGCGGGAACAATATAATGTAGATAATTGCGCTCAATTGGTAGAAGTAAAGGAAAAACGGAAGAATACCATGCTTGAGCGTTACGATGTCGAATATTATTCGCAGACGACTGAATTCGTTGATAAGTATCACCGAACTAACATGGAGCGAAGGGGGGTGCCGAGTGTACTGTCGTTGCCCGAGGTTCGTGCAAAACTGCGTGAAGCTAACATGAAAACTCTTGGGGTTCCTTATCGGTTTTGCACTAGCAAGGCAGCCGCAATTAAGGTATATACTGAATTTCTTGGAAATAAAAACTGTGATTTGGTTGAGTTCAAGGATAAGAAACACATCGTTTATCGTTGCCGTAAGTGTGGGTTTGTAAATACTGAACAGGATTTGTTCCTTAAGGTGAGGGATGGCGCAAACGTCCCTATATGTACCAGATGTTTCCCGAAAAGTTCACCTGTTTCTGGCGAAGAATCTGAGGTGAGTCGATTTATTGAGTCACTCGGGTTTAACGTACAGCACTATGACCGGGATTTTTTGGACAAGTATGGTGCTGATATGGTTATCGAAGATAGAAAATTGATTATTGAATTTGACGGTATTCGCTGGCATAATGAGATGTATAGGCCTGATGATTATCATGTCACCAAAAGTGATATTGCTGAACGGATGGGCTATCGGATGATTCATTTATTTTCCGATGAATGGGAGGAAAAACGTTCTATTGTGGAAAGCCGATTAAGGTATGCACTAGGCATTGCGGGTTTGCCGGTTAATGCGCGTAAATGCACTGTTAGTGTAATCACAGCGGATGAAGCCAAACGGTTCAATGAAGCGTATCACATACAGGGTGATGCAGTTTCGTCGGTTCGCTACGGATTATATAAGGATGGCGAATTGGTTGCTGTTATGACTTTTGGCAAGGCTAGGTTTATGCTGGATTCATGGGAGCTAATTCGTTATTGTGTGAAGCCTGGATATTCTGTTAGGGGAGGAGCCGGTAGGTTGTTCAGACATTTCATTGACGATGTTCACCCGACTGCCGTCGTGACGTATGCCGACCGAAGGTGGTCTAATGGACATGGCTTCTATGAAAAGATTGGATTTAAATATGACGGTATTACGGCTCCCGGGTATACCTATGTGGTGGGGAACCATCGGGAAAGCCGAATGACATATCAGCGTCATAAGATGGTTGGCGATGATGTTGTCGAGGGGAAGAGCGAACATGAAATCATGTATGGTAGGGGAATATATCGAATATACGATTGTGGAAACTATAGATATTACTGGATGAATGGAAACAACAATATCTTAAATAATAAGGAAATGTAAAATGCTTAAAAAGACCCCCGAGAACACCTATCTATGCTCCAAGTGTCCGTTTCCGAACCCGTTTGCAACTGTGCGCCTCCTGGGCATGCACATCGCGTTCACCCACAAGATGCCTACGAAGGAATACTACGACGAGTTTCTCAGGGAACCCGGCGAGGGGACTTGCCGCGTGTGCGGCAAGCCCACCAAGTTCAGGTCGTTGGGCGAAGGGTACAAGGAGACATGTTCCCACAAGTGCGGTTCCGAGTTGATGAAGAGCGACCCGTCCAAGATGGCAGCCAAGAAGGCTAAGACCGAGGCTACCTGCATGGCCAGGTACGGCGTGTCGAACGGGGGCGCTTCCGCGGCGGCGCTGGAGAAGGCGCAGAAGACCAACATGGAGCGACGCGGGGTCGCCTGGAATATGCAGTCCCGCGAAGTCGTGGAAAAGTCCAAGAATACCTGCAAGGAAAAGTACGGCACGACCACCTATGTCCACAGTTCGGAAGGTGCCGCCCGTGTGGAGAGCAAGGTTATGGAGCGGTACGGACGCTCGAATTTCTTTTCCGGTAAGGAAGGGTATGATGCAGCCTCGCGCGGGATGATGGAGAAGCACGGGGTGGACAACGTGATGCACGACCCGGCTGTACTCGATAAGAAGCTGGCCGACGACCGGGCGAAGCACGGCGGCAAGCTGTTCGTGGAGACCGAGGAGTTCAAGAGGAAATCCAGGGACACTCAGTTTGCCGAATACGGCACTTGGTATAGCGCTTCCGAGGAGGGGCGTGCCCGCTACCGTGAAAGCATGATGGGGAAGCACGGGGTTCCCGAGTATTTCCAGAGTGATGAATTCAAGGGGAAGTCCATGGCAACCATGCTTGACACCCGCGGGGTGGAGAACATTTCGCAGACACAGGAATGGCGGGACAAGGTCGCCTGGACTTCGATGGAAAAATATGGGGTCGCCCACTTTATGCAGTCGCCGGAAGTCAAGGCGAAGGCGGTTGCCACCAATCTCGAACGGTACGGGGTGAGTAATTTTGCGCAGACCCTTGCCTGGTATGGGAAGTTTACCGAGACATCGATGGCAAATTGGGGAGTGCCCCATCCTGCACAGAGTAAGGAAGTACAGGAAAAGAAGGATGCCACCAATCTAGAACGGTATGGCGCACTTAGCTACATGCAGAGTGATGAATACCGTAACCGTATGATGGAAAAGTATTTTAAGATGTTGGACCTGTACGGCTGTGAACTTGTCGGGCGTCCGTCGAGCGAATCGGTCACTTACCGTTGCTCGAAGTGCGGGCAGGAAATGACCGAACAGATTCAGCTGGTGAAGGACAGGATTGCGCATGAGGTCACCCCGTGTACATGCTGCCACCCGAAGGATGCCATCGTATCTCTCGAGGAAAGTGAACTGTGCAAGTTTGTCGAATCCCTTGGTGTCAAGGTTGACCATTACGACCGGGATTTCCTCGGGAAATACGGTGCGGACATCGTAGTGGAGTCTGTAAAGGTGATTATCGAGTACGACGGGGTGTACTGGCATTCGGAGCTGTACAAGGACAGCGGGTACCACCTGGAAAAGAAGTTGCTTGCCGAGGACAAGGGTTACCGCCTCGTCCACATCTTTTCGGACGAGTGGGTGTACAGCAGGAAGATTGTGGAGGCAAGGCTGCGCTACCTGTTCGGGTGTCCTGGGATGGAGAAGGTGTACGCCCGTGACTGCGAGGTGAAGGAAATCGCCCCCGCGGTCTACCGCGATTTCCTTGACGGCAATCACATACAGGGTTCGGTGAACTCCAGGTGGGCGTACGGGTTGTACCATGGGGAGCGCCTGGTGTCGGTGATGACTTTCGGCATGGGCAGGTTCGATTCCGGGAAGGTGGAACTGCTTAGGTTCTGTTCGGAGAACGGCGTGTCTGTCCCGGGTGCGGCAGGGAAGCTGTTCAGACATTTCGTGGACGGGCATCCCGAGGTCGGCGAGATACTGACCTATGCCGACATGAGGTGGAGCGTTGGTGACGCGTTCTATACGAAGCTCGGGTTTACTTTGGATTCCATGAGTGCCCCCGGGTACTACATAGTGGACGGCGACCGTCGTTACAACCGTATGAACTACCAGCGCCACAAGATTGCCGGGCCTGGCGACGAGGGGAAGACCGAGCATGACATTACATTGGAGAGAGGGCTGTACCGTATTTATGACTGTGGGCAGTACAAGTATGTGTGGAAGAGGGGGCTGGTATGACGGAGAAGAACGGAAAGGAAGAAATCGTCATCGATTCTAGCGTGGCCGGGATGGGATGCGGCGAGCCGAATTTCATTGCTTGTTATAAGAAGGTGGCCGCCAAGGTGGGCGAGGAAGCGGCTATTGGGTTGTACTCGGGGATGACTCCGGGAAAATCCGCGTTCATCCTGGCGTCCGATACGAAGCTGGACAATTTCAGTGTGAGGTGGACGTTGCCGAGGCTGATTGAGATTGTCGATAACGGGTACCGGACCAGGAACCAGGTTCTGCATTGCCAGCAACATGATAAGCCGGATACCGGTTATTGGTATGACGACTATGACCGCGACGAGTTCTTCGGCACTACCGATACGGTCACATATGCGAGGTGGCTATATAACCGGTTCGGTGCGGGGAAGGTTGCCAAGGTGTTCGGGGTGTCGGTGGAGTTTGCTGAGTGCCTGGGGAACAGTTCGATACCCGGGCGTACCCCGGTGGCGTCGTTGGACGGCGATATCGGAAAGGTGAAGGAACTCGAGGAAGCTGCAGAACTGAGACACGAGGCTGCCTATCGGAATGCCGAGAACCTCCGGGAGTTCCGCGACGGCGGTTCTAGGAAGCTCAAGGTTAGGATGAACCGGCTACTGGAGGTGCCCGGCATGTTTGTCCTCAAGAGGCTGATAGAGGCGGAAGAGTTCAACATCGCGGCGAAGAACTGTGCATGGAAATATGTCGACTACAACTACGACAAGAAGCGCGAGAAGTTGTTGGAGGCTATAGGGAAACTGCCTGAAGCCGGATGGAAACGCTGGTGGCAGAAGGATGCGGGCGGACATGCAGCCTATATCTTCTATGTCGAGCTTCCCGGAGGTGTCCAGGTGAGCTGGCACGGTATGGATGTCGGGGACATGAGGGATGTCCCGGAGGACCCTGATGGGAAGTGGGACGGACGCTTGGCGTCGACGTTGCCGAAGCTTGTAGACTGTGTGCTGCGGATGTGCCCGTCGATAACGGATACGAAGTTCGACCGTGCAAGGTGCCTTGTGGAAATCAAGGCGAACATGAATAGCTAGAAGGCGGACCCTTTCCTGCTTTGTGAACTACGCGGGCTGGCCGGGATAGCCCCGGGAATTCTCGACGGATTCCCGGGGTTTCTCGTATTTGGTATAGTTTACAAAATGCGACGATATATAAACTATGGGGTATGTTTAACCGGGGATAACTGATATGCTCGAGAACAAGGCATCGATTGACTCCAAGACAATAAAGGCTCTGATGAGTGGCGTTATTAATGGTAACACTGCCGAAGTGTCCCGTATTGTCGGGGCATGTGTCGAGTCTGAGTATCGTAAGCGGATAGACAAGGCCACCAAGGCTGTATTCGAGTCTATAGCCGCGAATGTCAAACCGGTCATTTTAGGATAAGGGGTGTCTGATGATTCTGGTTGAAGACATAAATCCTGGCGTAGCCCAGTCTAAGATTCGCTACGAGGACCGTATTGGTCTTGATGGCAAGCCGGTTAAGAGGCTTATTATTGAAGGCTATGCGTTGGTCTGCGATATCTCCGGTATTAACGGGCGTGAGTATCCGAGGGATATTATCGCGCGAGAAGTTGAACGGTTGAACCGTGAAGCTGTTCCTTATGGCCGTCTGGCTGCGGAACTTAACCATCCCCGCCTTGACCCGGACGGAAACTCCAGGGATTACCCGATATGCGAGCTTGACTTGTCTAAGATGTGCGCAGTCGTCGAGGAGCTCCGCATGGAAGGGAACAAGGTGTACTGCCGGATGGTGGTTGCCGAGGATATGGATGCCGGGCACAACCTTGCGGGCGCTTTGAAGGCCGGGTATCATCCGGGGTATTCAATCCGTGGTGCTGGCGATACCATCCCGAAGGGGGACCACGAGGTTATTACCGACAATTACACCCTTATCACTATTGATGTTGTCGGCAATCCTTCCTTTGGAAAGTCGGCTATTGTAAATTCACGATATGAAAGCCAGGCAATGCCCAAGAATATGAAGGCGCTTACCGAGTCCGCCAACAATCTCAGACGGGAGGTGGCGGTCAACCATAGGCTCCGTGACTTGGGCTATCGGCAGTTCGAGGTTTCTGGTTTCATGCAGTTTGCTTACTCTCAGGTGTAAAGATGGAACTCAATAAGATATTGACAGAAGAAGAACTTAAGGGATTAAATCCCGATGCGGTGGCAAAGTTGGAATCCGCACATAAGGCTGAACTGGAGCAGGTGGCCAAGAATGCTGATGCCAAGAGTGCGGCCAAGTTTGAGTCGCTTGCAAATGCGCTTGGGCAGAAGTTCAATGAACTGGTCAACAAGGCGGTCACCGAGAGTGTCGGCAAGATGCAGAACGATGCTATCAAGAGTAGGATGGCGGTAGCGCTTACTCAGATGGCTGGAATCCTTGAGAGTATCGGCATCCCGGCGACCGAGGAAACCAAGCGTCTTAAGAAGGAACTCGAGCTCAGTACTGAGAAGATGCAGAATGCCTATGCCGAGGTCGAGAGCATCAAGAAGCAGTTGAATCAGCAGGCGAAGATTACCCGCATCTATGAGTTGACCAAGGGTTGCGACAGCGATACGGTCAACCGATGCATCGAGCGCTTCAAGAAGGAAGACCTCCGCGCTATTGACAAGGTTGCGATTGCCAACTTCATGGACAATATGGATACCGGCGACGGAAATACCTATTCAGTCGATGTGGATATTACCAAGGTTCGCCCGGGTGAACGCCCGAATTCCGCTATCATGGATAAGGTCGAGCTTGCCCTTAGCGACATCAAGGATGATGCCGATATGGATATGCCGGGGTTCCTCGCCGAGGATAATCCGGATGTTAAGCAGCCTGTTCGCCGTAGGAATATGCTTGGTGAGGCCAGTAGGCGTCCGTTCAAGCCGGAACGGGTTATGTTCCCGGCTACCGGAAGCGCGATGATGGAAGCTCAGCAGAATAACTCCCCGATGGACGAGGATGTGCGCCGCGCGATGGAAGCCGGTGCAGCCTTCGAGGGTCTCGGGTTTGGGAGATTTGGCTAACCGGGAATTTCGTCTCCTTGGTTCCCGGTGCGGCGGGGCAGTGATGCCCCGCCGTTTTTTAATCTAGTTTAAGGCGTAGATGACCTGCTGTATAATGTCAGCTTCGCGTTAATCCTAGTGGGACGCTCGCGCCTTTAACCCCCGTGTCGAGAGGCGAGTACATTACTGTACATATATAATATAGCATCATTCGAATTGACGGTCAACGGTATGAATTAGTTTAATATATGCAAGATAAACTGTGAAAGACGGAGACTCCCGCATGAATCAGATGGATTTTAACTCAAGACCACAGAACTTTAGCCGGCGTATGCCCGGCACGATGGCAATGCCTAATCAGCAGGCACAGCCTCAACCGGGTGGCATTTATGTCAGGCCGCTCAATAACGGTGGCGCTCGCCCGATGGGTGGTGGCAATTTTGCTCCCCGTCCCGGCATAAACCCCGGGATGAATCCGGGTATGAATCCGGGTATGGGTCCTGGGCAGGGTGGATATGCCAATGGGATGAATGGTTCCTATAATCCCGGAATGAACGGTGGCTACAATAATGGGATGGCTCAGGTGCAAGGCGGCTATGGCCGTAGGCGCAATTTCCGCACCGAAAATATTAATGCCGGTGAAACTATTGTTGGCATGGACCGGATGACTCCTAATGGCGAACGCTGGGACCAGGTTCGTCTAGGCGATGTTCGCGATAATCTCTCCAAGGAAGAAGCCGATGCTCGTCTTGACCAGCTCGACGACTTTATGGAACAGATGAAGGGTACGGTTGACCTCGGTGTTGCTTCTCCGGGGAACGTGGACCAGATTCAGTCATCCATCAGGCTTCTCGTCCAGCTTTTGCTTGACCCGAATTGCTGGCTCCCGACCGATGTTATCCAGAATCATCGTGACATCATTACGAAGAAAGGTGCCATCGTCGCAAAGAATTTGTGGCAATTTGGCAATGCTATTGCGATTGCTACTAGGACTAACCAGTTGCCTCCTATCGAGGAATTAATGCCGCAGGCTCGTGACCAGCGTCGTGCCGCTGCACAACAGCAGGGTGCCGGTTCTCAACAGCAACAGGTGCAACAGCAGGTACAGCAGCAGGTCCAGCCGCAGTATCAGCAGCAACAGCAGTATCAGCAGCAACAGTATCAGCAGCAGCAGTATCAGCAGCAACAGCAGGCATATCGCCGATAGAAAGTTATTATGAATACGATTAGCCTTATACATCGCAAGTACAAGGAGAGTACTGAGATAAAGGCCGCTTGGGATTCCGGGCGGGCTTATTGGGTTGAGTGGCTTTCGACGGATTCCGAGAGGAAACCGGCGTACCACTTATGTCCTCCTGTGTACGGGTGGTACACCGAAGCGTTGAAGGTCGGTAAGATACCGGAACTCGACAATGCGGTGTATTTGGCTACTCTGACTTTCGGCCCGGAATTTCCGTATGCTATTGAGCATATATGGGCTATCCCGGAACATAGGGATGTTGTCGATACGAGCGATTATGTCAATGGTGAATTGCCGGAATTTGTCGGCAATTTGTTCTTCGTGAATGACGGCAAAAACTGGGAATTGTACACAACTTCAAATGTTGTTCCTGATGTGGTGTGGTTCTTGGTCGATTACAAGACGGCTGAGGGAACTACGAATCGGTTTGAATACTCGATGCCCATTGCGTTTCCTACGGAATCGCGCGAGGCAGGATTCTCGTTGAAAGGTTCGACTTACCATTTTAAGAATAACACGGCTGAAGACTGCATCTTTATCGGTGAGTTGGTTTATGATAGCGCAGTTGGCGAAATCCTAGAAGTAAACTATGATGCCGATTGCGAAGAAGGCGTTGAATGTCCGTTCTATGTTGTTCAGGACGGTAACCGGTTTTCGCTTTGGACTCGCTATACCGTAAGCGATAAGCCGCATGTAGCCTTTGATGTTCCTTTGTACATAAAGTATGTCGATGTCGTTACTGGTGATGTTAAGGAAATTGTCAAGCACTTTACGATACACGGCATAAGCATCGATATGGTCGCCGAACCGTTTGTGAAGTATGTAAGGAATCTTGCGAGCAAGATAGATTCCACTGTACAGGTCGATATACTTGGTGGAAACTTCACCGATGATATGTCGGTACGGATTGCGTTTTCAGATGAATGGGTGGATGTTATACCGTCGAGCGAAATTTTGTTCAGCAATGAAGGTACCTGGGACAAGATGAGCTTCATTATGGACGGTAACCACGCTTATAAGGTGAATGGCGAGGAAGTATGCGCCGTATATGACCTTCAGGTCGGATATGGCGATGCACAGGGATTTGATGGTCGTGGCGGCACGGGCGATGCCAAGATGGCGCTCGAGAATAACATCGGGCTGATTCGCTATAAGTTTGACGAATCGAATGAGGAAGCTAAGAAGATTGCATCGGCCGGTACGCTCGTGACTACGGATAAGCCGTGCTTCTATAGTTCGGAAATTTCGATGGTCTATGATGCGACTGATTCTGATGGCAATATGCAGCTCAATGGAGGTGCGGCCGGAAAGTACGGGAAGACAATCTACTGGAAAGTCAATCCGAAGGTCGATTGCGAAAAGGTAAGGTTTGTAAAGGTCAAGCTTAAGTACAACAAGCGCCTTGATTATCGCCACGGCGAGATGGTTCTTGACGGAATATATCTCAGCGACGGCGATATAGTGTGGCTCGATGGCCAGCTTGACGGAACGGGTGGCCTTTGGGTCGTGCGCGCGGGGGCTGACTGGGAAGGCTTGGCGGACTATATCAACTATCCTGACGAAGCGGCTGAATTTAGCGACCCGTGTACAAGTCCGAAGCGCACCCCGCTGGCTGTGGATGATAATGTCTTTGTCGACCTTGGTGCCCGGGTGGGTGATTCGGTCAGTTACAGGTGCGCACAGGACGTGCCGAATAAGTATGGGATGCAGTATGTCTGCGGTCATACAACTGAACCGGGTGACCTATTGCTCCTTACTAACCAGTCCGACGGAATGAACGGGGTGTGGGAAGTTACTTGCGTCGAATGGATTTACCGTGGCGAAGTCAATGATGACGGAAGTACTGGGTTTGATGCGAGCGATGCTATTCTTTATCAGAACAACATTGATTTCTGTGCTTGCCGTGACGCGGTTCCAAATCCGATTTTCAATATCGAGTATTACTACCTGAATGCAGGTTGCTACTTGGCGAAAGCTACTCGTAAGGTGAAGATGATTTGCGCCCGTGCGGGTGCCATCGTGCCTAATGCGAAGGTCGTGATAACTGACTACTCGATTACCGCCGGCGCAAATGATGAACTCGTTGTGGATACCCATCGGACGGCTGGGGATGGCGAGGTTGAAGATTGCGTAAAGCCGAATGATAATTTTGAAAAGACCAGCGGCGTTGAGACAACCGTGGTTGAACGCGGTTGCGGTGTGGATGGGACATACCTTGTAGCTCCGGACTGTAACGAGATTTGCGATTGCCCGCGTTATTATACTCTCCCGAATAATTTCAGTAATTCGTCGGTGAACTCCGGGTTTACTATCGTGTTCTGGCAGTTTGGTGAAGGTGGCTGGCACTTGTATGCGTATATCTGCCGCAAGGCGTCGGGCTCCGGCGTGGAATACCTTGTGTACCATTTGCGGATATGCGGCATTGCTACTGAGCGTATGGTCGACGAGAATACCGAGGTGTTCGTTGTTGAGGAAGATGGTTCCAGTTACCGCACGAAGGATGCTTGGTTTGTCGAGCACGGGGGCGTATTGGCTGATGGGTTCTCCATGTACGACCCGGCCTGGGTATTCGTGGTTCCTGTTTTGGGTGAAGACGGTAATCCTGTCGTTGACGAATCTGGTGAACCGGTTACCGAGGAAACTCATTATCTCGATGCTCGCACTCTGTATCAGGTATGGGCGTTGCATGGAACGGATACTTTGCACGGAGTGGAGGGGACGAAGATTCTTGCTCACAGGGGAATGGTGGGTACTTCCGAGGTTCCCGTTGGGATGCCCCATGTGTATGGCTTCAAGTTCTTCAATGTGCCGATAACCAAGGAGCGCTTCTGCAAGCTGTATAACGAGGGGCAGGGCGGTTGCATCTGTCAGGATACTTGGAGTGGCTTGGCTACTGACCAGTGCTATGATTCTGAAGGTGAAGTCATTGACTGCGACCAGATGGCATCGGTCGGACCGGCGTTCATTACTACGGATGATGGCGAGATTTTCTTGGCTGAGCGCAACTGCTATGACGAGAGCGGACACAAGGTCGAGTGCGAAGAATAGATTTTCAATGAGGAAAGAAACTTATGGCTTCTCAAGATTCAATAGGAATTCAGAAGAAAATTATCGACCTTGACCCGTACAAGGCATCGGTTGTGGAAACTGTCGCTGAAGACAGTGAAACGGGTAAAACCGTTGTGGTCGGGCAGGAAACCGTATTCGAACCGGATGAAAATCCGAACGAGAATGCTGCGTGGGTCCCGGCTACGGTAAAGCAGGGCGGTAATACAAGGTACACGGTTCGCCTTCCTCTCCCTGTTGCCGGCGATGGCCTCTCTCAGGATTCCGACGGTAACCTCAAGGTCGATGTCGACCCGAACACGATGGAGATTCTTCCTGACGGCAAGCTCGCGGCAAAGACTGCAGTTCCGGCTGGCATAGTGTTCTCCAGTACGATTGACCCGCTGACTGAAAGTTTCCAGCCATTTGATATGACTACCGTGTCGGCTAAGGACAATGTATTGAACAAGGATGATGCGGCAAAGTTTGCATCTGGGCTTGCACCTGCTGAGGGCGAAGTCGAATTTCCGGGTTCTTGTACCTGGATTAAGGTTGATACCCTGATGCATTTCACTGTCGAACAATACGAGCGCAGCATCTGGTCGTACCGGTGCATTTACCGGGTGGAAGTTTCTGACCGTGCCGAGCCGATTGATGTTGAATTTTCGCTGGATACGACGGAGCCTGATAGTACCATTTCAATCCCGGTTTCAATCAAGAACAACGGGAATTCTCCTATTCGTGTGAAGGCTAGCCTCAAGTGGGACAAGGCTGGTGAGGGTGAATTGGGAGTCGCGTGTATCGCCAAGATATCTATGACCGCCGTCTAGTCAACGAAAGAACTAGTTTACGGTAAAAGTAGATATAGGTGGTATCGCATGGCATCAAGTGCAAAGGAAAAGAAATACCGTCGTCCTCGTCAGAAGAAAGTTCCGGCTATGGCCGCCGAGTTCGACGAGAACGGTCACCAGACCGTCCAGTCGATGATGTATGGACGCATCGACCCGAATTACCTTACCCGTTTGATTATGGAATATAAGGCGTATATGGACCCGTTCGTTGCCGAGCGGGAAGCCATTGCCGCCATTGACAAGGAAAAGGCTGCGAAGATGGTCCCGCCGGAAATGGGCTGGCATCTTGGGCGCTGCGTGGATATTATCATCAAGAAGACCCTCGGTCTTCCCCGTTGGCGCGACTATAGCTCCGGGTGGCACGAGGAAATGTACGCACACGCATTGCTGTTGGTTCTTCGTTATCTCCACCGGTTCGACCCGGCGAAGGTGACTTCCGACCCGTTCTTCTATGCCGGTATGATTGTGTGGAATGCATGTAACCAGGTGTGGAATGTCCTTGACCGGCAGAATCGCCGAATCAAGTTCATCCCGTTGGTCGACGGCATCTATCATTCTGTCGTAGCTATGGACCAGTATGCCGGTGTTCTCGAGAAGGAAGAGAAGAAGCGGGCTGAACGCGCCAAGGCTGAAGTGGTCAACTCCGGTAGCATAACTATCGACAGCGCCGTTGACATCATCAAGGAAATCGACGAGGCTGCAGGTATTCATATCGAGGAAGACTGGCTTGCTCAGCTCAATATCAACCGCGCGATGAAGAAGATTGTCAACGGTAAGGTGATAACATTGAAGCCGTTGCCTGCTCTGGAAGCCGCATATTTGGCTAATAAGGTGGAAGAGGAAAAAGCAGCAGCCGCTCCTGAAGCCAATACGGAAGAACTTGCACCCGAAAAGGAAGAACCCGAGGTTAAAACCGAAACTGCATAATATATAAACTTGCGTTTGTTACCAGACAGACGGGGTTTAATACTATGGGAATCGAAATGGGTGCCGTTGGACTGTACGGCCAGAACTTTGATACGCATCCGGACTACCGGCATGATATGTTCTATATGGTGCAGAATGTAGCCCGCGGTATCGGCGACATTCGTAGCGGAAAGGCTAACGATTTCCTGAACCGCGCCTACGAGCAGAACTGGATGCATACTGAAGATGAGCTTGCAAGGCTTCAGGACAAGTTCCTTGAGGATGATATGATTAACAATACTCCGGGTCGCGGTCAGCGCAACTACCGCAGGATGGAGTACGATATCGAGAAGAATCCGAACGGGAAGGGTGCCGCGGAAGACCGCAAGCTTGCCGAGGAGCGCAAGGTGCTTCCGGCAGAAAAGGTTCTCGGTTTGATGAGGCAGCATCTTTATGCGATGTGCACGACCGCATCCGCCGTGAAGAGTACACCAATCAAGCAGAAGGACTACGACGGCCAGATAAAGCTCAGGTAGTTCATTCTTAATCGTCCGATGGGTAAAATTTGAGACGGAAATTGTTTAATTTCCGTCTTTTTTGTTGGATTTTCCTGGAAAAGTAAAGTTGGCACGGTTTTTGCTATATGACGGCGGAAACAATTAAGCAAAGGAGCTTAAAATGAATGATATGTTGAATAGGGTTGTGCCTGGTTTTGGTTTTCTCTTTGGTGACCAGGGTATCCGTGATATGTTGAACCGTCTTGACAATACTGCACAGGCGGTGAAGCAGCCGGCTTACGAGTTGAGTGAGGATGGCAAGGAAATCTTCGTGGACCTACCGGGTTGCAAGAAGGAAGATATTTCTATTGAACTTGGTGAAGGTGGCCGGCTATCAATATCGGCAAAACGTGTTCTCGGTGGGAATGAGAAGGAATATGGTGTCGTCCTTACATTGACCGACCGGAACTACGCGGTCGATACCGAAAAACTCAAGTATGAGGATGGCGTGTTGCATATTCCTGTCAAGGAAATCAGGCCGGAGGTAAAAAAGTTGGTAATTCGGTAATTCGGGTGTAGTTTTTGCTATATTTGAAATTGCCAGAGATGGTATTCTTCTTAGAAGAGGTTAAACAAGAATTCCCGGGATTCGCCCCGGGAATTTTCCGTTATGGTATCTGAGATACAATTACCGTTGCCGCTGACCCTGAGCTGATTTGGTGAGGTAATTGCTGTAGTCGCTCAGCTTGTTCATCAGTTTCTGTTTGACTTCATCCGGGTGGTTGGACTTGATGATTACGTTACCGACACCTTCTAGGAAGGCCCGGTCGCTGAGACCGGAATGCTTGCGGAAGTCGTCGAGCTCGGCGAAACCCTGGGCTTCGGTAATTGCCTTGGTTTCGGCAGCCTTGCGCCTGCGGTATTCGTTGGCCATCAGAGTGATGCCTTCGGTAAGCTTTTTGATGGTCTCCGTGTTCTCGGGTGTTTCAAGGTCCTCGATACCGTTTATAAGAGCTTCTAAGCGTGTCATGATAGCCTCATTGTAAATACTTGTTTGACTCTAGTTTATCATTTTGCTATAAACTGTGTGATATGCGGCAGTATTATTATGTCAGGGAAGTAGAGAAGATACTTATCGCCATCTACGATATGTTCGACAACATGCGGGTGAATAAGTATACGGACCCACAGAGGAAGACCATCGATAAGACGGTCGAGATTCCTCTGGTTACTCACTATTCGAAGAGTTTTGCTAATTACCTGTCTTCCACGACATCCAAGCAGATTCTCCCGATTCTCCCGGTTGCCGGTCTACGCTACATGGGCGACTCCCGGGATAATCCCAATATGCCGCAGCCGACCTATGCAAGGGAGCTGTACTGCAAAGAACACGACTTCTGGATTCGTGACATCCAGCCGAGGGCGCATGTGTTCCGCTTCGAGCTGACCGTGCTTACCAGTAATACCTCCGATATGTGGCAGATTAAGGAGAATATCCAGTCTACTTTTGCAGAATATCGCAGTGTGCGGATTAAGGAATTCGATTTCTGTCCTGAACACGGGATAACCATCCCGGTCCATCTAGTAAATTGGAATGACGATGTTCATGATGAGACCGAGTTGACCTCGAACGAGTCGCAGTATTTCCAGACGACCTTCACGATAGAGGCGCACGGGTGGATACACAAGGCGTACATGATTCCTGCAGAAATCCGCTATGCCCAGATGGACTTCAATGTGGGTAACAAGATGTTAGACAGCGAGCAGATTCTTGTCTATCCCGACGAGATTGCCAAGCAGAAGCGTCGTCTGTGGGAAACGGTGACCCCTTCCCGTCGCAAGGGATTCTCCCTGCTTAAAACATTTACCAGAACCCTTATGCGCCGCTCTACGGTGGATGGCGAGGAATACTGGAGTGATGAAACTCTCAGGTATGCGATGCTTACCTATAATGAGATTACCGGGTATGACAGCAACGGTGACCCGAAGGGATTCAACCCGATAGCCGTCGGTGATGGGGAGAACGGCTATGTGGAGGAATATGTCCGCAATCCGGATGGCTCATATGCAAGAAACGAGGATGGCTCGTTGAAGACTCAGCGCGTTCCGAAGTACAGCTGGGAACAGGTAGTCGTCGATGATGTCGAACGCCCGACCGAGGTGCCGTCATTTGACCTGTTGCACCTTACCTTTGATGAGGACAGTCCGTTTGCGAAGGATGCAAGCGGGATGGGCCGTGATTTTGTGGCAATCAATGACGAAAACCGTAAGTTCGTCCCGAATATTGCTCCTGGTAACGGTACTGATGCCCCGGAAGGATACGAGGCGCTTGGTATTCAGGCTGATTCGAGCAGTGAGAGTGGTATCAGTGACTGGGGGCAGATTATCGAGTGGTTCGGCGATAATAAGGAAGGGAAAATTGACAACCCGTTCACCTTCAAGGCTACCCTGCAGTTCAAGGAATCTACTCCGGGTGATACCGTGTTCCAGTACCTGTATAACCCTGCCGATGTCACCCTTGAAGACGGTACCGTGATTCCGGCTGGAGAAGTATGGTTTGATTGGGGCGTGATGGATTCCAAGCTCTACTTTACTTATAAGACCACCACGCAGTATCATACATTCGAGACTGATACATTTGAATTTGACAACAAGACGATTTACTCATTCTACTTTGTCTTGTATAACAGCGGCGCGTCGGGTATGTTTGGCGTAAAGACTAACCTGAACGATACGATGGTCGCGTTGATTACACACGAAGTAAAGGAATAGCTATGGATATCAAGGAGAGAATGGCTAGGCAGATGCATCGGGTGAAGGTGGAGGCCGCAATTGCTGCGATGAAGACTCCGCCACCTGATTATGTGTTCAAGGAACCGCAGATGCCGAAGCCGATGTCTGAACAGCAGAAGGTGCAGGCGTTTATCGAGGACCGTACCTATGACGACATTCCGATGGAGCGGAGTAAGATTGACCCGAAGCGGGTTACATCTATGGCCGATGTTCATCGTATCGTCATATCGGAACAGCCGAGGGAATTTGTAATTGGTCCGAAGGAACAGCTGGACCACAAGGCGCCGAACTTCCGCAATATAGGTCAGGAAGCGATAGAGGGACCGGGATACTCGGCAATCAAGGCAAATAATAGGGATGACGAGGAAGACCGGATGATTCAGATGTCCGATGGTGATAATAGCGCCCCGGCACTTCATGGAATTAAGATTGACCTTAGCGGTAGCATCGGAAAGATGGCGGCTGCCCAGCAGGCGACCGCTCCGAGTGAACCACCCCCTCCGCCCCCGCAGTCTCAGCCGAAAGCGGCTCAGCCCAACGTAGGTACGAATGTCCCTCCAGGTACCATTGAAATGACCGATATGCAGCGGCAGATGCTTGCTGCGATGCGCGCACAGAGGGGCGCGAAGGTTTTGTAATTAACTAAAGGAGAATGCATTATGAGCATGTCAATTCAGGAAAGAATGGCTCTGCAGGCGAGACTATCCGTAGCTTCGCATCGTCAGCCCATTCCGACGCCACCCAAGGCAGCAGCGCCGGCATCCAGTGCCGTAGAGCGTATGGCAAAGCAGGCTGCTGTCGCCGCACAGAACAAGGCTTCAGCAAATTCACTTCCTCCTCCACCGGAACCGAAGTCCGCGCCGTCGATGAGCGCCGCCGAACGCATTCAGCGCCAGGCAATTACGGCTGCCGCACAGAAGGGCTTTAACGGAAAGGCCGAGGTGAACGCTCAGGTAATCGACTACTGGCACAAGCGCTACGCCGACTTCCAGAAGAATGTTACCGAAAAGCTCGCACTCGACCCACTCTACTTCGAGAAATTCGATGCAATTACCGGGCTGCCTCTTGATGGTTCCGGTGCGGAGACCTCGGAAACGAAGGAAGGCGCCCCGGTTGAATCTGAAGCGCCTGTAGTGGGTGTTGCTACGGCCGAAGGCGAAGTCGCAATCACTGCGCCGGCATCTGAACCGGTCAAGGATATGCCGTTCCAGGCTACCCCGGTGATTAAGCCGAAGCGCGTAGCGAGTCGTAAGAAGAAGCCTGCCACCAAGCCGATTGACCCTGAAAACGATGGAGTCGAGGAACCGGTGACAAGCAATCCGTTCGGTGTTACCGCAAGTGGAGAATCTGTAGGAATCCAGTAATGGCTTCCCAGATGGAATCCAGTATGTTTCGGCTGCTGGCCTTCGGGCTGGCAGCCTTTTTCGTAGTTGCCTTTGGGGTTGCTTTCTTGGCCGGGTCTTCGCACCTTGCATGTTCTCCCTCGGGTTCCGCTGGAGTATTCTTGGGTGTTTCCTTTGGTTTTTCGGTGCAGGCATCGGCGATGCTCTTCATTGACAGGGATAGCGGCCAGTCGAACTTGTCTTTTCGTACATTGCTGTGGAAGAATACGCCGTTGAAATTCAGTGCGGTACTTGCGTCGTCGAATGGTTCATCGTCCTTGACGAAATCGAGTCTGATTGAGTGCTTTGCCGCGAGGTACTTTACGAGGGAAGCTGTGGCGGCAATCTGGATTGGACTCATCAGAGCGTAGTGCTTGTTCCCACGGTACTCGTGTTCCTCGTAGAACTCGGTTTCCTTTGCCGTGCAGTATACGCTTCCGTAGGCGTCGTAGAGCTTGCTGTTCTTCATGGTGAGTGGGCCATAGTTGGAAATTTCGATTCCGATTGACTGCTTGGAGAGGGCGGTGTTCCCCCCGATGGTTCCCGAGCCGAGATGATAGCTCCAGTTGTTGTCCGGGAAAAGCTCGTAGATGCGCCCTGTACGGTCGACTACATAGGATACCGATACATGGTTGCCCGGCTTGGATAGCGCCTCGATGTCGGACATGATGTACCCGACCGTGAAATGGAGGCAGATACTTTTCTTTGTCGTGTCGGCTGGATAGTAGTAGGTTGGGTCTGTTGGACGGATTGATGTGATTTCGAACCCGCCGGGGATGGTTACCGTTCCGACTCTCTTGAATGTACGCCCGCTCGGAAGCTTCAATGTATCCGCAAAACGGTCTTCTTTTTCGGAAATTTTGGATGGATGCATACTGAAGTCTCCTTTTTTCTGCTGGTCGAAGTTTATGCAACGATAAACTTGCGGAAAATAACAGTGAAGGTATGATTATGGCAGTCGATATGGCTCAGGCTCAGGCTCTTAAGTTTAGGGAGATTCTCAGGGAAAATATCGAAAAACTCGTTGGTGATAGCGAGACGACCGATGCGATTATGAACATGTGTGAAACGGTTAGTAAAATGGCTGCGGTGAACGAGAAAAGCCGGGCTATCTTGATGGAAGCTGCCGACCAGAAGGGCAATAGTTACGATACGCTCAAGGATATGGCGAAGTGGCTCCTTAACGAAGGTAATGACCTTAATGTGTTTCACTGGAATGTGGATAAGAATTCTAAGCATGAATTGCTTGACGAAGCTTACAAACTTTGCCGGGATAGCGGCGATAAGCTAGCCGAGGCTTACATAGCGATTATGGACAAGCCGACTGACACGCCGCCTAGCGATGAAGAGGTGCTGAATCGTCTGAAGACTTTGCAGAGCCGTATGCAGGAGGCTGTATCCAAGAATCCGAAGTTCAGCGAAGGTGTCAAGAATTACTTTGCTGATTTCGACGAGAAGATTACGACCATTATCTACAAGTGGTCACGGTTCAGCGCCTAATCGGCATAATTGCTATATTTGTATTACTGTCACTATACGGAGGTTCACAATGGATATGGCCAAGATGCTTGCCGAGGAAAGGGAAGATATGCTTAAGCATAAGTATATCGAATCGGAGAAGGCTGGTCGCGACCTGGGTGAGCCGTCTATGGTGAAGTGGGCGAAGGAATTCGGGGAAGCGTGGCGTTTTAACTACAACAAGACGCATATGATGGACCTCGGCGATGGCACTAAGCCCGTATATTTCGGTATTTTTCTGGACCAGAAGTCCAGGGAATATCTCCAGAATGAACTCTTTGAATATGTTCCGTCCGGGTGGCGCATGTTGTGCCACCATTGCACGATAGCATTTGGCAGCCCGGAGAAACACCCTGATGTACTCGACTTCCTTGCATTGAAACTGGCAAAGAATGTCGAACTGGAAATAGTATCCCTTGGCATCTCTGATGATGCGATTGCGGTAGGGGTTGCCGGTGATTTCAAGTCTATAAACCCGATACCGCATATCACTGTCGGTATACCGTTCGATGGAAAGCCGAAAAACTCGAATTTCATTAAGGAATGGAAAGAATTTAAAATGGACCGGAAGGTAGTCGGTGTAGTCGATGCTTACCCGAGTCACTTTGGGTGGAAACACTAGTATGGATAATCAGTTACAGGATATCATGCCGCAGGACGAGAACTTGTCCAACGCGCTTATGGCGGGATACAATGCCGCTAGACAGATGAATTTCAAGGATACATCTAAAAAGGTGCTTAATTTCACCCACAACGACCTGGATGGCGTCGTTGCCGGAATCGTGGTCAAGAATGTGTTCCCTGATGTCGATGTCTATCCGGTTAACTACAAGGGTAGCCCGATGTATGATACTGCGGTGGCTCGTATTGCGCAGACCGGCGCAAACTATGACTTTATCCTGTTTACCGACTGGTGTCCGGGCGTGAACGATACGGAAATGTATGACGCGCTTCATCAGGCGCGTGTGCCGTTCCTCGTGATTGACCATCACCAGAAAGCGGAGAAGCATCCGGACGACCCGCAGGGTACATTTGTGATTGATACTTCGAAGTGCGGCGCATATAACTGCTATGAGTTTTTCGGGGATATCAAGGACTTGTCCTATCTTGATACCTTATGCGATGTTACTAACGACCACGATATGTGGATTCGTAAGAAAGTTCCGCTTTCCGACCATCTGAATTCTTTGCTGTACCTTATCGGTACCGAGGAATTTGACCGTAAGTACCGTCACGGTATGGATGGCTACAATTTGCTTCCTGACGATGCGGAATTAATGCGTAACCACGATGCTGAGGTGGATGCCTATCTCAATTCGTTGAAATTGACTCCGCTTCCGGGTAATGGCGTATATACTACGGTCGGCAAGTTTAATAGCGAGATTGTTCTCCGCTTGGAAGATAAGTACGACTGGATTGTTCTTAGGTCCGGGCAGCAGGATGTTCCGGGAATGATAAAACTATCCTTCCGCGCACGGAGAAAGGACCTTAATCTCGGCAAGATTTTGGATAGCCTTGGACGAGGCGGTGGCGGACATCCGGGTGCTGCTGGTCAGGTTCTTCCTGAGGCGGATGTGGCTCCATTCATCATGGAAGTCGCAAAGATAATTACTTCAATGTAATGGCGATTGCGATAACAAAAAGCAAAAGTAGACATACGGTGAACTTTTCACCGAAACTGAACCCGACCGTATCGGGTTCAGTTTTGTTTTTAGGAGGATTGATTGAACCGTTGTTGGAAATAAAATCTACACAACATATGTTGTATATTTCTGGAATGTTGTCAATCGGCCCGTTGGTAGGTGCGAAAAAGTCGAATGGGGCGTACCCGGGGTAACTCGTGAGACGGAATATTACATAACCGTCGTTGAATTGGTATTCCCGGATTGAATACTTGATAAACAGCGATTCAGCATCAAATTCGCGGTTTACCGTGCTGATTAATTTGGCGTATTGTTTGAGGAAATCTTCGGTGTCGATATTTCGGTCGCCGTGGTATGTTACTTTTATTGTATCTAGGTTTAGCATAAAACAAATATAGCAAAGAAATGCAGCCGGTTGGCTGCCTTTGCTGATTGTTGCGATTAGAATATTTAGTTTGCCGGTGTAGTGGCCGGTATGGCGACCGGCTTGGCAAAGGAGTTTCGTGTCCAGGTAACACGGAGCTCTTCATAGGCGAATCCCTTCCTGGCTTCCTTGTTTTTGAGGATGATTTGTCCGCGGAACAGGATGCTGGAACGGGTTTCCGGCGGCAAGCTCATCAGCTCATTGAATGCGCCCAAAAGCTGATTCCATTTCTTGTACATCGGATTGTGCTTAAAGCGACTCATTCTTTGCACGATGCGGTAGAAGTTTCCCTTGTAGTTCGGGTGGTCGTCGTCCTGCGGGACGACAGATGGCGTTTCTTCGTCGAGGTTGGCGGTTTCTTCAGCGATAGCCTGCACTTCGGCGGCGTCCTTTTCCTGGGCGGCCGTTACTTCTTGCATATTTTCTTCGGAAGTCATGTTCATAGAAAGTTTCCTGTGGTTAGTTTTGCTATAACACAAATATAGCAAAATTACCATCGGTCGTAGCAGGGATGTTTCTCCACGGGAGTGATTGCAAGCTTGTCGAGTTCATTGAGGTTGTTGTACCAGTTTTCCTGATACTGTTTCATCGGGTTACTAACAGCTAACCTAAAATCTACCTAAGCTTACTCAAATATAGCAAAATCTACGAGAAATATGTGTATTTTTAGGTTGCAAATCGGCATAAAATTTTGTATATTGTTATAAACTTGATGTATAGAGGTTCGATGAATTAGTGGCTTTCTTCATTGAACGACAATAAGAGACCATTTATGATGGCTCGTTTGATGCTGAAAGCCACAAAAAGTATCGAACGAGCCATTTCTGTATTGTATGAGCAAGCACTGTTGGACATTGAAGGATAGGTACGAATCGCAGTTCTCCGCTGCGTTCTATCCTATCATGCTGTCCGACACTAAGCGAGCCGAAATTATCCATAGGGCAGAAGAAATCCGTGCGGTAAGGAACGACATATCGGAAGTGTTCTTCTCGGATATGCTCGGCTTCCAGGACATGAGCAAGTTCGAGGCGTTCAACTTCTTCAATCCTACGTTCAACACCCGGCTTTCCAGCCATTACTTGAAGAAGGCTATCGAAGAAGTATGGAAAGCATACCAGCTAAGGTTTGGTGCAATCCGCAAGAAGATTGAGTTTGTAAAAGTAGAAAAGCTTGTGCCGTCATTCTATAAGATAAATTCTCATGGACATAAGAAGGGCGAGCTGAAATCTATCGAAGTACATACCAAGAAGACCGAACTAACGAAAGTATTGACCTGGCTTGCACGATATGGAAAGGACGAATCCGTTTACTGGCTAGAATCCGTTATCCCTACTGTTGTAGAAACCAAGCAGAAATTCTACCGAACCATTCTTGAAAAGATACACAAGTTCGGTTTCGACCGCCTTATGCGATTGGCCTTATCCCGTAGAGAAGCTGTATATGCGAAATATATCGAACGTGGAAAGATTACCTTTGATTCGCTCACTTTCAGCGGGCGAAGCCGTATCACGCGTCCTATAGTGGATGCCCGTAGGAACGAGACCGGAAAGTTCGACTATTTCATCGAGATTTCCTGGGACTGGTCCAGCCAGGCATACCATGGACCTAGTGAGCATACACTGTGCATCCCGTTCAAGTACAACAAGGCATACCACAAGTCACTGCAAAGATACTGCAATGGTGGAGACACTTCCTATACAATCGTAATCCGAGGAAAGGACATCCACGTAGTCCTGGCAAGGGACGGCTACCGCTACAAGAGCGATGCAGAAATTACCGAGGAGAATACGGTCGGCATAGATGTCAATTCCAAGCATAACATGTTCGCATTGAGCACCGGAGAGTTCATTCCCCATGACGAGAAGCTGATTGCCGAACTTGAAGACGAGCTGTTTAAAATCGACAACAAGCAGAAGAACTACGATGCCCGGTTCAAGGAATACGAGGAACATGATGCCTTCAAGATTTCCAGTAAGGACAAGAAGCGGATAGAAGCCATTACCTTGAAGCTGAACGAATCCAACAAGCGTAGAATTGCCACCATGTGCAAGGACCTTGCCGACCGTGGATTCAAGCACATTGTAATGGAAAATCTTACAGGATTTCAAGGAAGCAGACTAAATGCCGATGACAAGAAAGGTTTCAACTTAGGACGGTTGCATCTACGAATTGGACTGTCATCGTTAAAGGATGACGTAGAACATATATCGGCACATTATGGACTGGGCTTCTCGCTCATACAGCCAGAGTATACCTCGAAGATGTGTCCGGTATGCGGCGGTATAGACGACCGGAACCGCCAGACTCAAGAAGAATTTAAGTGTGTGGACTGCTTGCATGCCGACAATGCAGACTGCAATAGTTCAATAAACATCAAGTTCCGCCTTACCTCGACCGTGTTAAGAGGGTACCTACTTGAAGTAGGGGATAGCGGATATAGGTGCTTCCAGCCAAAGAGCTTGTTCGGGTGGCAAGTAAGGAAGTGCCTAGAAAAGTGCCGTTGCGATGGTCTGTTCAAACGGTCCATAGGAAATCACGAAAAACTTACGATGAGTAAGTTTGAGTAGATTTCAGTCAACGGTTGAACTTGAGGTCGTGCATACGCTGGAAGCTAGCGTGTAGGTCGCCCGCTAGGTCGCCGGCCGGTTTCACCGCCTGGAACCACATCAGGGTCTGGTTCTTGGGACGGGCTTCCTGTTCTACGGTAGCGTCATTGTAGGTAGGGTCGATGTCGAGCTTGCGGGAGTTTATCAAAGTTCCAACAATCTGTCGAGTTCTTCCTTGGTCGCTCGCTTGGCTCTGGTGATTGCCGGACGGGTAAGCATCTCTTGTCCCGGTACGGCAAGCGGGTCGGGGTCCTTCTTTTTGGCTAGATGGGGGAAGTTGGCATCTTTGAATATGTCAATCGGGGTTTTCGGGTCGTCCACATCGGAAAGGTCAGGTTCATCCGGTTGTTCTTGCTTTTCCTCTTCAGCATGGCGTTTAGCTTCGGCAGCCGCCTGCTCCTGTTCTTTTTTCCAACGGTCGTGGTGCTCACAGTTGACTGATGAGTTCGAAATGTGGTCCATTTCGGATGTGTCGTCGAGGTTGCTGAAATTCCATTTGAACCTGATGTCGGCAGCCGTCAGCTTATATTTATGGATTAGGCCGGGAGAAACCTGCCGACGAAGGAATTCGGTCAGTCGAGGGGATATCGGGCGTGGGTTTTTGGGTGGCTGGATTTTCAGGACTGCGAGATAGAATTCGTCGCATATGTCCTCGTCACCGCCTAGTTCTCGCAATATTTCTCGGGCGATGCCCGTTATTTGCATTTCGCCCATTGCGGTTGCCGGGATACGATGTTTTTTCGCGTTGATTTTCAGAAGGGTGCTTATGAACGCCTGATTGTTGATTATGAGTCTATCGATATCTGCCATAATCTCAAATATAGCAAAGAAATACCATAAACTATGAATACCGAGGTGTTCAAATGAATGTGCATTTTATAACTACTGATGATATGGCCCGCTACATCATATCCCGCATGGGTGGGCAGGTCAATGAGATTGAGATGGTCGTCGAGGAGCATCACGGTCTTGGCCATGTGTATATGGCTATCAATGATACTGCCGACTACTTCTACCGCTACTGCTTCGACGAGGCGGCTTATGTGGACTATATGCTCATCCGGTTGCAGCCGGGTGTCATCGAGTACCATGTCCCTGACGAGGTGATGAATGTGGTCGAGCTTATGCCTAGTTACGGCAATACCTTTAGCCCGATGATGGCTTGGGATGTCGGGCCGGGTGAATCGCTAATTGGTGTCGGTGGTGCCGGTATGGGCGGCCTTGGACAGTTTGACCTAGTGACTATGGCCGGCGCAATGCGGTATCTTGCAGATGTCCAGAAGTTCGCTGGTACCCAGTATAACATCAAGCTGCACCCGGTCGACCATATCTTGCGCGTATTCCCGACCCCGAAGACCTGTCGTAATGCGCTTGCTTGCGTATATACGAAGGCAAAAAAATCTGAACTTTACAATAATGTCATTTTCCGCGATATGGCGGTGGCCCGTGCGCAGATTCAGCTTGGCGATATCCTGAAGAGGGACGACTACGCAATTCCGGGTGGCGGCAAGATTAACGGTTCGCTGATTTATACCGATGCGATGACCCGGTGGAAGGACCTATTCGACCTGATGAAGCAGGAAGCTCCGGGTCCGCTGATGATGACTGACTTGAGCGGTCTCTAAAATACAAGAGCCTCGGGAAATCCCGGGGCTCCTGGCGTTTAATGTGCTCATTTGGAGCAGTCTATTTGAATTTCAGTGATTCCGCACACTGGGTAACTGCATTGACGCTTGCTTTGCTGTAGCGGATGGCTTGCATGGCACAGCCAACTTCGCGCAACTTCTTACGGATACCTACATATACGAGGAAGGTCGCCTTGGCGTCGGATAGTGCGGTATGGGCCTTGTCGTTGGTTACGCCGAGGATTTCACACACTGTGTTTAACCTGCGGTCCGGCCAATTATCGGGCTCAAGTCCACTAGCCTCATAAAGCAGGTCGAGTAGTTGAATGGTGTCATCAACTCTGAAGCTATCCAGTTGGTGACGGTAGAAGTCCTTCATGTATATTTGAATGAACTTCTTGTCAAATTTGAAGTTGTGAGCGATGAGTGTAGTCCAGAACCCTTTGTTGGCGTGTTCTGCGAGCATAGCGGTCATTTTTTCTTCGACTTCTGATACAAGGAGTCCAGTTGTTTCTAGTTCTTCTAGATTGAGGTGGTTAATATCTTCGACTGCATGTTTGTCGATTGTTTTGTCGGCGAATTGGCTCGGCTTGAAGTTCCATTCCCCTTCAGCCAGAGTTTCGTACTGCAGTGTTTCGGCGTCAAGTTCATAAATACCCATGCCGATTTGGAGGATGGGATTTTTACTAGCGTAAAGACCTGCAGTTTCGGTATCTATTGAGATGATGATTCGTTTGTCGTTCATACGACAAATATAGCAAAATTACCACTTGCCGATGAGGTCGCCGCACGGGAAGTATCCCGGGTCGTTCGTGACATCCTTGACACACTGGTCGACTTCAGCCGGTGTAAACAGGACATCCTGCTTGAGTTGCAGCAGGGTTTCTTTGTCGAGTGCGAGCGGGTTCCCCGTGCTGGTCGGGTTAGTAGCGACGGCGGAACCGTCTGTAGCGTTCCCGAGGGATGTCGAACCGAACAGGTTGTCGATGAAGTGCTGCTGGAGCGGGTTGTCCTTGACTTCCTGCGCGACATTCTGCCCGTCGTCTGTTGCGGTGTCGATGTATGCCTTCCACCAGTACTTGTGCCACATGTACTCGTACTCCGGCCAGTTGTCGGTTATCGAGTTTACCGAGAAGAGAATATTGTTGTACTCCGGCTTGAGAAGGTCGCCTGCCTTGGGGAATATCTGCTGTGCGGTATACCCGTGGTATACGAATGTGTCGTAGCCGCGCTGCCAATATTCATCGTTGTGAAGCCCGACATCGCAAAGGGGCTTGATTCCGGCATCCATAAGGCTACGGTAGTTGCGCTCGAGGAACAGGCCCATGTGGATGGCGACTTCTGTCTTGTCGGTGAACTGTATGCCGAAGCGCTTGTAGAATTCGTTCTGAGGGTTGAAGGTAATTTGGAGCGGCATCTCGAACACACGGTCAATCGTACGGGAGTTGTCTTCCTTGGTAAGCGGGTTGGCCGAGGTGTCGAATGTCGTGGTGTAGTACAGGAAGGATGTGCCGTGGTTCTCCATGAAGTCACGGGTGAGGTCCTTGTACTTCTGCTGTGCGTGGAAAGCGTTCTGCCTGCGGTAGAAGCTGCCGTAACCGTGCCGGGTGTGTGACTCGAAGTCTGGCTTGGAATAATGTGAGCGCGGACTGCGCTGGACGAACCCGGCAGACTTGTCTTCCCAGAAGGGCTTCGATACATTGGCCTGTACACTGAACTCCGGCACTAGGACATGACGGGCGCGCACATAGCCTTCAATGATAAGCGGTATACTTGGCAACTTGTTACCTCGGGATACAGTTTATATCCTGTGGGGGTTCCCGGGGTATATAAACTACCGATAATTGAAGAGGAATGGGAAAATGGCTTCAACATCAGTCGCAAGAAAGTATACGAACATATCGTTTGATGACATAAGGGCTCATCTCGTCGAAATTGTGAAGGCCAAGGAAGGCGCCCTTGCCGATATGGGGGACAGCTCGTTTGGCAAGACAATGATTGAGCTTTTCTCCGGTTTTGGCGACCTTGCGGCTAACTGGACAGAGGCTGCCTTTGGTAATATATTCCTTGAGACGGCGACAGCCAAGCCGGCCGCTTATTCGGGTGCTCGCTCGATTGGTTACAGTGTCCGCCGCCCGGTGCCGGCAAAGTGCTCAATCGGCATCCAGGTGACATCAATCAGGGAACACGGGACACTCAAGGTATTTATCCCGAAGGGTACCGTCTTTACGATGTCCGGTGCGACGCTCACTTCGATGGACGATATGGAGTTCATATACGACTATGATTCCGATGCCGACCAGACGGGTCTTATGGAACTTTCCCGTGGCCTCAATGTGCTTGCCGAAGGTCAGTTCCGTACTGAAGTTCTCATTTCGAATGGCCGACAGAATCAGGAATTCCACATCAATGATGCCTCTTTCTCTGATTATTTTGGTGACAGCGACCCGAACTTCTCCGATGATGGCAATATGGCTCACCGTCCGGCCTGCTTCACGCGGGTTACCTCCGATGCGACCCTGATGGACAACATCGACCCGGATATCGTTATCGACGACAAGTTGTACTGGCGCATTTCCCGTCGCGGATTGGAGGACCCTGCTCTTGACACGAAGTCGACTACTGGGCTTGAGTTCTCTACCGAGCAGGGTAACTACAGTACGAACTATACGGCTCTCATCGAGACCGCGAATGACGGTTCTGTTGCGATTAGGTTCGGCGATGGTCTTAAGGCAGCCATTCCGTTTGGCAATATCGAGGTCACCTACTTCTCTACTAACGGTGAATCGGGTAATATGCTTGGTGTGTTCGGTACGGCGCTCTCGACGACTGGCGGGAACATTACCATTACCACAAAGGATGGGCAGGAGACCGATGTCACCCTGAACGACCTCAATATCTGCTTGGTGACCGACATTAGGGGCGGTCTGGATATAGAATCGATAGAGTCTATCCGTAACAATGCGTCTGTTATTTTCAATACGCTTGACAGGTTGGTTACTCGTGAGGCATACAAGGTATTCCTCCGGCGCTATGCCGATGTGAAGTATGCGTCTGCCTATGGCGAAGATGTTCTTAACACGAAGCTCCTCAATGGGGGTATCAATGTGAAGTACATGAACCAGGTGCGCTTTACGGCGCTAAAGGACCTGTACCGTAAGAAGGATGGCAAGTATTACCCGACGAACGAGGACGAGTATATGTTGGCTGGGTATAAGGTCAACGGGTTGATGTACAACTGGCTGTATGATTTCCAGGACCCGAACAAGGAGAGCGTTGTTGAGGATGGTGCTGCAATAATTGACGGCATCCGGGGAGAACTTGATGCTACCGTGGAGAAAGCTTTGGTAGCTGCCGGAATAGAAACTCCGAGCGATGAACAGATTGCCGCGATTTCGGCTGACTTGATGAAGCTTGTGAACAAGCATGTCCCGAAAATCAAGTTGGATGATTCAGTATTCTCCGCGTTCCTTACTCCGATGGATTTCGTGGTGGAAGGCTCCGAACTCCACAATATTATGCTGGCACTGAACAGGCGCGGGATGCTTACGGTCGGCGATGGTTTCCACAACTATGTGTACCCGTCCGTCCACAATATGGAAATCAAGATGGATGTCGTGCTTTACAAGGGTAACAACTTTACTGACATCCGCGAGCGCATCAAGAATGTGGTGTACCGGTACCTCAAGGAGAATACCGAGTTCTGCACCCCGATTTTCCGCTCGAAGATTGCATCCCTTGTCCACAGCATGAAGGAAGTTGCCGGTGTCGATGTGTATTTCCAGCCGGCGGATAGCGCTTTCGCCGAGCTTGACCTTGAGAACTATCCGTGGATGGGCGATTCGACCTCCACATTCTGCGACCCGGGCACTACGGCGTTTACCGGGATGAGCTTTACCTTGCAGGGAAGCTACCGGGGTGGTCCGCGTGTTTCCGATGTATTCACTATGCGTGACCAGGGTAAGATTCAGTCCCAGATTGCCGAATACTACGCCCAATATGTCAAGCCGTATGTCGGTACCCGGACTACAGACGGGTGCGGCAATGTCAAGGTCGAGAACTCGATTACCGACAAGCTTATTGACCGCTTTGTTGCCTATATTTGGGAGCGCGTGATGCAGGAAATCTATGCTCCTATCACGGAAGCGCTCGATAACGAGTACAAGTCTGGGGGTACGGATACATTGCGGTACAAGGCTATTCGAGATTCAATCAAGACTTGGGAAATGGGCAAGGATTCACTGAAGTTCAAGAACATTTCCGGGATTACCGATATGGTCGAAATCAACGGGGTGAGGCTGTTCGACTATATGCGCTATGGTATGGACTACATCAAGCTGGTGCGCCGCGTACTTGGAGCCAAGTCTACCGAAACCCTTATCAATAGCGATACGGGCAATATCACCGAATATTCCAATGACAACGAGATTGTTCAGTTCACTATCCCGAATGAACTTATCAATCTTACTGTCGCGCAGACATCTTCACTTCTTACGGGAACAGGCAGTAGCGTATAATGAATCCGATTCCACTTAATGACCGGGGCCAGTTCAGGTACCTTGACTTTGTTGCTTATCTTCCGGAATTTCTCCGTGAGGAGCCCGATGTGGTCGAGCTTGTTCAGGTAATGAGCGACTATATCAATGACGGCTACCGAAACATCGAGGATGTCGAGGAGTTTGAGTTCAAGCTGTGTGTAGCCGAGCCGAAAGTCGAACGGGCGAAGGAAGCGCTCGCTAAGCTGCGCTCTATGTTCGACCTCGCGTCGGGTCGAAGCGACCGGGTATACTACCTATCGGTCCCCCGAGCAAATGTGAAATCCAACGAGGTGTTCGGGAAGAAGACCGGCTATACCCCGTATTATGTGGATGTTCCGCTGAGGGAAGTTGTTGACGAAATTACTGGTATACAGACTATCGATTCTAAGCTGGTCGATATGGAAGATGGAGATGTGGTATTCGTCAGGTATACCGCAGTTGAACCGCCTGTAACCAAGGCGTACTATCTTTCCAAGGATACAAATACTCATACAAATACTCTCTTGGCCGACCCGGAAGGTACTAGTCAGGACCCGTTTACGGACACGAACAATACGGGTTCCCGGATGATATCGTTCAATGTCAGCGATATATCCAGCATCGGTACCAGGTATGGCGGCCTCCGGAACGGAAATACATACTTCGAGGTATTCTTCAATGCCCGGGTCAGCGATGTCAAGAGTGAGCCCGCCCGTATGCAGGTATCCTTCGATGCTGACCGTATCGATGAATCCAAGGATGATATCGTGGTCGACTACTACGGGATGAGCTATGTCGGCAATGATAAGTACTACACTACCTTTACATTTCACGATACCAATGGGTGGGCTTGGAAGTCGGGTATTCCGGCTGGTATGTTCTATCTGAAGGATAGCAGTGGAGCAAAGCTTTCTGCTGTCGGTGAGGCGCTCAAGACGAATGAGGAGATGGCGGAGGACCCGTCGCTGTCGTATTCGTCCGAGAGGTATGCCCTTTCTAAGGATGCTACATACGATATCTATGGCGGTACTTGGACATTTGTTACCGAGACTGCGATTCCACAGGTTGATGACGGAAGGTTCTATGCGGTAAATACCCGTACTGGAAAGTGCGTCGGTGAGTTCATTTGCAGTTCGTCTAAGTCTGCCGATGGCGAGTTTGCGACATCAATGAATGCCGTATGGGTGGATGGGTATACTTCTACTATCCCGAAGGACGAAGTTATCCTTATCCAGTTCCCCCTGTTTTATAGCAAGGGTGTTCCGAATTACCGCAGCGCTGTTCCGATTGCGAACTGGGAAGTGCAAGCGTCTATTGGTGCCGTCAAGGTGGATAGCGCAGTCATTTACCGTGCGAAGAATGTCGGAACGGTTCCGGTGGACTATGGGACTTTTGAATATGATGCGCTCGATGTGAACGACCCGATGCACTCGGTTTACATTCCGCGTGAGGTATTCTCTAAATTGTCAGCTGATATTGCTATCGGACTTCCGTTGTTCTGTGAAAATGTTCTATGGAGAGGTATTGCCACTGTAGCAAAGTGGAAGAAGGATTCTCGTGGTGGCGCTGTCGTCACGATGGCGGTTACTCTGGATACTTCTAGGGTAGGCAATACGGTTCATCTTCATAGCGGGATGCTGGGTATGATTTCAGTTACCGGCGAAACTGAGGGGACTGTCGATAACTTGTTTACAACTCCCGACCTTCTTAATGTAGCTATTGGTTCAGGTTCTTTGTCTGGTGCGAAAGGATATGTCGTATGCCTCCTCAATGGTATCCCACACTATCCACGCTATCTCATTATCCGTGAAGTCGACCAGACTACCGGCAAGGTAACCTTTGATAGTCCGAATATCGAACCTGGGTACTATGCGTTCTATGTAATGCAGCTTGACAAGGAAACCGGCTATGTGAAGGAATTTGGGTCGGTTAACCGTATTGGCGATAATAAGTGGAGTGGTTCCTGCAAGAGATATCGCGGCGATGTGTACACCGGCGGGCCGGCATATATGTATGACGGACAGGGGAACTGCGCTTTCATTGAAATGGGAAGCGAGGAGAATCCGGTCAGCCTGTTTACCGAGGAAACTTGGTACGAGAAGGGTGATATCGTGTATAATCCGGGAGACGGCAAACTCTATCGCTGCCTCGTGAAAATCTATGCCGATGTCGGTGATACGCCGGACGGGATGCACGAGTTCCGCATAGAGCGGCTGGCCAATACTCATATAGAGTATTCCGAGGTATACAACAAGTTCGTACCGTACTATGGGCCGGTGAAGAGTATGGAATTTGGCGGCAAGGTGGACTACACCGGCGATATGGATATCGCTACTCTTCCGCTTTATATTACGAAGGTGGTCGAAAACCGCTTGAAGTATGGTTGGGAGCACCGTGATTTCCTCAATTACGGCACGATGATGAATATGAATGGCCGTGACCGTAACGGTTCGGTCGATATATTCAGTTCCGCAAGGTCAACCGGTGGCCGTGAGTTTGAGACCGCGAAGGATGCCGTGACGGCCACTCTCAAGAGCAAGGCTAGGTGGAACATTACCTATCCTGTTGTGAAGCAGGGGGTTGCTACTGACCTGAAGGTGGATATCGATAATCAGGTATATGTCACGGCTGAATATGTGGAAGGCGCATGGGTTGTCTCGGTGGCATCGGCTGCCCACGGATTGGTCGAAGGTGCTCTTATCAGGGTTACTGGGTTTGCCGAGACATCGGGCCTGAATATCAATGGGTATTACCCGGTCCATGTTGTGGATGGGGATAATATCAGCTTCTCGATAACTGACTCCAGGATGATGAGTACCCGCCGCGTGATTAACTTTGAGGTAAGCGAGAATACCAGCATTGACTATATCGGCGAATATTGGGCTGACTTGGTTACTGTTGAGAAGGTTGCCGGTGAATCATCGGTATATCAGGTAGCTGCTGCTAATCCGCTTGTTGGAATCACCGAAGGCGATGTTCTTACACTGGTTGACATTGATGCCGATACCGGAAAGAGCAACGCTCCGGCCAAGGTAGAAGTTACTGTACTATCTGATAGTGTTCCGGGCGATGGGGTTATTCGATTTACTTGCGGTGCGGATATTTCTGCTTATCTTTCGGATTCGTTCCAGTTGAGACGGGCTGCCGAGGAAGGCGACTATGTGATGGTCGACGATTTGGTGTATCTTGTTGGCAATGGCTTGTGGGGATTGCGTGATGAGCACGACTTGGCGATTCCGTCGGTTCTTGTGTCCAAGCAGAACTTGATGGATGTAAGCAATACTAATCCGGAACTTGCGCTTGGCGAAGATATCGTAGTCGAGCGAATCATTCCGGAAAGCGCTGATGTCGCGATTGTCCGTATCAAACAGCCATTGCTTCACTTTACCGCGGAGAATCGTTCGATAATCGCCGGAAGGACGATGGTCAAGATAACCAATGCTTCCCCGAGCCAGTACAACGGGTGGCATACTGTTACCGATGTTGTTGGTCCAAAGGCGTTCAGGATATCGGTTCGGCTTCCAGAAGATGATGTCATCGAGGCACAGGGTCTCAACGGGATGCCGATTCGGTTGAACGAGGGTAGATGGTATGCGTTTGCCTTGAATGGTATCGATTGGGAAAAGGTGAGCAATCGCGTGACCTATTCGCTCGACAACAAGATAACCTCGGTCAGCGACGGGCTGGTGATTACTGACCGCGACCACGGCTTTGCCGAGGGCGACTATGTGGTTGTAGGCAGTCTTTCCGATATCGTGTCGGTCGATGCATATAACAAGGATGAATTGACCGGGATATCGTGTTACCGGGTGGCCAAGCTCAATGGTACCCGTGGGGCTACTTTGGTTAATATAGATGGTACGCCGGCTACTGCCGTCGCTGAAGGCGCTGCAATCGCTCGGGGCGTCCTGCTGACTGCCCGTAGGGACGATATCGGTTCCCTCACTGGGGAATACAGCCGCAAGCTTGAATCCCTTGGAGGTAAACGCTATCGGTTCACGGTGGGGGATATCGTGATTGCGCTTGCTCAGCAGAATCCATCCGAAATTAAGTCTTGGCGCGTCAATAAGGATGGTGATTGGCTACCTGTTAGGGCCAAGCGAAGCTTGAAGGTTTCCGCATTGGGAGTCTACAGCTACGATAATGCCGCGTTTGACGGTACTGATGTCGATTCCGGTGAGGCCGCCGAGAAGTACGAGACATATAGCGATGTGGATGTGGAATCGTTTGATGCCGATGTTTATGTAGCTGGCTACCGCTGTGTTTCCCGTCCGAACTTCGCGGCTCCTGCATTGGAAGATATGGATACGACACGGACGGCTTCGCTTGAATATTCTTCTGCTGAGGACTTTTCTACGGTTTCTCCGAGGACCAATATGAAGCCCGGCTTCAAGGGCATTCCTTCGATGAAGTACCCGCTTGTCGAGAAGATTGAGCGTCTTTGCTACCTCAGGGATGCACATGTCATCGATTTCGAGCTAATCGAGTACCTCGCCCGGTTCCTCGGGTATGATATTACGGCTCTTGGGCAGGATATCGGCGAAAGCAGTATGTACAGCACCAAGGCCGAGAGGGAACTTGCGGTTAGGGAAACCATTGCTAATCTCCCGCAGTACTATTCATTGGGCGGTACCAAGCCGGGTATCCGTATGTTGCTTGCAACATTCGGGGTGATTGCCGATGTACTGACCCTTTGGACTGATGCGAATCGTCCGTATTCCGATATGATTCACCGCGATGAGGTTATCGAGAAGGTCGAATCCGGCAAGGGTGGTAAGTGGGTTCCGACGCCGTACATCGATGTGGTAGTCACTAACGATAGTCGGTTGCCTCAGTTTACCGCTCGTCAGGGCGATATCGAGCGCATCAAGGAGCAGATTCGGGTATTCAAGCCGATAAATGTGGTGTTCAGGGATTTCATCATCAAGATGGTCGATACATTGAAGCTGGACCCCATGATTTACCTGTGTGGCTCCGAGGTGAAGACTACTGCCGGAGTGGTCGTCGCCACTAATGATGATACCCCGATAACGGTCGACTATAGCGACGATGAACTGAATAATTGTGCTTTCTAGCCGGTATTAGGAGGATAAAATACGGGCTACCGGGGTTACCCGGTAGCTTTTTGCGGATATAAACTAGATTCTTGATAGAATTATCCAGGATGACCCAATGAATGATATTAAATTGACCGAACAAGGCAGGGCCCTTTTGCTTCAGGCTAATACTAATGCCGGGGGCGTAACATATTGGATTGGGTATTTTGGTTTGGCTTATGTGCCTGACCAGAGTAATTTTAACCCTAATGGTTCAACGCTTATTGGGGCCAACGAAAAAGGCGACTACATCTACAATATTTGGCAGGGCGATTTATTTTCCGAAGGCCATATGATTGACAGTGGTAGGGCGATTACACTCTATGACCGCAATATATCATCTAACTTCAAGTATGTCTACAACAGGGAAAAGGGTTGCAATCAGCTGGTTACCTGGACTTGCGACGGGAATGCTGATGGGTCTAATGGTGAAGAGACACCGACATATATCAGGACTGGGTTTAAGGTATATGAAGGTGTCAAGTCGGGTGATGGGAATAATGTCGGCGATGTAACTGACAGTGAGATTCCGTGCCCGGCCCCGTTGGTTTATCTTGGGAAGAATAAGAGTTATACCGATGCAGGTGAAATTAGTACTTGGGATATATTGATGAATAATATCATCGGATATGACTGGCCGCTCAGTGGTACAGTGGGTGGTACAGGCCGACATCCGATGGTCACCCCGGATATGCGTTTTTATGACGGCAATGTGGAACTTGTAAACGATACCGAGTTTGATGCGCAGCCGGATGGCACGGTTGACCCGTTCGGTGTTATTGCTTCTCCGAATACGAGAAGTGAATACACTCTTAATCAGTTTGGTGAATTTGTAAGTGTGTCTAATTTCAACAAGGGACATGGCCATGTGTCATCCGAGGGTTACGAGATGTACACTCAGGATTCCTGCCACAATATGTCCCAGGTTACTCGGTTGTTCCCTATTGCGAAGTACGAAATCGAATCGACTCAGCCATCTACTGATGATTCTAACACTAAGACTGATGAAGCGACGACACTTAAGTACCATATTGAATTGAACCTGAATGCCGCTTATGCCGCTGAACAGGAGTACGAAAAATCTCTGCAGTATCAGGCGCCGCAGAGTTCAGATACAGTTTCTGAGGAGGAGCAGGCTGACGAGGAAATCTTTGTCGGACATCATCCTAATTCATTCAAGTTTAACCGTATTGGTATTTATGCCGTGCAGGCTACTTTGCGCCACTTCATTCGCGAAAGCGATAGTGGTAATGATTGCAGCCAGTCGCTCTATCAGGTCGAAATATCGCCGGATAGTCCCCCGGTTCTTTTTGCGGTCATCAATGTTGATGAACAGTATATCTCTGAGGATACTACTAAATCATACTCTACCGATTTTGCGCTTAAGCTTCTCGATGGGCAAGGTGACCGTATCTGCAAGAATCCGGAAGTCTACTACAACTTGGCTGAAAACGAGGCTCTTACTTGGTACCAGAACCAGTTGCTTGCTACGGCTGGCCTTTCGGAAGCTATCGTTGGCCTCGGCGTCAATGTAGCGAACCTGATGAATAGGGAAGGCGGCAACAATAGTCAGTGTCCGTCCGGTAGCTCTTCTCTTGACGGGACTGAGTATGCGTCGAAGAGTCACACGCACGACTATATGCGCAACCTTGTCGATGGTAAGGTGAACTCCGGGGCTGTCCGGGGTATCGATACCTTGCCGGAAGGCGATGGTATGACGGTCGGCGAAGATTCCCTGATATTGGGTAAGAATACGGCCGGTGCTGGAAAGCTTTTGCTTATTCAGGGTGAAGATACTATATTGGATTATTCCTGTGCCGATAGTGCTGCTATTGGGAATACCCGTCTCAGCGGGTCAAATGTTCACCGTTCATTGCTATTGGGTATGAAACCGGCGTCCCGTCAGGATGGTTCCGATGAAACAATGACGATTGAATGCGAAAATGTTATCGGGAGTACGGTAAGTGGCAATTTCGATGCGGTTAAGAATATAAAGAATTCTCTTGTATACGGTTATGGGATTTCAGAGGTATCGGTTGGCTCCGCTAACGATATCGATGCAAATGATATTATCGCTACCGATACGGCTGAAACACTCGATACGATTGCTATGCTTGACGGTTCCGAAACAGCCCCGGGTACAATGAAGTCGTTGCTTATCGGGGATAATGTCAGGTTTCCGTTTGCTACGAATGGTAGCTTGATAGTTTCTACAGATTCTAACTTTGCCAACTTTGACACCTTGATGGATGCTGATGAGTTTAACGACAAGGTTGTTGACGGAACTATATTTGCAAATGGAAGCGGTTGGTATGTTCTTCGTACGGTCGATGGTGGCACGAATACCGTAAAGGTATACGACGAGACGGCTCAGGCTTTCATCGATGTTCCTCTGGAAGAGGCCTCTGGACCCGATTGCACTCATTACAATGCCGGAGTGTATGTTGATGCTGATACACTCAAGGTTAGCTATACCCCTTATTTTGTTAGAAATGCCGTGATACCTGGCATGTCAATCTATCGTACATTGACCCAAGGTAAGATGTCGCAGTATAGGGCTAATCCTGGACAGATGGAGCAATCCGTACTGATAGGGGATGATAATCATTTTGCATCTAATATGTTCCGAAGCATATTGATTGGTAATGAAAATGATTTCTCTCATTTTGATGTGACCGATTGTGTATTCATGGGTGATAGGTTGATTCACCACGAATACGAAAACCAGGTTAACACTCTTGGAGTTAACTGGGATAATGCAAATCTTAGCTATGCAAATCATCGGCTTAATAATGTTAAGGTGTGGTCTAAATTGGGAAGTAAGGTACTTACGGCACTTTCTAAGGTGGATGATGAATTTGGGACTTCTCATTATAGCGATGCCTTTATATTCTTGGATGACGGATATAATACTCCGGAAACTATTGGTATTTTCCCGGAGCCGACAAAGTTCAGGTCTTATGTGCCAAATACGGGTAATCCGAATGCTTCGCTTGCTGTGGTTGTTAATAGGTTAGAGAGTTTCTTCTACATCGACCCGACTCGATTTAATAGTGGCAATGACTCACGATATGAAGCGGTTCTAGGAACACACGATACTACTTCGGGTGATTATAATTCATACGACAACAATAAAATCTTTGATTATTGTACGAAGGAACAAGTCGCTGCAATGATAAATAAGCCGGCCGCCCCGATGATTTATACTGGCGGTATATGCTTAGCCGGTAAACCGAATGGGGATAGGAGTAATTGGGGAACATCGGCGAGCGAAGACAATTCTGGTTTTATTAAGTTGGGTTCTGGCGTAGTCCCTTGTGCATATATTGATGCCCATCCTGTTTCAGACTGGAATGGCACGTCTTCGGATAGCTTTATTCCAATATCGGTTTCCGGCACGACCGTTAGTCCATATGCTGGAATGGCTTTATGCATTGGTAATAAGCAAGAACCTGATGGAACCTTGCATCTTTCGTTATATCGCCGGCTTGGTCAGGCGCCGAATGTGTTTTCTACTTATTATCAGGCTGATTTGCCTACCCCGTCATTTGGAACTATTTCGAAACCGTCGTATAATAGTCTGTCAATGGTTGATATGATAGATAAAGCGAATATGAGTCCGATTTTGAGTTTTAATGTTCGCCCAACTAGTAATGATAAAGAACATTTTGCTCATCTAGTATTGGATAGTACGAGTGGGTCGGTGCGAATATTGTCATTTAAGGTGGAGCTGACTTCGGAAGACACCGAGGTTCCGTCAAATCGTATTGATGTCACAATAGATGGTTCTTCAATGAGTGCTGCGTTCAATACGTCGAACCAATTTAAGTGAACTACGCACAGCCTAAAGGCTGCGCGCTTCGCGTTAGCCCCGTAGGGGCGCCCGCGCCTTGGACCGCCGTTCCGGCGGCGAGAATTCTTTTACCTTCGGCAAGGATGTTGATAGCGGCGTTGAAGTCCCTATTGTGGGAAGTGCCGCATTGCGGGCACTTCCACTCCCGAACATTCAAATCTTTAACAACTTCGTTCCTGAAGCCGCAGCAGTGGCAGATTTGCGAGGAAGGGAACCATCGTCCGACACGGACGATGGTCCTCCCATACCATTCAGCCTTGTACTTCAGCATATTCAGGAACATTCCCCAACCAGTGTCGTGCTCTGACTTGGCAAGGTCGCCTTCGGCGACCTGCCTTACATCCAGGTCCTCGACTGCAATCGTTTGATTCTCGCGAATGAGTCGAAATGATAGCTTGTGGAGAAAATCCTTGCGTTGGCTAGCAATGTGCTCGTGGAGGCAGGCGATGCGCTTGCGCAGCGCCTCTCGACGAGCAGACTTGCTCTTTTTCTTTGAAAAAAGCTTTCTGGAGGACCGCTAGGCGGTCCTCGGCAAGTTTCATATAGCGCGGGTTGGCGACGGCTTCGCCGTCGCTCGTCACGCAGAAGTCCTTTATTCCAATGTCGATGCCTACGGCATAATCGGATTTTGGAAGCGCCTTCGGCGCTTCCTCCTCGACCAATATCGAGGCATAGTATTTTCCGGCCCGTGACCGTGTAACGGTCACATGCCGGATAACCTTGTTGGTCCAGACAACCTCGGCATAGTTCTTGAACGGGACAAAGCCTACCTTCGGTAGGCGGAGTCTCCCGTCAACTATGCGGATGTTATCGTTGACTACATAGCTTGTGTAGGAGTCGCGGTCGCGATGTTTGGCCTTGAACTTCGGAAAGCCGACTCTATCGGCTTTCCGCTCAAAGAAATTTTTGAACGCTAGGTTCAGGTGCAACTTTTCCGAACAAAGCGCCTGCGCGTCGACTTCCCGCAGGAACGGGAAGTCATCATAAAAATCGGTTGGCTTGGACTTACCGGCCTTGCCGGTAAGTTCGTAATACTTCTTGCGGGCCTCAAGCATGCAGTTGTATACCTTACGGCAGCAACCGAAAGTCTTGCCGAGCAAGACTTTCTGCTTCTCATTCGGATATAACCTCACATTGTAAGCTCGCTGAAACATATCTTTTGCTATACGTGTACTATGTCAAATATAGTTTATAATGAGCCGCCTGTCATATTCCACCCTAAAGGGTGGAATGTTTCCCGGCGGTATTTCTAAATATGGTAAAAATATGTGAAAACAACCGTTAAATGGCGGTTGTTTTTCTTTTTGCTCGTATTTTTCTCGCAAATGTCATAGTTTCCTCGTAGTAGAAGTCTACAAAAAGGAAATTTCATATGAAAATGACTGTTACTGAAGGCTATTTGGTCACGCTTGCCGCCATCTTGGCTAATCCGCCAGCAATCTTCGATGGTGACTGCAAGGGTTCTGTCGCAATGAACATCTACCTTGACCGGGAGTTGGCTAATCAGCACCGCGACGCTTTCCGTCAGGCTTACCCGGATGTTCCTGAGTACTATGACTACATCAAGGAACGCAACCCCATATATGAGGCCGTCCATGTTGAGACGGTTGACCAGCTCAACAAACTTCCGGAAGAACAGCGCGCTGAAGTTATCAAAAAGGTAGCCGACCTCGATGCAAAGTACAAGGATGCTATCGAAAAGCAGCAGAAGGTTGAACGCGACCGCCGTGAAGCTCTCGCGGGTGAAGTTACGGTTGAACTCCATCAGGTTGACGCAACTGACATCAGCATCAAGACCGGCAGTATCAAGATTCCGGGCAGCGCAGCTAACCCGTGGGAAATCTGGCAGATTCTTTATGCCGATGGCAATGGTATTATCCGTATGCCGCCTGCTACTACGGGGGCGGAGGAAAAGAAGGAGGGCTAATCTATGGCTACTCTGGGCGCATGCCTTGTTGTTAAGAATGGCAAGAATAGCATACTCCGCTGTCTAGATGCGCTCATCCCTATGGTGGATGAGTATGTCGTTATTGACACGGGGTCGTACGACGGTACGATGGAATTGCTTGCCGACTGGCAGAAGAAGCATCCCAAGGCCAGGGTTCTTCTTGAAAAGGTCGGAAACCGGTTCCATGATGAGAAGGGCATTTTTGATTTTGGCGCGGCCAAGGGCTATGCGTTCACCCGGGCGACTACCGAGTATGTCATGTGGGTCGATGTAAACGATATCCTGCTTGACGGGGCTCACGCAAGGAAGCTCTTCGACAGTATCGTTTCGAAATACCCGAACGCTGGAATCAGTATGCTTACGAAGGTTACTCCGACGCATACATTCCCTCGCCTAAGGATTCTCCCTAAGGCTAATGCGGCGTTCAAGGGTATCATCCACGAGATTGCCTACAATACCGACAGTACTGCACCGACTATCCACACTTCGCTTGTGTTCGAGAACTACAAGATGAGCCGTGATGTCGTCAGGAATGTCGCCGCCTTGGAAAAGGCGTGGAAGGCCGAGCGTACACAGCGTACGGCGTTCTATATGGGCAATTCCTACTACGATATGAAGGATTTGCCCCGCGCATACGAATGGTATGTCGTGACGGCCGATACTTTCCCGGGCGAGCATAACGAGGACCGTCTCAAGGCGCTGGAACAGATTTGTGCTATCATCGTGGCTACGAAGACTGACCTGGCTGAACTTGGGGAACGCTCCTTGCAGCTTATCGAGGAATTTCCGACCCGCGGCGAAGGGTACTACTATCGTGCCCGGTTTAACTTCGAGATGGGCGATATGACATATGCTCTCAAGTGTCTTGATAGGCTGATGACATTGCGTCCTCCGAAGCAGCACAACCTGTGGCTGGACCCGAAGGTCTATGACAAGGAACAGCTCCGGTCGCTAATCTTCTCAATCAAGGAGCAAATGCGGAGGGATATGTCGTCTCATTTGATGACGGCCGACCCTATGCAGCCCGACAATATCGATGCGGCTTACGGCTACAGCAGGATGGACGGGATGCCTGCAAACCTGAATTTCGGGACTACGGTCACTGGATTCCAGGAATTCATCTAACCAAGGCGGCCCCTGGCCGCCTTTCTGTTCACCCATAATAGATAAACTACGGAAAACTGATTAGGATTTTGCCGCATGAACGATATGCATAACTTACTTCTCAAAGTGGATTCATTGACCTACAACGCAATGCAGGTGCTCAATGCGCTTATCCGCTCCGCGGTCGCCTCGGGCTCATCCAGTGGATACAAGGTGACCAAGTACGGTAACGAACTTGTGCTTACCCGTTCGGACATCTATAAGCTGAATAACTTCTACGAGCTGTGGGAAGCCGCGGGGTTCCCGTCTGACGAGACGACATTCAACCGGATGCTTACCGAGGCAGATGCCCGCTGGCGGAAGGCTGGCGAGGACACTACGCTGGCTACCGATGCAGTGGTCAAGCATTCGCAGATTCTGTTCATGACGGAACGGGACTCCAATAAGGTCGGTGACGGCGATACTTCTTACTGGACCGACAAGGTTCGCACTTCTGGTACGCCGAAGGCTACCGTCGGCACTGCGCCGATTCCAATCAATCTTCGGACACCTCTTTATGATGAGAACTTGTCCACCAAGTCGTTCAGTCAGTATGAAACCTATTTGTTCCCGATGGGCTACCGCAGGGCGGAAATCCTCGGTACTCCGGGTAATGGCGATGACTATCTTGCCGGTGGCGCCAACTGGACTATCGACGCGAGTGAAATCCTGTTGTTGAAAGGCAACCATATTACGCTGGGCAACATAACAAATCCGCAGAATCGCATCGATAACTACAGGGATAGCGTGAATACTATCAGCTGGGGAGTCGAGAGCTATGCGCTTAGGGACAATTCCCTTGCATTCGGGGTAAACTCGGCTGCCGTTGCCGAGAATGCGATTGTGTTCGGAGAACACTGCATTGGTTACGGCAAGGGTTCGTTCATTGGTGGCGGTTGCAATGCCATTACGCTTGGTACATATTCGTTTGCAGCTAATCAAGATACCCGTGCTGTGGGCTTTGATTCCTTTGCAGCAAACCACTCGACACACGCCGGAACTTGGGCATATCCCTTTAGATTCCCGGCATCGAGTACATTGACTCCGACAAACTGTACTGCCGTTGTTACCGAAGACGCCTGCTATGTTACTGATGGTACCGCGGCGACCACGGTAACCAACTATAACATAATTCGGATTAACCAGTCGGATGTCGAATATTCGGCCATCGTCGAAAATGGTGGGGCGGTGCTGGATATCAAGGTGGGTGACCGTATTGCGATTTACGATACCGTTTATCAGAAGGGAAATCTTCAGATAAGTCCGGTTGAACTTGATGGCTACGCTCGTGATATGTTTGATACCCGGGTGACCTCGATTACGGTAAATAGGGAAAACAACCGTATCGTTTCGTATGACATTACATTGGCTGACTCGATACCGGTGGATAATATCAAGTATAGCCCTATTATGGGCGGTTATGTTACCGTACTGCAGAGGCAGATACCTATCTACAATTCGAAAAATCGGGTAATCGATACCGATAGTATGTTCGTGGGAAGCCGCTCGGCATCATTTGGTGAATCGACTATTGCTCGTGGCGAATGCCAGGCTGTGTTTGGTGTAATGAATGTGCCTAACGATTATGCCCGGATGATAGTCGGTATCGGTAGCTACATTGCCGATGAAAATAGCAGCCGCTATCGTGCAAATGGTCTTTTAATCAGTGACTTTTATAGCTACATGAAACTTCCGACTGGTTCAAGCGTAGTCGGTGTGTCTTGTGGAACATATTCGGCAAATGACGCTGAACGGACTGAACTTCATGAAGGTGCTTTCCTGAGTAGTTCTTATGTTGGATTTGGCGAAAGCCATGTTATTACGACTGGCCGTATCGCTACACTCAACGTAACTGACGATGACAAGAAAACGGTTGGGCGGGTTATTATTGCAAATGACCCGGTGTTGATTGAAACATCTCAGTTTGTTACTGCCGAGATGAGCGCTTATCGGGGATGCGCGGTTATTTCAAGTGGTTCTTACGTTTCGGGTGATGCCACTGCGGGTGTGTTGGTTAATACATTGATTACGGACTCTCCGGTAATCGGCGGTCCGGATGAACACGGTATCGCTATCTATGCACAGGATGGCATTGATATCCGTAATACGGCTAATTCGAACGAGCGCGGTATTAACATCGAAACCTGCAGCTACTTGACCTTGAACTTTAAGGGACTTACCCTGCACGGGAATACCTACGGGAGCTTGACGGCAAGCAATAATGCACGGTCGTTTATTCTTAAGGGTCGCCCGGGTGACGCCAACGGAAAGACTGGGCAGCAGAATGACATTCTTTACGCCCATACGGTTGGCCGTAGCGGTTTCTATGGTGGATTGATAGGTAGTGATTTCAATGTGTATGGTTCTAGCGGCTGGTCAGGACTTGCGGCTCATATCATCAGCAGTGCATTCTATGATGATACGATTAAGAAGATACAGGTTGCTTCTATTAGCATTCCGTCTAAGCCGTCTTCCCCAGTAGGTGTAGCCCGTCCTGTTGTAACGGTTGGTACTATTACACATCCTGGTAATGATAATCAGGTCGGGGATGTCTACACTAAGGAACTCGCTTATCTCGATGATGCTAACGGGTGGTGTATGTCTCCAATGGCTGGGTTTGGATACATGCTTGTTAATCAGAATACTCTTCCGTATGATACGATGGTGCCACCGTCCACTAGTTATAGGAATATTTATCCGGTATCTTTACATAAAACTTCGGATAATACCTGGCATACCGAAATTAATGACGAAATGTTGTATGCTGAAGTAACTCCTATAAATCCAGCAATTAATACGATGTTTACCGAATTGTATCGCACTCATGCATTTAGCTATAAAATAAAGTATGGTGATACAACGTTGTATGAATTTATTATGAATTATTCATTGTCCGGAAATCATCTTGATTTAACGCTACATGCTGAAGTTGGAGTCGGTATGGGCGGGACTATTGCTGCATTGACAGGTTATGATTGGATGCGAGTTCCGGCTCTTATAGGATGTGCAATTCGTGGTATTGACAATATGCCGGGTGCAATTTCGTGGAAGTATTCTATGGAGCCCCCAACAATTTTATCTCCACAGCAACGAATTTTGAATACTGTCATGAGTGGCTCTAGTTATTATCCGAATTCGGTTGCTCCGACGTATAGATTTACTGCTAATGCATTGGAGAATGGCATTATCGTTATGAATATTTCGCCGGTTTCGTCTACTTGGAGTGGCGGATTTTACGCTCAGTTCAGCGGTGCCGTTCCATTTGAAGCGGATAATCGTTGCCGTCACGGAAAGGTTAACGATGCTTGGCGGATTGCTATGTATGAGGCGTATAACGGTAAGGTCGTGATGCCGTACAGTAGTCTAAAATCATTCCTGAAATTTGAGAATTTGACCTAAGTTAGATGAGGTTTGTACATGGCTGCATCAGAATCATTTTCCCATAAAGTAAACATCAGGGACATCAGTCCGTTGTCTCACATTACGGCAGACCTCACAAAGGCTCTTCATAACTACGAGGCTATACTGAATGGGATTGTTACATGGAACTCCACGGATAATCCAAATGTCACCGTAAGGTTGCTGACTGATTCCGAACCGTTCTTCGTTGATTATACATTCCCTTCCCGGAAGGCTTATGCGGGGGACAGTTCGGTTATCGGAACTTCGGATATTACGGCCGGCCATTTTGGGTATGGCACTCGCCTTACCTTACCGGCTACCCGTACGGACTTGACGAAACTCCGCATAACGCTCAATGCGTCTACACGGGTGAAATGGCGGCTCTATGAGGATGCCTACATTTACCAGGAAGATTCTGATATTGCGACTTCTGCCTATGAAATCGGCACCTTGATTGCCGTCAAGGATGGCGACGCTTCGGTTATCTACATGACTCGTGTCGCGGTCAGTGAGGGCGATAGCATATCGGCGGCTTCAATTCGCGCGGTCGATATATGGAAATCTTCTATGAAGCCGGTGTATCAGGAAACTCCGGGGTTGGTTACTTATGTCCGTAATGTAACCGGTACTTTGACAGGCGCGTATGTCCTCATTGACCCGTCTATGACTTATGGGCCGACTGCGCCCAGCAATGGCTGGCACCAGATTGCCTACAATATCAATGCCTATGACAAGGACCGGACGATTTCTACTGGACAGCTTTGCCTGTTCAGTAAGCGGAGTGACCATTCTGATGCTGCGTTGTATGCCTATATAGGTGAGTCGTTTGTAAAGAAGGCTAGTGAACCAGTTGACCCGTTCATCGACGGGGAACTCGATACGGCAAACTGGGTAGGCCCCGTGATGGTAGTTCCGGTAAAGACATTCGATGATACCAATGTGGTTTCGCATACGCCGAAGACCGACATCAAGGGATATGTTCTCGAGGCTTTAAGTAACGAGCCGAGCCAGGTTTCTATCTTGGGCAATGTGGTTGTTCGTGAGGGTACTTCCGAGCCGCATAAGGGTCTTGGTGTGTTCAATACTTGTAACTACATTTCCTGGCCTCAGTCCGAAATGCAGTTATGGCATGACAACAAGGTATATACCGATACTGATGAGCACACGGCAAAGATGATATTCCATCACGCCGATGATGATGTCAAGATGGTGAATATCATCAACTATGACGGCCCTGATTTGGACCGTGGCTTGGCTATCTATCTTCCGGCAGAAGATTTGGTTACCGGGGAGAACGGTGAACCTGCCTATGTCGAGGCTCAGGATGGTGCGACATTTGAATTTATGTTCCGTATCTGGCCGAATACCAAGTTGAATGGTGCGGAAACTGCTGACCTGATAATAAACAAGGCGCAAATCTATGTGTACACTGTTCCTACTTCGGATAGTGAGGAAGGCGCTTCAATCCTTGTGAAGCTCAGTATGGCTCGTCTGACCAACTTCTACCTGTGGGCTGAGAATGTGGCCGTGCCGAACCGCCCGGTATTCTACAAGGCGAAATTCATTTATTCTAGGGATGCTAAGGCATGGAAGACCGTGGACTATTACCAGATTCCTGACCACATCTTCCTCTCACCGAAGGGATTTGTTGACCCATCTGTGCGCGGCGAGGATGGGGTGTATGGCAATAGCGACCCGTTCTCCGGTGTTGAGACTGCCGGGTTCCCTCTTATGCAGGACCCGTTCGGTGGCATGGACTTGAGTCCAATCAAGCTGAACAGGATAGAAACCGAGAGCTAGTCGCCTTGGTAAAGGATAGTTTAGTGGGTGGCGGATGCCGCCCGCTTCTTGTTTGGTAGGGCGGAATACATAAACTATGGAAAACGAAGGTCTGATGTATGAGCGAGATGAATCCACATATTGTTAAAGAAGCCGAGGGTGAAGCCTATACTATCCAACGATTCGTCACGGGGAAGCCTCTGACGGCCGATGAGATGCTCCCGGATGAACATGGGGTTTATCCGGTAAGCCCGTTAGGATTCCTTATGTCCGATGATGGGGTGCCGCTCACATCTGCACCGCCGACTCAAATGGTGGTGACCTATCCTATTTACGACGCAAATAATGAGGAAATCACCCCGGAAAATCTGGACAATGACTGGCCGGCTATGCGGGATTCACTTCTTGCTCAGGCTTATGTGACACAAGGCAAATATGAGATTTTCTATGGTGATACGGCCCGCTACCGCGTGATATCTCTTCGTAGGGAAGCTGATACGCTTGTTGCGGTCATAGACGGGGAAATTATTACGTCTCGTGATAAGATTAAGTGTTTCTTCATCAATGCGACAACCGATGATTATGAACCGACGGGGATATTGTCGTCCGAGTCCAGAAAGTTGTTCGAGGTGGCGACCGATGGCATAACGGTTGGTGGCGACAGGACGACGATAACTCTTGATATCGGAGTGGATGACATAGCGTTTAGCGGAAAAGCGGGTGAAGGCAAGTTGATTCTTGGCGTTGTTGCGTATGCGAGTAATGCCTTTACCGACCAGATGAAATATATCGTTATCGACCCGAGTAACGGTGATTCTGTTAGCGGTTTCTATATGTTTGGAGAAAGCCCCGAATCGCCGTATCGCAGGGTATTTACATACGAAACAATGTACCCTCCGGTTGAACCGGTCGATATGCCGAAATGTAATTCCCGGAACGGCTATAGCAACAAGGAAGTGGCCGATTGGGTGGAAGGTCATGTTTCCCCGATAATCCGCTATGGGTTGCATCCGTATTCCGAGGCTGGCGCTCTTGGGAAGGCTGGGGCATTCGTGCGTTGGTTCGCTTCTTGCGGTAAGGTCGATATTTCCGATGGTGGCGGCAACAATCCGGTGAGTGTGCAGGGCTTTGGGCTAGGCGCCGGATATACCGGAGAGTGTTCTGCCGGGTCGCGTGTCCCTAATGAGGGGAATCCTGATGCCGGGTCTGTTCACAAGGAACTGGTGTTCGGCTATGGGACCAAGCACAATGCATTGCAGGTCGATGTGGGCAAGAGTGCCCTTCCTCTTGACTGGCCGTTTACTGACTTCAGCAATTACAACGGGGCTGACCGGGAGAACAACATTACAATTATTCGACACGGTGTTACTATCAACGGCGAGAAGTATGGCGCTCTGGAGAGAGAATCTACCGAGTGTCCGACTTGCCGTGGCACGGGTCTTGTCAGTGGCAATCCGTGCCCCGACTGCGGTGGCACAGGGGAATGCCCGGAATGCGAAGTATGTAACGGTACTGGCGAAGTCGATGGCCACGAATGCGAGAACTGCAAGGGTACCGGGCATACCGGGACTACCCATATCGTTATGGACCGGATGCATGTCTGCCTATTCAATGATTTCCGCCCGAGCGATACTTTGCATGACCATGTTGATGGTACTACGGTACTGAAGAAGACGTTTATCAATCTTGCGACACCAATTAATACGAATGACGGCGAGGAGTTCCAGGTTACTGTTTCCTTGCCGAATACCTTTATCGACTCGGCGTTCACCGGGAATGATGTCCTGAAGAACCTGAATGGGTACTATGCGTTCATATCCCAGCCGCGCGTGTTTGTTGTGAGCGGTACCTGGAAGTTCAGCGAGACGCGGGTAACCTTTACGATTGACCGCGATATGCAGGAATTGACGCTTGACAAGCCGTTGCTCGACAAGGAAGGTAATGAACTTCCGCCCGATACTGCGGTGCGGATGAAGCTTTCCTTTGGGTGCTACCCGGCCAAGAAGTTTTCTGTTACGGGTACAGTCGATGGAACTACGGTAACGCTCGGTGAGCCTATTTCCGACAAGGCGCTCAAGGGAGCCCTTGCGCGTGAGGCTATGCGCGCGGTTCCCCGTTCGAATTCTGCCTGCGGTGCCGCTTATGTGGAGCCGAACAACGAGACTCTCCCTGAAGGTATTGAGAATCTTGGGTTGAATGCTGTCCGTAACGAGAATGGCGCGCTCGGTGTAGATAACACGGGTGATGACGGTAATTATAACAAGGTTTACAATGCCCGCGGCGAGCACGGCCGACCGGGTGTACTCTATGAATCCGACGGTACTGCGCGGAAGGACCAGCGGCAGATAATCGCCACTGTATACCCGACAGTGACCAATACTTTCCCTTGGGCGCTCACCCACCGCAGGAAGCTCAATGTTCTCGACCGTTTGATGACGATGGATGCCGACGCGGGTATCCATAGCCTCTATGCTAGGATTTTCAAGATGAATCAGGATATCGTTAACGAAATAGCCAAACACTTGAGGGTGGTGGTTGAGATTCCGGCGAAGACATATCCGATGGAAATCTTGAGCTATACCGACGGCATTCCTGCGGAGATACCTAACGATACCGATTTGTGTTCTTTTATTGGTGCAGTACTGAAGGTCGGTAAGGATGCCGAGCAGCCCGTGGCTCAGGCGAGAAGGGCGGTCGCGATGCTTGCCGAGGACTATCGGAATGCCCGCGTTAAGCGCGATACAGTAGGAAGCCTCAATGCATTGGGTATGCTTACTAGTGACTCTCCGCTTGATGACAGTTGGAATTTTGGAACGCCGGTTTCTGCTGGTGCCGGAATGCCGAATGAGTATGATGAGATTGCGCGAAGCATCCGTCTGCGCAGCGTTCCCCCCATCTTGACTACGGCGGGTGCTTCTCCGTCGCAGGAACCTGATTCTCCGATTCTTCAGTGCTTCCCATTCCAGGACCCCGATTTTAGTTTCTATGCCGGGAATCCATATGAATTCGGGTTGTATGATAGCGACGCGAGGACCGAGGAAGTTCCTTGCGAGATTGCGGACAAGCACAACACCCGTGCATTCGCGATGAACAGCATAGTCGATGCATGCTTGAAGACCGGATTCGACTGGCTCCAGTCTACCGATGCGGTCGATGACTTGATGCGCTCTGCTGAGCTTGCTGCCGTCGATATGCAGAACGAGGCCGACCTGCTGAAGCCGCATGGCGAACGCGGCTCGGGATGTGGCTGGATGGAAGCTATTGACGCATTTACCAAGATTGTGTCCCCGGATAATATCCCGGTTCCTCAGCTTGCTCCTGCGTATGAGTATTCCGATATTGAAGACAAGACTTATTTGACTTCCGGTGATGCTTATGGGCGCTACCGCTTGGAAAATCCGACGGACGTTACCGGCGAGCGGTTTATCGCTACCGATTTGCCGACTAATGATGCGCTCGCTATGTTCCTGAGGGATTATGTTCCGTCCTATGCGGCTACCCTTCCAAAGAGGAACTGGGATAGCTGGCGTGTCGTATTGCCTCAGGATGTCGGCACGGGCTCCTACAATGACGACCCGGTATATCAGACACGGGTATCTTGGAATCCGTTGGCGAATCCATTGACTTGCGACCCGGTTAGTCGAGGGAAGTATGCAGCGGATGATATTTTCATTGACCCACTTAATACTGGATTCAATGACCCGAATATGAACCGTATCGAGCTTGACAATACGGTGAGCGTCGATGCTAGCACTCCGCCATACACTTGCGAGAGTGACTATGCTGAGAGCGCTCCGTTCTCTACCGAAACAGACAAGTGTTCCGTGAGTTACATCAGGGTATTTATGAAGTTTACCTTCTCTGCTGATGCGGGTAGGTGGTACTGCACGGATTATCGTCAGGCTCCGGTATCGTATCTCTCTCCGCTGTATGGAGCAAAGGCTCTCGAAGAGAAGCTTCCGCATACTGATGTGCGTATATGGAATCGTTCGGCTTGCGGTTCGTTTAGCTGGCGTGAGACTACTCGTCACCTGTATTCCGAATCGGCTCCGATGGAAATTAACGCGGATGCAATCGAGGCGGTTATGGGGACTGACCTCCGTCATCGCCGCCTGGCAACCCCGTATAACCCGGTGTTCTCTATGAGTAACGGAAAGACGGGTCTCGGATTGTCTGCACCTCTTGACAAGGAAGGGGAGCGTGGCGGGTTTGCTGTGCAGGAGTTCATACCGCATGCAAACTTTTGGAGCGTATATGAGCATATCCGCCCGGCGGTTAGCGTAATTCCGAAATCTGATATCCCGAGGTACTACAAGGATAGTGACGGGGTGAAGCATTACGACCATGAAGGTGGCATAATGTCCGATGCTGTTCTATGGGGTCAGTACGAATATCCGGAGAAGCGCAAGACCGAATATCATTTGCCGGATACTCAGATACCTGATGCTGACCTCACGATGCGTCGCTTGGTCTATGCTCAACGTAGCAATACGACCGGCGTAATGAATACCGGCGACATTCAGGTGGGTAGCAGCGCTACAACTGTACTCGCTTACTCAAATGGTGAATCACGAAATTAAAGGATAAGGTAACAAGATGGCACAGGTTGAACAGAAACGGATAGGCGTCCTTACACCGCTAACCGATGATGAGGTCGATGACATTATCAAGTCTACCCAGGTCGCCGACGAGTGGTCGATAGCGATGGACTATGTTGTCCCTGATACTGACGGGGAGCCTCCGCGAGACCAGGGTACGAAGAAAATTTCGGGCAGCCGAATCGGTTTCCTTACTCGGAACCGCTTGGTTCCACAGAATATGCTCCCGAGCATCATTGCTGATGACGCTATTTATGATGGCGAGATGGTCAAGAATGGAAATACGATGACCTTCACTGTAACCGAGGTTGGTTCTGCGCAAGGTAAAAAGTTTGTCTGCCCAAAGCCAACCGCCTCGGGTGAGTATCTGCCGAGCATCGATACAATATATCGCGATGTGCTTACTGTAGACAACCGGAAAATTTATACTCAATACCGCTATATACCGAGAACTAATGCCGGAACTGCCGACGAAACCGGTGAGTTCGTTCCTATACCAAGCGACCTAGTTATGGTTGGCGGTGAGGGTACGGTCGTAAATGATGATGTCGTCAGTAGCTATAGCCGAAAGATTGATATCAATATTGGCACTCCGTCTCCAGAACCTAATGGCGGGACAAATGTTTTGTTCATTGATACGCAGGATAATAGTCGGAAACTCGTGCATTCTACTAGCGGAGTTACTGCCGGTACATATCCTGCTACCCAGAGTACGGCACCTGGTTTCGGTGCTACGTTCAATGTGCCTAAGCTTACTGTGAATCCGACTGGCCATATGACGGTAGCTGGTGCTGATGCGGTTACCGTGCCGGCCACGGCTGCCGGTGTAGGAACTGCAGGCTTGGTAGTAATAGGTACTGATGCGGATATCAGTCCGATTGGTGCTACTCCTCCTGGCCCTAGCATCGGGTCTATTCCAAGTAGCGGATATGTCAAGGTTGCTGCGGCAGACCATGTGCATACGGCAAGCAACTTTAATTTGTTGAATACCAATGACGGTAACAAGACATACAATGGTTCGGGACAGGTCGAATACGATTTCAGGAAGTTCCTTAAGACGATACTTCCGGCGAGCGCACCGGCGGCTAGCGGTACAAAGATACTTGTGACTACTAGCGCATCTCCTGACAGCGCTGGCTACCGGAGTACGGCGTGGGTGGATATTGATAGTGTACTCATTCCTCGCTATGCATTTATTCCACTCGCATCGTCCAATACCATTGCTACTACTGGTACTACGCTGTCTCTTGGGTCTACCTTGACAAAGTTTTCTGCGCTTACTTTGGTGACTCCTTCATCGGGGAGTCCGACGAAGATACAGGGTCTTGTTGCTGGTAAGCTGTATGTTGTTACATTTACGCTTGTTCTTGAAAGGACGAGTGCCGGTACATACTTGGATAACTTTACATTTGCTGTGATGAATGGCTCTACCAACGCGGAAAATGCTAGGGTCAACTTAGTTATTGACGAAACTATTACTGGTACTGGGCGGATGCCGAATTATGTGAATGGTACGATATTCTTTACTGCTGATTCCGGCCAGACACAATGCTATTTCAAGGTAACCATAGACCGCTCTGATTGGAAGGTGAATGGTACCGGTTCGTTGATTCAGGTTAGCGAGGTGAAGTAAGATGGACCCGCAAATCTACAAGAAGACCCATACGCGAATACGGGAGCTGAACGGGCTGCCCGATTCGGAAATCGACCCGTTGGTAACTAGCGTATCGCCAGAGATAACGGGGCCGTGGTATTTTGTAGCCGATTCTACAGAAGGCGATACGGCGGGTATCGAGGCTAGCCGTGTGCTTATACTTGGGCCACAGCGGAGAGTCCCGGCGGAAAATATGTTGTCGGCGATTTCGTATTTGCCTCCCGATGGCACGGCTGTCGTCGCGGTGGATACAATGGCTCAGTTGCCTGCCGTGGGTAGCATTGACAAGATTTACCGTATTGACCACGAGCCGGGTTGCTCCGTGTTCTATGTAAGGTGGGTGGACCGGGATTTGGAAGACCCCCCTTATAACCCGAGGTACGCTTGGGTTGCAACAAATGTTCCGCTGGAGAAGGGTGACGGTACCGTAATATCCGATGTGGTAGTGCGCGCTGGATTGCCTTATGCTACCCGTGCTGTTGATATAAATATAGGTGCTCCTGAGGCTAGGGTTAATGACATTCTTCGGATTTCGGAGTCAACGACTAAACGGCTTGTGCATTCAAAGAGCGGAGTTGGTGATTCCGGGGCATCGGCACCCGGGGCGCAGACTATTGCTACTTTTGGTGATGCTATAAAGGTTCCCGAGTATGAAGTCGATTCGACTGGTCATGTGAAGAATTTGACTTATTCTGAAGTGACTATGCCGGACACGCCGGCCTCTACGGCCAATGCCGGATTGGTAATGGTTGGGCAGACTTCGGATATCAAGCAAATCGGGAGTTCCGCGTCAATAGGCACGGCGAATACTGATGGATATATGCTGATGGCGCCGGCTAACCATGTACATACTGCCAGTAATCTCGTTTTTACTAATATCCCGGTAAGCGGAAGCTTGGAATATCAGATGTCAGGCGACAAGACTTTGGATATGCTTGACTTGCATATCTATCCGGCCACTAATAACCTGAACGCGATTGACGCGAATATGATGTTGACCAAGGTTTCTGCGAATACTTCATTGTGGCAACCTGACCGTACGGCAATAGCGACCAATAGCTATTCTGGAGGTACGGGTACTTATGAGATTCCTGCGGACGGTACTTCGGTTGTGATGTCGCATATTTCGAATATTGCTGAACCTGGTATCTATTTGGCTACGGCTGAACTTGGCGTGTTTATTGGGATGGCTCCAGTCAGTGGAACCCCGGTAAATGTTCCATTCGAATATGCGTGTGAACTGAATATGACGGGAGACCCGATAACTAGGAAGTTCAACTTCTCGGGTACACATGGAATACCTACGGTGGTTTCAGGTGAGTATTATGATACTCAGCGGGTGACCGTTTCTGCATTGCTCGATTTGACCAGTGCAAATGCGGTTGACTTGACTGCAAAAATTCAGATATACGGAACCGGCGACGGGCGTATATTTAAGGGCAACTGTACATCGTTCAAGATAGTACGGCTTAAATAGCTAGGCCGGAGTTCCCCCGAACTTCACCTTGTTGTGGATGAAGAACTTTATCGAGCATTCCGGGCACCCTCGGAATGTTCCTTTTATATCCACCGCGTCTGCGGGGATTTCAGGACCATCGGTATCCTGGCCGCATGATGGGCATTTGAACTTCGCTACGAACTCACCCAGCTTCCCCCGCTCGGGAATGGAAATGTCCACCGTGCCGTTGTCCCAGAACCGCACCGGGTAATCCGGATGTTCCTTCATGAACTTCGTTACGGAAACGAGCTTCGGGTTGATTTCTAGGAGTTCTTCTGGGGTCATACGAGGTACTTGATTGCCGCGGCGACGCCGAAAACTCCGCCGACAAGGATTAAAATGATTATGGCTACCGCGAGCATCGCCCATATTATGCGGCGGGTGTGCCACTCGTCGGTTTCGATGTCGTATAGCTTGAGAAAGTTCATCGCGATGATGAATTCGGCTGTCGCAATGAGCCAAGCTTTTTCAAAAATATTAAGATACTGGTCGTCTGTAATTCGGGTAATCATACTACAAAACTACACCATTGACGAATTAAGGTCAACATCCTGACTCATGAAGTTGGCCTCCCCGTCTTCGTTCGTAGTTTCCGGGGTTTCGCCCGCATTGTCTACCCAGAGCTGAACGGGGATTTTTGAGGTCTTGTCGTCAAGCTGGGCAATGAACTGGTAGCCGCTCTTAGCGAGGTTCTCGATGCATTCCTTGTCGGTGCTGTCGGCGACGATGAATGTCGGCATGTCAAGCGCGTTAAGCTGTGCACGGAGTTCCTCGTTGACTCCCTGACCCTTGTACTGGTCCGATACCGCGAAGAATTCCTGCTGTACTCGCCCGTCGAGATTGAAACCGCTGAGAAGGCTATAGTAGCGCAGAGGGGCGATTCCGCGGAAGTCTTCCTTGGTGGGGTCGACGATATTTGCCGCGGCGATTGGCCACTCCTTGTCGGTAATGTAGACGATTGCGACGGAGTTCAGTAGACGGTCGAGGGTACTCGGGGTCGCTACCGGAACACAGCTGTCGGCGGGAGGTTCGATGCTCCGCTTGCCGTCGATGACTGCCGCGATGTCCTTGAGGGTCTTCTCGTCGATATCTGAGGGGGACTTGACATATGCCTGGAACCGGCTAGGGTCGAGTTTTGGCGCTGCTTCTTGGGTGTTTTCCGGAAGGTCGCCGATGGCTTCGCAGATGGAGACTGCGGCGTCGAGGTTGTTCATCACAGTGAAGACATTATGTTCCATAGGGCCAAATCCTTGTTTTTTAAGCGGTTCGTGCATTTTTTGCAAGTTTATATGGCTGGAGGGGCCTCTGATAATGTAGTTTTGTGCTATATTTAGAAGGAAGGGAATCCTATGAATGCTAAGCTGGAAGATTTTAACGATAAGTATGTCGTTGTGCCTAATTTCAAGGCCGGCGGGTTTGGATTCATGACCATTGACCGCGGCGATATGACCGACGCGGAATGGAAAACCTGGAATGAAATCCGGAGTACACCGGAAATCAAGGAAATTATCAACAAGACCAAGAACTCCGCCGCTATTGCTACGGCAGTAGAGACGCTGTTGGATGGCAAAGGAATAATGGTATGTCGTACAAATCAGGCTCGTCCTTCTATTTAACCGATGAAGATTGCGAAACGGCATTTTCCCAATGTGAGTCTTGCCGGTTTGTAACTGAAAACACCCATTACAAGGAAGTTGTCGATGGGTGCTTCTTGCGGGTTGCGGCAACTGATGTGATAAATGCGTGTTGCGCTACGATATCCGACCCGGTTAGGTCATATCTTAGACGGAACATGCCGGGTGAGAATTGGAACAAGTACGACCATCTCCTTACCATTACGACCGGGATGATGCGGTGGCTTACCGTTGTTGGCCATGTATGCGAATATATGGAGCGTACGCACAAGATTGGCGAAGCTAAGAAGATGCTCGAGTGGGCTAGCAAGCGTCTTACATCCTTCGAAGCCGGTTCTGATTTTGTCCAGCGCTTTCTTGACGAATTCAAGATTAAGTGTGATGGGCGTCGCGACGAGGTAGTTAGAATCTACTCTATCGCATGTGCTGCTTCGGTATTGGCTCACGAACTTGGTCATGCTTCGCTCGGGCATATGCACTATCATCATACGACACCGACAAGTATTGTGCGTAATGATGAACGGGAAGCTGATTTGTTCGCGTCTTCCGTAATGCATTCAATCGGTAATGGCTATGTCGGGGCTATCGCAGCTGTCGCTGTCGAAGTATCCTTTGCGTGGATGACTGGTTCTAGTTCACTTTATGTCCCCAAGAAGGACCTGAAGAAACCAAATCATTATGCATCGCATCCGGTTTCATTCGAGCGTGTGCGTAATGTCATTGAATCGTTTAATGCGGTTCTTAAGACATCCCCGAATACTGACAAGATGTTGATTAAGTTGATGGAGACGGGAAAATGAATTCATCATCGCCGGAAATCGAGGTGGTAATCGACAAGTTTACCGTCCAGTATATGCTTAAGGACAAGATAAACGAGAAACCGTTTATGCTTCCCCTTAAGTCATATAAGACTTCGCTGACTATGAAGGTGCCCGAGTCTATCGCCCCGTTCATCCCGGCGTTCATCCGTGGTTTCCAGGGGCTTGACCCGGAAGCGGTCGAGGCTAGAATCATTCCTGAGTACAATGCGCCAAAGAATGTGGTTGACCGCTGGCGAAGGTTCATCAGCGAACGCTACCCGGACGTGCTGGATGAAAAGACTAGCGCGGATGCAATCATTGACTTGGCGGTGAGTTTCAGCGTCAAGGACAAGCTGGATGCCGTTATGGATAAGCTGTGGGATACCAAGCTTTGCGAGATGTTGAAGGCTACCCCTGAAGTGCCGGAGGGGTATGGGCTTGCTGGACGATACCTTCATATCATAAATTGGCACATCAAGAACCTAGAGGAACCTAAGGATGCATGAGTTTTTTCTGCGATATGAGAACGCCTTCGGGCGTATAAAGTGTGACCCGAAGTGGAATTCGTTCTATTTGAACGGAAACAAGATGCTCGGCGTCACTAAGTTTGTGGGTAGTTTCATCCCTCCCTTTGATGAAGCGAGGGCTTCCATTAGTACGGCCAAGAAATGGTCAGAGAATCAGGGCCGCGAGGTCACTCCGGAAGAAGTCATCCAGGCTTGGCACCATAAGAGGGATGTGTCGACTAACCTTGGAAATGCTGTTCACGGATATATTGAAGCGGCTCTGCAGAACAAGCCGTTTGCATATCCTAAGGATGCTATAGCAAAGGCGTTCCCGAATGATACGACGGACCCGGTTCGTGAAAAGTACGACAGCATCATCAAGCAGGTCAACATTTTCCGGGAAAATTCCCGCGGAAAGTTGATTCCGGTTAAATCCGAAGCGGTTATCGGTTCTCCAAAGTATCAGGTATGCGGCCTAGTTGACCAGATTTTCTGGAATGAGACCGCGAAGGAATTTCAGATTTGGGACTGGAAGACTAACGACAAGATGGATAGGTCTTCAAGTTATAAGTTTAATCCGCCATTCGATACGACTTTGGATAACTGCGATTACCATAAGTATTCAATGCAGCTTACGCTGTACAAGAAGATATTTATGGAAGAAACCGGTATTCCAATCGGCCATTGCTTCCTTTGTTGGTTCTGCAGTGATATTCACCCGACTGAAGGCGGTCCGTTGGTGGAACATCCGGCCCAGTTCATTCCGATTAGGGAATTTAATGCTGAAGCTGACCAGATGCTCACGATTCGTGCCCGTGACCTCGGTATAGTTGACCAGGGGAGCGTATTCTAATGGATGCGGCTAAGATTGAAGTCATAAAGAAATCCTTTACACCTGAACAGGCGGAAATCTTTAATATCTTGATGGGCGATAAGGAAAAGCTCCATCAGGAATGGCTCCTGTGTAACAATTTGTATGCCAAGTGCGCAGCCGTAATTAACGCCCCTACTACGGGTCCGGAAGTGCGGCTCGTATTGCGTAAGGCTTCGACGGATTACTGGAGCCGCCGTAGGCTCGACCTCGAGCGTACGATGGAGGAACTCGGGATGAACGATACTCTCGTCGAATGGCGGAAGGAAATCGCGGATGCCAAGAAAAAATGAACCCATCGGTGAAATCGATGTCGAATTGCTTGTTGCCGGTCAGCCGACGGTAAACACCGCCGGCAAGCCCGGAAATATTTATTCCCTTGCGCTACTCGAGAAGATTGCCAACGACATTAATGAGAAAGGTGTCGATATCGAGGAAGTCGCCCCTGCAGACCGGTACCACGCAAAGATTCCCCTGTGCTTCCCGTGGAAGGAAAGGGCTATGGCTGAGTCTACCAAGGCGGTCGTCGAGGACGGTCGCCTCAAGGTACACTTCAGTATTCTTGGAAACCGGTATGGCAACATTTTAAAGAAGACTATCGACAATAATAATGTAATTTATAAACCGGTGGGGAAGGGGAATGTAGTTCCGGAAAAGCCTGGGAACCCGACCTCGAACAATGTTGTGACTGATTTTGAAATCTACTATGTCACATTTGAGGTGCTGAAGGATGGCTAGACTTAATGTAATAGCAAACTATAATTGCGATACTAAGACATTTGACAAGCGGAATGTTTTTTCGATTCAGGGAGTGTGGGATTGCCCTCCCATTGTTTCCTGTTTCTACGGGACGCTTGGGCTGATGAGCGGATTTATGAACCGTAACGGGGCGCACCCCGGAATCAAGTCGATTTGTCCGTTGACGCTTGCTGTGGACGGCCCGTCGGAAAATCTTACTGCGCTTGCCCAGAAAATAGGTACTCTCGATAGCGATTCGGTCTATACGATGTTTCTCGATGAAAGTACTGTTGGCTTTATGCTGACGATGGAAGAAGTGTTCCGGGTAAATATCGTGATTAATCGGGTTGGTGAAGGCTTTGAAAAGGAATTGCCTGCTTGCCGTGGATGGAAAGTTGTCGACCATAAAGATACTATGGGCGGATATTCGGTGTATACTTTGGAAAAAGATGCCGATGCTAAGCTTGGCGATGATGCGTTCAATCTTGACATCGATGCGCTTGAAAAGGAAATGAACCGTCCCGGTATAGCTGACCTTACTCCGGAATCGATAGAAAGTATCAATGAAATATTGAAGACTACCGAGGATGCATGGGTTGTATTTAAACGATACAACCGTGATATGATGGCATTCTTGGCGAATACTTCGGCTCCGGATGACAATGGCGAGTTCGGTGACGGATACGATGGGTGCCTGGAAGGTGGTGCTGAGGGCATGGAAGGCATTACTGATGATACGAGGAATACTCCGGCTTCTCTCGCTTTGGTCATAATATTGTCTAATACCCTTAAGCGACAGGCTGATATGGTCGTGGGAAACCGGAAGAGGATATGCGAATTGGCCAAGACTGTCGGTGCTCAGGGTGATGCAATTAAGGATATGAGTAAGAAGTTTGGCGAGTACGACCAGGTGGTATCGGATGCTTTCCGTAAGTTTGAGGAAGAGCAGGGATTGAAAAAGCAGTTTGACGAGGAGCGTTTGAGCGGTTTGACGAACCAGATAAGCCTCCTTGCGATGGAATTGCGCATCAAGTCGTGGACACCGGCGGTGTGTGCGGTAATATCCTTGGTTCTTCTTGCGGTATTCCTGTTCCTTAAATAGGAATACATTGCATTCCGTATATTTCGGGTCCGTCCTTCGGGGCGGACTTTTTGTCGTATAAACTACGGAAAAAGCAAAGGAGGCCGCAATGAGCTTGGCGTCTGACATTTTAGCTGGATATAAAATTCCTATCCGTTCGATGGCCGAGGCATTCGAGGGTGCATGTAATCTGTTGCTCGAGGCGACCGATACCACGGTAACCGCCACGCCGAACAACCAGACTCAGAATCAGGCAAACAATACGGTTTCCGTGAATGTCGGTAATGTCGTGCAGAGCCAAGAGGGTTCGACTATTGGCGCTCAGATGGCTAATGCTCAGGCGACGGCAAAGAAGGTTGCTGCCGCTGAAAAGACTTTGAATGACAATAAGCAGGTTCTTAATAATCAGATATCCGATTTGCGAGATACCTTTGCTATTGCAAGCGAGGAAAATTCACCGGGAACCACCGCGACTTCCCCTACTTCGACGACTACGGCATCCACTAACACGAGTACGAAGCTAACCGAGAATAGCCAGTTCATGCCGGCCTCGGCCACCCGTCAGACGCCGGCGATAGACTACAAGGGCTTTATGCATACTGTTCCTCACGCCGCAAGTGGAACTAACCAGCCGGATGTCTGCCCGGCACAGGTCGGCGTCATAATCAATTCAGGGGCTACCCGCGATACCGGCGAGGAAACCACTAGGCAGAAGTGGGAACCGCCCGAGTTCGCCCAGTTCAAGCCGGGTGAGCTGAATGCAGCCTTGATGCACGGCAAGGTCGGCCCGACTCCCCGTCCGGAGAACTTCAACAGTTACAACGGGGCTACCGTGGATGACCTGAAGGAGCACGGGCAGGAGAACCAGAAGGACCCGCTCTTTATGGGTGTACCGAACTGCACCATGCCGATGCGCTGCGGTTATACCATTACCAATCCGTTGAACGCTAACGGGGTCGATGTCGGGTATGCCGACGGTGGCTCCGCGGGAGGTGCTGCAGGTGGCTAAGAAGAAGGCTAGGGCGAGTCTCTGGACGCTGTTCAAGCGCCTGATGCGCTCGCTGAAGATTTTCAACTGGAAGAACGAAATCGCGCTGACCAACATCGCGATGTACATAGTTTTGTACAAGGTAGCCGTTACAGATATGGATGAAATGAGCATTGGCGAGGTGGCTACCGCGATGAGCGTACTCGGGCTTTACCTTGGGAAGAAGGTGCTCAACAAGGACCGCCCAATCGAACGGGTCAAGGACGAGGAAGGAGGCGAAGCGCCATGAACAAGACGATGATTAATTGGATTCTCGGCATACTGATTGCGGTGCTTGCATTTGCTACCGTGGATGCTTTTCGTGTTTCGAGGCAGACTAATGCGACCAATGTCGAGTATGCTACCCGGATAGACGAGCTTACCGAAGCGCGTCATCTGGACAGTGTTGCCTACAGGTTGAACTTGGAAAGCATGAAGGCCGAATACGAGTCCCGTCTACAGGAAAAGGATTCGGTATACCGGGTAGCCACACAGAGTACCTCCACTCACAAGACGGTAATTCGCACTGTGTACAAGGACAGTATCCGCGAGGTGTATACCGAGAACACCGAATCGGTAGCTTATTACGAGGAGAAGATTGCTACCCTCAGGGATTCTCTCGGCAAGGCCCTCGCACAGAAGGACGGGGTTGAAGTCCAGTATGTCGAGAAGATTATCCGGGACACTATCTTTGTATATAAGACTGCAAAGGACAGCTCAGTCGCAACCAAGACTGAGATAGTGAGGCCCGCCCAGGGGAAGCTCGGCGTGTTCGTCGATGGGCATGCGTCCTATGGGAAGGACGGGTTCGGCTATGAGGCTACCGGTGGCGTCAAGTACCACATACTGGAACCTCTTTACCTGAAGGCCGGCGTACAGTACGACGGGGACATCCGTGGCGTTCTCGGGGGCGGCATAGAATTCCGTTTTTAGGCATATAACACATACGGTTCGGATATGGCAACGGCAATTTGCTATATTTGTAATAGTATCGAGGAGTTGAACAAGTTGAATGAATAAAGCAGAGCGACATGTCTATGCGTGCAGCTACTCGTTGCCATTCAAGGGCAACGAGGTTATCCTGAGCGCGATGCACAAGGCAAAATCGCTCTACAATGCGACATTGTGGCATTACCGGCAGGCACTCGACGAACACCATAAGGCCAAGGAAGAAGGCCGAGACCCGCTCACCGAATATCCCGACTACTACAAGATGGAAAGGAAGTTCCGCGACGAAAGGCAGATTAACTACTTCTCCCTTCCACAGAAGGTAAGCCAGCAAGTGCTTCGCGACGTTCAGTCGGATTGGAAGTCCTATGTGGCCCATGTCGTAAGGAACAAGTCTTATCCGCCGGGAAGCCCGGAAAGAAAGGAGCAGGTAAACCCGCCGAAATACAAGTACCGTGACGGATATGCTAGGTTGAGGTACACAAAGCAAGCGATTTCGTTTGTAAAATACCCCGGCAAGGCAACCCCTAGCGGGATAGATGTCGGGCTTGTCATACCTCCATTCATCGACCCAAAGAAAATACAGCAGATTGACATAGAGCCGGACGGTGCCGACTATATCCGAGTGACATTCATCTACAAGGTCGAGCTGTGCGGCCTCCTTGTTGATAACGGACGTGTCATGGGCATCGACATGGGTGTCACTAACCTGGCGACGTGCGGGACGAACGTTGGCCGCGGTATCATCATTAACGGACGGCCAGTGAAATCAATCAATCAGTTCTTCAACAAGAGACTGGCTGCATTGAAGTCGGAAAACGACATTCTTCTTAAAAAGGAGAACGAACGGAAAGTACAGACACAGAGACATCGTATCACAAGGAACATGGAGAGGCTCTTCAGAAAACGCAAGTACAAGATAAAGGATTACCTGCACAAGGCTGCATGTCGCATATTCGACTTCGTAGCGGAAAGCGGCATCACCACGATAGTGGTCGGAAAGAATGTAGGCTGGAAGCAAGAGTGTAACATGCAGAAGCAGAATAACCAGAACTTCGTACAGATTCCGCATGCCAGATTCATCGACATGCTCGCCTACAAGGCGAGGGAACGAGGTATCGCATTTCTCACTGCCGAGGAGTCGTATACTTCCAAATGCTCCTTCGTCGATGGCGAGGAATTGTGCCATCACGATAAATACGTCGGTCAAAGAATAAGAAGAGGACTGTTCAGGACATCGAAGGGAATCCTTGTCAATGCAGACCTGAACGGGGCGCTCAACATAATAAGAAAAGTAATCCCCAATGCATTCGCTGAGGGGATAGAGGCGGTTATAGTTCCGCCACTACGTGCTATTGTCGCGTAAGCAAACCAGTTTCATTATTTTCTTTTAAAGTGGAAACTATGATTACTTTTATCGAATATTCCAAAATTGTAGAAGCCATGGGCGAATGGGCCAAGACCTACGCGGCTGGCGAGAATACGGTCCCCGATACTGTCTGGGACCATAACCTTGTACTTATCAAGGAGTTCGAGGCGGCCAACCCGTCTTTCATCCTTGCGACCTCTCCGACTCGTCATGTCGAAGATGGCGCCACGGGATTCCGTAAGGTAAAGCACGATATCCCGATGATGTCCATCGAGAACTCGAACGGTATCGAACAGACCAAGGAATGGGCGAACGGTATGTTCAACGATGGCGTTAAGGCTTTTGAGGCCGAGTATAAGATTGATGGTCTCAGTCTCGCGCTTAAGTATAAGGAAGGCGTCCTTGTGGACGCGGTGACACGAGGTCAGGATAATGTCGGCGACTCCGTATTTGAGAACGCTCTTCGTGTGCAGGGGGTGATAAAGAAGATTCCTCTTGCCGACGAAGCCGAAATTCGCGGTGAAGTTGTCTGGAAATATGCAGACTTCGAACCGTACAATGACAAGCTTATCACCGAAGGCAAGAAGGCGTTTGCAAATCCGAGAAACGGAGCGTCCGGTACTCTTAAGCTCCACGACCCGGATGAAGTCGAACGCCGTAAGCTTTCTTTCATCGGTTACTTGATTGTTAAGGGTTCCCCTAATCGTTACCAGACGGATGATATCAAGACGCTTGAATCGATGGGCTTTGAAGTGCCGGAACATCACACGGCTACGAACTTGGATGACCTCGTTAAGTATGCCGAATCGATGCGCGAACGCCGCTTTGAGCAAGCATATCCGATTGATGGTGTCGTGCTGAAGGTCGACGATAAGGATGACCAGCCGCGTTTTGGCCGTGCAACCAAGTCCCCGAACTATTTCCGCGCATATAAGTTCCCTCCTGAAGAAAAGGAGACCGAACTCGTTGATGTCGTGCCGTCTATCGGTATGTCCGGCGCGAATACTCCGGTCTGCATCGTCAAGCCGGTGCAACTTGCGATGACTACCGTTACTCGTATCACCGGTCATAACTGGGATACAGTGGAGTACCTCGGGTTGTACAAGGGTTGCCATGTGGTAATCCGCAAGGGTGGTGAAATTATTCCGGACTTGGTAAAGTGCGTTGAAACGGGCCGTTCCAAGGACAGTTACGATGTCGAACGCGAACTCTGCGACAAGAACAAGATTCCTCATGTCAGCCCGTGGGTTCCGACGACTGAAGAAGAAAAGGCTCGCGAACGCTATATTCGCCCGGCGACTTGCCCGTGCTGTGGCAAGCCACTCAGATGTGCTGTAAACTCTGAAGGAAAGGAATTGGTCAGCTGGGTATGCACTAACGAAAACTGCCGTGCTCAGATTGGCGGTAAGCTCGCAAATTTCGTGGGCCGTGAATGCATGAACATCATGGGTATCGGGCCGAGTATCATCGAAGACTTGCTGGTTGCCGGAAAACTTACCTTCTTCGACGACTTCTATCATCTTACGATGCAGGATTTTGTCGATGCTTGCGGAAAGCGTGAATCCGGCGCGAAGAAACTTGTTGCCGCAATCGAGAAGTCCCGTGGCAATTATCTTCATCAGCTCATTGAAGGGTTCTCGATTTCCGGGCTCGGCCACCAGGCTGCCCCGGCGGTAGCCGACTGTGTTGACCAGGTGGGCGGCCTTGCTGCACTTGCATCGCAGGACGCCGAGTATGTTTCCGAGGTGGCGGGAAAGTTCCGTGACCTCGCCGATACCAAGGGCGTATCCAAGGAACTTGTCGATAAGTTCCTTGACTTCATCTGGAGCAACGGGGAGCGCATCCGCGAACTCGTGATGCTTGATGTGGCACAGAAGGTGAAGCCCGTGGTGTCTATGAAGCTTGCCGGCAAGGTATGCATTATGACGGGAACATTCGACGCCCTCGCCCGCGATGTGTTCAAGAATATGGTTACCGAGAATGGCGGTACCATCTGTGGCTCTATCACCAAGAAGTGCAACCTTGTGCTTATGGGTGACGGCGCCGGTCCGGCAAAGAAGGCAGCCATCGAGAAGCTGACCCGTGCAGGCCAGAAAATCGATGTGTACACCCCGGAAACCCTCCAGCAGTTCCTCGACTTGCTGAAGTAGAAAAAATATAAGCAAATATAGCCTTCACGGTTTGGAGATTTTGCTATATTTGTAACATAAGGCGAGAGACGGTGACGCCATCGAGCCTTACGCGGGAGTAGCTCAGTTGGTAGAGCGTCGCCTTCCCAAGGCGAATGTCGGGGGTTCGAGTCCCCTCTCCCGCTCTCTATAAAGTTGGCATTGACGCGTAGCGTCCCATAAGTGACTGGCCAAATAGTGTCGTGGGGTCCTGCCGACCGAAGCGATGCTTCCCTTAGGGAGTCCGTGGATTCAGCAATGGATTTGCGGATTACTTATGGAATGGTAAGTCGGACATAGGATTGCACACTGCACTCTAGCAAGGTGGCGTCCTGGTGGTCGTGCTTGACGGTGTTATGGCCCTGCCGAAAGGTGGAACGCGGCTATGGTGCTGTTGTGCGGTTGATGTACTGAGCGACCCCCCGCGGTTGTGAGAAGGTCCGAAAATCTGACAAGCCGGACGCTACGTCTCAATGCCAACTTTTTGCTATATTTGAGTAGAGCGCTAAAAAAAGCCTCTACTTTTTTCATATATAGGAATATTATGGCACAGAAAGAACTTGGCCCGGGAAGTGAAGGGGATGCGTACCGATACACTAAGAAAGTGTTGAAGTCATTGCCGAATGCATCGAGAGTCGAACATATCTACCGTGAAATCGCGCACAACAAGGGAATCTCCTCGTGGACCCGTGCTTGCTATGAGGAACTGAGAACGCAGGTCTTCCGTGACGGCCAGTGCAAAATCAAGTTTGCCCCGGGTGTCGCCCGAATAGCATACGGCGAGCTCGAGTTCGGTACTGGCGACGAAGACTTCCGTCAGCTGGCTGACCTTAGAGATTTTGTTAGAATTATTAGCATCGCGCACTTTGAAACATTTACCCGACATCTTGCGCTTGATGGCAAGGAACTGTCATTCAAGGATTTGGTCGAGCGCTTCGGTAATACGGTTTCTGCCAACTGGAAGGAACTGAAGGCTGAACTGCGCAACATCAAGTATGGACCGCGCCGTTACCAGATAATCTGGCTGGATTCTTTCGCTACCGCGCACAAGTACTATGAATACACCAAGCCCCACAACTGGTGTCACTTGGGTAGCCTCAGCATGTTCCGAAGCTATTCATTCAACCGCAAGTCGTCCAAGGATGGCACTTCGCGCGTGTCCGTCGTGAAGCTTTATCTTGCTGTCCTTCCGGGATTCGAGACGATGACCGAGGACAATCCGCTGTATGGCGAATCTATGCTCGGTATCGATATCGGGCCGGATGGCCGTCTCATCCATGTGAACAACAGGTGGAATCATTCGCATGATAATGTTGACGACCGAAAGGGCGATAACAAGTATTCGGAGAAGGAACTTTCCGAGCTGCTCGGCGGTCCTTTCTACAAGATTTGCCCTCCGTTGACAAAGAGGGAAATGAACCACATTTCCGGCGAACTGAAGCGTCGCCGTGAAGAGGAGAACCGTGCGGCTGCTAACTGGGTTCGCGGGTTTGCCGACCGGGTTGCTAACGGTGTGCGCAGTAAGCCGGCCAAGGAAACTGAAAGTTTCGTCGATTCTCGCGATAATGTCGAATACCGTACCCGCAAGATTGGCGGGCTGCAGTGGATGCTCGACCCGCTTTCACATATGATTATCTCTCCCATCAATACGCCGGAAAATATGGTGAAGCATAAGATGGCGGTCGCCAAAGATTGGGACGAGACGGATAAGTTTAACGAGAAAGTTGCCAAGTTCAAAGCTGTTACGCAGGTGACCTATAACAAGGGCGAGGATAATACTGCGGACGATATCGATGAAGACTCTACGGTTGAGACGGGCGAGATTGGGGAGGCAAAGTGGACCGAAGTGGGGGAGGAAGTGCGAACCTCGGAATCTTTATCTAGAGCCCCGTCTTATTGTCCGTTGGTATCAATGGAATCTGGCGGTCGACAGAATCTGTTCTTTGCTACGGACGTGACCAAGCTGTCCCGTGCATACCGTGGTTCGGCCGAACATATCGACCGATACCTTTCCGACTGCCTTGACTATCGCGAAAAGCGCTTGGCGGCGCTCAAGAAGAAGCCGGCGGAAAAACTCATGGGAGACGAGGTGAAGAAACCGTCCGTCTATAAGGATGATAACTATCTCACTGTGATGGAAAATGAACAGTGGAGCGCGGTCGAACTGATTACTCCGCTTGGATTCGAACCGTCGTCTCGTTCGGTTGAAAGCGGGTATAGAATAACTAATCAGAAAATGATTATCAACGATGTCAATCCGGGTAAGCAATTCGTGTACTACCAACCGGGCGATTTCGACAGCGTGATTCCGGAAGGATGGCGCCTCCCCACGGTGGACGAGTTCGTTGCTATGGCGATGTCCTTTGGTGCAAAGGCGGTATTCCGTAGCAGTGTCGAATATGAGAAGGATAATTCAATTAATGTGTTCTGCCGTCTGAAAGCGGAAGATATCGTTGAAAAGGCTAGAAGGGCTCCGCATATCGAATTTTGCACGGCTGACCATCAGTTACGCCGCCGAATGTACGAAAGTGTCATTATTTCCGAAATCAAGAGGATTAGCGTAGATATCGATGATATTGTCGCACCTCCCAATACGCCGGATACAATTGTTGTCGAGTCGAAACAGCCGGATGACCCGGATACCACTGAGCCGTTTCAGCACGACCCGACGGTTGACGATGAGCCGCAGGAAGTGATTGAAAACATTCCTGCCGCGGTCGGGGTTAGGCTTCCGGACTTGGAGTTCGACATGGGCGATGCCGGGTTCGCTATTCCGAATTCGTCGAGTGCTCCGGCTGAGGCGGAAGACAGTGATGCCGCGGCGAAAATCCGTGACGGTGCGTTGTCGTTCACTAGATACCCGATTCTGCTGTCGCTTGCCGAAGAGTCTGACTTTGCCGATAACAAGTCGGTTAAGAAGTTTGACCGTATGTTCTATCGCTTTGACTCGGCGAAGGATGCTGTTCAGCAGCTTTACCTCGATGGTGACGAAGATGATGAGACTCGAGTGCTTGACTATAACCCGTTTCACCGGTCGACTAAGATTTTGCCTGTTCGGAAACGATATGCGTTTGCAAGGTGGGATTCCAAGCATAAGACATTCAGAATCACGCCGTGCCAGAACGACCATAATTCGTCAAGGTATTGCCTGTTGTACGCGGTCAAGTAATCGGCCTTTATTATCGGAGGAATAATGACATCCAAAAATCATGAGAAAATCCTTAAAATTAATGCACAGATAGAAGCGCTCGAGCGTCAGCGAGACACGTTGTTTGAAGAAGATTCTAAGCTGGAACAGAAGGCTAGGGAAGACGCTTGGAAGAAAGAAAATGATGATTGTATCAAGTTCTGGCAGACACTTGCCGGAAAGGCGTTTACCTTCGGTGAGGATATCATTAAGCATTATTATTGGAAGCCGTTTGACAAGGCGACTGAGTACGACTATGTTAGTGTATATTTTCCGCTTAACATTGCCTATTATGATAAGTATAGGGTATCCCTTCTTTGCCGACATCTTTACACTGGCGAGCATAAAGCTATGCTGATGAATCAGAATCATATGGTTTTGAAAGTCTCTTATTTGGATGGAACATACAAGCCCTCCGAACATGAGATTTATGAGGGTGCGGTTCATTTGTTAACTGATGATGAGCTTCAACTGGCGTTTGATTTCTGGCGGAAAAAAGCGAAGCAGTTTTTTGATGATGAGTTCACTCGGCCGACGAATAAGCCCTGGGATTGCTCGTTTGACCCGGATAGGTTTAATCGTAGATTTGCGGGAATTGACTCTAGTGATGGGGAAGCGGTTACTAAGGCTGAACTCGACGAAGATGAAAAGTTTCGTAGGGACCGCGAAATGGTACTTTCTGCCAGGGAATATTATTATAGGGCAATCAAACAGAGTACCTATGGAGAAATTCTTCAAGGCATAAGTGAGCGACTCGATGATATGTGTTAGTAGGTGCTAATTTGGTGATATAGTAAAGTTTTTTAACTTTTTTCATAAAATCCCTTGAAAATGAGAAAAACTTTACTACATTATATATAAACATTGAAGCGAAAAGGATTAAAACAATGTCGAAGCAGCAATTAAATAACCGTTGTATGTTGACAGCACTGAATGGTGCTCGTTATTTCGCATACGGTTTTTATGCATTCGCACAGTTTGCCGGTTTGGCCGGTAATGCGAATACGGAAGCTGCAACTGCATAGTGAGTCTTTTAAGTGGTTCAAAGACAGGCGGTTGCAGAAAAGCAACCGCCTTTCTTTATTAGCCGAGATAGCCAAGATGGTCACGGCGCCTGACTGAAAATCAGGAGATTGTGGTTCGAGTCCGCATCTCGGCATAGATTATAATATGGGCCTTTAGCTCAGCTTTGGAAGAGCGCCTGCTTTGCAAGCAGGAGGCCACCGGTTCGAGCCCGGTAGGGTCCACTATAAATTTTGAGGGCTGTTAGCTCAGTTTTTGGTAGAGCGCCTGCATGGCATGCAGGAGGTCACCGGTTCGAACCCGGTATGGTCCATTAAGCCGGTGTGTGCAGAGTGGCAATTGCAGCGGTCTGTAAAACCGCCGCCTAATGGCTTCGTAGGTTCGAGTCCTTCCGCCGGCATAATTATTTTGTTTGGGCCTTTAGCTCAGTTTTGGTAGAGCGTTCGCTTCGCATGCGAGAGGTCACCGGTTCGATTCCGGTAGGGTCCACTATATAAATTCATGGGCTTCAAATACAGATGGGTTCTGTGTGACAAGAGGATGAATTCCCGGCAAGTCGAGACAAAGGGCGATACTGCCGGGGCTCAAGCGCACGGGTCTGGTTCGAATCCAGGGGGGTCCACTAGGTAGCCTTTGGTTACAAACAAATTATTTTCCACCTTAGCTCAGTTGGTAGAGCGTTCGCCTGTTAAGCGAAGGGTCCCTGGTTCGAGTCCAGGAGGTGGAGCTAAGAACAAATTAATGGGGTGTGGTGTAACGGTAGCACCGCAGATTCTGAATCTGCTAGTTTTGGTTCGAGCCCAGGCGCCCCAATAACTGCCGTGGTGGCGGAATAGGTAGACGCGATGCTCTCAAAAAGCATTTCGAAAGAGTGACAGTTCGAGTCTGTCCCACGGCACTAAACTCGGTTGGTGATGGAAGGGTAGACATAGGGTACTTAAAATCCCCCGGGAGCAACCCCGTGCGGGTCCGAGTCCCGCCCTGCCGACGGGACTATGGAGGAACTATGGATAATGATTCTATTGTATCTGGACAACCGGGATTCTGGGCTGTAGTGTAATGGTAGCACTATAGATTTTGAATCTATTGGTCCAGGTTCGAACCCCGGCAGTCCAATAAATTATGGTGTGTTAGCCAAGTGGGAAGGCGGCGGTCTGCAAAACCGCCATGACCCGGTTCGATTCCGGGGTACACCTCGAAACTTTTTGGCAAAAACCTCCCTCTGGGAATCAAGTTTTTTTTGCTATATTTGTAATATCAGGAGTTAGTAAAGCCGTAGTAAAATCTATGGTTTAGTTTTTATCGAATCCGGGACTCCGAGCTCCGAACCATCCAACCGGAACAGTCCGGAAGTCAACCAGAAGAAGCCTTCTTTCTTGCTCAGGTTGGACAACACATCGCATCGAGGTATGGCGGGAAGGTCCGCTTCATGGTTTCTGGCGGCATTGATGTCGGCATCAATAACGAGGCCGCAATGCGGACAGATGTATTCCTTTCCCTTCCTAGATGCTTTGTGCACGAGGCCGCAATCTGAACACCGTTGAGAGCGATACGCGGAAGCCTGAAGCTGAACACGGACCCCGCGTTCCTCGCATTTCATCATGAGCGTATCTCGGATGATTGGATTGGACCAATGGCTCATCAGACGACTGGATTTCTGCTGATATCGGATATTAACGACATCCTCCAGTCCTATTTCCTTCACTCCGTCGAGATTGAGCCGTTTCATGGCGAAGTTGACATAGTTCTTCCTTTCTTCTACAGCCTTCTTGAACGCCTTGGAACCCTTTTTCTTTTTGGACATCTTGTCCATTATGGTCATCAGGTTTATGGTCAGTTTACGGCCGGGACTCCCTTTCTTTGGCGCATTTACTATCAGGTCTGGTGTCACGTTTCCGTTGGACAGTGATATGGTGGTCTTTGCGCCCTGGTCGGCACCGATTTTGACACCATCATCTCGCAATGGAACATCCTTCTGCCAACGGAGCTGTATACCGTACTCGTCTATGAGGTATCCGTTGCACCGGGTCCATGTTCCGTCAAGGAACCTGTCAAGATGTCTATGCCGGCATACCGGAAGCTTGATGTGCTCGCCACCGGTGCATTTCAGTCGGACATATCCATAGAAATATCCATCTTCGGTCAGTTCGAAATCAGCACATTTGCTGGATACTTCGATACCGGCATCGGATAAGTCTGGCTTACGTGGAATCGAAGATTCTATCTTGTCCCATAGCCGTTCGTTATATTTCCCTTCGCCGGCGAGCTTGTCGAACATCGCGACACGCTTTGCTTCCTTGGACAACACTGCGCGGAGCTTGCCGCACAGTTGGTTGGTCAGTGAATTCAGCATACGGGCACTTAACCATGTATCAACATCAAAATGATTGTAGTCAAGGTATTTTGGAAGTGCGAACTTGAACTTTGTAATGTTGAATTCATGCTCGATGCCATCTTCATACCATATGTATCCGTTCAACCACATGTCATCGCACAGCAATTGCATCACGCGACGCCATTCCGCAAGCAGAACTGACAGTTCATTCTGTTTGCACTGGTTTGCGTACTTGCTTATGATGTGATTGGTCGAACGAGTAAACATGACTATTCTTCCTTGGCCTCCAGGGCTTCCTTCATCTTCTTGGCCTTATTCTGCCCGCGGCGTGCTCCGTATAGGCGACAGCAGAAACTTGTAACTATGGCTATCATGTCTTTTATAATATCCTGCTCGTTTGTATCATTGGGATACATCACATCGACAGTACAGTTCAACCTTGATAGCAACCGTTCTATATAGTTAAACCCAAACCGAGTTAATCGGTCGCGGTTCTCGCAAATTACCGTCGTCGGGTTGCTTGAAATCATTTCCCAGAACTTTGGACGGTTGTCATTCATCCCCGATGCAATTTCCTTGTATATGGCGGCAACCTTGTATCCGTTCTTCGCGGCATAATCCTTGCACCGTTCTACTTGTCTTTCAAGGTCATCCTTCTTGTCATGGGTACTTACGCGAGTATAGATGACTACCCGTTCTTCCTTGACTAACGGATTGGCTATGTCCATGTCGACATAGATACTCTTGGTATCTGGGTCCTGAAAAGCACCCGGTATCTTTCCGGCATGGAACTTGTCGTTTGCCGTCTGGTAGCTCATGCCGTTTTCCTTGGCGTATTTGGATAACTTTACTTTCATTTCTATACCCAGTTTATATTTCCTACCATAGAAATTATCTCATATTTACATCATATAATGCATTGTTGTATTATTTTTTACTATATTTCTAGTATTATGATGAAGGACGATATATGGCATCTCACGGGAACCTCCCGGAAATCCTAAAGAAAACTTACGGAAACGAGTTGACAGGGTTTGAAAATTTGCTATATTTGAGTCAGCGGGGAATCCACCGAGGTTCCCGAGAAGTTTGACAAGATGGCTGCGATGCCTTCCATATTCAGGTTAAATATGGCGTTGGGTACGATATCCCCGTGCCTGAATTATTCAGGTGGCATTTTGGGAGCTTTACGAAACTCCACCGTGCCGTCCGGGAGACGGACGAAGCAGTGCCGAATGTGCATTGCAGGATACCCTTAGTGGAATAGTGAACACGCGCGGGGTCGCAGCCGCGAGATATCGCCTGCTCAGGGCGGTAGGGGAATTAAAACCGGCGTGATGCTGGCCTACTTGGAACCAATACGGATGTTTTTGCCTTTTATCCTGGCTGTTTTACATCCGTCTCCTTTTGGTTGTATCGAACTTACTCCAAGTAGTCCAGCGTCCGCCTAGTGTTTGGATGCAATTTGGCGTCCGTTAAAAGGATGGTCAAATGTGCGTGAGCTACACGTCCATTTGTAGTCTCGAGAGGGACGACAAAACGCGCGCATTGCATCCATTAGCCAGCGAACGGTGTAGCTCAGCGAGGTAGAGCGGGGGAGGAAATATCCCAGGGTCGCCGGTTCGATTCCGGTCACCTTGTAGCTGGCAAGCCTTTTATTATCGCGGGGTGGAGCAGTTGGTAGCTCGTCGGGCCCATAACCCGAAGGTCGCGGCGTTCGAGTCCCGCTCCCGCTACGAAACCCAAACACCCAAATACACCCACGGCGAATCCTCGGAATCGCCCGCAGTGTTCATGGCCCGGGCCATGGATAATCCCCGGGGAAATTTTGATATGGAAGGAGTCATAGCTCAATTTGGTTAGAGCACCGGCCTGTCACGCCGGAGGTTACCGGTTCAAGTCCGGTTGGCTTCGCTAAGCGATACCGCTTTATGTTCTTTTGGATGGATAATCATGGCGTCGACTCACCTCTTCGTTTTGACCTCCTTTTTGGCTTTCTGCAGCGAGCGGTATCGTTTGAAGTTTGCCGATACATGTAGGTTGTTCCTTTTTCTCACTTGAAAAGTTTACAACCCGTGTCGGCTATCAATTTCCCGGACCTGTACAACTCTGTTAAAATTTTGTTCCGACTGGCTCATACAGGCCCGGGCAACCTCATTAAGTAGTGCCTTATTGTTAAATACGGTTCGAGTCCGGGCGGTCCTTTCCTCGCCAAAAGTAAGGAAATCTGGACAGCTAGAGGAGGAAATATGGTTGGCGATTCCGGGTGCTATGATGTTTTGGACAGTGGCCACATAGGAAGTTCCTTTAATTTCGATTGGATGAATTTTACTTCCCGGCGTTCTGTCCTATCATGTCCCGGTAGCTCAGTTGGACTCAGAGTGCAGCCCTCCGAAGGCTGAGGTCACAGGTTCGAGCCCTGTTCGGGACACTACGATTGAATTTGATTTGTGCTATCCGGGTTGCTAGCAGTTAACGAAAATGTTAGCAAAACTTAACTAAATATAACGAAATATTCTATTGAAATACATAGAAAATAACCTATATTTAGAAATGCCTAGTTTGACATGCCGACCGTGTTAAGGCTCTTCAGCAATGGAGTAGGACTAGGCAAGTTAGTCGTATTGCTTGATGCATATTAGGAATATCGCGTAGATGCGGCTGATTAAATGCCATTACGGCCTACCCAGCAATGGGCAAGGTAGGAAATCACATAGGTCTATCTCTTGGTAGATTTAAGTAGGTTTCAGTTAATGGTCTTCAGACTCTCCCAGTTAGCTTCTTAAGGGATGTCCTGTCGCATTACCAATACGCGGCGGTGAGTGGCAGGGCATCCCGCTTGAGTGTCTTCATTGGATAGACGGGGACTCCCACTTTATGCACAGTAGGCCAAACGCACCTTCCAGCCAGGGTCACGATGCCCCTCCAGGTCCTGCCGGCGATATTGACGCCACGACTGAGGTGACGAGGTAACTGCGCAATATGAGGCGCCACGGCGCGGCGGTACCCACTGGCCGCGGGAGAAACAGTTGAGAGGCTGTTGCAGTGGGACGGTTTTCCGGAATAGCTCAGTTGGTAGAGCGGCTGCATCGTAAGCAGCGGGTCGCTAGTTCGAGCCTGGCTTCCGGAGTAACTGTGGAGATAGAATAGCTTGCGCGGCATCGAGATGCCTGAATGTTGTCGCGTGGAGTTTCTTGGGGTGACAGGTATCTAGCCCCATGTTATTTTTTGGAGTTTTTCTCCCCTGCCTTTCGGGCGGAGGGTTCGCGCGTGGTCATCGAAGTGGTCACGCGAAGGTAAAACGATAACCGGGCGTTAATACCCGGACTATGTTTAAAAAACGCTTGTGTTCCTTTTGTAATTTGGCCTTAAAAGGAATGAAAAGACTGGCTATATAGCGTGATGGCTAAAACCGTAATGCGGTGCGATTGATGCTGGTCAAAGAGGCAAGTTATGGCGTTTCTTGCCTTACCCGGGCGGGTAGCTCAGTTGGTAGAGCAGCGGTAGCGAATGCCGCGGGTCGCTGGTTCAAGTCCAAGTCGCTCCACTAAAGAATTTGATAAAGTTTGCCGTGCAGACGAATGGTTTTCTCGTGGGTTTTCCTACTTCATTGAACGAGATTATCGTGAGTCTGCATTGAGAAAGCCCGTATAGCCATACGGGAAACCTCAGGGGTATGACAGGCACCCGGGCATACTTGTCTGTTTTACTATGTCTTCCGGGTAATTGTAGTGCAATGACAGTTTTCTCTTTTTGTTTCTTTTCGCATTACAGATATACGGGGTCCGGCTCCAAAGGTAATCTGGAAGCCGTGAGTACATTACATTATTGTGCATACCCGGGTGGCTCCGGGAGATTCCTGGGTTGAATTTCTTGGATGGCCGCTAGCAGGTTTTCAAGGGAAACAACCCATTCCGGTTCCGTAGCTCAGTTGGATTCAGAGCGTCTCGCTACGAACGAGGAGGTCCCAGGTTCGAGCCCTGGCGGAACTACTATTTTGATTTTTCTGAATCCCGCTAGGTACTTAGGGGGATAGGGCAGGACAGCGTGTCAGAAGCGTTGATTACCGGGGCGATGCATTGCCAATGGGAATCTAACTGACCCCGCGCGTTTGATTGTTTGATGTTCCGGTAGCTCAACTTGGACAGAGCGTCTCCCTCCTAAGGAGAAGGTTGCGCGTTCGAGTCGCGCCCGGGATACTAAACTCGGGGTGTAGTTCAGCCAGGTTATTATAGAGTGCTTGCTTTGGAAGCAAGATGTCGTCAGTTCGAATCTGGCTACCCCGACGAGAAGATTTTTACGGAGGCGTGGACGAGTTGGTCTATGTCGCACCCCTGCTAAGGGTGTAGGGCAGATAAAACTGCCCTCGCTAGTTCGAATCTAGCCGCCTCCTCTAACTTTCCGGATTAGCTCAGCTGGTAGAGCACCTGATTTGTAATCAGGGGGTCGGCGGTTCGAGCCCGTCATCCGGAGCGGATTTTGGGAGATTCCCGGCGGTTTCCCGAAGAACTGAGAAAGACTCATGTTATATGTCCTTGTGTGTCACCGGGGTCCCTTTTAGGTAACAACAATGAAGAAGAAACCATACACTTCACCAAAGATGGAAGTCGTCAATTACGAAGCCGAAACAAGGCTTCTCGCAGGTTCTTCCACTGAAGACGATGACCCGTACTGGAAACCGCCTGAGACTCCGGCAGGATGCCAGTCTGCATGGTGGTGCGGGTAAGGCTTTACGGCGCTATCGTCTAGTGGCCAAGGACAAGGCCCTCTCAAGGCTTAAACACCGGTTCAAATCCGGTTGGCGCTATAGTTTAATCGTTCCGTTCGCAACCGAGATTCTCCGGAGAATATCCCGGGGGACAACGAGGTTGATATGGAACTGGCCCTTCGTGGTACTTGCCGCGAAATACGGGCCGTAATCATCGAAGTTCCTCAGCAGGGTTCTCCCGTGGAATCTCGTGGTGCTCCCGTTGCGGACAGTATCCTCTCGTCGGGCGCGGTAGCCGTTATCTGCCCAGCATTCCTTTATTCGTTCGCACCGGTCGTTGATGCTTTCCATCGTGAGGCCGTATCGAGCGAGTTCGGCGAGAAGCCGGGGTTTTGCAACAAGGGCGTACTTGATTTCCTCTGGGTGCCACTCGGGTTCTGACCGGAAGCGGTCAATCCAGAGCAGCATATAGGAATCGGTGAGTATGTCCGGGTTGATGAACCATCCGGGCTTTCCCTCGGTATCATCCGGGGAATGCGTGGTGAAGAGTTCGAAGCTGTATGTCCGGAGGGCGTGGCCTTCACCGGTACAGGAATCGACTCCGTATGATGTCGCAGCCTTTTCGTCACACTGGTATGTTTTATTTTTGAGATAGAACGATATGTCGATGCCCAGCTTCTGTGTGCTTGCGTCTTCATTGCGCTTGACTTCGGAGAATCCCCAGGTATCGGTATATAGGTTCGCGTCAAGTATAGTACCGAGGTACTGTTCCTGAGCGTGGTCTTTCTTGTAAGAGTGATGGAACATACTTGATGTTTATAGATTTCGACCCGGTAGTTTAAATGAGCTATGGCTAAAGACCAAGTGCTTAGAACACTGGCGGCACGAGGGCGCAATGAAGTTTTGTCGAATAATGGATGTGTCAATCACCGCCGGCAATGCAGGTAATTAGTCCTGTCCGGTTTTCTTTTGTGCCTAGCTAAGGTACTGCGGAATCGTGGTATATCTGGCGCCCTGGTCAATGCGCAAGGCCCAAAGGTTCCCGATGAAGGTGGACGGGACAACGGCACTCTTTTGATATAATTTCCTGATTGTTATTGGTTTGAGGTAGGAATATGTCTGTATTGCATATAATGGTGGGAATACCGTCATCGGGGAAGAGTACATACGCCAAGAAGCTTGCCGAGGAAACCGGTGCTGTAATCATATCTAGCGACGGAATCCGCGCGGAACTGAGCGGTACCGAAGAGTATAACGAAGCCCAGAATTACAAGGTGATTTGCACCATCCGTGGCAGGCTCCGCCATCTCATAAAGGACCACGATGTCATCATAGACGCTACCAATGTCCATGTTGCCGATTGGAGGGACTACATCGACCGATGCCCGCCCGATATCACCGTTAAGGTGCATTGGTTCGAGATTCCGCCTGAAGTCGCTATGCAGCGTATGGAGGGGCGTGAGCGCAAGGTCTGCAAGGAAGTTCTCCGGGACAAGTGGAACACGATGACCTCCAACAAGAAATTTCTCGAAAAATACATAAACCCGAAAATATCGTGTACATTACGCCCGATATGCACTAGATTACCTCGTAGGATAACTAGAGGTATTGTATATGGCAAAGAAGAAGCGTGATTTTGTGCTTGAAACCGACGAACAGCGTAAGGAACGCTGGGCCAAGCAGGCCAAGACGGTGAAGACTTTTGCCCGCGTCTGCGGCATCGATGCTAAGAAAATCAAGCGCGAACGCGAATGGACTGAGAAGCTAGCCGAAATGGCCCGGAGGGATTACTAGGGATTTACCGGCGGGTTGCCCGAGTGGTTATAAGGGAGCGGTCCTGAACACCGCCGACGTGCGTGAGTGCGTCCATCCGTTCGAATCGGATACCCGCTTTTTCTAAGGCGCCGTGCAGAAATGCGCGGCGCTTTTGCTATATTTGTTAAATATAAATGATGAGGAATTTATGAGTAATAAGCCTAGTGTATATATTGGTGGTCCACTGGTTAACCAAGCGGACGAGGAAAAACAAGTACATGTGTCTGTGGAAACCGGGAGAAGGAATCAGCAGGTACTTCTTGTAAGTGGTATGCATGGCAATGAGCAGAATGCTGTACTTGCTTCGATAGGGGTGGTATCTTCCTGCACTTGGTCTGATATCGATGTGTCGTATATAATTGGAGTTAACCGGAATGGGTTATTGCGGTCGGTTCGCGATTTTGCACCGGTTGACAATAAGCCGGTGACCGATATGAACCGGGTATTCAATGTACTGACCGATAAGGACTTTCCTTCTCCAGAGGATATGCGGGATGGAATTGTACCGGTGATTTCTAAATCTGATATTGTTGTCGATGTACACAATTCTCCAAGCTGTTCCAATATGGTTGTTATCGACAATAACGAGTATGCGGCCAATATCGTCAGGTTCTGCTTGGCTCACGGCATTCAGTACTATGTTGCCAACAAGAGCAATCCGGGAACGCTGAAGCAGTACGCGTTCAGAATGAATAAGCTTGGGTTTACCGTGGAACTTAATGGGATGACCATCGGGCCTCTCCATGGTAAAGTGATTGCTTCCCAGAGAGCGTTCTTGATTAATCTCCTTGCTGCGCTCAATACGACATCGGCCACAGAAATAAAAGGACTTCCGTGCGAACCCATCCCGTATGAAAAGGCTACCCGTGAAATATACAACTGCGGCGGGTATGGGATTGTTGAGTTTGATGAGCGGGTTTTCGCGGGCGATATGTCCAGAGAACTGTTCAGGAAGGGCGAAACTTTTGCACATATCATTGATATGGAATCCCACGAATCCCGCGAACTCAAGATGCCTTGCGATGGGTGGGTAATTGATATTGATGCTGCCGTCGATTCCAAGACGGATTCTTCCATCTTTGCTGTTCCGGGAAAGGCTATCTGTACTGTTCAGCCGAAAATCAACTATACTGACCTCCCGGTACATAAGGCGGAAGCTTGATGAAGATTCTGATGATATCCGACCTTCATCTCGAAGGCTATACCGTGCTGTCCGACAACCCGAAGACTCTCCGTGACGAGTTCGAGCAGATATACGAGAAGATGTTTACCCCGGCTGATGCAGTGTGTATCGCGGGGGACATCGCCGAATACGAGATGCTGCAGGTGAACTTCCTGAAGTTCATATCCGAAAAGTATTCACAGGTGTACTATGTATTTGGCAACCACGAGCTGGTGGTGAAGCGGATATTCCCGCCCGAGAGGTTCAAGACATCCGAGCAGCGTATCCACTTTGTCAAGAATGCAATCAGCAACTACCCGAATATCCACATCCTTGATGGCACGGTTAGCCCCGACGGTCTCGTTGGTGGTACTATGGGAATGACCGACTTGCGCTACAAGGTGCCGAATCCGGTAAAGGGAAAGAAGCCGTTTAACCCGGCCTCCTATTGGAAGAACGGGTGGCATGATGGGCGTCACTGGAACTACTTTTCACAGAACATAGCTACTATATTCGACCACGAGATGGAGAAGCTCGCCGCGGTATGCGAGAAGCGTCCGCGGATAGTGATGACACATTTTTGCCCCGACCAGATTGGGGTTGCCGAGCAGTATGCTAATGACCCGGTATCCGCGATGTTCTACTTCAATGCGGCCAAGTATCTTGAGATGCTCGACAATGGCACTATATGGTTGTGCGGACATACCCATTCGCAACGGGACACTACTTGGTCGAGTCTCGACCATAGCAAGAAAGTCCGGCTATTGTGCAACCCTGTGGGCCATCCGGAAGAAAGGAATCTTTTTGCGATATGCCGGAAAGAATCCGTATACCTATTGGATGTGTAGGAGGCAATATGGCGTCTGAAGATGATGAATTTGGGTTGAGGGCGTCCCTTGCGAAGACGGAGAAGGAATATGCCGAAAGCGTGGCTCGGCGTGAACAGTGGGTCAAGGAGGCTAAACACCGGTTTGACGGTCGTTGGATTCGTAATACGATTAATGGGAACTTATATCAGGTTCTTGAGATAATCAAATGCGAGAACCCGTGGGTCGGTGGACATTTCAAGAATACACCATCGGAGTCCAAAACGAATATGCTCTATACGGTAAAGGTTGCTGCCGAGATTGACCCTAACTTTGAGGGGGTTAATCGGTATGATAATTTTGCTGAAGTCGGGATTTCGATTATGGACGGCAAGTGGGTAGTTGCCACTAAGCGTGAAGTCGCCAAGGCCGCAATGGAACTCTCGGATAAGATTAATGCGAAGATATCGAAAGAACTGGACACGGTTTCTACACTGATGACGATATACCGGTTGTCCAAGGGACTCACGTAGTTCTTTCAAAATTGCTATATTTGAAATATCAAAAGGAGTTTTTATGAAAGGGATACTAATATGATTTCGGTAAGAGAAGCAGCAGAAAGTATTGCAGATGAATATTTCGGCAGGGGCCGTTCGGCATCATTGAAGGATGCCGATGCTATCGCCGATGGAATCAAGGAAGGTCTTAAGAAGCTGGGATGCTCCGATTCGATTGTTGATGACTTTGACGGTCCGCGTCGTAAGCATATCAGTGATTTGAATGATGCATCCGAACAGCTTATCGAGAAGTACCTTCACTCTGAACCGTCGGTTGGCGAAATCGATATCTTGAAGCAGAGTATCGTTGACGCGGTTAAAAAGAACGGGTTTACCGGTATGATTTGGTGAGGCTGCCATAACAATTTGCTATCTTTGAATGTGGCCACCGTGGCCACATTTTTTGTGAGAATATATTATGATTGGATTTTTGATACATAACGCGATTGCTATCCGTATACGGCAGAAGCTGTTTGGGTGGAAGGTCGCCCAACGGCATGGGGTGGAGATTTGGTTCCAGAAGATTCGTGTGTACCCCGGGTATAGGGAATATGACTATGAGCCGATGCTTGAACGGGCTTGGATGATTGCCAGGAAGAATAAGAAGAAGTTCCCTGGCTTGAAGGTGGCTGTGAAGGTCGAGACATTCTATTCCAGCGGACGACCGGGTATCGGTGTCCGTAAGGTTCACTATACTATAATGCCCTATAAGGAAGTATTTGGATGATTAATTCCGCCAAAGTTGATGCCGCTAGGGCTGCAATGCGCCGGTCAGCAATGATTATGTCCCGGGTAGTCCCTGGGATGCTCCCGGTGTATCTGTCGACTAGGCTCATACCGACAGAGGACCCGGAGGTACTGCTGCGCGTTGGCGTGGAGTGCGGGGTGGCCGTGATGGAGTTTAATGTGGATGTCGCCTTGAGGCTCGAAAAGTCGCTACTCGGGTCGCTCATCTATATGGGGTGCCTGAAGATAGGGTTGCATCACTGTGACCAGCGAAAGCAGGAACCGATTGAGCTGCTCAAGCTTGCCAGTGATATCGTCGTAGCCGAATATGCCAAGAAGGTCGTCGATATATCTGTGGGGAGAAACTTGGAGATTCTGAACCAGCTGTTCCCCTCGTATATGAACTACTGGCAAGTTCTTAAGAAGCACGATTTCCACCCGGAAGTCGACCTCACCCTTGAAAAGCTGTTCAAGATTTTCAAGGAAGAGTATGCTGAAATGAAGAAGCAGATGCCTCAGGAAAGCGAGGACGAGAAAAAGGAAGAAAATCCTCAGACTAATCAGGACGATTCTACCGAGGGCAAGAAGTCTAGCGATTCCAAGCAGGGAGAGGATGGAAAGGGAAAGGGAAAGCCGTCCGATAATCAGAAGGCTGATGGGAATGAACAGCAGGGCGGTCAAGGTGGCAAGGGCGATTCCAAGGAAGGTTCTCCTGAAAGTAAGGGTCAGGAAGGCCAGGACGGAAAGGGCGAAAGCGACAGCAAGGAAGGCGAGTCCGGTAAGGATGGAAAGGACGGAAAGGGTGAGTCCGGCGGTAAAGGTGAATCGGAAGGTAGTAAGGATGGTAAAGGTGATTCCGATGCCGATGGTTCCCCGGATGGCTCCAGTGATGAATCCGGGGATGAATCCGGCGAGCCGTCTAATGATGACTCGGTGGGGAAGCCTGACAGCAAGGGCGGAAACGGCCAGCCTAGCGGGAATAATCCCCAAGACCAGCAGCCGCAGCAGAATGACACTCCGCAGGACAACGGACCGCAGGATTCCGGGATGGGTGGCGACGGTTCTAGCGGCGAGGGTGCCGATGGCGGTTCTCAGGCTGGAAACAAATCTGGCGACGGTGCTAGTGGTGACGGCGAGGGAACTGACGGTGACAAGACTGATGGCGAGGGTGGTACCGAAAGCGAAAGCGGCGCCCCGGATTCTTCCAAGCAGGGTTCCGGTAGTGGCTCCCCGTCTGCCCCGAAGGATGACTTCTCTAGTATGTCCAGATTCTTCTCATTGACCAACGCGGCCAATGACTTGGCTAAGTGGGACCAGGATGAACTTGCGCAGGATGCGACCAATGCCAAGGTAAGGGAAAGTTTGGATAAGGGCCTGTTTAATAAGTCCCGCAGTAACCTACCGATTATGCTGCGTAATGCAGCCCGTGTCAAGGTGGATACCACGGCGATGTTTAAGCATTTTATGCGCAACCTCCAAGATGACGAGCCGATTGCCACTTGGAGTCGCAGGAACAGAAAGTACTTGAAGTATGGGATGATTGCCCCGGGCTACATCTATGACGAGATACCGAAGATACTGTGCTGTATCGACGTGTCCGGCTCGATGTATCAGGGTAATGTCCTTGCAAACTGCCTTACGGTGATGGAGAATGCTCTTGACGGGGTGTCTATCGACTTGGTATATTGGGATGCTGTCTGCAGTCCGATATTCAGTACGCTGAAGACGATATCGGAGATGGCTATTTACGGTGGCGGTCGGACGGACCCCGACTGCGTTCTGCAGAAGCTTGGGCCAGAGCGTTTCAAGTATGACGGGCTGGTATTCATCACCGACTGCGTGTTTGAGTGGCCGGAACCGCCTAAGTCCAAGCAGATAATGATATTGCGCTCTAACGGGAATGCTCCGTTCCCGGACTGGTGCCGCTACACTGAAGACCTCGACACATTTATAGGTAATTGAGATGCGAGAGATGGTTATTAAGGAGGCTTTGCAGTTCGATATGCTCAAGAGGGGCATTGAACTGGCAAAGAAGATTGAGTCATACGGATATAGCGCCATGCTTGTCGGCGGGTGTGTAAGGGACCTTGTGCGCTGGACGATGAACCGGTGCGGCGAGCCGTCCTTTCATGATGTCGATATAGCGACCAACATGCCTATGGATGAACTCTATAAGCACTTTACCTGTGCGAGCAACAATGGGGAAGCCCACGGGACCATCCTTGTCCAGCACGACAGGGTGTATTTCGAGGTAACCCAGTACCGTAGCGACGGCGCATATGAGGACGGTAGGCACCCTTCCGAAGTTAAGTGGGCGGAAACTTTCGAGGAGGATTCCCGTCGTAGGGATTTCACTATGAACGCCCTTGGGCTTGATACCGGGTGTAAGGTAATCGACTACCATATGGGCATCGACTCGATATATGTCCGTACAGTAGCGACGGTAGGTGATGCCGCTGACCGGTTCGGTGAGGATGCGTTGCGCATACTTAGGGCTTGCCGATTTGCCGCCCGCTTTGATTATCGGATGGAACCGCATATGAAGCAGGTCGCTAATGATATGGCAGACCGCCTGGAAAAGATTTCGATGGAGCGTATCCACGACGAGTTCTGTAAGTGTGCCGAGTACGGGGTGCGTCCATTCTGCCGCATGCTGGATTTACTCGATGGGCCTATCGGAAAGTCCATTTGTTCGGACATCGACTGGTGCATGGCATTTACCCGGTTCAACCGTCTGCAGTACAGTCATTGGGAGGTTGGGTATTTGTTCCCGTTGCTGCTGGAGAATATTGCTCAGTTCCGCAAGTTTAAGTGCAGTACCGAGGATATGGCCGCGTTCCGGTTTATCCAGAAGTACTACCCGAAGTATATCGCGGGTACCCTTGATTTCGTCGATATGGTCGAGGGGATGAAGAGTCCATATTGGGAAGTGTTCCGCGCATACATTAAGTCACGGTTGGACGGAGTAGCTATCTCGCGCAAGCACGAAGAAAAGGTGAAGGCTATCGGTGCGCTGCACCCCGATGAGGGTGATATCTCACAGCTGATGCTGGATAACGGTTGGAATCCGGGTCCTGCGTTCGGCGTGGTACGCCGGGCGGTAAGGCTTGCCGTATTGACTGAAATGTACGAGGGGCGGACGCCGGACAATGAGTGGATATTGGATAAACTGAGTACGTTTACGAAGGTATAGCTCTATGTTGATGTTCATTCTCGGAATCATCTGTTTTGTCCTCAGTATTGCCGGCGCTCTGGCATTTGCGTTCAACCTATTGCCGCAGTTCATTGATGCCTGCAAGACGAAGAAGACCGGACTTACCGATGGGTATTTTGTGTTGGCGTTCATTGGGAACATCGGGTCTGCTGCGGGGGTATTCTGGAATAACCTGCAGACCGGGGTGTGGCAGTGGCCGCTCTACGGGAACTACCTGGTGGCGTTCTCGTTCACCCTTGCGCTGTTCATTATGCGTATCAAGTACAAAAAGTGAGAAAAAATTAACCCGGCCGTCGGCGCCGGGTTTTTCATTTGCTATATTTCTAATAGAACCTATGGAGAATTATAGCCGATGAGTGAAGAGTATTTAGGCGGTATTGCCGGCCGGGACGGCATATCGTTCGCTCAGTTTTATGATTTGATGGAAGTTTGTGGTCCGGGTACCGCCGTCCTTATGGAGGGCGAGACGGGTATCGGTAAGTCTACTGTTGCTGCCCATTTTGCTCGGGATATCGTCAAGCTTCCTTTATGTACGATTCAGGTGTCCGAAAGTACGGATATGACCGATGTGTTCGGTTTGCCTGACATCGATGGTGACCATACCATCTACAAACCGCCTTCATGGTATATACCGGGTCAGAAGTGTGTCCTGTTTATGGATGAAGTCAACCGTAACAAGGTTGTTATGAAGGGCCTTATGCGCCTTGCTACTGACGGGCGTATCGGTGACATTCAGCTGCCTGAAGGTAGCTATATCCTTGCAGCTATCAACCCCGAATATGGCAATATGTATCAGGTCGTCGAGATGGACCCGGCACATCGCGCCCGTTTCCAGGTTGCGTTGCTCAAGCCGACCGTCGACGAGTGGATTAGCCATGCCACGGAAGAGGGTGTTCCTGATATTATTACCCGATACGTAAAAAACCATCCGGATGACTTGGATACTTATGCCGATACGCGTAATGTTGCGCAGGCCAAGGGTAAGTACTATCATCATGTCCTCCCGTGCCGCCGCCAGTGGAGCGAGTTTGCTAAGGAGATGGTTCGTGGCGAGAATTTCCGCAATACTGGCAAGTCTAGGTTTGACCCTATGCTGTATGATGATGCGGAGAATTTCCTTTATGCGGTTGCCGCTGGCCGTCTTGGTGTAGGCGTCGCCACAAAATTTGTCAAGTATTATTACATCATGAAGGGCTGCCAGACTGAAATAACAGCGGAGAAGCTGTTGTTTGGAACGGATAAGGAATGGAAGAGTGATGGCCCACTCGTAAAGACTTTGCAGACATTGGCTGAGAAGGATATGAATTCCCTCACTGTGCTTGGCGAAGAATTATTCGGGTTGATAAAGGACAACGAGCCGGATATGTGGAATGCAAAGCATAATGGCCATAGCGACCGGGCTGTCAAGTTTGCGGTAAATACATATAAGTTTTTAAAGCTTGTTCCGCCCGAAGTACTGAGTAGCCTTTACTATACTTGTATACGGCCGGCATCTGATTATGTCGACGAGGCGAAGGAAAAGGCAGCTAAATATGGCGTGGTAGACGACGCCCCGAGATGGCCGAGGTTGTTGTGCCGGGCATTGCCTAAGCTCAATACTTTGCTGGACGAAGTAATCTTGCACGACTAGTAAGGAGAGTGATATGGGAACCGATGAAGAGCAGAATCAGGAACTTGTTTGTACTCCGGACAATAAATCCGGAATTACCCGTGTCGAGAGTCTTGATGAGGAAGATTACATTACCCCGTTGACCTCGGACGAGATTTCGTCCTTTATGGCCGAAATGCGGAAGAAGTACAGCGCTCTAGTAGTTGACCGTATAGAAGAAACGGGCGAGCACGACGAGGAAACCGGTGGCCGCAATATCGTGGTTATCGACGGTATGGAAGATGCTATGATTGGCACGGTAAACATCCCGCTTGACAAATCAAAGCTTGCCAAGGATAAGCAGGGAAAGTACTACGGGAAATCCGAGTCCGAAATACCGGGTAGCATATGCGTGGCAGTGTACGAGGAAGAACTTTGTGTCGAGGCTCTAGCTCGGAAGTATATAAAGAGCGGCGATTATGAGACCGAAGAGAAAGCCTACGAGGCCGCACGGGAAAATTTCGGATATAATACGGTGGGTTACTACCCGAATTGGAAACAGCGCGCCCCGCTGATGATTCGCGGGTTCAATGTGGACCGAGACAAGTGGGAGGCTTTCCTAGATGCCTAATGCAATAAGTTACGAGCGTGTGTTGCAGATTGCCCGTTCATTGGGCTTTAGTCTGTCTAAGAATGCTGTCGGGCCGGCATTGGTATACCGTTCCAGTCTCGGCATCGTCAGGGAATTTACTGTTCCTTGGCTCCAGCAGGGGAAGTTCTACCCTGATGACCAGGTTCGAAGCCAGTTAGAGGGGATGCACAAGTCAGCGAAGGCCGAGGACGATATCGTCATTTTCCTGAAGAATCAGTCGAATGTCGATGCAATCAATGAAGCCTGCGTTGAGTTCGGAATGGTGTACGACCAGGAAGACCGGCGGTTCTACTATGTAGTCAACCATGTGGCTCTGTTCGGCCTAGACCACGACTATATTGCCAGCCTGTTGCTTACCAAGTCTGCGTCCGTGATGGACCTGATGTGCGCCGACTCTAAAGATGGGAAGTTGCCGGCTATGAATATGGGTAACTCCAAGGAAGTCATCAAGACCGCCGTGAAGTCTATCCTCGCCGCCCACAAGATGGACGCCGAGGAGAGCCGGAAGAATACCCGTGCTGCTTCCGGGGAGGACCTGGTGGGCAAGCCGATTAAGGGGACGCTTAAGAAGAAACCTGAACCGACCAAGGTGGCCACTCCGGCCAAGAAGAGGACCAATGCTAAGTCTGCTAACAAAAACAAAAAGAAAAAGAAGTGAGCTTCCATCGCTTACCATCGCGGTTGATTTTGACGGGACGCTCGCGCACGGCGCTTGGCCGTTCATCAACGAGCGGTCTAAGTGGAATGACATACTGGCCAAGTGGCTGGTCCGTCAGCGGGACACGAAGGGGGATACCCTTCTTCTATGGACATGCCGCGAGAACTACGGCGGGGTGAACTATCCGGACGGCGAGTACCTCGATATGGCGGTATCCTACTGTGGTGAGCACAAGCTGTTCTTCAGTGGAATCAATGTGTCCAAGGGGGAAACGGTAGGGGAGTACCAGCTGGGTTCCAGGCGCTTCGGGCGGAAGATAATGGCCGATGTCTATATCGACGATAAGTCGCTCCCGTTTAGCCCCAACGGGTTCCTGTCGGGTCTAAAGTGGCGAATATACCTATGGATGCTAGGCAGACGGATGCGAAAGATGCGTATCGCCAAGCAGTAATGAACTATGACCGCTCCACGAGGGGCGGTTTTTGCTATATTTGGTATTAGGCGAATACAAGTAAAATTAAAGAACGATGTCACACAAAGATAGACATAATTCCGAATCCAATCAGGATAACAAGGAATTACGCAAAGAAATCGAAAGGCTCCGCAAGGTTATCGACAATATGCGGAGTCGTTCGGGTGTATATGAATTAAAGTATACTATTGAAGACGGCGAGGTCGTCAAGACATTCCGCACTACCTACTGGAAGCGCAAGGATGCGATGAACGACCTTGGCGTATATGGACGAAAGTTCGACAAGAACTCAAAGAATCATACAACCGCACAGCCTAACAACGTGTCGCCCAAGAAGACCGTGTTGAAGTTCACTCGGGAAGACGGGTCTACATTTGATGGGTATGTCTTACGAATAAAACCAATATGAGGATAACATTATGCCAGTACCTCTTTCTCGAATTATGAAACTAGGAACTCCGAAAATGGACTTGGCCCCCGGCGCCTATCCGGCTCACATTGTAGCAGTGGTGTATCCGAAGGAACCCAACGGTACTTGCCGTCGTACTTTCGGTGAATTTCTCCTCCAGGTACACAAGGGGGATGGGGTGTGCTATGTTCCTACAAAACTGTTTGACATTTCGATTAATGAGCAGAGCCCGATGTTCCACTTGCTGAGTGGTCTTACGGGTACTCACAACAGTACTGAGCTGTTCAAGTGGCTCCAGAAAAAGAACATGCTTGGTGAAGATGAATTTGACGAAACCAACTTCCTTGGCTCGCCGGTACTGGCCCAGGTTGACCGTCTTACAAGGAATAGCGACAAGTACCCAGGAACATACAATGTCGTTACCGGGTTCGCTCCGCTTCCAAGCCATCTAGAACCTAACTTGGTGACCGACAGGTTAATCCCGTACAGCTTTGCCAAATTTGACAAGTTTGTAATTGAAAAATTACCCGAACTTGATATCGATAACGGGTAGTGGATGGCTAACGATGGACCTGAAATGGTGATTGCCGATGCCATGATGCAGATGTGCGACGGCATCCACCATACAACAAAGATGATGTCCTTGGGAAAGGACAATAAGATTGCCTATCTCGAACTCGACCAGTTGAAGGACGATATGGGCAAGAAGCTTACTCGAATGAGCCGAAAGGATTTCCTCGACCGCATAGAGGCTGCCGGGGCGACCGACGGGGATATGGAGAGGGTATACGGCGAATATAACTCGTATGCGATTGCACCCGAGACTGGTGAACTTTTTGCATGGTACAACAATGACAGATAATCAAAGAAATCGTCCGCGTGACAGCGGAAAGACTACTGAACTTAGTGATGACCTTTTGAAGCGCGCTAAGGAGATGTGGGGCGAAGTGTCCAACAACTGTGTCGTCGAGCAGATTGAGGGCGACGCGTGGAACTACCGTCTGAAGTGGCGCGATATGGAAGTTGCTCTCCTCACGCAGATGGAGAACGATGTCGCCGTCACATTTAAGGTCGATATCAATCCGGCCACATTGCGACTGAACGACGCTATCATCCAGCTTTCCGAAGACCGCGGCAAGGAAAAATTTGGGAAGTTCTGTGGCGAGGTTTCCTTTAGTGAAAGTACGTTACGGCTCTGGCCTTCGGTCAAGCGCGACGAGGGCGGAAATTACATTTGTGGTGATGGCAAGGGCGAGTATGCCCGAGTGCTGTGTACTATGAGCGAAATCAAGTACACCATCATTACCCAGTATACGCCCGGCACGAAGGATGGAAGATGGCAATATGTCGATTCAAGAAGGTTCAGCGAGTACACCCACACGATTCTGAACCTGTTCAAGAAGAACGAGGACAACAGGGAGAAGCGAAGCCTGGATGCCTTGATGGAACTATAGACTGGGCCGAAAGGCAGATATCCGAAACCGAGAAGGAACTGGAGGAACGCTCCACTCCTTTGCGACTGAGGGATAAGCGGGTGGCATCTGATGATGGATACCCGGATTATCTCACTGTGGCCGAAGAGCTTACCCGCTCGGTAAGGGTAGCTGCATCGAAGGAGAAACTTAACTTACTCAAGTCGTTCAAGAATGACATGAAGGAAATATCAGATGGCAACAGTAGATGTGGAAACCTATGTAAAACAGATAAAAGGCCGACCGTTCATCAGTGTCGCGACCGAACTCGTACGAGACGGCTTTTCCGAACGGAAGAATGTCCGCCTGCATGGGACGACGATGAGGAATAGGGCCAGGTATACCCGAGGGACGTATGGTGCGTCGACTAATATCGACATCGAATACGACTGGGTTGACAAGATGAAGACCGGGGTTTGCACTCCGGGTAAAGTCCTGAAGGCGACAATCGTAAGGGAGAAGAATAAAGGATGACAATCACAGAAGCATTCAATGAACTCTTCGCGGCATGCGAAGATAATAAGGCAAAGGCCAATGTGGCTAACTTGTTCGGGTCTGTAGGGGTGCATTACCCGGAATCCGAGGATGGTCCAGACTTTACATTTGTCCAGTCTGAGTTCAAGGTACTCGTCGGTATGGCCTTGGTGAACAACAAGACCGTCAAGGTTAGCGAGGAGGCGGCAACCGCGTTCAAGACCGGTTACCACCTGATGCTCTCCGGGAAACCCGCGGAAGGCATCAGTGATGCCGCTATGGACAAGGACATTGACGACAACCTGGATATGCTCTAGACCGTCAGGTAATCAGAAAATTGCTATATTTGTAATACAACCAAAAAGAGGTACAATAATGACTAATACTCAAATTAAAATCGTTGCAGTAAGCGCAGTGAGCGTTGCTGCTGTCACCGGTATCGTGTTCGGCATCCGCAAGGTAGCCAAGAAGATTGGCGAAACGCTCAGTGAATTGGCTAGCAGCGCCGAAATCAACGCTGAACCGAATGAACAGAACAACGAAGTGCTCGCTGAAGCATCCGCTGAAAATGTTTGCGGTTGCCACTGTGAAACACCGTCTGACGCTATGAGACCCCGCGACGCAGTTGAAACCTGCGGTGATTCCGCCGAAGGCTGCTCCGCATAATAGAGCTTCTATTGGGACAGAATATAAGGGGAGGGCGGAAGCTCTCCCCCTATAAACTTTTTACACTTACGGAGGATTTCATGGCTGCTACTGTCATTTATTCTGATATGGGCGATGTGGATTGCGCAAGCATCCCGCTTCTTTGGGAAGGTATTCCCGATATCAAGCTTTACCGTCTTACCCGGGAAAAGTCGTATTTTAAGGAAGAGCTGAAGAAGGCTATCGAGGATGAGGACGATACGCTCATCATTTGCGGTCATGGTACTCCGGATGGGCTGCTTGGGTATCTGAATACGAAGGATTCTGGCAGTAGCCGCTTTTGGCTCGATGATGATTCCCGCGATGCCGATTATGAGCGACTCCGTAAGGCTGGCGGTGACCGTGCCGGTGTGCTTGGACCGTCTGCTAGGAGGAATCGCCCTGCCGAGCAACCTACTGTCCGTACGATGTTGGATACGGCAGTAGACCGCGATATGGCTAAGTTGTTCCACGCAAACCGAGTGATTTGTGTATGGTGCCACGCATCCGATTATGCGGAAGCGACGGGTCTTTACGGGTTCTGGTCGTCTATGTTCATCTCGAATGTCGGCGAAGCGCACTGGTGCAACATCAATGATGTGGACCAGGAAACCATCGTATCCGAGACCTACAAGTTCTGGCGGGATGCCAACAAGTTGCTCCGTGAGAATGTCCCTCTCGACCAGTGGATTGAGAAGCTTGTTGAAGTCGGGAATATGCAGTACGCTACCACCCGGTTCAACTATGGTGGACTCCGGTACTACGCTAAATAGAGTTTTGTAAAATTAAACTTACAATTAATCCTACTTGATGCTCATCGGTGGGATTTTTGCTATATTTGTAATATCGATACAACACAAGGAGTTCATTATGTACAAAAATACCTTTCACATCATTGGCCGCAAGTGGGTTACCCGTGAACAGATTGAATTGGTTCTCAAGGAGTTTCCGGCAGATTCATATAGCGTCTATGTAGTGTTTGCGGACAAGTCTGCCAAGGCGTTGTCCCACTGTACCGGTAGCGAAACGAATATCGACAGTATCTATATCGGCTATAGGGATGGCTCGCTTTCAATTGACCGGGAACCGTACAGATTTATTGTCACTCGTCCGTTCGACGCCGGTTTCTTCCTTACTCTTGGAATCAAGGACTACTTCATCAAGCGCAGCAAGGATAAGGAACTGTACCCGCAGACACGCAACGAGGACCCTGACTTTGAAGAAAGGATTCGCTGTGAGGTGATGACCAAGTTCCTTGGATATGTTCACATGAACGGGGTTGACCCGCAGGGCGTAAAGTCCAAGGTCGTCCGTATTCCGGTGAACTGCTTCGACCCGGAAGGCAGAAGCAACCTGCTCAGGTTCCTGGCCAACCTTGACAATGACGGAATCCAGACCTTTATTGATGTCCATTTCGACCACGCTACGGTTGACCAGCTCCAGCGTCTCGATACGATGATGGAGTTCGGTGACATTGCCGATGTTCTCAAGATGGCCGGCGAATAGAAAAATTAAAATATTTTTTGAGTACCACGGTCTCATCCGGATAACCCCGGATGAGATTTTTTGTACCCGGGGATATAAACTACCTGCAATCATGATTAGTAACTCACCAACAGGAGTTTTCCATATGGATAAGAATTTTGAAACATATCTCGCTATGCTCGAAAGCGCCGCCCCGGCATCCAAGAAGGCTGATTTCCATGCAGCCCGGGAGCTTTATGCCAAGCGCGCTCGTCTTGAAAGCGACAGCATTGGCCTCAGCAATGCCGCATCTTGGGGTAAGTCTGATACGGCTACCTTCGGCGGTTCGCATCTAGGTGTCCCGGGAGCAAAGCGTGACCCTGAACAGGTGAAGGCCGACAATGCTCGTGCTGAAAAGCTTCTTGGCGCCGACCGCGGCTTTGATTCTGCCGCCGATACGGTCATCAGCGTGGCTCAGCAGGACCCGGGTAAGGTAGACGCATGGGTTGATTACCGTTTGAAGCCGGCTATCCAGCGCGCCCGTGAAACTGGCAACATCGCTACTACGCCGGAAGAGTTCACGCAGGCTTCCAAGGAAACCTATAACGAATGGGCTGAAAAATATAAGACTGAAGACCGCGAAAAGAGAGAAACCGAAGAGCGTCTCCGTAAGGAAACTATCGCCAAGGCTGACGATATTGCAAGGCAGAAGGCTAACGGTGAACGCATTGCCGCTGATGTCAAGGCTGGTAAGAAGCTTAACAAGGCCGACCAGGCCATTTGGGATACGCAGCGCGCCGAAGAGAAGAAAGCTGGTGAGGAAAAGAATAGGCTCGGCGGCATCGCTGACCGTCTCAACTTCCCGGGCGTCGAGGATGGTAGCCCGATGTCCGAAAAGGAATTTGCTGGTGTTCAGGCCGAAAAGGCCCGTCTTGGCGGTATTGCCGACAATACCAAGGATGAAGGCTACGAGGCCGGCAATCCGATTTCCGAGGATGAATTTGCCGCTAATAAGGCTGCTGAAAAGGCCGAGCAGGACAAGTATGCTAACCTCGCCGATACATTCGATTTCGATATGTTTGAAAGCGTTGCTACCCACAAGCTCCGTGCCGCTTTCGAAAGCGTCTATGGCTCTTCTCGTGGCATGAGCGATGCCGAGATTCGCACCATCTGCGAATCCTGCTACCGCCGCTCCAAACAGCGCTAATCGGGAAAACAAAAAAAAATAAATAAAGCCCCGGGGATTCCCGGGGCTTTTCAATTATAAAAAATATTTAAATGTTGCCGTTGACTGTAAGCGTGGATGCAGCGTCGTAAGAAATCTTGGATTCCGGTTCGCACTGAGCTTCCGTAACCTGCTGTTCGTTGATATCCTTGACCTGCTGTTCTACATGGAGTACGCCGTCCAGAGTTCCTTCGGGGTACTGCGTGAGCGTGTTGAACCATCTTTCAAGGGAATTTCCGCGTTCCCCTTCGGTAGCCCTTACGCTGGCGACAAGTTCATCGAATGCCTTTGCTGTTGCCGAGTCAATATGGATGGGTTTTCCGTGCATGTCGATGTGGCTGTATGCATAACGGTCCATCAGGCCATAGAAGTCGTTTTCTATAGCTTCCAACTGGTTAGTTACTTCCGGCGCAAGCTTACCATCGGACTTGCCGTTTTCGTCGATATGGGCTGCAAGCGCGTTGATGAACTTTGATATCTTGTGGAGTGATTTGGTCTTGAACATTGGCTTATCCTTGAAATTGAAAATTAAAGTACGCTTTGGTCGATGCACCAGTCCCTGTCGAGGTTGAGCTGGGTCTTCATCTTGGCGAGCGCATTGCGGTGGATGCGGGCGAGGATATCCTTGCTACGCCCGGTATGTCTTGCAAAGGAGCTGACAGACCAGCAATGGTTGGTTGGAAGTCCTTTGTCGTCCGGCTCGAGTTCAAAGAAGCACTTGTCGACGATTTCCTTTTCGTCGCTCGTAAGGGCGCTAAGGAGTCGGGTAGTGATATCCACATACTGGGACTGTGTAGCATCTTCGATGATTGTGCTTGCGGTGTCTCCCTGAAGCACATCGAACATGGAGGTCTTGCCATCGCCGCCTTTGAGCGGGGCATGGCCGGATTCGACCTTACCAAATTCATCGCGACGGTTTTCCTTGACATAGTTTTCCGGGACATGCACGAGGGTATCCTCGTACTTCTCCTTGTTCATTTCGGACCTAGCCCTACCCTGGAGGAATGTCCAAAAGCGGTTGTTCGTGCTAAGGTCAAAGTCGTTAATTACGTTGTCCATAACGGTAAGGGCGCGGGCGACAAGTTCAGCCGCGTTGCCCTTGAATACCTGATAGCTGTTTCCGCTTGCAAACTTGATGAGTGCCGGGAGCTGCTTTTCGAAAAGCGTGTTGCGAGCGCTGATGTCCCCGTTCTTTGCACGACGGATAAATTCTCTTTCAATCTCGGCGTTGGGGATTAGTTTGGATGCCCTGTCGTAGGCTATCCGTACTTCGTCCTTAAAGGTGTCGGTTGCCTTTTCCATGATAGTTCCTGTCTCCTTCGGTGGCGGTCTTTATCCGCCGGTTGTATCGTTTGTTTGTACAAACAAATAATGCCTGTACAGTTTTAAATATAGATAAAATGTAATCCTTTTGGTAATGTTTTTGTAATTTAGATGTAAAAAGATATTTACTGTTTCTTGCGTTCGTCAAAGACGCTCGGGTACTCCTTTCGCATTGACTTTACCCCTTCCGAGGATATCACGATGCTGTCGAGGAGGTGAATACCCAACGATGAGGCATTTTTGTAAAGCTTGCGCGCACTGTCGATATCCTGCTTGCTGAAGTCGAGGGTTCCGGATGGGTGGTTGTGTGCGATGATGATGCTCGTGGCACCGTCGGCAAGGGTCTTGGCAAGGAGGTCGCGCTTTGACACGCTGACGCACTCCGCGGTGCCGATACCGCACTCATGGCGGTTGATTAGGGTGCGGTCCTTGGTGAGTGTGAGAAGTACATAGTGTTCCACACGGCAGTCCTTGAGGTCGCACAGGTATGCGCCGACAAGGGACGGGTCGTTAATAATGATTGGGTTGCGGTTCAGGAGATACTGGAAGGAGAGTTGCGCACATGCGTAAATCTTCTCCGCCACGGAATGGGGTATTGCGAGCGCCTTTTCGATAGCGTCAACGGCGGGTACGCGCTGTTGCTTGGCGAGGTATGCGATGGCGCATTCTGCCGTGACACGGCGTCCCAATACCTTAGAGAGTAGGTCGATTGCGGTTTGGTTGTTCTTGTTCATAAGGGTTCTCCTAGTATTTCCAGTTCTTTTGTGCGAACTCGCGCATTGCGATAAGGTCAGCCTGTGTCAGCATGCACCCGTGTAGCCTCTTCGGAATGTCCGTATCGGGCCCGACATAGAGCATATCACCGTGGCCACAGAGCGATTCCGCGCCCGGGCAGTCGATGATGACCTGTGAATCCACCCGGGAGGCTACTTTGAGGGCTATTCGGGTGGACAGGTTGGCCTTTAGTGCACCTCTGATAACATCCGTCGATGGTCGCTGTGTTGCGAGAATGAGGTGTATTCCCGTGCTACGGGCCTTTGCGGCCAGCAAGGAAATCGGGTCTTCGAGCTTGGGGTAGTTCATGAGCAGGTCATAGAACTCGTCGATGACCAATACTTTCAGCGCCCCGCGGTCATTGGGACCGCAGTCCTTGTGGATGTTGCATTCGCCGTCGAGGTGCGCGATGGTGCGGTGGTGGTGGAAGTTGTCGAAGTGGTTTGCCTTGAAGAACGCGAGCCTGTTGTTCATGAGGTTCACGAAGTAGTCAAGTGTATCGCCAGCTTCCTCCGATGAGCGGATTGTTCCGTCGCATTTCCCGTCTGCTCGTTCGATGCCGATGTGCGGAGTTCCCTCGAAGTAGTTGAATTCCGTACCCTTCGGGTCGATGATGCACACATCGCAGTTGCCGTAGAAAGCGTTCCCGATAAGCCCCGCGATTAGGGAGTTGAGGAATACGGACTTTCCGCTACCGCTCTGGCCCGCCACGAGGATGTGCGGTGCTTTGGCAATGTCGATGCAGAACGGGCGCCCTGCTGTGTCTACGCCGAGGTTCACGAGTTCCGTGGCTATCGACGAAATGTCGGGTGTGTTTCCGCTAAGGTAATCATCGAGTCCGAGGTTGTATGCCCTTGCGGTCTTTTTGTAGACCGAATCGAAATCGATTGGGATGACTGTCTCGGGAGGGACGATTACGCGGTTCTTGTTCGGGATTTCGATGGAGAGTGCTACCTTTCCCTGCCATTCGGTTTCACCGATAAGCACCCTGGAAGCCCCGATTCCGAGACGGATGCCGAGGTCACGCTTGAGCTTCTCAACTGCGGCAATGCGCTGTGTATCGTCAAGAAGCTCAAAGACATACTTGGAGACCACCGGGCCGCATTCCATGCCGATGACTTTCATTTTCACATTATTGACCGTGAAAAAGTTCTCGATGCGCTTCGCGGTTTCCTGCGAATCGGTCGGGGTAGCAAAAGACATCGGCTTAAAAGTGAAAAAATTTCTGTTGTACATGCTCATCGTATTACCTGAAAGTTAAAAATTAAAGTCCGTCCCACTGGTCCGATTCGGTGTCGAAGTCGTTTCGGATATCCCCGGGTTGTGCGCTGAATCCGAACCAGTAGTCAATCTGTCTCCTGTACCGGGGTCCACCGCATTTGTCCACGAGGGTCGGCTCTGTGACGAACAGGAGGTCTATCAGGGAGCCGTTTCGGAAGTAGGGGGTGGCATCCTCGTAAGGTCGGAAGTCCTTGGCAGCGACAACCTGCATCCTCCCGTTCTCTACCACGGTGGCGATGATGTCGGGACAGTATGGCACGAGGTCCGTAGTCAGCTGCGAGCCTCCCCCGGGAACCGCTATGTCGTACCCGCATATCATCCCCTCGCACTTGCCGCCGTATCGCTGTATGTCGATTGAGTGGATGTGCCTGACCGTGATGGCGGGACAGTAGTATGCGTTGGCCCGACGGTCGTACTTCGCGGGAAATACGAGGTCCCCAAGGTACGAGCATGTGGGGCTACCCGAGGCGTCCCTGTAGAGCCTCGCGTTGGTCGCGTTGAGGTACCACGCGGTACCTTTGCGGGGGACGATGCCGAATGTGAACTTGGGTGGCAGCCCCTTTACATTTCCTGCGCTCGCTATGGCCATTCCGGTCCATAGGGCTATTAGTGTATTCCTGATGCTCATTAAGCCCTCCTAGCCCCGAAAGCGGCCAAAAGAAGGGTATGCGCGTCTTGCCCGAACGGGCCTGAATACTTCTTGAGTCCATGTCTGAAGAAATGGATGGCGCCTTCGATTCCTCCCTTGATGGTCTTGGAGAATAGCGCCCTCGTGTGTATCGGGGTGCCTTCTTTCGAGCGTCCGTCGATTGAAATGAGGGGGTCTTGGTAGATTCCGTCCGTGCGCAATACATTGAAGCTACCGCGGATGGTTACCGTGGAGTCTGCGGGGATTCCGTGTTCGGCTAGGAATGTCGTGCGTTCTTCGTCGCTATCGAAGGATAGTCTGCTGACTAGCATAAGGGCGTCCTGTGTATTTGCGCTCGGGCATCGTGGGATGCAGCTTTCAATTTTGTCAAACTTCATATACACCTCATTTCGTTGATGGATTCAATATGTCCCTAGAGTGTCCCCCCGTGGCTCCCCATGGGAAAACCCGATGAGTTACCTGGGCTGCTGACGGGCGGAAACAGAAACGGAGGCCGGGTGGCCTCCGTCTAGATTCGGTATAGCTTTGTTATTCGATACCGATTTCGGGGCCGATAACAAAGTGTCCGTTAGGGAGTTCCTTGGCGTACATGTAGTGCCGGTACACATATTCGAGCGTTGGCGGCTCATATTCGCCGGTTTCGCTATTGAAGAGGTCGTCATCATGTTCTACGGCGGCGAGGAGTTCCGCTTCGGTATCGTATTCGTAGAACGAACTGTCAAGCGAGACGGCCATTGCATAAGCATCGCGCATATCTTCATCGTCAGGACGGGTGCTGATGATGTAGTCTGCCGCTTCCGGGGTGAAGCCGTGGGTATCGATAAGGAGTTGCGTGACGATAATGTGGGAGAGTACCCTAGCGGCGAACCTGCGGGCTTCCGGGGAGACCTTCATGTAGTCCGGGATGTAGCGGATGGGCATATCCTTGAACTGTATTGCCGGTTCTTCGCGGTCTTCGTGCTTTTCTGGGATAGGGATTCGGCGGATTGTAGCTACTCTCGATTCGGGTACATATACCTTGAGTTCTTGTTCAGCCATCTTATGCCTCCAGTTCGGCGCCAAGTTCCTTGGCGACCTGTTCGAGTGTTTTGTTTTCGCGTTTGGCCTCGCGGGTAGCCATCGCGGTGAATTTTTTGTTGAGGATGCTGACCACTTTGTTGCAGTCTGCTTCGGACACAAAGTACGAGTCCACGAACTTCCTCGCGGGGAACCCGTCGTCCATGCTACCGTCGTCCTCTTGGTACACCCACGGGAGAAATCCGGCGGGCGGAACGCTGTCCTTGATAAGCTTGGTGACTTCGGGTTGCCTGATGCTGGAGCAGTTAAGTTTGTCTGCAATCCATTCATTAGACAAATATTCCCCGTCAGGATTTGTAATCGCGAAAATCTTGTTGGAGAGTACGGAATTGTCTATTGTGTAGGGCTTGATACTTTTACCGTAACCCATAACTTCAAGTTTCGTCTTTCCCTTGAAAGGGGTTTGTCCGCGGGCAATGCTTTTGGCGTGGAAGAAAATTAATTTTGCCATTGGTTACCTCATTCCGAAAATGGTGAAAATCGTGTGCAGACGGTTGATGGTTTCGGATGCTTCGTCCCCGGAGAACCTAGCCTCCTCGGCATCGTCGTTGGCCGACCCGCACTTGTCTTTTGCCGTACGGTTGGAAGCCTGGGTTTCCCCGGTGTCCCCGAGAGTGGTTTCGAGGTCTTCAAAATCATCGTAGTTCCTATCTTGGCTTGTCGTATAGTGGGTGACGAGCGCCTTGGTGACCCGGGCGACTTCCCGGAGTTCTTCGATGGTGAGCCTAGATGCGTCGAGCTGTTCCTGTGTCATTACTGATTCGGGGAACTGCTTGCGGTAGGCGTCGAGGTCGTCTACGGCAATGAACTTGTGGCCTCGGACTCCCGGGGTTCCCCAAATGGGGCAGCAGAAAAGCTCCAGCTTGTCCTCGGTGAGCGCGTTCAATGCTTCCTCGCGGGCGAGCAGGATAGTGTACTCGTGCAGTTCCTCGACGGTCATTGCATCGAGTGCGTACTTGAGTCCTTTCTCTGCGGCCCTTTCGGAAACCTGCTTGTTGATTTTCCACATGCGGTCCTTGACTTCGCCGTGCGACATCATTTCCATATTTCAAAGCTCCTTTCGTTGCATCACCTGTATATCCCCGTGGGAAGCCCCCGTGGCCCCCCATGAGGAATCCGGGTAGTCCAATCTAGATTTCCCTGCGGGTCAGGTCGTATTCGCATTCCGGTTTCTTTCGCCACCACCTATAGTTGTAGATGCACATTAGCATCAGTAGTACCAGTGCCGCGATACCCATCGCGACAAGGAATCCGAATAGGTTGCTGTCCCCGACATCTTGTTTAGATAACGCGATTACGACCGCAAGTGCTACCAGTTCAAAGATAGTAAGAATGGCGAGTGTGTGCTTGCGGTAGAACAGGCCGAATGCCTTGAGGAAGCGGTATTTGAGGCTCGGGCGGTCTTCTTGATTGGTGAATACTTCACGGGGCTTGTCCTCGTTGTCGAACTTGATGATGAAGCGCGGGAACTGACCGCCTCGGCCATAATGACAGTCACGGGAAAGTCTATCGATGATTTCGTCGGCGCCTTCGAGATTTTCCTTCTCCCTTCCCCAGCATTGCGGGTTGAGACTGGCCGAGATATCGCCGCGCCACACGAGGCTTTCACAAATGATAAGGTATTCTACATTTTTCCAAGTGGTGGGCATAGTGTACTGTGACATATCTAGTCTGCCTCATAAAATGTATATAAAAGTATAGACAGAAATGCCTATATCTTAAATATAGCAATTTACGGTCGCGTGAGCGACTTGGTTCCATAGGCGATTAAAGAAATCGTCCACCATTGCCGCCCTACCATATCTGGTAAGTAAGCAATGAGCATCATTCTCGGTAGTTTCACTACACCCCGAAAGGGATGTAGCCAGAGCTTCCAAGTCCGCTGGCGTGAATTTCCGACGGGCAATGTCGGTATTGAATCTCTTATTTAGTTCGATGAACAAGGCTTCCGCAAGGATGTTGATTGCTGCGTTGGTATCACGGTCGATAGCCAGTCCGCATTCCTCGCAGATGAACTCTCGTTCGGACAATGAAAGTTTTTCTTTCACATGTCCACAACCGGAACATTTCTTCGAAGACGGGAAGAACCGCCCGACTTTCAAAAGCAATGTTCCATACTTGGCACTCTTGTATTCTAGGAATCTACGAATCATGCCGAATCCGCAGTCCGAAATGGCAGACGCCAACTTGTGGTTGGACACCATGCCCTTGACATTCAAGTCCTCTATGGCGACAACCATATTGTGCTTGACTATCTCTGTCGTCGCCTTGTGTATCAAGTCCTTACGGTAGTTCTTGATATAGGCATTCTTCTTGTCAAAAGTCTTCTTGATATCCTTGTAATGCACTGAATTATACTTTCGGCGGGACATCATTTTTTGATATCGTTTAAGACGCTTGTAATGCTGTTTGATGATATGCTCGTTGGCGACGCATTCGCCTGTCGATAACTGCATCAGCGTCTTAACACCCATATCTATACCAACGATACCGTTATCGTCCGTTCCATACAAACTATTTGTATCATCATAAGTATAGGATATCGAAATATACCAATGGTCGTTGCTTCCCTTGGATACAACGAAGTTGTTTATCTTACCGGATAGACACTCCGGCCGTACTGGCTCCGCCAGTCTAACCGGTGTCTTGATTAACGGTAACTTGATATGAGTAGAATCGATAAGCCTAGCCTTGTCGTTCTCTATGTAGAATGCGCGCTTTGACTTGTATTTCTTCCGCTTGGGAAAACCGAACAGTTCCGGATTCTCGTAATGCCGTTTCTTGGCAAGTACGAAGTTCTTAATTGCCTGGTCCATAGAGCCTTTAGGACTCTCGTACATCCAGCCAACCTTCTGTGCATTGAACTCCTTGCGAAGTCCCGCGCACGTCACTGATTCTTGCCCAGCAGCCTTCTTGGCAAACCAGGTATCCCTAGCCCAGTTGTATGCATAGCGAGCACAACCGCATGCGCGGTTCAACGCGCTTGCCGTCTTGCTGTCGACTGTCAACATTATCTTTTGGGCTGTACTTATCATACATATAGGAAATGCCCCGAAGACACTTAGTGTAGGATTTAGCATCTCCAGGGCATCTAAACTCTTTTTCGCATTGAAGAAATCCTACTAACTTCAATTTATACATAAGTTTATATAATTGCAGATTTATTTTATCGATATCTTCCTATACATTTATATATGAAATTATGTACTAGATACCATCTCCTTGTTTCTTTACATAGGGGTTATGCCCCCGTTGCGACCTCCCGTGGCCCCCCATGGAGAACCCGGGTAACCCGATGGGGCTAAACGATGTAGTCCACGGCGTCGGCGGTAACTGTACCCTTTCGGCGGTATGCGTAGTGGGCTTTGATAAGCACGGTCTTTCCGCGCATTCGGGCGTAGTGGGCGCGGACTAGCCAGCTCGGGACTGTAAAGTTCTTTTGCTCCCTGACGGCTGTGGATGCGCTCTCGTACTTCGCCCAAGTTTCATCCGTGATGTGGATGTACCGGTAGGCTTGCGAGTGCTTCATCGGCTTCTTTCCTGCGAGGATAACAGGGCGGTCTGTCGCATGGCGCACGGTCTCCGGCTCCATGCAGACCTCGCAGGTCTTCAGGTTCTCGGCAATCCAAAGGTTCGTGAGGAATCCCTCGGAGTCGAACACATTGCCCGTGGAGGCGTTGTCGTACTGCTCGTCATAGTCACGGGTAGCCCCGAGCAGTTCCCTTTCGCGGAACTCCTTGATGACGGGAATGTTCATGTATTCGTTGAGTCCGCTTCTCGGGTCCCGCCTGTGGATGACATGACACATTTCGGTGGATGCGATAAGGTAGAGGTATTCGGTTCTCCCGTTGATGGGGAGTTCGAGCATTTCCTCGTAGAACTGTCCACCCGCAAGCCCATCGACAATCTCGAACGGGCGCTCGGTAGCCATACTGCACAAATGAGCACGATATTCTACGCGGAGTTCGTCAGTCGGCGCACCGAGCGAGAGGAGGAACTTCGTAGCTCTTTCGGATAGCTTTCGGTACTTGCACCCGTCGCCCGGGTAGATACAGGAGTCGGCAAGGTATTCGTTGATGGGGCAACCGAAAGCGCCCTCAAGGTCGAACTTCTGTCCGATGCGTTCTAGGGCCGCGATGGTCACCGGGAGGACTTTCAGTCTGCGCTTCTTGTGGAGAGTCTTTCCGTCCAGCAGGGACTTCACGATGGGGTTCGTCTCGGAGCTATGCCCGATGGTGCTGTCGATTTGCTTATCGACAAGCGCGTTGCACCCGAAAACGATGGGGTTCACGGGGACTTCAACTTTCTTTGTAATCTTTATCGGCTTCTTGTGCTTTGACATATTTTACCTACCTATGAGCGAGCTTGTATTGCAAGTCCTTGATTAGTCGTGTGCGGACATTCTCGATATCCTGTGGATTGAAGTCTGCTTTGAATGGTTCGAGGATTCTGTCGATATCGGCTATCGTCCAAGCTTTCTTGAACTCCTGTTGGAACCAAAAATGTTCGTAGAGCTGGACGAGCGTCGGGTTCTCGGTATGGGTGACTCGGACGATGGCGGTATTTTTTTCGAGCCAATCCCATGCGTCACACGGGAGCCACCCGTTCACCGTCATGTGTTCAAGGTAGATGACAAGGTAATGGTTATTCTTGTCGAACTTGAGAAGATAGTCGTTGATATCTTTAGTGGTAATGTTGCCGGGGCATAACACGATGAAGATGCCCGGCATATAGTTCCACCAGCTCTCGAACATCTGCTTGTTGTTGACGATGTGTGCTTTGGCTTTTTCGAGGAAAAATTCGCGGGAACCCCGTTTAATCTCAACGGCGATAAGAAACATATTACGCGGTTGCATCTTCATAGTTGGCTCCTGAAAGTAAAAAATTATTTTTTGACCGGCTTGGTTACTGCAAGATTGGTACGGTTGCCCTCCGGGATAAACGAGAGGTTCTTTGAGTACACTGTCGGGAGTCGGTCGGTGTATTCCTGAAGAGTAATTGCATCTTCGGGTAACTTAAGGGGAAACACGGGGTACTCGATGCCCATCGGCACGATGACGATTCGTCCGTCGCCCTCTCCGTCGATGCCGAGCTGCAATCCGTTCTTTTCGAGAGCTGCACCTAGTTCGGAAAGTGTCTTCCTCGTCTCATGTAAGGCTTGGGCATAATTGGCAGTATTTCCGTTGATTCGGTCTGTGGTGCGCGCGCAGTGGTCGTCGTGGATAAGCATATCGCGGAGATTGATAAATGCGCTGTCCATACCCTCCGGAGTCCTTGGGATTTGAGTATAGTACATGTTCGCGGCGTACGCAAAGTTCGCTTCGGAACAGAAGTCCATATAGATAGGGGAATCCCCGTAACCGAAGAGGGCGGCACCTACATTATACAGTGCGGGACCCCACCCCTTAAAAGAACGCGAGTCACGGATAATCTTCACGACAACTGTCATATTGTCGCGGGTGATGCGGTAAGCTTCGAGTGCGTCGCTCGTATATGTGCTGATGTCGTTTTCGTGTTTTTCGTTCTTGTAGTCGTCGTTGATGTTGTTTAGCCTTGACATGTTGATAACTCCTTTAAGTGGTCGGTTTCTTGACACTAACTGTATAGCTCCAAAGCGTCCTCCCGTGGCTCCCTATGAGGAACCCAGGTAACTAGACGGACATACCGTGGGCTTCCCGGAACTTCCTTTGCATTTCGCGCACTTCGTCCCACGGGACTACACGGCGGGGAATGATTGTCTCGCAGAGAATCCAATCGCCACCTTGCATCAGGGAGCGCTTGTAGGTACGGATTTCGCCTTCCCTGTCGCACTCAATCCATACGCGTTTCTCGCCATCCTTTTTGGTCTCCTTGAGGTGTTCCGCGAAGCAGGTGAAACAGCAATGCCATCCACCGATGTTTCCTTCCCCGAGGCTACGGGGGGCGAACCCCTTTGTGGGGATGAACTCGCAGTCCATCCGTTCGCCAAAGCGGAATGGCTTGTCCTTGCCGATAAAGAGCGGGTAGAGGTTCCCGTCCTTGCCCTGTCTTACGAGCTTGTAGACGGTTCTAGGGGCGGTTGCCGAGGTGATTGCTTCAGTTGCCATTTTGTAGCTCCATTGGATGAAAGTTCTGTGTACCGGGTATGCCCCGGGAGCAACCGCCCGTGGCTCCCCATGGGAAAACCCTATGGGGCGTCCTCGTCCACGGTGAAGTTGGTCGCGAAACCATCGTGGCAATATCCGAACTTGTTGGAGAGCCAATCGCTGATTTCTTCGCCGGAGGTCATTCCGAACGGGAGAATTACGGAGCCACGCGGGAGGCCACAGTCGGCATAGGTGGCACCGTCGGTGTCCCACTTGATTCCGTAGGCGGTATGCGGTTTTACCTTGACGAAATTGACCGCGTGACGCATCAAGAACAGTTCATGGTCGCCATCACGGGATTCCATAAAGGGGGCGCCTGTCTGCTTCAGTTCGTCGAGGTCGCTCTTCAGTTCGCTACGCAGGCGGGAGTCGAGCTTCTTGAGCTGGTGCTTCTTCCATTTGCTCCAAAAGTCGAGGAACTTCGATGACTCTTCGTGGTCGAGAAAACCGGAGTTCATCGTGAGCGCTTCGATGTGGCAATCGGCGGTGCCGACTGCGATGCCGCGCATGATTCCCTTGTGGTTGGGATAGTGGATGTTGGCTTCGATATCGAATACCGGGGTTTTACCATCGTTGTGACGGTAGTAGCTGACCTGAAAGGTCACATCCTTTCCGCAATGGAAGAGAACTTGAAATTCGTTCTTGCTTGTGTCGATGTTTGCCATAATGATATCTCCTGTTTTCTTTCTGTATCGCGTATAGCCCCGAAGTTCCCTCCCGTGGCGCCCCATGGGGAATCCGGGTAGCTACGATGGGGTGACCCGGGCGGAAGGCGAAGAAAAACGCCCCGGGAAAATCCCGGAGCGTAACGGAGGGCTAAAAGTATGTATTAAGCTTGTTGCTCGGCAGGTTTTCCGAGGGGCTTCCCGCAGAATGGACATTTGGGGAACTTGAACACGCCTTTGCGGTCATCATTCCTTACGGTGACTTCCCCTGTTTCTTTAGAGTAGCGCATCGTGTAAATGGCGCTTGCGTATGGGTCATAGTGTGATGCGACTTCCTTGCACAGTTCACAAAAATCGCATGGGGAGGCTTTATCAGGGGTTTCTGACGATTCCGCTTGATTAGTGGAATCATCGTTTGTTATGGGATTAAACTCGTCGATTTTTTGTTGATAAGGTCGGCAAACACATCCATCCTCTTAATGTCTACGGTTTCGTCAATGACGGCCTTTTCTTGACCGTATGTGAGTTCTGCGTGACACTTTCCGTCAGGCTCGAAAGTGGCGGTCAGCGAACAGCCTCTTGGATTGCATACGAGGGTAGTAATGGGCCAAGTGGATAGGTCGATGTCGGACTTCATTCCAGCATTTTTCAATCCAAGATATTCTTCAAGTCGCTGTGCAAATGTGCAGAAATTTGAAGTGACGATTTCTCGCAACTTTTCGAGGTCTTCGATTTCCACCTGCTCAAAATCGGAGTTGGTCAGGTGCAATACGCTGAATGTCGCCTCGTCCGTCTTACGGCTTGCCCGTAGGCACAATCTTACATTCTTGTACTCAAAGCCCTGGTCGTAAAGGACACTTTCGTTGTCGTCGTTTTCCTTGATTTCCTTTTGCGTGAAGTTCCCCGTGCCGACAACTGCTTCGGGAAACGCACTCCAAATGATTTCCATTGCTAATTTGCGAAGCTCGCTTTTAAGCGCCAATTTAGACAAAAGGAAGCGTCCGATTTGCGGAACCGAAAATTGATAGTCGGCCATTGGTTTCTCCTTAAAAAAATTATTCTATCGCAAAGATAGCAAAAAATTATTTCTTTCGGGAGAACCCTAGGGAACCCGTTACCGTTATCCCGTGCTGCTCACAGTAAGTGTTGATTTTGCGTAACTGTTCGGTAACATATTCGTCTTCCCACGGGGCTGTCCCACTTTCATCAAAGTGCGAGTCGATGAAGTCGTGAACGAACTTGTAGATGTCCTCGATTTTTTCAACCGGGACCGCCTCGCCGTAATAATTGTTTCCGGCGGCATTGAGGCTCACCATAAGGTCCGGACTTCTGTCGTGGTTAAGGTATAGGGTGATAGTTATTCTGGCACCACGCGTCTTTGCTATTCGTGTGTCAGGTACCGGGCCGTAAAAGTCGCATACGATATTTCCGCTACTGAACTTGCGAGCGTCCATACCGAAGATGGACTTGCGGGGATTTTTTGCGTTAAGATGCAATGCGTCCACTACGGTTGAAATTGCATCGTTGTTTCCGAGCAAGCATCGGCTGATGTCGAGTTTCCACCCCTGCAATTCCTTGATTGCACTAGCTTTTAACTTATTTGCAAATTCCGTTCCTGTCATAGCGTTAGCTCCTTTGTTTCTTGGTTTCTTTACATACGGGTTATACCCCGGGAGCGCCCTCTCGTGGCGCCTCATGGGGAATCCGGGTAGCTACCCGCCCTCGAAACCGTCCATCGAGTCATCGGTTCGCCCGTGGTTGCGCTTGAACTCATTGAGTTGTTTCTGTCGGAACTCCTTGAGCGGGCCGTCGGGGGTGTTCTTGAGGTCCGCTTCCAATTCGCGCAGGTAATCGCGGTACGCATTGCGTTGTTTCTTGTGTTCCTTGCCCATCAGTTGCTACATCCGTAATTCATAGGGTTTACACATGCTGAACGGTACCAATCTCCCGCGGTACCGCCGTAGCGGGGGACAATGACCTCCTGATAACCGCTCTTTGCCCCATTGGGTTTCGGCGGTTCTTGCTTCGGCGGGTCCCCGTTACAACAGAGAAGTACACACGCGGCCATTACTAGCATTGCTACGATTTCGTTCAGTTGGGTGCCTCTTTAGTTTCTTCTAGAAGAAAGGTAGGAAATCCCTTGCCGTCACGGGTTACCCTGAAGCGCCTGCCGAACTCGTCAAAGTTGATAATCGGGAGTCCCTGTTTTTCACAGGCGCAAAGGTCGATGGAAAGCTCATGATTCCCGTCGTGGGAACATAATGCCCCGACCGAATCTACCGGTCCGGCATCGCGGTAGGTGCCAAAGCTGATGCCGTGCTCGTTTTTGTCATCGTAAGCCCAAGCACGGGCGACTCGCTTTTGGTCTAGCTGGGTTTTCCCGGTCAGAATCTTACTTATTGCCATTGGTTGCCTCTTTCTTGTCGTAGGTGAATGTCCCGAGTACTACATTGGGCAAAATCTTGATGGCGAGCCTGTCGAGCTTGTGTACACGGCTGATGAACCCGTACACGGCTTCGATAATCTTGCTGTCGCTCTTGAACCACCACTCGCCCCCGGGAATGCCCTCGGAGATATAGATGTCTCTCGATGCAAAGGATTTTTCGCCCAAGCTTTCCGAGGTGGCTTCGAGGGTCACCTTGACATGGCCTTTCGGGTCGTTGCGCCCCATATACTCGCAGATGCGCTCCGCTACTTCGTAGGAGAGCTTCTGCTTATTCGATGGGTTCTTCGGCATTTCCACCGAGAACTTGTAGCCGTTGAGAATTTCCATAATAGCCTCCTAGCTCTGTTTGATGTATTCCCTGATATTCATTTCGGCATCCTGTCTTGCCTTACCTGTTATTCCCCGGGAGCGGACTCCCGTGGCGCCCCATGGGGAAACCCCGTGGGCTACACGGGGAAATCGTGGGTCAATCCGTTTTTGCGCGGGGCTACCTACCGTTGTATTTGCGGCGGTTAGAAGCAGGGGTCTAGGTATTCCTCCGCCTTGCCCAAGAACCACTCGGAACTTTCAAGTTTCCTGGTGAGGCGGGTTTCCCACTTTTTGTCCCCAAGAAACACGTCCTCCGCCTTGCGGGACCGCCAGCGCCCGCCTCGGAAGACGAGGTACTTGACTTTGCCGTCGGGGTCGGAGGTGTATTTGTAGGACTGCGATTCGGATATGCCGTTGCGGTCGGTCCTCTCGGCCTTCAACGCGCGGATTTTGCAGTGGGTCTTGTCCTGAACCTCGATGACCTCGTATGCGTGTCGGTCGCTCCAAAGGAGTTCGGTGACCCCCATGCCAACCTTCGGCTCGGGCATCTTGGCCGCGGCCATTAGCCTGTTTTGAATACATCCGTATATCTTGCCCATGGTTACACCCCCGGCTAGTCGTAGTTGTCGTGTTCGACGATGGCCCTGTGGCCGAAGCTCTTGCTGAATGCAGTAATTTTCATTCTAGGCCTCCTTGCCTCTTGAGTTTCTTTCCTGTTTCCATATAGTCCCAAAGGAGCCGCCCGTGGCGCCCCATGGGGAAACCCCGTGGGCTATACGCCGATGGCCTTTGCGATTTCTTCCGTGGTCATCCCCTTGAGCTTTTCGTCTACCCGTTCCTTGAGGGTGGGGGCGAGCTTGGGCTTGTAGTTCCTAAAGTGTTCCTTGAGCAATTCGCCCTGTTCCTTTTTCTTTGCGGATTCTTCTTCGCGTTCGGCGATGTGGCTAAATACGCGTTCTAGCTTTGTCTCGCAGAGTTCACTGATGAATGCAGCGGCTTCTTCGGGGGTCCAAAAGTCCTTGCAATGGCGCTTGAGGATTCCGTCATAGTAGGATTCGCCCGATTCTTGTGCGGCGCGACCGTTTACCGTGCATGTCGAATAGTCGATTTTGTGGATTCTGAAATATATCATTCCACCGTTAAAATTGTCGTCGATTTCCAAGATGGAATCTTCCTTTGGCCATTTCTCCTTGACAATCTCGAGGATTGCTTCACGGGAAATCTCGGTGAACCTGTGAATGTCCCGCCTGATGGGTTCAATAATAACGCCGTATGAGTCCACGGGAAACCAATTCCCGTCGATGCAGACCGCCGGGAAAATACAAGTTTCGCAACCGTTGCGGACACAGATTCCGCGCTTGCCTGTCGATGGTGCGTATTCTGTAGCCATAGTCGCCTCCGTAAAAAATTATTTACCGTTTTCCCTGTGGGGCAACGGATAGAAGTTGAAGTGGGCCAAGAGGGTTTCGCGCAGGGTGCCGAGGTCTTCCGGGTACATACGCACATGGCTGGGTCCACCCTCCCTTACGAGGTTCTTGCCCACGCACAGGTTAATCTCCGGGTCGTTGTCCACCCCGTCGATGCTGAACTCGATTTCGTTATCGGGAGACGCTTGGATTCCGAGGTCGTCGAAGTCCTTGATTGCCAAGCCGGGGGCATACACGATGTCGCACGAGGCGAACCAAGTGTCGCCTTGCACCCCGAAGCGGGCGTTGCCTACATAGGCTTCCGGTAGGATGATACCGATAAGGTTCTCGAAGAGGGTGCTGACGCTGACGGTCTTTCCGTCGATGCTGATGTCGTATTTGCGGTCGCCGTCCTTGAGCCAGCTACATTCATTGGCCGCACGACGGATGATGTCGCGGTAGGCGGTTCCGATTGCGGTACCCGGTGTCTTGCTGAATGCGGTAATAGATTCGTTCATTATAGGCCTCCTTGCCTGTTGATTTCCTTTCCACTCCCCGTATATCCCCGAAGGAGCCTCCCGTGGCTCCCCATGGGGCTACCCGCTAGAACGATATGCGCCTGATTCGCTCGAACGGGACAATCATCCGGCGGTACCCGTCCTTGAATGTCTTTCTCCCGTAGTAAGCCTGCTTCATTTTCCCGTAATCGTCCGCGTACCACCCGGACAGCACGGGCTTGCTACCGTAACTGCACCCATTGTCCTGCTTGTAGACGCTGTTCTTGCTTACCACGAGGTACCCGTCGAACACATCTATCCTGTCGAGGTAGTCGCTAGGCTTCTTGCCCTCGCTCTTGATTACCTGACGGAGCGCGTTGTAGTCGTCGTTCTCGAACAGGGCGCTCTCCCCGAGAACCACATCTAGGGTCTCAAGTCCGCATACCCCCGACTCCCCGTCGATGGCTATCGCGCACTTGCCGATTCCGTACTTCTTTATCTGCTCCACCATGGAGACTACTGATGACTTCTTCATAGACGATTCTCCTTTAATTCCAAAATTAAAGATTCATAAATTTTATTCCCGAGCCTACATCGGCTTCAGGCTGAACTTCTCCGCGAACGCCCTGCCCTCGCGGACAACCTCGTACCGCTTCCGCTTGAAGGTGATGTACTGCGGCCCCTCGTCGCCCGACCGGTCGCCCTTCGTACGGCAAACCTTCGTGTCCACCCCGTCGGTAATCAAGAGGGAACCGTAGGGTATCGAGTGGATGTTCCCGAAGAACGGGTATGTCCACGACTCTATCCCCGCCACGCGGACTTCTTTGGCGCCCGCCCCCTGTTCCCTATTCGTTGTAGCCATATTCGGCCTCCCTGCATTAAGTGATTTTCCTTTCCTCTACCCATATACCCCCATAGGCTCTCCCCGTGGCTCCCCATGGGCTACCCGGGTAATATCCTAGTCCCTACCCGGGCGGTACGCGTAGAGCTTCTTCACCTCCACGGGCTTGCTGTTCCCGCCGAACGCCCCCGCGTCCTCAAGGTCGTCCGCGAAGTCGCTCTCGTATCGCTCCACTAGCACCCGAACATCCTCCGGGTCGCACTTCCCCGTCCCCGCCCTAGTGATGTCCGGGTAGTACGCCTTTACCTCGTCGTAGTACTGCGTCTCACCGTCCTCCGTGAAAAGACCGCATATCCAGCTACGCTCCCTGTCCGCTGACCTCTCCCAAAACAAAATCGCGGGAAACCACTTCCTGGCGTACTTGTTGTATTCCTGACGGAGAACGTACACATTCTCCCAAGTCTTTACCTGCTTGTCCATATAAGCCTCCTGCGGCAATCAAAAATTTTCCTTTCCTATCCCCATATACCCCTATAGGCTCTCCCCGTGGCTCCCCATGGGATTCCCGGGTAACCCTACCACGGCTTGAGCGTGAATGTAGGCTTGTATTGGTCGCGCTTGATTTTTATCTCGTAGCGCTTGCGCCTGAAAGTGATGATGTGTAGGTATGCGCCTTTCTCCATAATGTTAGCCTCAACTAATAAATAAAATTTTCCTGTTTCCTAGTACACGATGCTCTTGATGTACTCCGCCGGAATCGAGAGGTTGTGCATCAACCTGCTGTGGCTGACCCCAAACCCCGACTTCTCGATTTTGCGCTGATGTACCGCGCCTGAATCTTCCCGGTGGAAAGTCACGATTTCGTTGGTACAGTTCTTCGGGCGCATTTCCTCGTCGGGAACTTCAAGGTAGCCGTTCTTCTTATTGTTCAGGTTGATAATGTTTGAATGAAAGTAGTCCACGGCAAGGTGACGGAGCGTGAATGTCACTATCCCGCTCGCCTCGTCCGCATGGTAGCTGTCGAGGTAGTCCTCCAGCTTCTCGGGCGGGTCCAGCATGGCGAGGGATTCCTTGAGGTCGTCCGTCTCGCGCTTCCCGCACGGGTAACCCGTGAGGTACAGGTCGATTTCCTCCACGTTGGATGTCCGGTCGTCGCCCCCGCCCGCCGAGAATACCTTGCCGGGGACGATGTAGCTAACCCTAGCCACCCCCGAACCCCTCGAACTCCTCGCGAAGTTAATCGCGGATTCTATAGCCTTTATGTCCATGTATGCCTCCCAGCAAATAAAAGTTTTACCTGTTTCCTCCAACCATATACCCACATAGCGTCCACCCGTAGCCCCCCATGGTCTACCCGGGTAACTCCATAGGGCAAACAGGGGAGATACTTCAGACTGATATACGGGAGCTACACGGGGGAACCCATCGGGCGAATACATAGGGAACCCATAGGAGAAACCATAGGGAACCCATAGGAGCCAATAGGGAGAAAACAAAAAATAAAAAATAAAAATCCCCCATAGCCACGGAATCCACAGAAACGGCCACGGGAGCCATCGCAGATACGGACCCTCCCCTCTATACCCTAGAACCACCGCAGGGGCTACGCGCCCCGTTTCCCGGCTCCCTGCAAGGGGTACTCCCCCGAAGGTACCCCACCCCGTCCACGAACACCCCCTCGCACGGGCGAACACGGGGTGCCACGGGGGAGGACCTACGGGGTACTATGGGGCCACCTGTGCGGATGTGCAGGGGGTCTGCCCGGATGTGCAGTGGGGCTAACTCGGGGGTTAGGGGGGTTAAACCCGTGTTCAACGACAGGTTCATCCCGCGCTTCCCCAAAAGCTCAACCCGAGTTAGCTCCGTCTAACAACCCGTGTGTCCCCCAAGTGTCCCCCAAGTGTCCCCCAAGTGGCTCCCGACCGCCGAGGGGAATTAGCCGGGGCTAAGTGGGTGAACAGGTGTGCAGTACGGAGGGGCTACTGAGGAGAACCGGACGGGGCCACGCATGGCGCCCCATGGAGCTACCCGGTGGGGAACATATAGGAACCGTGGGACAGCCGGATGCGTTTTTGGAACAGGGACTTTGAAAAATAAAAAATAACCCCTGGCCGGGGAGGGCAGGGGCGCTACCGTTAGCTGAAACCTACTTAAATCTACCAAGAGATAGACCTATGTGATTTCCTACCTTGCTCATTGCGGAGTAGGCTGTAACGGTACTTAATCAACCGTATCTACGCGATATACCTAATATGCATCAAGCGACACGGCTAATTTACCTAATCCTACTTCCTTGCGGAAGAGCCTTAACACGGTCGGCATATCAAACTAGGCATTTTTAAATATACGTTATTTCCATTAGCAGATTTAAGTATATTTAGTTAAATTTTGTTAACATTTTTGTTAACTGCTATCAACCCCGCGATGGGAGCGGGGAGCAGGTAGGAGGCAAATTCTATTCGTCTTCCTCGGGGTCTAAGTCTACGGACTCCACGGTGTCCAAGGAGTCGATTCCGTAATACGAGGCGGTGTCGCGGTCGTTCTTGAGGATGACGGTATCGTTGTCCGTGATGCCCTCGTTTTCGAGCTTCGCCTTGAGCTTGCCCCAGGAGATACCCGAGACATCCGCCGGGCTGTACCCGTTGGACCCCATGTTGATGATGAATGCGGTCTTTCTTGCCATAGTGATACTCCTTACTTGCCGTTGTCGTGGTCCGGCGCGAGGACGGTGAGAGTTACAGATACGAGACCTGTCGGGTGTTCCCTGAGTACGGATTCGAGCGCGTCACGGAAGCCGTTGGAGTTGAAAGTGGTCATCGTGCCTTTCTGCGGGACGAAAGCCTTGGTGGATTCATCGTATGCGAATGTGGTGTATTCGGACTTGAATTGCTGTGTTGCCATAATGATTGTTCCTCTAGGTGAAAATTGAAAAATAAAACCTGGGAATCCCCTGTAGAGGACCCCGGGGTGATAATGGGGGTTAGGTATTGTCAGCCCCGAGGTTGTCCGCGAAAGACTGTGCGGAGAATGCCTCGGCTACGCGACCGATTGGGTTGTTGAGGGGACGGCCCTCGTTCTTGCGGGCCTCGATGGATGCCGCGATGGCGGTGTACGCATCGGAGAACGACTTTTCGGCCGGGAGGTCATAGGCGTGTACGGGCTTTCCGTCGGGACCCTGCTCGTAGATTTTCGGGATGAACGCGTCCGGGTAGACTTCGTTGTCGAGTTCTACGGAGTCCTTTTCGAGGAACTCGTCGAGCTTCTTGCAGGTATCCTTTACGGACTGGCCTGCATTTTCGATGGTTTCCTTGAGGTCGGAGATTTCGTCGGCCTGCGATTGGAGCTTGGTCTTGGCGTCTTCGAGTTCGGATTCGAGGTCTTCGCACTTGTCCTTGAGTTCGTCATAGGCGGAATCGTCACGGGTAGCGCTAGGGGTTACCTGTGGTGTCACCCGTGGGGTGGCGGTAGGGAACCCGATGCCCGAGACTGCGCGACGGAGGTAGTCTCCTGCGAAGAAGAGGATAAGTAATCCCGTGACCACGACTTCGACGATGGCGGTCGCCGTGGCCTTGCCGAGGGCGATGAGGACGATGTTCGCGAGGAATGTGAGTACTACACCGATTGCAACGACGTAGATGAGTTTTTTGGCGATAGAGGTCATATTGTTGTCTCCTTTATGATTGATTAAAGATTTTTTGTTGTAGCCCCCGAGGGGCAAGACGGGTATGCCCCCGAGGTATCTCCGCGTGGCTCCCCATGGGGAACCGGGGTGGGTTACTTGATGAAGTCGGCGATTGCCTTGAAAGTGGCTTCGCAGAAGTCGCCGGAGATGTCGTCGCCCGTGACGGTGTTCACCACGGTAACCCTTGGGTTCTCGCCGGGGAGGATTTCCATCTTGAGCTGGAAGTCGGTGCAGGCCCCCTTGTACTTCCTGTCCTTGATGGACTTGACGGTGTAGATGTGGAACCACCCGATGAACGCCTCGGACTGCGAGGATTCGGGTTCGTCCATCTTGAACGACTCGGCGGGGTCTACGGTGAACTTTCCTTCAGAGTAGAACATGAGGCACGATTTGAGTGCCTGACGGCAGGACAGTGCGAACTTATTGTAGGTCGGGATGAAGTGCGCGATGGCGGCCCCGAGGTCGCTTACCGCTTTGGGGGAGAATCCCTTGTTTTCGGATTCGGTGGTCTTGGTTTCAGTTTCGTTTGCCATAATGAGTTAGCTCCTTTAAGTTTCAGGTTAGGCGCCCCGAGGGGCATCCGTGGTATATCCCGGGTGGCTCCTCCCGTGGCGCCCCATGGGTAACCCGGGTGGTCATCTGTTGACATAGGCGGGGTTCCACGGGTCGGGAAGTTCGGCCTTGTGTTCGCGCTCGCAGTCGGAACATACATAGACGTGGGCGACGGAGCGGTAGGTCGGTTTTCTACAGAACTTGCAGAGGTGGCGAGTCCCTGCGGTCTCGGACTTGCGGTGGTAGCCGGGGTCTCCGTAGCAGGTGTCGATTTTGGCGGGCGGGTTGGTGTTGGTTGGCCATATTGCAGACATATCTTCTCCTTCGGGCGCATCCGGGGAGTACCCGGGTGTAGGCCACATGTCAAATATAGCGAAAGCTGGCTACTTGAATGTCTTTTTGGCCAAGTGGGGCTTCCCGTCGGGTCCGATTTCGGGCCAGATGACCTGTTTGCCCTTGGTGACGAAGTGGGAGAAGATGTCCTTTTGGCCCAGTCCCTTTTCCTTTACTAGAGTTTCTTGGATGAAGTTGTTGGCCTGTTCGGTGTATTCTGCCATGTGGGGCCTCCTTATGCGGTCAGCTTCGCCTTGGCCCGTTTGTAGACTTTCTCCGCGAGCTTCATCGCTATTGCGAACGCCTGCTTTGCGAGCGGGGTGTCGAGTTTGACCGTGACTTTATTGTAGTCACTTATGCCGTAGGCGGGGGACGCGAAGATTGCGAAGTCGTAGGTTGTCCCGTTGGTTCCGGACTGCTTGAGGGAGCAGTATGGAATCTTTGCGTATTTCGAGAGCGGGTCCGCGATGAACTCAAGGGTGAGCTGTCGGATTAGCGCCACGGGTGTCCTCGTTGGGTACTTGCCGTGGAGGTACTTGCCTAGCCGGATGCTGTACCCGTACCAGTACTGTTCGCGGTTGTTGGCGATGGCGAAGGCTAGGGCGCCTATGCGCTTTGCGGTACGGTGAGCCACCCCGGAAGCCTCAAGGGAGTCCACGATATTGTCCCGGTTGAACGGCCATTTGGGGGTCTCGTGTCGGGGTAGCGGTCCGTTGCGGAGGATGGTTGCTCGTACGAGCTTGCCTAGTTTGTGACGGAGTTCCCACGGCCTGTATGTGGGGTTGAAGTAACCAAGGGATTCCTGCGCGAGCTGTGCCGCGCTTTCCTTGATAAGCTTCTTGGATGGTATCTTGGGTTTCATAGGTCTAGCTCCTGTTTCGCCCCGGGTATCTCCCGGGTGGACCCGCCCGTAGCCCCTCATGGAGCTACCCGGTGGGAGATATAGCGACCGGTCGGGAGCAGGCGGACGCCGGGGCGAACAAGAAACCCCCCGGGGGCTAACCCGGGGGCAAGGAGGCCAACTGTTATGACGCAGATTGAAATTACTTTAGGAATAGTTCTAGGGAATCGTCGTAGCGTTGGGCGGTGAAGTCGAGTTCGGGCATCGATTCCCACGGGAATGTGGGGGCTTTCCTGTTCATGTTGAGCCACGGGGCTTCAATCTTGAGTGCGTCCGGGATGACCCTGAACTTGACTTCTTCGGTGGTGTCCTGTGCGACGAGCTTTACCTTGTAGTACTCCTCGAACTGCCTGATGGTGTTAAGGCATTGGGCGATTCCGTCGATTGCCTGTTGGGGAATCGGCGGGGTCGCTGGGGTGTTCTGTTCGGGGGTTTCCTGTTCTTCTGCCATATCTAGATTCCTTTTTTGATTCAAATATAGCAAAAGTTTAGCCGTTTTGGAGTCTCATCTTGTTCTTTTCGGGGTAGACGAAGTGGTCGTACGAGGAGTCGAACGAATGGAGGCCGAGGTCGAGCATCGGAACCTTGTCTTTCTTGATTTCGGCATCCGGCTGATAGATGTCGGAATCGATGTTGGCGCTCTCCGGGAGTACGAATACGGACTGCGTGGAGTTGAGGTTCGTGTCAATCCACAGGTTCACGCAGTTCTTCTTGCAGAGTTCCTTGATTGCCTCGATGTGGGGCTTGATGAGGGCCGAGACATTTACCGCGTGGGCGAGGTCGGGGTCGGTATTCTTGAGGATGGAGTTGAACTTGGCCTTGTACATGGTCCTGAGCAGGCCGAGGATATTGAAGATTGGCGTGGCGTAGTCCGCGAACTTCTTGAGGTCGAACCCGGAGTCTTCGCGTTCGGTGTCCCCCCATTCGGGAAGCAGGGCATCTGCATCGTCCACGATGACCCCGCGTACACTGTATGAGTCCTTTTCAACATAGAAGTCGATGCGGGCTTGATATTCGGTGCTGGAGAGCCAATGGGGTTTGAAATTAAAAATAAATTGGAGCGTCGTCCCGAACATCAGGTATTCGCGGGAATCCACGAGGTCGTCCTGCTTGCCGATTACGGATTTGAGTACGGAGAGGAGTTCCTGACGGCGGATTGGGTTTTCTCGGTCGGTGTTCGGGATTGCCTGATAGGTGGTGAGAACTGTAGCGAGGGCGTTCATATATTAGGCTCCTTGTGTAAAAAATTATTTTCTAAGCGGTTTAACCCACTTGTTAGTGTTGAAACGCTTTCCATCACGACCTGCCTTAACCATTACCCAACGGTCTTTGAGGGCACGGGGGAGGCTGTCATTGATGTGTTCGAGAACCTGCGAGTTGCTTGTGATGGTATCGTAGTAGCCGACAATATCCTTGTAGTCGCCATTGTCGCCGTGGCTAACACGCACCACATACTTGCCGCGCTTGCCATACGCTGTAATCTTGTCGAGGCTGATGGGAGACAGCTTATCACGCTTTGCAAGGATGATGTTGCTGATGGCTACGACAATGTTCTTACGGGCCTTATTGCTGATATTAATGTACCGACCTTTAAAATAATCTTTCATATTAAACCTAAAATAAAAAATATTTTTAGAGTGTCCCGTACTCCACTTCCTTGTCGCGGAGTACGTTGTAGGCCCACACGGTAACCTCCTGTGCATCCATAATCGCGGTTGTGCCACCATAGGGGTCGATGAGTGCATCGATGTTCGGGGCGATGTACACGACAATCTTCTTCCTGCGGGTGCCGTCGTCGATGGTGATGCGGGTGTCTAGACTGTAGGTCGGGTACTTGGCGATATGGTGGTACTGGTCCTCGAACTTGATGGGTTCCTTGAGCGGTTCCACGGTGAAGCGGAACCCGTGCTCTTTGAGGAGGCGGAGCAGTTCCGTGTAGCACCTGTCGTATCTGCGGTGGCGGGTCTTCTTTTTGCCCGTGTTTGGGAAGTTTTCTGTGTTGGCCATAATGGTAGCTCCTTTGGATGGTTAGGCGGGTCCGCCCGTGGTATCTCCCGGGTAGCACCGCCCGTGGCTCCCCATGGGGAACCGGGTGGGTTACTACAGGTCGTTGAGGTCGTGCCGGGTGATGGTCCACTTGGCGTGTGTTCCCTCGCTGTCGATTTGGATTTCGAGGGACTTTGCTTTGGATGTGATGTATTCGGTGAGGTCTTTCACATTCTTGTATTCCTGTTCGCCGTCGATTGATTCTACGGTATCGTAGTCGATTTCCCCGGTCTTGGGGTTGATTGCTTCGTTGTCGTTGAGGTACCTGATGGCTACCTCGTTGAGCCTTTCGCGGGCTTTCTCGATGGTAAGGCGCACGGCGGGTTCGACTTCGATTTCCCCGGAGTGCCTGTCGCTTGCGGTACAGGACAGGGTGAAGATAGTGGAGCCATAGGGGAGCCACTTATTGGTGTTCTTGTTGTAGCGGAAGAGTTTGAGTTTGGACATTGATAACTCCTTTGGTTTCCAAGCGTGGTATCCCCCGGGTGGCGCCTCCCGTGGCTCCCCATGGGGAAACGGGTGGGTTACTGTGGATGGTTAAGGTTATGTGTCGTCAGTGTTCTTGTATGTGCACTCGATGACCGCTTGCTTCATATAGTTTCCTTATACATCATGCCTGGTGAACGCAAACACATAGCACATCCGGGCATGGGCGGGCTTGTTCTCTTCGCTTTTCGGCTCGATTACTGCGTCGTGGCGGTTGTAGATGACCGCGTTGATGAGTGCCCGTCGGACTTGACATTCCTTGAAGCGACCGTCCACGGAACACTCGAATCGCCCGAGTGGAGTGGGGGCGACGGTCGGGGCATTTGCAAGCGCTTGTGCATATCCGGCACTTTTGCCGACGCGGTAGAAATAAGTTTTCTGCTTGCGGCTTCCCTTAGCACACACTTCATTCAGCTTTTGCGGGTTGGTTGCTGCAAGGTATTCCCTAATGGACATGGTTTTCTTCATAGGGGTGGGGTCCGCGCTGATGTTGCCGAAGCAATCGCGATAAAGTACGATGCTATAATGGGTCATGATGCTATCTCCGTTTGATATGCCGTCTATGTGAAGGGAAGTACACCCCCGTGGGCGCTACCCGTGACTAGTTCCGCCAGTGGTATTACCCGGGTGGGTCCGCCCGTGGCTCCCCATGGGGAACCGGGTGGTACATAGGGAGGCGCTGTATGTTCCCGGGCGGACGGCGGGGTAAAGGAAAGCCCCCGGGAGCACCGGGGGCTTGTTATTAGGAACCTATGGAAGTATTAAGATTTTACAAAAGTAAATTTACAAAATTTTTTTCTAGGTTGTGTATATGTAAGTTAAAAGTATTTGTAAAATTAAACTTACAATTCATTCTCAGGGTACCATTCGGCGAACCTTATTTCGCGTCCCATTCGATTGTGTTGTACGAGCAACCCTCCTCATCGGTAAATACATTCGTCTTGATGTTGGCGTGGCTGAGTCGCTCCTCTTGCGCCTTGTAGATGGCATCGAGTTCCTCAAGGGTCAGCGCGTGGGCCTGCTTCAGTTCCTCGCTGATTTTGGGGTTGTCCGTTCTGTCCGACAACAGGAAGTCCGAACCGTACTTGTTCCACCCGTAGCCGTAGCAGATGCAAGAGTTTGCCATTGACATAGCATCGAGTACTTGGAGGCGGTGTTCTTCCTGCGGGGTACGGAGCCAAGTGTAGGCGATGTCGGGATGCTTGCCGTTCTCGTCTACGCTACGGGCGCAGATTGCTTTCTCGATTTGTATCGCTTCGGCATCGATTTCGTCACGGGAAAGCCCGAGTTTCCCTGTCTCGTATTTCGGGTGAAGTTTCTTGTTTTCCATAAGATAGCTCCTTTGAAGTGGTAGAGGTTCTTCCTGTCCTCCGTATAGCCCCGGAAGGGGCGCCTGTGGCGTCCCATGGGGAACCCGGGTAGCCTACTGGTGGGCTACGGGGGTGATTATCGAGAATAATTAGAGTTCGGCGAGTTCCTTAACTTTCTCGGTAATTTCGGCGATGTCGAACTTGCAAGTCCTTGTGTTGAGGCCCGATGCGTTGCACTTGCTAATCATGACTGCACCACAATGGCTACTGCGGAACATAAAGGTGAATTTCCAAGTGCCGTGTGCAGGGATATTTTCGAGCTTGTACTCATAATGAATGCTCATTGTCTTATCATGACTAAATTCAGTTTTGCACAGGCTCTTTTCAGGCACGGCAACTCCCGCTGGCACAACGTTGCGAAGTGCCATAGAAGCATACAAGCCAAAGTCAGCCACGACATGATTGTGAGCATCATAGAGCCGTTGAATATCTTTTGTGACGTTGATTTTTGCAGGCATGGTCTTTTAGCTCCATTGTTTGAGTTTTGAATTATGCGAGGAAGTCGATGATGGTGAACGTCCGGGTGGAACCACCGGGCATATTGACGGTTGCCGTCTCGCCTGTCTCGGCGGGCATGCGCTTCAGTACATTGGTATAGAAGTCATTTTCGGGGTCGTCCTCGAACTGCGGGTTGTCGAAGCTCACATCGGAGTGTTCGATTTCCTCGTCCCGTGCGATACGCTCGATTTCCTTTGCGATTTCCTCTCGGGCTTCCTCGGCGCTTGCGTAGATGTTGGTGTTGCCGTCATTGTCCGAGAACAGCGTCACGCTAGGGTTGCGTCCCTCTTCATCGGTGTCGGCCTGCGCGACCATGTACTGACGCATCTTCGGCAACGGGAGTTCCGCGATGGTAAGGACGGTCTGCGAGTCGTTGTTCACGTTGATGCAGGTGAGCTTCCTCGCGAGCGCAAGGGCTTCCACCTGTTCGGGTTCTACGATGTCCCCGCCGATGTTGCTGAGGTCGTAGCCGGAGTAGTCTTTCTTGACGGTATCTCCGATTGCCTTCGCGATTCCGCCGAAGTTGCCCACGGCGAGGATTCCGGCCTTGAGTTCCTTGTGGTCTTGGGCCGATGATTCGTGTTCGATAAGTGCGTACATAGATATTGCCTCCATTGGTTCAACCCCGGTATCTCCCGTGTAGCCCCGCCCGTAGCCCCCCATGAGGCTACCCGGTGGACTATATGGATGCACGCCGGTTGCGCCCGGGATGCCGGTAGCGAAAATGGAAAGCCCCCGGGGAGTACCGGGGGCTTGCTGATTGGAACCTATGGATATTTTAAAAAATTATTTCAGATAGCGGAAGCGTTGAACTTGGTGAGAATCATAGATGCTCCTTTGATAGATTAAAACAGTTCCCCGTGGAGACCCGTGCCAATTTGTGTGTGAGTGTTGCGGTAGGGCCACCACGGGGCGCCGGGCAGGGAGTCCCGGCTTCTTCCATATACATTATTCCCCGGGTAGCTCCGCCCGTAGCCCCCCATGGGCTACCCGGGTGGACTACGGGGGGATTCCATGCGCCCGGCCGGGATTCGCATGCTTCAGACATGCAAAAAGGGGGCGCCTGCGGCGCCCCCTGGAGCTATCTATGGTTTAAGCATTTTTTCTTGCAGAAAGTCTTACAGCGGAGGGGCAGGGGCTTTCCCGTGTGGTTCGTGACGGTCTCCACGGGGTATTCGTCCGAGAAGCACCCGTCACCGCCGAGTTCGGTTACCACCTTTAGCCCATCGGGGGTATAGGTGCGCTTCACGAGGCCAACCGAGGGTACGCCGAAGTACATCACCGGGGCGTATCCTTTCGTCATGACAAATGCGGTTGCGTTCGGCACTACCGTCTGAATCTGATTGAGGAGCCGGAGGGTGACATCGGCGAGTTCAACATAGCAGTCGATTCCGATGTTCTCTTCGGCGTACTTGTGGCACTCTTCGGGAGTCGGGGTATCGTCCACGGCATCGATGACTTGCCCGAGGGTGTCCTTGGCTTCATCGTAGGTGTCGCCGTAGTCTACGCACTTTGCCCAAGCGTCACGCCAAGCGGTGTAGGTCGGCCTGAAGTGTTCAAGCAGGGCCGTGTCGGAGATGATGAATACGCTGTTCTTGCTGAACTTCAGCTCCACGGGGTTCCCCGTGTGGTAGTCCTTGTCTGCACGGTTCTTGGCAACGGAGAGCGCTTCCGCAATCCCGTCAATGGACTTTACATCGGCAACGCCGAAGCATACGGTGTCAGACGGGTGCTGAATAAAAATATTTATTCCGTCCGTGCGGCCCGGCGGGTAGACCCTGAACTTTCCCGGGTATCCCATATAGGTGAAGCCGAGGTCGAACCCGCCGGTTTCAAAGTTGTATTCCCCGTGGAACTGTGTCTCGATGCTCGGGGATGCCGCAATAAGGGCAAACGCCATTGATTCCGTAAGGACTTGGATTGCGGACTTGTCGCCGTTTCCGGCGGGTATTACCTGTTCTCTCAGGCGTTCTAGTGCGTTGATACTCATGGTAGCTCCTTAAATTAAATAAAAAATTTTTTATGCGAGATAGCAGTCGGTGTCTACGAGGTCGGCCTCGGTTGCGTTGAGTGCCTTGAGGATGCGCTTGCCCTCCTCGGTGGGTACACGGGTGAACACGGCGGATTCCGGGATGGTGAGCAGGAGGGCCACCTCCTTTTCGGTGTCGATGACGCCCGGGACTACCCCGTGGATGCCCTTGCGGTCGAGCGCCTGAACGAGAGACTTGATGGATTCCTTGAGGTTCTGCCCAAGATGGCCGTCAATGGTGTCCCCGTCAGCTACACGGTCGCATACATACTCGAAGGCTTCCCCGAGGGTCATGTCGCCCTCGCCTGCCCAGTCGAAGTCGGTGAACTTGTCGTACGCCTCGGAGAACTTGCGGTACTCGTCCGGGCAGATGGTGGCAATCTTGGAAGTGTTGATAGATAAAGACATAGATACTCCTTTGTTTTTACTGATATGACCCCACGGGTTGCTCCCGTGGCGCCCCATGTGCAACCGGGTGGGTGTTTTAAATGGTTCGGTGGAAACGACATTAAACATCCTTAGCATACTTCCACTTCTACATGGCCGGCGGGTTGAATGGTGGATGGGTCTCGAATCCACAATGCCGAATCGTATTCACCCTGTTTTAGATGATGACCATCAAAGGTTAAAAAGTCTTTTCTCCAATCGGTCGGGTCATTCAGCGGAACGATACAAGCAGTATTACCCACAACGATAAGTTGACCCACAACTTCTTCACCGGAAATGTTAATTCCTTTAAACATTGGAACTTGAATTTTTACATTTGACATATTTGTATCCTTTGTTTTACCCGATATGGCCCCACGGGTTGCTCCTGTGGCGCTCCATGTGTGACCGGGTGGACTTACTTGGCGGGCGCCTCTTCCCCGGCGAACTTCAGGGTGAACGGGCTGATGTCGCCGAGTTCAATGTCGTCTTCGGCCTTGAGGCCTGCCTTTGGAAGTTCCCGGTCGTCCTGCATATCTTCGATTACGGTGACGGGAATGTAGCTGTCCCCGTTTACCTCGAAGCCACGCTTGATGATGCCGGCTACCTCTTCGTTCGAGAGGTCGCCGTTGTTGGCCTTCTTGAGTTCACCGAGGGTCATTTGGATATTTCCACCGAGACGGCACCATACCTTGATAAGCTTTGGTTTCCGCTTGGTTTTCGTGGTTTTCTTTTCCATATAGTAGCCTGCCTTATTGAAAATTAAAAATTAAATCTTGTCGTACTCGTTTTCTTCGAGCGTCATCGTGAACGACATCGGGAGGAACCCGTGTTTCAGGGCGAGTACTGTCGGTAGGTCACTATAGACCATATCCCATGTAGCCCCGTCATCAAGCGCCTGTTGCTTTGTGTCGGGGTCATCTTCGTCCAGTCCGTCAAGATAGCCACGGCCCGTACTGCGTTCAGATTGGAGGTAGCTTCCGAAGTCGGATTCAATCCATTCTTTTACGGCTTCCCTGACCTGCTTTCTGAACTCTTCGTCCGAGGTGGCGGAGGTGTGGAACTCCACGGAGTCACGGTTGGGTTCGTCATAGGCGCAGTCGTCGTAGACGAGGCGCACATAGATGCTGTTGGGGAGCTTCGGGGCTTCCGGGTAGGACTTGATTCGCTGATTGATGAGGGCAATGAAGTCGGCACAGTCCATTCCATCGTCCTTACCGATAATCAGGTTGTAGCGGTTGATGTCGTAGGTTCGGCCCTCGAAAGCCAAGTCATCTGCTACACAGGTTCCAATGTAGGCCCTGTCTACGGGGTTTGCGAAGTCGATAAGGGCAACTTTCTTTTCACCCTTGAAATCCAAGATATTGCGGGAAATAGTGTCCGCATCGACAATTTTTACGGTGTACTTAATATCTGTCATATGTATTCCTTTGCGGGGACTTGGTGCCTCCCGCATATACCATATAGCTCCATAGGGAGCGCCCGTGGCTCCCCATGAGGGGCCAGGTGGGTGCCATAGGGAGACCGGCGGAGAGTCTGAAGGCGGGCAGTCCCACTCGTGCTACTGCCGTCATAATCAGAAAGGGAGGCGCCTTCGGCGCCTCCCTTGGAGCTATCTATGGTGAAAAATCTAGCCTTCCGGGGCTTCGTGGGGGTTCTTCACGACTTCCCCGAGGAATATCCTGTTGCCGTATTCGGTAACCTCGTAGAGATATGCTCTTGCCGTGTCCACCTCGGGGCATTTCTTGAGTTCCTCGATGCGCTTGAGCGCTGTCTTGCGTACGGCCCCGATGCTGTCCGTGATTGCGCGGAGGGTATTGTTCGGTACGAGAAGAATGTCATCGTTGGCGTTCTGTGCGGTAAGCACGATTTCGTAGTGTGTCATATTAGCTGTCTCACTAAAGTTAAAAATTAGTCCCGGTCGCACTCGTCAATCAGGTCAACGATGTCCTTTACCGAGAGCCATTCCCCGTTGACAATGCACCCACATTCGTTGTCGAGGCTTCCGTACTTGCTTTCGATTTTGTCTTTCAGTTCTTGAGCGTCCATAGTGTTACTCCTTTAAAAAAATAAAAATTAAAATTCCACGGTAAGCACGGGTTCACCATCGGTGTTTCCGAGGTAGAGCCTTGCGGTTTCGAGGGTGTCGGGTTCCCAAATGGCCCTAGCTTCGTCCACGGCATCTTCGGCCTTGAGCGCCTTTACCGAGATAGTCTGCCCGACATCTTCCCCATCGGAGGTTCCCGATAGGACAACGAGGAAGTCGAACTTTTGGTTCTTGCGTACCTTTACATAGACGATTTCGGAGTCCTTGCCGTACTGCGTTCCAAAAAATTTTCTGCCGTGGTAGGTGAAGCCGATGTCCGTACGGGTGCCTGCAAGGTTGTGCCTGCCCTCGATGTCGTAGTCGCAGGTGACCTCGAAAGTGCCGGGCCAGTTGGTGACCTTGCACCTTTCCCCACGCTTCTTCGAGAGGTAAAGATGGTAGGTCTCCCCGGGTTGGAGCTTGTCGAGCCTTTCCCCGTCAATGATGCCACAGCACTTGAAGCACATGGTCTTCCCGTCCTTGAATTTCCCGTATCCCGGGGTAAACGAGGTAGGGAGGCACAGGGAGCCACAGCGGTCGCAACGGGTGACCTCGGTGTTGCGCCCGAAGTAGGCGATGGCGACTTCCTCGGGAGCAAGGGCGAAGCGGTCGCTCTTGTTCTCCGTCATGTTGGTGCAGAAGAGTACGCTCCCGTCATCGTTCACCATCTCGACAGTGCAGGTCTCCCCGTTGCCGTAGGCGAAGTGGTTGTGCTCGGTGGCGATGTCGTAGTATTGGTTGTCGTTCAGTACCTCGCAGTGCTTGAGCTTGCACTCCCCGTCCTTTGCGAACGCATCGTAGAGGTTCTTTACATTGAGCTGGACTACATCGCCGACCTTGAGCTTTTCCTTGATTTGGGCGATGACAAACTTGATGTGTTCCATAGACTTATGCTCCTTTGGGCTATTGCTTGCCCACTATACATATAGCCCCTATAGGCGCCCCCGTAGCCCCCCATGAGCTACACGGGTGGTTACTGTGGGTACATGCGGGCGCCTGCCAGCCGACATGCTTCAGCCAGCCCGAGGAGGCACAAAAAACGCCCCACGGGGGAACCCGTGGAGCTATCCGGTAGGAGCAGTGAATTACGCTTCGTCTAAAGACAATGCGCTTCGCGTTAATCCCGGAGGGACGCCCGCGCCTTTAACCCCGTTTTCCGAGGCGAGTACCTTGCGATACACTAATAGTTTAGAAAATGTTCACCTCATTTGTCAAGTGGTTTTTATCTTTGTTCTATAAATCCTTACTTCTTTTCGAGCTTGTCACCGCAAAGGGGGCAATTCGGGAAGACCATCGTGCCTACATAGGATTTGCCCTGTGCGTAGCACTCTACCTTGTTGTCGTGGAGGTCGCAACGCTGTAGGTACATATCGTTGGCAGAGTCGAATTTGCAGGGTTTTCCCTGCTTGCAGAACGGGCAGAAGATGTCGTCGAAGATGTCGTCCACTTCATCGGAAAAATTGGTATCCTCGTGATTATTCCTCCACTTTTCGAGGGCTTGTGATGTTCCGTAGGTGTAGAAATAGTAGCCCACTACTTCTTTCGGGGAGGCGGTCTCGGCGAACTCCAAACGCCAATCCTTTCCTGCTTCTGTGTGGGCGATGATTTCGTCTGCTTTCCTGTGGAACAAGTCGATGTAGGTGTTCGCCTTGATGCTCACCGAGATGTCGGGTAATTCCGCCGGGGCTTCCTCGGGTTCCGCTTCAGGTTCTTCCTTTGGAGCTTCCTTGGGAGCTTCATTATTAAAAAAATTTTTGACGATTACGCTCTTGAGGTCGTGAATGTCATCAATCTTTACACGGATTTCTGAGTCGAGCGGGGAGACTTCAATAGTTTGACTTCCATTTGCATCGGCAATGAGGAAAAGAGTCCAATGCCTGTATCGGTAGTCAAAATGTGTACTATGGCGGGAAAAGGTGCTGCAAGTACAGAACGCATGGACGAAATTCGCCTGCTCGCGGGAAATCCCGAGTGCTTCCGTGAGGACCTGCTCAACTTTCAAGTCGTGGCTATGAATTGAAATATTATTCAGGACATTACTGATAATGTCCCTGTGGAACGGCGTATCTACTATCGTGTAGACTCCCGAGGGCAACTCTTCCTTGTTTTCATTAAAGGCATCACGGAGAACTTCCCCGAGGTGGAATACCACTGAGTCCTTGCTTTTCAGGTTAAGCTGTCTAAGGTACACGGAAAGGGCTTTACGGGCGATGCTGCGCTCGGTGGGACTCGATTCTCCGCCTGCGTCGAGGAGAAGCTCGATTCGGGTGCAGTCCATATTGATGAGGACAGCCATATCAATAAAGACCTTATTTTCATCTTGAAAGCTAAGCTTCTCTACACAAAGGTCGTTGAATACGAACTTGAGAATGTTGTGCCTTTCAAGATTGAGGATTCCATCGGGCAGGGTATCCACATCGGGGACGAAATTGTTGTCCACAAGATAGTCCACGCAGGAGTACCAGTCGGGGTGGTTCTTGATTAGTGTGCAGTCGATTAAGATATGCTTTGCCATAGATTTATGCTCCTTTGGGCTTCATTGCCCATTACCTATATGTACCCGATTAGCTCCCCCGTGGCTCCCCATGAGGCTCCGGGTGGGTGCCATAGAAAGACCGGCGGAGGAGTCTGAAGCAGCAGGCTGCCCGCCGGTGGGCAATAAAACGGAGAAGCCCCACGGTGTTACCCGTGGAGCCTCTAGGTAGGACACAAAAATTAAAAATTAATCTTGGTTAATTGCGATTTCCTCTACGACATGCTTGCCCTCTTCGGTCTTGTAGCCGTAGAAGTCCACATAGAACAGCGTAGTCCAATGGGAATCCCCGTCATCGTCCCGTTCTTCCCTAGAGACCGCGACCACGAGGTTTTCCGCATTGGGGTCTTCCGAGTTCTTGCGAATATCTTCCGTGCCGTTTTCCGAGAGTTCAGGCGAGCTTACCACGAGATTGTCGGAACAGTACATCTTTCGGGCTACCTTTTGAACTTCGAGCTGAATGTCCCTCAAGTCCAACTTGATTGCCGAGTTGTCTTCCGTGGAAAGCGTCTCCAATGCGCTACGGAGTTCCTGACGGGCTTCTTCGAGGTTCCTCGGGATATACCCGTTGTCCCCGTTCGCAAAGACATTGTTGTCCACCACGGGAACGAGCATATAGACATTCGGTACGGCATCGTCAGGCTTGATTTCCACCACGTCCGCATTTCCATCTTCGAGGCGCTTGAACAGAAGCTCGATGTCCTCCTGATGGGGGTTCTCGTCCGTGATGACGAACGATACGCACTCGTTGTTGTCCCTAGTGTGGCTAGTCACCTTGATGGCAAGTGCATCATCAAGGTTCACGATGCAGTCGTTGATAGTACCCTTGAGTTCCGAAACGACATTCTTTCGGGGCATCGGGGAGTGTACTAGGTTGTCCACTCCTTTGACTTCTACCATTCCAACACGGACATCGACATTAAGCCCGTAGCCGATTGCAATGTACATTTCGTCAGGGTTGAGATTCTTTTGATTCTTTTCTTCTGCCATAGATTACTCCTTTGGGCTTCTTTGCCCAAATACCGTATAGCCCCACGGGGAACGCCCGTGGCGCCCCATGAGGAACCGGGTAGAATACCCCGCTATTCGGCGACCTTTACGGCGTCTTCGAAGGATACCACGAGTTTAAGACCGAACTCTTCGGCTTTCTTTGCCATTTCGTTCCAAAACGGATGGAACTTTTCGAGATTCGAGACCTTTACCGTGTGGTAGCCGTTCTCGTCCAACGCTACATCGTCCCAAGTGTCCATAAATTCGGCGGGTCCGTCATCGAAGATTTCTCCCTCTTCGATGTAGCCTACGGACACTCTGTCGATGTCCTCACGCTCGTCCCCCTCCCTGATGTACTTATACGGGAGTTCGGTGTTTTCGTTTTCGCTAGTGAGCGCCTGCATAATGTTCTTTGCCACGCCTTCGGAATTTTCGTCCCAAGTATGCCGAATGGCTTCAAAGAAGTATGTATCGCCCGTGGGTGAAACCTTGATGGCGTCAAAGGGTTGAACGTCCTTTGCGGTAGTATTGAGGACTTTAAAAATTTTCTCGGCAATCCCCTTGCAAGCGAGAATGTAGACGTTGCTTCGGTATGACATAGGTTAAGCTCCTTTAAAAATTAAAATTTCACCCGTTGGGATTGGCACTTGCCGAACAGCTCAAGCGCATCGCACAGCTCCTCCTCGGTAGCTCCATCGGCTTCTCCGATGCGGTTCATGAACGACCCGTTGGAGGTTACACACTCGTAGAGGTTGGCGTGGTAGTAAGGGTCTGCGTTCAGGGGGAGGCACCAAGAGAGCCTGACGTTCTGCCCGTCCGTAGTGGTGAAGCGGGCGATAAGGTCGATTCCGCCCTCGGGGTCTACCTGAAGCATCACGGACTCGTCGCCCTCGAAGTCGCAGTAGTCGTACGGCTTGTGGTGCGTACAGCCCGGAAAGAGGGTGTCGATGGTGGAAATGAAAGTGTCACGCACCTCCTGCAAGTGGGCGAGGTGGCGGTTGATTCTTGAGATATATGCCATAGGTTGCTCCTGCGGGGGTTAATGAGGTGTTCCCGCACAGGCGGTATATCCCCCTCGGAGCTCCCCGTGGCTCCTCATGGGAAACCGGGTGGGCGCCATAGGGTGTTCTGGGGGTTCCAGTCCCCACCGGGGAAACAGGAAGCCCCACCGTGGTTACCGGCGGGGCTACAGGAGGGAGCAATTAAATTTTTTAGAGGTAGGGCGCCTGCAACTCCTCGATGTTGCCGAACGGGAGGAACGATACACTACGACCGCTCACGCCCGTCTTGACGGATACTTCACGCTCGCCATCTGCGAGCCTTTCAACATATCTGTCGTCCGTGGAAGTACCCTCGATGGAGAGGTAATGGTGTTCATTAAGGGCAACCGCAATGAACTTCCCGTCATCTTCCTCGTGGCAAACCCAATTACCGCCCTGAATGGAGTCGAAAGTTCTCGGCATAATCTGTACGCCCTTGCTGTCTGCCTGGCGGAGCATATCGTCACAAGAGATTTCCCCTGCGAAAGCACTTACCGCCAATGCGACAATCAAAATAATTTTATTCATCTTCAATCCTTTTGAAATGTAAATAAAAGTTTATCCTAAAATGACCGACCAAAGATAACAAAAATTTTCTTTATTGTCAATCCCTTGGGCTATTTTCTTGCCCATTACCTATATAACCCCGATTAGCTCCCCCGTAGCCCCCCATGAGAATCCCGGTAGCTCCCGTAGTTGTCGCTGGGGAATCCCGGGGACAGCAGTCCTCCTCCCGGGGAAAAGGAAAACGGACGACCCTTGCGAGCCGCCCGTTCAGGAGCAATTAAAAAATATTTCTAGATAGCCGTGTAGTTGAACTGGTTAGCCCCGTCAGCGAAGCCCACGAGAATCCACTCGTCACTCTTGCCGACCATAAGACCGAACATATCGTCTGCGTTCTCGACATTGAAGAAAATTTTCTCGTCATCGGCACCTACTCCGAGACCCATCTTCATAGTGACATTCTCAAGGCGGTCCTCGTCACGCCACAGAATCACGGCATTGAATCGGGTTTCGGGCTGAATCTTCTTAATCTGCTCGGCAAGTTCCTTAAACTTGATGGTCTTTGCCTCGTAGTCATTGAAATCGACAAGGATATGACCCTCCCCGCTTCTCGGGTCAGTCAGCCTGCAAAGGTGGTGACCGGAGCAGAAGAAGTCCACTTCGTCATCTTCGGTTCCCTCTTCGTAGCCGTCATCGAACTTGATTTTGATGTCATAGCTTGTGCCATCGGGTTCCATTACCGTGCAAGAGCTGTACAGGTCATCGGGGTCGCTTTCGAGGCGCTTGTCGATTTCCTTGCCGAGCGTTTCCAAGTCCTGATTGACGAGGTAATCCTTATAGGAAAAGATGAAGAAGCGTTTGGACTCAATGACAATTCCGTTGATGTCATGAATCATCTGCTTGATGGTATCAAATTTTTTGAGAGCTTTCTTGGTTTCCATAGTAACTGCCTTATTATTTGCGGAGGGCAACATCGCCCGCCTATACCAATATAGCCCCCTCGTAGCTCCCCGTGGCTCCCCATGAGCTACCGGGTGACTCCCATAGGGTTACTGTGGGCTGCCCGGCGGAGGCTCGCCGAATCCCGGAAAATAAAAACGGGCGACTCGTGCGAGCCACCCGTTCAGGGAGCAATTAAAAAATTATCTTTCTAACCCCAAGAGCTTTGCCGTCTCGTGGCGCTTTTCTTCGATTACCCCCGCCCACCAATCAGGGACATCGGTAACCTTGCTGTCCCCGTTTGCATATACGGCGGTTACTTCTATTCCGAGAGGAGCCGAGGCGAGGAAATCTTCGGTATCTTCAGACTTGCGCTTGCGACCAAGCTCGTCGAAGTCCTTGAAGTCCACTTCAGCGGGGACTACATCGACCGCTCCCGCATCGCTACCCGTGTTCACCACGAGCTTGCAACCCGCCTGTGCGAGAAGCTTCTTTCCGAACTCGAACGACTCCCGTGCGAGCTTGATGATTTCATATCTTTCCTTTGGACTCATATTGTGCCTACCTTTTTTAATCTTTCGGTTAATGGACGGAGCAACGCCTCGACTTCGGGCGAACGGCTGTCCCCGAACGACATCGCACGGGCTTGCTTGAATACTTCTCTCGAAGCGAGACCACGGGTCTGCCGTAACCTCTTCTGTTCAGCCATAATCTGTTCAATCGTTCTAGGTGCCATATTATGCTCCTTTCGGGCGACCACCGCCCGCATATACCTTATAGCCCCGAAGTGCCTCCCCGTAGCCCCCCATGAGCTACCGGGTGACTCCCCGTGGGGAACCTTCCGGGGAATCCCGCACGGGTCTGCCCGCACGGGAAATTAAATAAAAAATTTTTTATGGAAGCTGTAACAGGAACGCCTTTGGCTCCGTCTGCTCCACCGAGTCGATGAGGTAGTCGATGAGCGCCTTGACGGTATCCTCCATCGTCAGCACCCCCGTAGACCGGTCGATAAGCCCCGTGGTAGCCAATGCGTTGCCGCCGGGGTATCCGCCTGCGATGATATGGGCGTCTGCCGTATTGAACTGCTGTGCGAGGTCAATTAGCTTATAGCGCCCGCAGCTCTCGTTGAAAGCCTGCTCTTTCAGCTCGTCCGTATCAAGGTAGAACCATTCATCTTCGCTAGGAATCCCGTCCGTGGCGAAACGGATGTCACCCACGGGCGAGCCGTAATGAACCCGAGTGAAGATATAGGTGGCGATTTCACAAGCTAGGCTCGTAACATTGTCGAATCGAAAGTATCTCATAGAATTGCTCCTTTAATACCCGTATAGCCCCATAGGAGCCTCCCGTGGCTCCCCATGAGTATCCGGGTGAGTTGTACCCCGGGGCTACCCGGGAATCGAAAAATAAAAAATAAAAGGGCGACCCCACGGGCGAACCCGTGGAATCCCCTGAATGTTCTAGAAGAGGTAGAAGTTAACCTTTCTTACATAGCCCTTTGTTTCGAGAAGATGCTTGTGAACATCTCGGTCGAAGCTGTCCTGCTCCTGCGGGTCGGAGTGACCATTGTTACGCCAATAGCGCAAGCCCTTTTCGGTAAGGATATAGAAAGAATAATAATCCGTGCCATCGTGGTGATAATTCTTTGCGTGTAGACCATCTTTGTCGATAAAAATTTTTACCTTGTCGATATGGTTGGCGAACGGGTAAGTGAGCGTATCACGACCCTTGAACTCTACTACACGACCGCCCTCCTGCTGTCCACGCCACCCCCCGAAGAAGCCGTGGATAAGCACCATCTTGCCGAAGATGGGGCTATATGGGAGGTTGACCGAGAGGTCATCGGCATCGGTTTCGTTCATATCGTGGATAGTATTCCAATATTCTTTGGATTTTTCCACAAGCGGTTCAACGGGTTCCTCATCGCACTCGTGTTGCGCTTCGTAGTATTCCTTGACATCATCAAATGATGGAATATCCACATCGTTGTAGTATTGGACTTCTTTCTTTCCGTCCTTGTCTGCCGTGATATTGCTCCACTTGATGCGGGTCTCTTCGGGTTTCTTCTGTTCAGCCATAAATTGCTCCTTTGGGAATTAAAAATTTTTCCCCGATACCCGTATAGCCCCAAGGTGCCTCCCCGTGGCTCCCCATGACAATCCGGGTGACTCGCCCTCCCCGATGCTGTCCCCGGGAGTCCCCGGGCTGCCGCGGAGGGTACAAAAAATCCCCCCGCGGGTTACACGGGAGGACTCTAGGTAGGTCATTAAAATTTTTACCACGGGTGCGATGCGTCATAGGTGGCGAAGCGGTGCTCCCACAGATTCAGCTCGTCATTGTTGAGATGCTTACCGCCCTTGCAATCGGGAGGGTAGACGAACAGCGTTACGCCACGCCCGTAGATTTCACAGACATATTTGTAGTGACCGCAAATCTGATAGCCGTTGGGAACATCGGGGAGCGCCTTGCGGACTTCGTAGGTGGTTCCGTTGAACGGCAATCCACGGGTATCTATTACCTCGTATCCTAGCCCTTGAAGATGCTTCTCAAGCGCTTCCCAATTAAAAGGCTTTGCGCCCGTTCCGTTCTGTTCCCAATCTGTAAATTCTTCTAGTAACTTTTTGAAGTGTTCGGGATATTTCTTTTGTTTATCCATAAATTGCTCCTTTGGGAATTAAAAATTTTTCCCAATCCCCGTATAACCCCGATGGGCTCCCCCGTGGCTCCCCATGAGCTACTAGGTGACCACTCGGGGCTACCTGTGGGGACAGCGGGCAAAAAACAGGAAAGGCGCCCGCATTTGCGAGCGCCCCATTGCGGAGTTCCTCAATGATTACACTAACCGAAGATAGGGTCTTCCCCGTGTTCCGCCATATAGGCTTCGAACCTATTTTGGTGCCGCGAGGTCGTGTTCGTCCAATATCCCAAGTTCTTTGTTTTCGTACCGAACGCCACCGCCACGATAGTAGCATAGCTTTGTAGGCAGACAACCCCGTTTGCCACGTCTTTCACGATATAAGCTGAATTTGCGCCGATTTGATGGGGCGTAAGTTCAAGCTGTTTCAGGAATATCCAATGAGGGCATTTAGCATTGTCTGCAAGTTGCTTGCGGTATTCCTCCGTGCGGGACGGATAGCACCATTCACATTTCTTTCCCATAGTAATTGCTCCTTATAAAAATTTTTTGACTACCTAAAGGCGAATCCCTCGCCCGAATACAATATACCCCCAAGACGCCACCCCGTAGCGCCCCATGAGATACCGGGTGCGACCCCGTACCCGAATTCCGATAAAAATTTTAAAAGGGGAAAGCCTTTCGGCTAGTCCCCGATGGACCCGAGGGGCTACCCGTGGTAACCGCCCGTGCGCCCGTTGCCGTCACGTCCACTGCTCACTTGTGCACCTCCTTGACCTTGGACTTCACGGAGTCCGCAACCTGCTTGGCGGTCTTTACCGCCTTTTCCTTGAGGTCTGTAGCCGTTTCCTTGATGGCTACGCCTGCTTCTTCGGCAGTCTCCTTTGCGACATCGGTCGCCACTTCAACGGCACCGCTACCCGCTTCCTTTACCGCGGTGATTCCGAGCTTGGCAACGCTAGAAGCAGCGTCCTTTGCAGCTTCCTTTGTTTCGGTTCCGCAAGCTTCGAGCAGTCCGCAGACCGCAATCACAGAAATAAATTTCAACATAATCTTCTTCATGGATAGATTTCTCCTTTGGGCAATAAAAATTTCCACCCATAGTC